TGTTGAGGTTGGAGTTGGAGGAGGAAGACATTCTGTAGTGTTGAGAATGAGAGTTGGTGGGAGGATAGTGTGGTAAGCGCCCACTCTTGGTATGTTTGTGATGGTGGACAATTCGTTTTCAGAGAAATCAGTCATCCTCATCAATTTCCCAGCGCGGAATCACATCAGAAGACTCGATCTCCTTGTTACACTTTGCGCAACACTGCACGTACTTAACTCCAGGCTTGATGTGCTCGCGAAGATCCAGTTCAACCATCTTATGGAGATCGGCATCTGGATATGCGTTGATCAGCTCATCCAGAATCTGAGAATGGGTCTTCTCAACGTGTGCATTAGTAAGTCTGCTCACTGGCTCAATGCAGATCGGACAATCGTACATACCGTCTGGGCGTTTGTGTAGACGTTTCGCAGCAGCAATCTTGGGATTGCGAAGAAGGATCTTCTGTACAATTTCACGAACTGCACTCTTGAGAAGCTGTTTCTTGTCGGGAATCGTGATGCGCAGTGTATGTCCGTAGGTGATGTTTGAGGAGTCGATGGAGAGAGACATTTTGTAGAGCACGCATCGTTCATACCACACCATCTCCTGAATCCGTTTTCCCGCGGCTCAAAAGGTATTCACCCAGTCTATCCAATAAGGTCTCTCATGGAGCCTCCGCAGACCAAGAAACAGACCATCAAGAATCAGAAGAAGAAGGCTCTGAGTGAACATCGGCTCGGCACTGCGAAACACGTTCGTCTGATTGAGGCAAGAAAACGGAATAAGTAACTTCACTAAGAATAGTATCAACTACCATGCCTCCTCAACAATGTGCCGCCGCCACTGCGGCTGGGCATCGGTGTACACATAACGTCTGGGAGGGAACTCTCTGCGGAACCCACCGCAACAACCCTCGAATCCGCCTCTTCGCTAACCTTCCTCCCGAGCAGCAGGTACCGCCTCGTCCTCGCTGCGGACAGTGCAACCGATTAGCCATTCCCGAACATGGATTCTGCGCTCATCATGAGAACATGCGCCCGCGTCCTGACCTGCCGGCTCACCAGCGTTGTATCCACCCTCGCTGCATGCGCGCACGACAGGGGCAGCACAACCGCTGCATGCGTCACGAGGTCATCCACATTCGCCGTCAGCAGCGCATGGTCTTTGATGATATGTACATGCAGGCAGTTGTTGCACTGATGCAGGCACCGACCGAGTGGCGGGCTGTGGTCGCTGCGTGGCGGGCGCAGATTGGTCTGCCCTTCGTGACGGAGGATGTTGTGCAGCACCTAGAGCTCAACATGGCTCGCGAGTTCCGCATCCCGGAGCTGTGGAACCTCTACATGGGTGGTCACGCGGTGATGAACGAACAGGGTCACATCGGATGGCGCATCTTCGAAGAGGAGGATGATCTTCCTCGTAGGCCACGCCGGTTGGCGCCCGCACCTCCACGCGGAGAACTCGAAGCATTCACTCGGGACGGTCAGAATGTCCACACGCGAGTTGTGACGGAGCAGACAAATACGGCGTTGCAGATTCTGCTGAATACGGATGTGCCGTCTGACCAGCGCACGCTGCGAGAGATCCATATGAAGATTCTGGATCATGTGGTTGCAGGCCGTATCAACACGTCGCTCGAGCACATTGCGGAGGTGGATCGTGATGCGAAGAGGTGGTATAGGGTGAGCACCTGCCGACTGGAGAATGACTATCTCTATAAGCGAGTACTGGATGGACTCTGGGCTAAGATGAAGACACTCCCTGTTCGAGAGGAGTTGGAGATCCGTTTGTGGCAAGAGATGCTAGATTCTGTCTCCATGTGCTGCGACGGGCACATTAGCCGACTGACCAATGTGCTCTGCGGATTTGACGAGGCATTCGCTCCAGAGCTAAGTCCTGCGGAGAAACTACAGAACCGCATGAGCGTGATTGCGGCGATGGAGGGCGGGTTGATCCTCCAAGTGGCTCACGCGATGGTGGCGCTTAAGGAGCTCAATGTTCCGGAGGAGCAGTGGGAGGCGTGGATTGACGCACTCTAAATCTCCCCTCAATACAATGAAGCTGAAGACTCTGCGCAGGTCTCATAACCCCGCGAAGAAGTGGGACGCTATTTTTGAGTTGCCGAACGGCAAGACAAAGACAGTTCCGTTTGGTGCACGCGGTATGTCGGATTATACGAAGCATAAGGATGTGACCCGACGTGCGCGGTATCTGAAGCGGCACTCAGGAATGGGTGAGCACTGGTCACGCCCGGATACGCCCGGTGCCCTTTCTCGCTGGATTCTTTGGAACAAGCCCAGTTTCAAGGCGAGTCTTGCTGACTTTAAACGGAGATTCCATGTATAAAGAAATGAAGAAACATCAGATAGACTCGCTTGTTCAGCGGTCACTAAAACGTCTTGGGCGAACCGAGAGGTGGGCTGGGTATCTTGGAGGTAGCTATGAAACTGCACGGACAATCGGAGACTACAAGGTTGAGTTCAGCACTCCTGCAGAGGGTGCGACACAGATCATTATCTGGAACAGAGTCAACCCGTGCATATCCATCTACATCGCAGATGAAGAAGCCGTTCTCAATACACTTCGGTATTCGCCTCACTGTACGATTGACGGTCAAATGAAACGCGGAGAAGGTACGAAGAAGATGCTTGAATTTGCGTTCGGCCTCGCGAAGGAACGCGGTGCAAAGACTGTCCAACTGCAAGACGAGTCGACAGTTCAATGCGGAGATGAAACCATCCTATTAGGTCCGTTCTACTTCTTTCAATATGGAACGACATGGTATGAGAAGCACTTCGGATTCTATCCCATTCCGAAATACAGAGCCGAGTATGAACATGCAAAAGAACTCTGGAAAAAACTTGAGATAGGAGACGTGTCGTGTTCGGAGTTTACGGATGCGAAGGTGAATAGGTTCACGTTCAAGCACTTCGACATGCTGTTCTCGCCCGTCGTTTGGGAGAAGACCTTGTAACCCGCCGAGTTTTGCGCCTGCGCCTGCGCCCACCACCAAGCACCTTCGTCATGATGACTCCGCTGCTACCAAGATAGCGTTGAAACATGTCAAGATCGTTAATTGCTAGTTTATATCCCAGCCTCGAGTACGAGTTAACAACGTGTTGATCGCGCAGAGAGCTGAGTGCAAATTTATTCGCAACTCGACTTGCTTCGAATTTCTCGTGCAGGAACTTTCCCTGCTCAGGAGCGCAGAACAGATGGATCATTGCCCAGTCATGGCGGAGTGTATATACGATCACTCCGTGCACAGCGTGTTTATTATCGGACAGGATCCCGTAATACGCGTCGAGTGGAAGATGATTGATATAGTCTTGGCTGATCTGTCCGTTACAGATCCCGTATATACTGCTCTTGTTAACGCCCTGTCTGACCTCGTAGTTATAGGGGCCAAGATCCATTCAGTTACTTAACTGTGTGAAAAACGAATTCTCAAATCACAAGATAATGTCCGAGTGTGCGCCGGCCAAAATGTTCTGCCCCTACTGCCAGCACGCCGTCCTCCCCTGCGACACCTCCATCAGCGGCCCCGATCACCGCTGGTGCTTCATCCACCTCTTCTCAAAGGGGTATATTACGGGTTCAACTCCCGAAGAGAATCGTGCAAGCTGGATTGCGATCTGTACTGCTCATGTACCACCGAAGGCTAAGCCTCGCAAGGTCAAGATCAGCCCCGAACAACGGACGACCACTCATCCCGGTCCATTGATGTTGTCGAAGTTCTAACCAGATCCATCCACGAGACCACGCGCCCGTCCAGATACCTCTCCGCCAACGCATTGAATGTGTGGACATACGTGATCATCACCGCAGCCACAATTGTCCATGACCAATCCGTCGCCAAGGCTCCTTGTGTTACCATTTTCAACTGAGCGAGATGTTCTGACTGCGGGGCAAACGACGGGACAAGATGTCCCTCTTCGTCCCACCAACGGACATATCGTCACTCCCCTCCGGAATACCCTCGATCGCACGCAGAGCCTCCGCCACCCGCTCCGGTTGGTCAGCAAACTGTAAAAAGAGCTGCTGGCGCAGAGTCGACCGCTTCAGTGCCGGACGCGACACACGCTCCGACCGCGCAATAGTTCCGTGAGCGCCATCCAGTACAAAGTTGCCCAGCTCGTTCTCCTTCATGTAGGTCAGCACGGCTGCACCCAGGTTATTTTTGCGTTCACGAATAGTCTTAATCTGCGCCTGCAGAGCGCGAATCTCATCGTCTGCGGAAATCCACTGGCGAAGGGTCTCCTTGATCTCGTCAGCCATTGATCTCTCACTAGCTTTTCATGAAAGTTCAAATAACGTGTTTCCTTTTCAGAATTTCCACTTTAGGTCACACTCGAGGCAGGTCGTAAACGTAGTCATTGGCTCATCTGCCGAGCGCGTCTGCATCTGATAGTAGTCGCAGCGGGTCTTCCTCTTACACCTTCTGCAGAAGAGGAAGATACTCGCAGTCTGCTTCTTCGAGTGTGTGGCCTTCTCTTTCTCATCCGTATTCTGAACGATCTCCCTCCAGCGATCCGGGTTCTGAATCAGTGGCGTAGAGTTCACGAAGGCTTCTGCCGTCATGGTGGGCATAATCTGGCGGTACCGGTACAGGTCAATCGCTCGGTTGCGATACAGATTCAAGAACACCGGATTGTCCCATGCCTGGTCAATGAACCACTCCTGTGCATCATGTACACACTTCTTCAGGATTGCGGTCTCCACCTCGTTGGAGTCAAACTTATCGCGAACCAGGTTACGAAGCGGGTGATCCACGTAGACGTTCGACGCGTGAACCGTGTGCACTGGCTGGAGCTCGCGGTCGGCCTCGGGGATATCATCGTCTTCCTCCTCCACCACCGCCTCTCCAGTCTCCTCGTCCTCGTTCTCCTCCTCTTCTTCGCCATCCTCCTGAAAGGTCGAGGACTGATAGAACTCATCGTACTCTGCTGAGCGAAGATCCACGTACTGGTTCGCATGAGCGTCGTAGTCATCCGCATTCGCATTGCGAGACTTCATAATCACCAGTGTACCGGAGAACATGTCGTCATTGAAGGGCGAGGGAAGCATGTGTTGATTCGCATTCTCCTCGTCCTCCTCGCAGGGAACGCCGAAGACCGAGTACACATCCTCGTCGTGGATCATCTTGCCCTGAAACTGAAGGGTCGGTTGCTTGGTCTTCTTGCGAAGCCATTCGAGAACATCGGATGTCTTTGCGGGAAGGGGTGTCTCAGCGAGAGTGCCGGAGTTCGAAATGAAGAGTGCGACAACCATTTTGAGATGGGTTAGCTGTGGATATTTAGATTCATTTTTGCAAGTCCGCTATTGAGTGCACTGGATAGCCCGGCGTCGGCTTTACCTTGTACCGCCTCCTTCAGCGCACTAGGGTTTTGTATCGCCGCCGCCAACCCAGGCATGGGTCCGGGTACTCGATTTGCTTTGGGAAAGGATCCAAAGAGACGTGAGATGCCACCTGCGAACATTTGGATCGGTCCATCTTTCATCATCGCCAGAGAGACTGCGGCTACAACAGCTAAGAACGCGACGAATAGAATTCCGAAGTAGAGCGCATAGTCGTTAAACGCGCTGTTCGGTTGGAAGACCGGAAGCTTCAGTTTGGGCAGTGGAGCTGCACAGTTGGACTGACCGGGGTAATACATGGTATTGTTGATGGTCAGACCCACATCGCGGGGGGAGACCGTGCCGATGGTGTTGCGAATCTTGGTGATGTCTGCACTGGATACACTGATTGAATTCTGGAAGTAAATGACCGTTGGTCCTGCGCTAGCCTTCCATCCAAGATGAAGTTCGCACTCCGAATCAGAGATCGTATACTGACTGAGTGTTCCGTTGACCCATGTAAAATACGGATCGCGAACACCGTCAACAAGTTTCGCAATCGACCAGTCCTGTCCTGTCGGAGCTATCGCAGTTCCATACTTGCCCGTCTTCGGATCTACGATACCCAATCCCTTGGCGGTGGTCGGATCCAGTGCACCGGCAATCGCATTCAGGAACGTAATGTGGTCGCCCGAATCGGATGCTTTGAACGGGATAAACAAGCGCAATTCATCCGATCTACACTCAATCACCGCATCTGCGTTCACCTGCTCAACACTTGTTGGACCGGGCATGTACAGCGCAATCTGGTTGAAGACTGCGGTGGTTCCGTTGAAATTCACAGACAACGGTACGGCCGGTTCCAGAAGGAGGATGCCCTCGTCACGGGTCAGAGTGATCACCGATGATGAACTCGACACCGCGACAGACAAGCTGCAGTTATTGCATTGCCTAGATCCGGCGATCGTTATGCCGACGTCTGCAGAGACCTCAGGTTTATTGTCGATGCGTGTAATCTTTATACATCTGCTACCGCCTCCACCCATTGTTCTACTACGAACAAAACAAGTCTGTGAAAGAGAACAAGATGTCGAGCACTGAAACAACACCCGCTCCACGTGGACTCCTCAACTGGTGGCAAGGATTGATCCTGGCCGCTAGCAGTGCCTTAATTGGCGTAGTCGCTGCGCTGATGATTCTGGGCGGTAGTACACCGAAGATGGACGCCGGACCCACCTGGGCAATCCAGCTCCTTCGGTTCGTACCGCATTTCCTTATGTTGTTCGGAATCCTTGCCGACGCGTTCACCTACGAGGGTGTATATTGGACAGGAACCGCGGTAGGACTGTTTTCAATGATGATCGCACCTTACATAAGCGGAGCTGGAATCGCCCTCATGGCTGCGATCAGTGCTCAACTCAGTAAGGGTAAGGCGGCGGCGGGTGGTGCCGAATACATGGGCTTCAAGCTTCTCTCTCCTGAGGTTGTTGAGACCGGTACACCCGAAACACTCGTTGTCTCTGCGAGTATCCTGTCTTACTATATCTTCGACTTGGTGACCAATCTCAGTCTTCTGGATGCTGCAGGAGCGATTGTTGCAGCAGTTGTTCTGTTCGTGGGTCAGGCATTCTCTATCACTGGAGGAATCGACAAAGCGGCTCTGTCGGGCGGTCTTGGCGTGGTCGTTGGAGGCATCAGCTACGCTCTCATCAGCGCGGTTGCACCGAGCTATCTGCCGTCGAGCGTAATCCCTGGAAGCAAGGCTGCTCCCGGTGGAGCGGGCGGTAGCGGCGGCATGGGTCCCGGGCGCAAGGGATTCGGTCTGAGCGCGGGAGACCCGGTTGACCCGAAGACGCCGACAGCCGGTGGACCTGCATCTGCGAAGAAGGCCTGTCCCGCTTAAGCAGCAATGAGCTTACGACAGAGGGTGAAAAACATCGCCGGCTCGGATCCTGTGTAGCGACCAATCTCAACACCCGCCTTTAGGATGATGAATGTGGGGACATGTGTAACGTTAAACTTCGTTCTGAGTCCATGTGGATCATCCTTGATATTCACGCCCGCAAAGTAGATACCTGGAAAGTCATCAATCAAGTCGGCAATCACCGGCTTAATATATGTGCAAGGACCGCACGTCGGAGACCAAAAATGATAGGCAAGTCGGTCAGGAGTCGCCATCTTTATTATACTCTGCAATACATTCGTAAACTACTCGGTCTTCTCAATGAGAACGGTCGTAAGCTCGGCACGCAGCATCGGCTGCTTAGCAACGGTAGACTTAGCCAGCGTCACATTGCGAAGCTTGCACATCTCAGCAAACGCCTTCATCAAATGCTTGTCGACAATCTCCTGATCCAGGATCGTCAAGTTATTTCGAACCCATGCTGCGATCACCGCGCTCTGAACAGAGGGTCCCATCAATCCAATCGGGCATCCGGGAAACAGCTCATCCGCCGGCTTCGCAGGAGGCAGCTCGACGATCTTACCCTCGACACTCTCACGCGCCATACGATCCACCACGTCATTCTGCTTCGACAGATCATCTGCTCCACCCGTGTGTGCACGAACGTGATGGAATCGGTGCTTGAACTTGCTCAGGTGTCCAGCGATTCCCTCAATCAAATCGCGGTGTAGAACGTCCTTTCCCATGCTCGTCTTCCAGCCCCGAGACACCCAACCAGGCATCCACTCCGTCAAACACTTGATCGAGTACTCGGAGTCCGTGTAGATTACCAGGTCTTCGGTGAAGGCTCCCTTGCTCGCAAGAATGGAGACGGCATGATAGATACCCGACAACTCAGCCCGCTGGTTGGTCTGCGGCTCGGTGTCGGGGACGCGAGCAGCCGTCGACCACTCGGGGTGCTCCGGGAACCATGCAGCATATCCGGCCTTCGCATCCTTCCGCCCGTTGCCTGAGCAAGATCCATCCGTAAACACGCGCATGATGTATGCTATGTATCGGTAGGAAGGATTCCTTTTTCATACGCATGCGGATCGTCCCATAAGGATGTGTTGAGATCACCCTTCAGTTCCGGGACATGCGAATAGACCGGCATGCGGGTGACGATACAACGGGACACAATCGCTGGCTGAAGCATAGGCTCCTCGATATGAAACCAGATCCGACACCGAAAGGAGCGCTGTTCTAGAGATCTACGTAGCATCTGTTGACACGCCGCCGTCAAAAAGTGCGCATGCCACACCATCAATACACGAATGCGAATATGAGCTTGAGAGGGAATGAACGACATCCACTGCGCAATCCAGGGCGCAAAGTCATCAATCGAGTTCATCGCTGCAGCGTCCACCTCTTCAAAGTCGCATCGGTGTTTGTTTGCCTTCACGTACGTCTCCCACGCAGTACGTGCCGACCTATCATTGAGTACTTCGAATAGAATACGATGAGGGGGTGGAAAGAGGTCCATTATATCTACGTGGTCACCAACTCCGTAGACGGCTGAACGATGCGCTTGACCGGGATATCTGCCGACACCACGTACAGACTGTTCTCCGTCATGATGATGTACATCTTCTCCTCCTTGAGGCGCATGATGGACTCGATCGGAGACGTGTACTCCGTATCGGACTTCACCAGGCACTTGCTCTCACCCGACACGCCGATGCAGCACGCCTTCGAGAGCGAATCGGAAAAATAGTCGAGGTAGATCGGCTTATCGTGCTCGATGGCCAGCTTGGCTACGTGCGCCATAACTGTGGCGGACGGGGTAGTCATTTGCTTGTTGCATCAGAGACGTTCTGTACGAAACCAACGCGACATCATTCGACGTGCTTCCATATTTTTCTGTTGGCGATCATCGAAATAAGAGCCTGATCTACTCCAAACATTTCGGCAAGTTCCGATAGTAAAAACATGCTACGAATTGCTCGAATAGAAATTACATCGTCTTCCGTCAATTTGGAATGATGATTTTTACTCCCAGTTTGCGATCTGCCATATGTAACCATGTCTTCCATGTTTTGTTTACGTGTTCCGGCTTCTAAATGTTCTGGATTATAGCATTTCCTGTTAGGAGCATTCGGACATATGTGTCTAGCATCTTCTTTAGCATCCAACACCCGTCCAATCTTTTTTTCCAGTGAAATCCGATGGACTAAAAACATGACGTTGTTTCTACCAACACATCCATAACCCGCAGAATTTCTCCCGCCGTTCCATATCCAACATTGATTGTTGTCGATTGTATGATTTTGACTAAACCAGCTTACAAATTCCTCTTCCGTCATATTCTTCTTTCGTCTAGTCATTGATAATATGAAACATTATATATCGTTTAAGTTCAACGCTTGGCGACGTCTTCTAGGCGGAACCGGCTCTTCATCGTGAGCGACGGCGTATCTGTGCGCGGAATCTTGAGAATCTCGGCGACCTTGGGCTTGACTTCCTTCACCTTGGGCGCGACAGCAGCCAAGAATCGGACAAGGTGGTCAACGTGCTCCTCGACAGGCGGCGTCTTCGTGTGACCAATGGTCTCGCGAAGATCGTCTACCACTGTGGATACGAAGACAGACATGGTGGCCTCGGGGATCAGCCCACGCGAGTACAACTCTGATGTGTAGACTGCGAACCCTCGCTTGGTCTCTTTCTGCTTCGTCCAGGCGATGAGTGCTGCATCAAACCCAGAGTCTGTCGATGACGGTACGATCGTAACTGCGGACGTGTCGTACAGGGCGTCGAACATCGACACCTGAGTCATCAGATCCTGGCGAGCATCCTCACTCAGCTGTACGATGTCGCTGTACAGGTCGGCCAGCATACTCGCGTAGAAGTTCTGGCGGATGCCCCGGTCGAAGAGCAGCGTTGTGACTCGCAGCCGGAACATCGCATCGCGCGCAGCCAGCTTGGTCTTGATCATGTCGGTGAGCTTGGAGTAGGTTGGCTTCGACAGCTTGTTGATAGCTGCGTTGATTTCATCGTAGTCGGCGTCGTCCTTCTCACGCACCTTGCGCAGAGTCTCGACGAGTACATTTTGCCGCCAGTTCGCAGCCTCGGTCGGAGGCTCGCGACGAGGAGGACGGCGGAAGACGGGGCGGAAGGAGGTGCGAAGTTTAGAGAAGACTTCGATCACCGAGTCGGGAAGCGGCTGCTTAACAGAAGGGCGGAGGGCGTAGATGGAGGATACAGTAAGAGACTCCATGTTGAACGCCCTCGTTTCCTTGTGGATGTGTAAGGATTCATTTTTGGTTGGTGAACCTTCGGGTGAGCGTTGGTGAACCTTTGGGTGAGCCGAAAACGGATTACCACATTCTCATACAAGAGAACGTGCGGCCAAAATGAAGTGGACTCTTTGGTATCACGATCCCTCCAACAATGACTACAGCCTGGAAAGCTACATCAAGATCTACGACGTCACATCGGTGGAGGAGTTCTGGAGCCTCATCGACGGAATCCCAAAGGATGTGTGGGAGTCCGGTATGTTCTTCTTTATGAAGGACGGGGTGCGCCCGCTATGGGATGCGCCAGAGAACGACAAGGGCGGTGCCTGGTCGAAGAAGGTCGATGCGTCGGATACGCACACGGTCTTCATCGATTGTATGGTACACTGTTTAGCGAATGCGTTCCTCAAGACTCATAACGACACTATCGCGGGTGTTACGGTGAGCCCGAAGGGACAGTTTCACATCGTGAAGGTATGGAACCTCACTACAACGGTATCTGATCGCCGCCTGTTCAGCCCGAGTCTGCGCATGAAGTTGGGCGACGATATTGCATACAAGGCGCACAACATGAGGCCGAAGTGAGTTCGGTAGTCACGAAGTGGCTACCCTACCACATGCGACCGGAGGGAGCTACACACACACGCAGTTGTTCGCAAACCAGAAATAGGTTACGTAGATTATCCACGCATGAAGAATGGTGGTCGACATCGCCACGAGCCCTATAGCTGTGTCCAGGTCCATTGTATTTTTAAAATGGATTCATTCTACCCACAAAAACTCAGAGGGGCGGACAAAATGTACAACACTACAGGAGAAGTTCACCACGCAGGCGTCAACAACGAGGTCGAACTCGCTGCACTCTTCATACGCGAAACTCCCGCCATCATCCAGGCAGCATATCCTGGAACGGCACTGACCTTCCGCCACGAGGGAGGAACTCAGAAGGTTGCTGATATCGGAATCTTCGCAGACGGAGTCCGTATTGCAGGCATCTCTGTTAAGCTCCACCGCAGTGGTACGTTCGACCACATCAACACGAGCAAGGTTCTCGAGTACATTCCGTGCGAGAAACTGGTCGCCACAATCGACCGGCTTCGTGTCGCGCACCACGGAGACGCGTCGGCCGTCGACGCAGCCAAGACCGAGATCAAGAACTCCACTCACGAGGAGTGGAGCAGCATGACCTCCGATGGAATCCGCAAACTTGTACACGCCGTCTATGAGCGCACACCTGAGTGGGTGGTTGTAAAGGAAACGGGCGAGATCTCGATCGTCCGTCACGAGGAGATGCAGGAGCTCTCGGTGTTTCCGAAGGATCTGAGCTGGACCTACGTACTGAAGGCCGGGCGTGCGAAGGAGTCGCGCCAGGTGTGGCGAGTGAAAAATGGGGTTGAGGTCAATACGCACCTTCGCCTCCGGCTGGTGACGAACAACGGAGTGTCTGCGCTGCTCGGGCTCTCCAATGCGAATAAGAATTCCATCCTCACGCTGAAGATTCAGCAGGATTCTGTGGATGTGTTTCTCACATCCGTTACACGGGAGCGAATCGCGATCGCATAATCTCGATAGCCTCCGGATTCATATCCATTAACACGCATCGCCGCTCTACAGCAGCTGCACCGGTCGTACCTGATCCCGCACACGGATCTAAGACCAAATCATTTTTATCTGTGGTCATCATCACGATCCGCTCCAGTAGCTTCAGAGGTTTCGCAGTGGGATACTTTCGCACTTCCGATCCCTGTGCGATACTTGGAATATCATCCCACAGATCCATCGCCGGCTTGCCCAATGACTCGTGCTTGTAGATCTTTTTGTACAAATTCGCCTTAGTACCCTTGGGCACGTACAAGCGGTTATCATCTGCAAGCGCCTGGAGCTCGGCTTGAGGCATGCGCCATCCCCGTGCAGGGGCGAACGTCCGGCCCTCAATCGTGAACGGATAGACATTTCCAGTCCGCGTGCGGTCGGGGACAATGTGACCAAGCGAGAAATGTCCACGCTCATCCTTGTTCGTGAAGGAGTGTTCGGAGTAGTACTCATCCAGAGCCTGGTAGACCATGTTGAACTTGCGCTTCTCCGTTTGGAAGCACCAGAAGATCACATCGATCGACGCACCTAACGTCTTCTTGACGTTGTTCTTCGAACGACACCGCTTCCAGAAGATCGGACGTACGTACTTGAACTTGGCGCGCAACACCTGCTCGGGAATCCACATCTGGTCCGCTGAGATGTGGAAGAAGAACGATCCATCCTTCTTGAGCTTGGGTAGGCACGCATCCACGAGGTTCTCCACGAAGCTGCGATAGGACTCATCGGTCCAGTTGTCGTCGAAGCCAACCCCCGACCCAGCCTCCAGAGTGTAGGTCCGTCCGCTGTTGAAAGGTGGGTCAACGTAAACAGTTTGAACTGACGAGTCCTCTAGCTCAGGAATCAGCTGCAAACAGTTTCCGTGTTGAATGTCCATGCGTATCTTTACTTTCCATTAGGGAGTTTCGTTTTAAGTCGAGCACGGCATCAGACACAGCTTGATATCACCAAGATTCGCAATCACGTAGCGAATCATGAGGAACCAATCGTTCTTCATGTGGATCTCCAAGTTGTTCGACAGGTTCGAGCACTTGGTGAACAACACAAGATGCGGGAGAGAGAACGTACCGCTCACGATCTCATCCGGCTTTGTCTTCGTAATCGCCATGTCTGACGTAGAGTCACCCATCGTGACCGTCTGAGATGCGAAAGGACCCTTGCAGGTAAAGGTCAGCGTTCCACCCACGTTCTTGATATCCACCGTCTTTGCCGACAGCAGCGTCATATCACGGCAGATCTTCTGGAAATCCATAGACGGCATGGTGATACGAGTGGCGAACTCCGTCTCGGGCATGTTGATATCGGACTCATCGCGGTCAAGCAGGTTCAGCTTGTTACGGATGCGGCGCTTCTTCTCCCCGTTCTCCAACGTGATACACAGGTGGTTCGACTCCGACTTCGAGACCGAGAACGTGATCGTATCATCGTTCGTCACCGTCTTCACGATGCGGTAGAAGTGATCCGTGTTCAGACCCACGTCCAGGCGAGGAGCCGAGTGGTTGTACTCGTACTGCTCAAACTTGGAGGCGTGGAGGCGCATGTGTGTGAGGACAGTGCGGGTGTTGTCCATCGCAATCATGCGAATACCGTCCTTATCGAACACCAGGCTCATCTCCACCAGCATGGACTTGAGACCCTCGGCGAGGATACGAATCGGAGCCGTCTGCACTGTCTTGGCCATTACAATGTCCTCAGAGTCAGCAGGCATTTATCAATGCTTCCGATGTCTTCTGAAAGTCGATTTACGCGGTTTGCGTGTCTTCCGTTTCTTAGACGTCTTGCGACGACGACCACCCCTGCTCGCAGTTTGTTTGAGAGATTCTATTTGCTTGATGCGTTTTTCGAGCTCTTTCACTTCAACGTCCTTGCGCTTGTATCCAAATGTACCGGGTAGCCCCGCGTGACTTCTCTCCGCCTTACGGTTGGTTAACTGTTGGTTAAGACTCTCTAGTTGCTTATCAAACTCTACGGTTGATGTCTTAACGGCAACCGGAGGTGGCGGCGGAGATGCGCTCAGCGGAGGGCGAACCGCTGCATCACCGGGTTTAAGCTTTCCTTGAAGTACAGCAGATCTACGTGCAGCATCTAGCCGATTCTGAAGTCCGATGTTCGGGTCCTCGGAGGGGGCAAGCAACTCCTCTAGCTGGCGATTCTGTTCTTGTATACGTTCCAGGTTAGCCCGTGCCGCGATCACTTGATCGTTTGTAATCTTCTCTGTTTGGGCGCGTTCAGCTGCCGCCAAGTCTAGCTGTCGTTGATAAAACGCATCAGCACTGTTTGCAATTCGGTCAGCCGCACCCGAGTCGGGAAGTGGGGTAGTTGCTGCCGATTCGGGCTTGTCTTCAACCGCTGGATTACCTTGGAGATTGTTGATCATTTTGTCGGCATTTTCAAGAATTACTTCGTTTCCATAGTTCGGAACGCGGACGTTCGGCATTTCCATTGGAGCGACGTGTCCGACTGGACGTTGAATGGGTAGAAGCTCTGCGCTCGGTGCAGCTGGAAGTGGAAGCGAAGTGGGGGCAGCAGCCGGAGCGGCCGCGGGCAGATGTTCATACACAGCGTCGATAAACTCCTGAGGTTTACCGCCCTCCCTGATCGGACTTATCAATTCCCCCTGTTTCCAGTCACCCGTGGTGGATCCATCACCTGCCGCGAGAGTGTTCGCGGGTTCACCCTGTACAAGGTGCAACCACTCACGGTTGGGAAGTGGTTGACCTGCTGCGTATGCTGCACGCGCAAGTGGTTTGGCGGCCTCCCACCGTTGTGTTACCTCGACGGCTTCGGCGGCGGCCTCGGCGGCCTTCTCATCCTCAGCTGCCTTTTGTTCTGCCGCCTCCGCTGCTCGCTTTGCTTCTGCCCTCTCCGGCGCCGCTGCGAAATCGGCTGCGCGCAGATCCTCCGCGCGTTTACGCTCACTCTCTGCATAGGCCGCTTGGGGCGTCAGTAGAGGAGCAGGAGCCGCGAGCAACCCGGTACCCGCTCCAGGAGCAGCACCCGGTGTTTCAGTCGCTCGAGTTAGCTGATCTACCGGCTGTGCAGGACGAGCCACTAGGGCTGCATGTTGTGCAGCTAAACCTGCTGCAGCTTCAGGGCTAGCCGGAACAGAAGGAGTCAGAGAAGCAGCCGGAGCCGGAGCAGCAGCCGGAGCGATTTTGTACTCAGTTTGTCCAAGTCGAACGTCGGCCCGTGCCTGTTCAGCTGCGTTGGCTTCTTGTACACGTTTTCTCAGGGATTCATTCGCAGCCTTAGCATCAGCCTCAGCAGCAGCCTTAGCAGCAGCCTCAGCAGCAGCCTCAGCAGCAGCAGCAGCATCTAACTGGACAAGCGGGATCTTGAAGACCCGGTTGATACTAGACCACTCTGCTACGATATCATTGAAGAGAGCCGCTGCGAATTTCTTTTGGTATTCATTGGCCGCGAAAATCCGGCGTGTTGAAAGGACTCCGGCTCTCCAATTGATAAATGTCGTAAAGATAGGGAGGAGACGAAGGGCAACTTCTTGGTCACCCGTGACTGTAATCAACTTCATGAACGGTTCACGAGGTGTCTTACTGCCCAGAGTCAGTTCGAGAAGAGCCTTCTTCAGCTTAACGGAAAGAACCTTCATCTCCTTCTCTCCCGGAAGATCGCCGCCCCTTACACGACGGGTACGCGCTCGTTTACTACGTTTTCCTCCGTAGCGCTGGGTTCTTTGCCTCTCATCATGTGCTGCAGCTGCAGCACGGTTGGCCTTAAAATTTGCAGCTGATTTTACTTGCTCTTCTTTAGCGTTAGTAATCGCCTGCTGAACAATATCATCGACCGGGTCATCGCTTTGGCTTGACTCTTGGGACGAAATCGCAGAATCTGCAGCAGCAGGAGAAGGCAACTGAACATCGGCTACAGCTTCACCCGGAGTAGCAGCAGCAGCAGCAGCAGCAGGAGCAGGAGCAGGAGCAGGAGCAGGAGCAGCAGCCGGAGCAGCAGCCGGAGCAGGAGCAGGAGCCGCCCCAGGAGTCGGAACAACCGGGACTTTCCCCAGTGAATATGCAGCCATGACCGCTGCAAGAGGAGCGAACACCGCTACGGCTGATCCCGGATCCATTATCTACACTGTTCAAAAAAATCAGGCATCTTATGATCGAACTAACTCTTGCATTCAATATAATATGGCCTTTCTAGACATCGTTACGCTAAGTCTCATCGAAATCTTCGGAGACTTCAACTTACGATGGTATGCGCAAACCAATCAGATTGAGTTCCTCTATAAGGGTGTTATCGGGTACATTGGCGTACTCTACTTCCTAATTCGGGCACTCCGTGACGGAAACCTTCTCTACGTGAACGGAATGTGGGATAGTCTGTCTACCGTTCTGAGTAGCGCTGCTGCATTCATTCTACTGGGTGACCGTCTGAAGACGAACACTCAGTATTTGGGTCTTTTTTTAGCAGTGGTCGGTATTTACCTCCTTAAGAGCGACGCCGCCTAGAAGGCGCTTACTTGCGCCGTGTGAACGCACGAGCCGAACGCGCATGAGCAGCCTTCTTACGCGAAACGATACGGCCGTACTTGTTCATCATCAGGTCACTGCGCGTCAGGCCACCCGGGGTCTTCTGGGCACTTCCATTCCACACCTTGCGGCGAGAGCCAATTGTACGCATCGTCTTCGCCATTACCTCTCATCTAGAAAGTTTCAGGCGGAAAGGGACTGGTCTCCTTTGGATGGTGATACCTACTTCGACGAATCCAGGTCTCTCGATCTGACCACAGAACAATTCCTCCGTCCACGGCGTAGGAAATGACCGCACTGTCTCGAACCGGTTCAATGGGCCGTTTCCATGATGAACGAGTAGTTTACGCTGCACTTTCGGGTAGATCTTCACGCTGAGAAAGTTCTGATCTAACGCGATACCACGGTCTTCGGGGTTCAGCTTGTACGCTTCGTATTCTCTGCGGATGTTGATCCCCGCAGACTTGCGAAGACCCCAGAGTCCACCCATTATAGACGCAGTATGCTCGTAATGGTCGCGGATGGTATGAGCGAAGAAGTCCGGAGACGCCATGAAATCATTGATTGCCCAGCGGTCACGTAAATGAACCCGAGAATCAGCATCGCGTACAAACATCACGTCCACGTCCGGTTCATCAATCGCAGTGAACCGCTCAATCATGTTCTCAATCCCAGTCTTACCCGTGGGCTTCACGACGACATAGGGAGCAGACCGGAGTTTCGCCATCATTTCGGGAGTCACGTCGGACCCTGTATACACAAATACAAACCAACCAGGAAAGTGCCTGTGAACTAAGTGAATGTTCTCAATCATGCCCGGATAATACCTGTCGTTGTATCCGCCATACAGACAGAACGAGAACACGTTCATCTTATCTTGAGGAACAGTAATGCTATCGGGCAAGTACATCGCGTAAAGTTCGAACTTTAAGGAAGACCCATAAAGAACCAAAATGGACATCTACGCATTCATCCGCGATCTACCGATACGGGTCTTCGTGGAGATCGGGTGCCATTTTGGAGAGGACACTCAGCGCTTCAGACGGTTTCACCCGCTTGCCCGGATTGTAGGGTTTGAACCAGATCCACGAAATGTACAGATTCTGAAGGATAAGGGGATTCATCGTATCTGCGAGTTTTACCCTATCGCCCTCTCCGATAAGACAGAAGTTCGCCCGTTTTACATGTCGTCGGGAAGCGTTGGATCTCAGCACCATGATCTGGAGCACCGAACACACGATTGGTCATCGTCCTCTTCGTTGAAGGTACCGACAGGCCACCTTGAACAGCATACATGGATAACGTTTCCGTACGCAACAATGGTCCAGTGCAGAAAGCTCGATGATATCGAGAGTCTTCAGAACACATTTATCGATTTCATTTGGGCAGACGTACAGGGTGCAGAAGATCTGGTGTTCTCCGGAGCCAGACATACGCTCGCTCGTACGCGCTATGTATACACCGAGTATGGAGACAAACTATACGACGGACAGCTCAACCGCGAGCAACTGATCGCACTGTTTGGTTCAAACTGGTCGGTCGTTCACGATTTTGGCGGCGATATTCTTCTCAAAAATATGTCCATCTAAGCAATGAGAATCCAGGACTTCAAGGTGGTGTACATCTGTCCAGACCATAATGAAAAGTACCATGCACGGAAGGTTCATATGGACACCATGCTCGGTGAACTTGGTTTCAAGGATGTCGTTCATTTCAAGTCAGGAAGTGAGAACTACCCCAGATGTCTCGCAAAAGCGAACATCGAGATCCTCACCAAGTACATGGACGTTCCCATCCTAGTACTTGAAGATGACGTAGAATTCACTGGCGTCGATGCGTTTGACTATGCTGACGGAGTCGATGCGATCTATTTTGGACTGAGTCGGTGTGCAAGTCACCCGACAAATGAGATAAACGAAGGTGAATGTGTCGTGTCTCCATTCTCAGATACACAGGTCAGGGTGTATAACATGCTTGGTATGCACGCCATTCTATATGTAACTCCGAAATTCAAACGGGCAGTTATCGCAAAGTTCAAGACACCGATCTGGCACACCGATATAGCAATGAGTCGCATTCAACCAGCGTTTCGAATCGTAGCGAACAAGATTCCTTCCTTCTTCCAGTCTGCAAAGTTTAATGCACCGGGACACGACGACTCCTGTACACTATTCACGATCACCACGCCTAAACCGCCTCCATCTCGTGTTTTCAAAATGCCCACAAACCTTCGCTACGTATAGACTGGCGAACCCGTGTGTCGCATCATCCAATAGTTTCCGCACTTCTTGATTTCGGACTGGACTTGATGGGGGTAGTATGTCAAGAACAACCGCGAGAAGTCGTATACTTGTCCCGCCATCTCCTCGTACTTCGACTCTAGGTAGGCTGGAGTGATCTCAGAGTAATCGGTTGTCCAGAGAATTGGACAGCCTTGATACTTTTGTTCAACGAGTGGATTACGCTCAATAATCGGAATGCAACCTGCAATCAATGCTTCATAGTGTCGGTGACAGTCAATTCCATTCCCCTCGGGAGAAATTACAAACTTGTAGGATGGTAGTGTACTGAAGTATACGTCCGGTACTACCTGTGTATTTGAAATACCATTCGTAGCAAGTTGTGCAAGAATCGACAGCCGATTCTTCCCCGACGGACGGCGGCGCGAGTCCGTATACGGGTTCAATGCACATAGGACGGTCTGTGAATGATCTCCGAAACAAAACGTACTGGGATACGTATAGTTCATTCCGATAGGAAACGGCATCCATGCATCGTCTTCATTGGTTGACGACGCCTGTACAATCAGCTCGCGCGGACGCTTGGTTGTTCTCTGCCACTCTGCTAGAGTCATTGCGTACTGCACGTAAGATGTAGCGAGATACCTGTTCACGACTTGAGAATGTACATGCTCGACCTCGGAATGTCCAAGTGTCCATCCCGACTCATCGTGAACTCTGTGTTCGTAGGTCATTCCGTCTACGATGTAGGCAGTTCCATTCATGTTGAAGAGCGTGTACAGCACAAAGTACTTGGAGTCATAACATCCGATCTCGTCGCAGATTGGTGTATCTAATAGGATATCAAATGTCGATAAGAACTTCCTCGAGATGATCGAGTTCATCGTGTTCATGCACGTATCAATGCGAGGGTAATGCTTGTGAATGGTGTCGCGGTTGATGGGTGCACCAATCCATTCGCGATAGTTGAAGTTCGGGGTTGCGGCACATGGCATAAACAGACACGCAGAACCGACTGAGTATGTCGAGAAGAAGACCTTGAACGCCTTGAAGTACCCGACATCCGCAAAGTTGTCGCTATCTAGAATAGCGATAAAGTCGGAGGTTGCATATGACGCCGCACGCAGTTTGTTCTTCAGCATCCCGAGACGGGACTCATTCTGATAGACCCGGAGTTTCGGATGGGAGAACGCCGAAGTAATTGCAACATAGTCCTCACCGGTCTCGTCTACGATTACCAGCTCAGTCACGTGTGGATTCTCGAGATACCTGGGGATCGACTCTTTCAGGAACGAGAACCGTCGCATGGTTGGAATACAAACACTGATAGTGATCGGGCTAACAATGAGCATGTTATTGTCCCATGGGTTTCCACCGGCGAGGATCCGGAGCGAGAAGATACGATCAGGGTGTGCCCGCCTCCACTCCGCCATCTTGCCTTCGAACCGAGCGAGGTAATTCTGATGTATATCCTCAATTACGTAGATTCCTGAAGGCTTCAGCTTCTGGATGCTGTTCTCAAACAACGTCACATTCGCTTCAAACGTATGGAGGCCGTCGTCAATGATAATGTCCATGTCGGGAAGGGAGTTCCACATGGATCGAACGACTGCCGGGTTCGTCTGGTCGCAGTATGTCGTATGGATACGATCCTCATCGAACAAAACACCCTTGTCGATGTCTGCACCATAGATTGACGAATGTGGGAAGTACTCGCGCCAACCCCGAAGAGACGCGCCTGGTCGGCCATTGGGTCCCATATTGGCGGGGACGTTTGTGTTATTTGTTCCAAGACCCATTTCGAAGATAGTGAGAGACTGGTCGGTCAGGTCTTTGAAAAGGCTATGGTAGACTTCGGTGTATGTATGGTGTGTCGAGTCGCCCTTACGTGGACCCTTGTCGCTACCATACGTGTCCATTAGCGGACAGAGCGGAGTTGTGTACGCCATATGGTTTGGTTTACATATCAATATCACTGTAAGCGGAATGCTGACGGATCACGAAATCATGACATTATACACGTCGAGTGTGAAGCGCCCCCCGTCATACTTTACACAATATGAGCATGTACCACCGTGTCCGGTTAAGGCATGGGGATATCGGTGGCAGAACTTTGATTTTCCACGCGTTCACGCCATTCTCGATTTCAGACAGTGGATTACTAAACATAACATCGCACCCGAGTCGATTGCGTATACATGCAATACAGATCCCGAATTGGAATTCATCACACGTTCACGGGAGACCTACCTCCCCTACCCAGATCACGACCTTCATACGGTCTCGCAATCCTATACGAACGAGTTTGACTTCTTCCTCTTTAATCAGACGATCGAACACCTCCAGAACCCCTTCGTTGCAGTCAAGTCTATCTATGATACATTGAAGCCTGGTGGATATTGCTTCACCAGCGTACCTACCATAAACATTCCTCATACCACGCCGTATCACTATGGTGGGTACAATCCAATGGGTCTTGCAGTGATGTTTCGTCAAGCAGGGTTTGAAGTTGTGGAGATAGGGCAGTGGGGGAACCTTGAATATCTGACCACGATCTTCTCGCGACAGGGGTGGGTTGGATACGATACTCTCAATCACAGGGGGCGGATTACGAACGAAGAACTCAATGTATGTCAGTGCTGGATATTAGCGCGTAGATCGGTTTAAAGTCTCAACGCACTGTAAACAGAAATGCGTCTAATCGACCTTTATAGGAAAACAGTTGATGGAAATGATGCAGAACAGGCGGGATGGTCAACGTATTACCACGGAGTATTCAGCAAGGTGATTAACGATAACGACTACAAGCGAGTTGCCGAGGTTGGTGTTGCATATGGTACACATGCAAAGCAGATTCTCCGCTCAACACATGTTGACCAACTTTACCTTGTTGATTCGATGGTAACACACTCCGGTGCATTCTCGGATGATATCATGCGCGCAGAGGCAATGATACCGGGTAACCACTTTAATGAGCTATATGAACTCGTTCAGACAGAACTCGCACCGTGGACGTCTCGGTATACATTCCTTCGTCAAGACAGTGTGAGTGTAACAGATGAACAGATAGCACCTGGTTCACTCGACTGTGTATTCGTAGACGCAGATCACTCATACAATGCAGTTCTCGCAGATCTCACGTTCTGGTGGACTCGTATTCGCACTGGGGGGCAAATGCTGGGTGATGACTTCTGGATCGACGACGTTAGGCGGGCAGTTGAAAACTTTGCATCAAAGAACGAACTGACGTATGACTTTCTTTATCGTCCGGGAACGACGTACAAGATTTATAGGTTCAGAAAGTAGAAGACCTAATTATTGAGTAATCAAAGTTGAACCGTGTAACGGAGAGTAAATTTACATTGATATGTTTTTCCACCATAGGTTCTCCGATGAAACGTATACCTTGTATATAGTATGTTTTCATCGAATCGTATAACGACAGATATACTTCCATAGCATTAATAGAACCAAATGCTATCTGGTCATTAATTCCTAGATAGTCGTATCCGTTTGGTATGAAGATAGTTTTGTCGTCATATATGAACTTGGAAAAGTCTATCGGAGTATCGGTTACTACATCGCTTCTATACAGTATAACGACATCGTACTCTTTGCCGTGTTCCTGCATAACCCGAAGAACACGTTTTTTATTGTAGAACTGACATTCGATTTGACGAATCGTAGAAAGTGTATCGTTGTTCTCAGGTATGGTTGTCATGAAGTAGTCAATTGGTATGGGATCATTATTAATTGAAATAGGTTTGTATAATTCTATGAATCGATCCATAGATTCGTTAAGAGTTGGGTCGTGGCTCAGAAATACATCGCAGGTATTTGTTCCTATCACATTCTGCATGATATTCTCATACGTTTTATGAGATAGTCCAACACGTCCGGCAAACAGGAGATCAAATTTCATTTTATACAAATCCCAATCTTAGCATGTATGTGCTAACATTTGGTTTTGTGTTTGGTTCGTCTTCGTGGTGTTTGACCTCTCGGCTGTCTCTAGTTGCTGTACGCCAGGCCACCCATGCCGCTCATCACGCGGAGCACGTTGTAGTTCACGGCGTAGACGCGCACCTGCGCCGTGCGGCCCGAGCGGACCGTGTTCACGGACACCGTGAGCTGGAGCGTGGCCTTGTCGATGCGCGAGAAGTTGCACGTGCCGGACGGCTGGTGCTCCTCCGGCTTGAGAGCGAAGGAGTAGACGCAGATACCCGGGGCCATGGGCGTGCGCGTGTGGTGCTGGAACGGCTGCACGTAGCTGAAGTAGCGACCCTCGCGCTCCGTGAAGCGGTCCTGGCCGTTGAGCTGCAGCTTGGCGACCTCCGTCGGCGTCTTGCCCGAGCAGCGCGTGCCGGAGTTGAGGATGACCTTGGCCAGGAGGTAGTTGGTCGTGTCCTCGAAGAGGTACGCCTGGTCGTTGCCGCCAACGTTGAAGTTCGAGTCGAGCCACGACGAACCCACGAGCGACGCGCTGGTCGGGGCAACGCCGAGACCCGAGAGGAAGGGTCCGGACACACCATCGGAGGTCGTCGGCGAACCAAGAGCCGCCGCGCCGCCACCCAGCGAGCCGCGGGCAAGCACGTCCATGATCACACCCTCCGTCGAGAAGTCGTCGGAGTAGTTGAACGGCTGGCATCCGTTGACCTCAGCGATCCACGACGGCGCCGGCTGCGAGCAGTCGACGAAGGAGTCGCGCTGCACGACCCAGATGAGCTCCTTCACCGGGTGGTTGAAGTTGAGCTGGATCTTGTTCGAGCTCGACGTGATCGACTCGGCGCCCGTGAACTGCAGCTGCTCGATGAGGTACTCGTGCGTCTGCTGGGCGAAGCGGCGACGCTCCTCCGTGTCCAGGTAGATGTAGTCGATGTACAGCGACGCGGCCGTGAGCGACTGGATCGACTGCGGGGCAGCCGCCGTGCCCGCAAGCTCATAGTAGCAGCAGTTGGTCCACTGCTCGAACTCCACGTTGATGCGCACCTCGTGGTACTGGAGGGCGATCAGCGGGATGGCCAGGCCCGGGTTGCGGCAGAACCAGAACTGGAGCGGGATGTACAGCGTGCGGGCCGGCGTGCCCGCGCGGGGGGCGCAGGAGTTCGTCAGCTCCGAGCCAGCGCAGGACACATCCAGGGCATAGCCCTTGCGGTCCTTCATCAGCACGAGGTCGTGCGTGTTGCCGATCATCTCATCGAGCGCCGTCACCGTGCCCACATCCTGCGTCAGCTGGGTCCAGATCTGGAGCCAGTCGCCGTACTGGCGGTCGATGCGCTGCCCGCCAATCTCAAGCTCCACCGTCTTGATCATGCGGTGGCCGATGTAGTTCAGCCAGCGGAAACGGTGGATCGCCGTGTTGCTACCCGAGCCGCCCGAGCCGCCGGTGCCCTCAATCTGCACCGCCGGGAGAACCACCTGGATGTACGTGCGGAACATCAGGTCAGCGTTACGGTTGATGATCGCCGTCACACGCTTGTTGAAGTCGGCCTGGCCGTTGAACGTCACCTCAATGGACTCCATCGCGAAGTTCGTGTGGCGCTTGAACAGCACCTTCCAGAACGTGATCTGGGGGTTGCCCGAGATGTAGATATCCTGCGCGCCGTACGAGACGAGCTGAAGAAGACCGCCACCCATGTTGTTGTTGTGTTTACTATCAATATTATTTCGCTGGAGGAATCTACACACACGACGACCCCTTTTAAAAATGCGCATCTATGCCGTTAACTGTGACGTCGGTCGCGGCGAACGTCTGAAAGCTGCCGCAGCGCCTTTGAACCTCGACATTGTTTTAATACAGTCCCCTCTCAAGGACGACCCCGAGGTAGTGAGGCGCGGAGCAACCTGTTTCGCACGCGAGACATCCTATCCGACTGGGTTTGCGGCCACGATAGGACACATTCGCTGCATGCAGGCGTTAGTGGACTCCGGAGAGCCGTTGGGAATCATTATTGAAGACGATGTGAGATTTCACAAGTGCTTCAATGAGGTTGTGGATGCAGTCATCCCCCATATGATGGAAGGGAACACGGATATCCTCTCGTTGGGCTATATCAACATTCCACATGGTACACATTATCATACAAATGGGCACACCCTGATTCGGAATGTTGGACTGTCGAACCCATGGGGAGCCCAGTGTTACATGATCACGCGAGAGTGGGCTGCGAAGTTCTGCAAGATCTTTGAGGTAGACGATGTATCGGGTCCATACCAGTCTAATTTCATCACGGACTGGGTCATGTTTGACCCAATTCTCGGATGTCGTCGGGATACATTGATGTGGCCAATCGCAGTTGAAGGTCCAGATGAGCAGTCAATCGCCGCATTCAATCACGGAAAGCCCGATCTATTTCTTACCGTTCAACGCGAACACTTTCACCTGTAAACGTGGCACGTACGACACTGCGGTGTATACAACTCGGATCCACCAATGGCGACCTGTGAATACCCAGACTGTAACCTACGCGTGAAATGAGCTGGACGACCGCACAGACATAGACTCGATAACTGTGTGATGGTATCCGCAACCGGGATCGCGTTCAACAGCTCACCAAACGGCCGGCGGTCGGAATCACCCGACAGTCCAATGAAAAACACCGTCTTCTGAAGCGTGTCTACCGCAAGCTCTGCAAATGGAACCAGACCCTGAAAGAACTGCGCCTCGTCGATAATGATGATAGCGAATTGCGAGATAAAGTCCGTGGTCAGGATATTCAGCGTATCTGTAGTGAAACATGGAATCGAATCGCCATCGTGAGTGCGGATCTCATTGATATTCAACGACCGCGTATCAAGCGATGGCTTCACAACCAACACCCGCAAGCCCTGTGCAGTATACTTGCGCACAAGGCTGAGCGCGTAGGACGTCTTCCCTGCAAACATAGGACCGATCACAATCTCGAGCGACATGTATGTACGGTGTCGGTGACGTGTATGCGACTTTCGCGGATCTCGTATAAAGTCAGCAATGCTAGATCAGGATCAGATGTCGGCGATCGTTGTCGCGGTGATCGTTGTTACCTGCGGATTTGGATGCTGGATTCGCCACCTCCGGGAACAGAGCCAGAGAGCTAGCTTATATGACCTTCATGTCGGGAACATCGTATAGTCATGTTCGAACATTGCAAGGTTGAGCTTCTGGAGACGTTTGGCGATGATCTGACGGTTGTGAATGCCGCGCGTGTCTCACTGGGTAAGCACGCCACCGAGTTCACCGACAAGGATGCAAAGTTGATCAAGTACCTGGCCGACCACGAGCACACCTCGCCGTTCTTTCACCCCCAGCTCCGGTTCCGTCTTAAGATGCCGATCTGGATGGCGCGTGAATGGTTTCGCCACACCATCGGATTCTCGCGCAACGAGGTCAGCCGCCGGTACGTCGACGATCCGCCGACCTTTCACATTCCAAACTTCCGGACACGTGCACCAGGTAAAAAGCAGGGAAGTAATGATGACGTCCATCCTGATAATGCGATCTATCGCGAGTTTATGGGATCTCAGGTAAGTGGTGCTATGCTGGCGTATCAGACGATGCTGAACAACAACATTCCACCTGAGCAGGCGAGAATGGTGCTTCCGCAGAATATGATGACGGAGTTTATTGAGACAGGTTCGTTAGCGGCGTATGCCCGGTTATGCCACCTTCGTATGGGTCCCGATGCACAGGCCGAGATTCGCGAGGTGGCGGGTCAGGTCAGTGAGTTGGTGAAGACTGCATTTCCTGCGAGTTGGGATGCTTTAGCACCGAGCGAGTGTGCGTTGCTCACTCAATAATCGTCCGAGCTGTGATGTGCATTGCTGCAAGTTCCTGAACCCACAATTTCATTGCGTAGGGCAATGTCTTCATTACGAAGTCTGTCTTGTTACCGCAGGATCCGCACGAGTACAGACCCTCCTGTGGATTCACGATCGCAAGAGTACCACAGGTCTTGCAGATACCCGTCGTGAACGGATCCGACACATCCATCAGTCGCTCCTTGGTGAACGCCGCCGCACCGTGAGAGATCATGCAGTCACGCTCCATCTCTCCCACGCGAAGACCGCCATCACGAGACCTTCCCTCGCAGGGCTGGCGAGTCAGCGACACAATCGGACCACGGGCCCGAGAATGGGCCTTATCAATCACCATGTGCTTCAGACGCTGGTAGAAGGTGGGACCCATGAAGATCTCCGCCTGAATCATCTCACCGGTCTGCCCGTTGTAGAGGATCTCATTCCCATAGGGGTGCATGCCCAGCTCGACCATCTGCGCTCGCAGCTCCTCCACCTTCAAGTGCGAGTACGGCGTTCCATCGCCCAGCGTACCCTTCTGAACACAGACCTTTCCAAAGATACACTCCATCAGCTGCGCAATGGTCATACGACTCGGCACCGCGTGTGGATTCATAATCAAGTCGGGCCGCAGACCTGCGCCTGTGAACGGCATATCCTGCTCGTCCAGTAGCATTCCAACCGTTCCCTTCTGTCCGTGACGGGAGCTGAACTTATCTCCAATCTGGGGAACACGCTCCGAGACCACGCGAACCTTGACGAAGGGATAGCCATCCGAGTTCTTGTCCTGCCATACACCGTCAATCCGACCCGGCTCGGCGTTCTTGTGAGTCGTCGACGCATCGCGGAAGGAGTACCCCGCCGTATCGTGACGCAGATTCACAACCTTGCCGATCACCACGTCATTCTCCTGGATATTTGCGTGGAGAATCGGAATACCGTTCTCATTAATCGCAGCGTAGGATGTGTTCTTGAACTTTCGCGTATTGTGCTTCTGCGGACGCATGAACTTCTCCTCACGCCCCGAGGTCACGTTACGGTGCTCCTCGTCCTTGTACATCGTATAATACAGACCACGGAACAGACCGCGGTTCACGGCCGTCCTATTCATGATGATCGAGTCCTCCTGGTTGTACCCGCCGTAACAGGCGATGGCCACGATCGCATTCATACCGAACGGCATCTCCTGCATCTTCAGAATGTTCATCGAACGCGTCTCCACGATGGGGCGCGAGATGGAGCACAGTACGTAGGCGTTCTTGTCCAGGCGCTTCGCGAAGTTGGTCGCGTAGACGCACATGGACTGCTTGCCCATAGCCGACTGGTAGGTGTTTCGAGGCGACTGATTGTGGTCAGACAGCGGAATCGTGCCCGCCATGTGACCGACCAGCATTGAGGGGTGAATCTCGTAGTGCGAATGCGTCGTGACCTCCGGCTTGGTCAGCGCAATGCGAAGAGTCTCGGTCTCCGAAGCATCAATGTACTCCACACACGATCGCAGCCAAGCGTTCCAATCCTTCCGATCCTCGCCCACCGGCTCTGGTGCGCCCACGCGGAACACCGGACGCACCGCACGGCCGCCGTCGGTCTCGATGAGAATTGAGTTCATCAGCGTGTACCAAGCAATCGACGTGTGCGGGTGAAGACGCAGGGTCTGCTTTGCTGCACGCATCGCACTCACGATCTTCAGGGGATCCGCAGTGTAACCGACCAGAACACCGTTGATGGTGATGGCGGTTCCCTCGTAGACCTTCGGAGTGGTAATCCAGGTCACGTTCATATCCGCCAGGAAGTGGAGGATCGTGGATGACGGAACGTGCTGCGAGATGGACGTCAAGAGCGACATTGTCTTCACGATACCCACCGAGTGACCCTCCGGAGTCTCCACTGGGCACATGAATCCCCACGAGGTTCCGTGCAGCTTGCGAGGAGCCAACAGCTTGCCCGACTTTTCCACGGGAGTCTGGATACGGCGGATGTGACTGAGCGTCGCGGCATACGACATGCGCGCCAACACCTGCGAAACACCCACCTTCGTCGCATTCGAGAGAGCCGTCGAGTTGTTCGTACCCATGCCCTGCACCGTGAAGTTGCCCGTCGCCAGAGCCTGCTTCATCTTGCCCTCGATGGTGGACACTTTCAGAATCTTGTAGAGGTTATTGATGTTCAGAATCTCCAGAGGCTGACCGGCCTTCTTCCAGGTGTCGTTGTTGACCTCCTGCACGAACTCATTGCGCGTATCGTTGCACACCTTCTGGAACAGCTGACGGAACAGGTGGGTTAGAAGCGCACCCGTCGTGACCACACGCTTGTTCGGGTACGCATCACGGTCGTCCAGTGGGATCTTCTTACAGTACGTCAGCAGCAGCCGGCGAATCATCGAACCCATCAGCATCGTGCGGCGAGCGTTCAACACAGGAAGCGTCACGCCCACTTCTCCTGCAAACTTGACGTGCGGCAGAAGCTCGGTCGTCAGCAGGTGCTGGACGTACGCGCACTTGTCCTCCTGATTGGTACCATACTGAAGGTGGCTCGTCAGGTAACGAATCGCGTCATCCTGTGTGAAGATTCCCATCTCCAGGCAGTCACGGAACGAGGCGCCCAGAAGCTCGACATGCGAATCCTTGTCGTCACTCCAGATGATACGCGCGACCGTGTGGTCGTCCGTCACACCCAGAGCACGGAAGTACACCATGACCGGAATGTCTTCGCGGAATCGAGGCACGCAGGCCACCATCGGGTAGCCGTAGCCGTTGAACTTGGAGGACAACCGGATCTCCAGCTTCTTCGGCGGAGTCGTGAAGGACTCGTGGAGACTCTTCATCTCCACCGAATATAGGTACTTGGACGACGTCTTCTTGTTCTGGAAGATCATGATGCGGTTATCCGCCACCTTCTCCTGACACAAGATCGTGCGCTCCGATCCGTGAACCACGAAGTACCCGAGCGGGTCATGCGAACACTCACCCATCTCCGCTGCGGTTGCCGGGTAATCCTTCAGCAGGCACAGCGACGATCCGAGCATGACCGGCAGCTTGCCCAGACTGATACCTTCAAAGACGCGGAACTCTTCGTCGAACGTATCCAGCTTTTCGCCCTTGTACGTGCGGGCTACGAAGCGAATGTCGGCGTGCATCTGAGCAGCGTAGGTGAAGTTGCGCACACGTGCCTCCATCGGAAGCATGGGCTTCACACGTCCCGTGGCCTCCTGCAGTCGCGGCTTGAGATACGTGACGTTCTCAAAGGAGAGCCTGAACTCGTACTTGTACTTCTTGGTGACTTCGTCCTGTTCGTGCCACACCGTGATGGGAGCAGTCGACTGGACGATGAGGGGAAGCTTGTTGCGAATGAAGTCCTCGAAGGACTCGATCTGATGGTCGACGAGACGGCGGACACCCTTCGCGAAGTATGCAGAGACTGCTTCCCACTCCATGGTATATGAATGCCCCGGTTAGCCTGTAAATAACGAGTATCCGTTTTGAGTAAAGGAATGCCCGACGGTGGAATCCAAATCAGCAAGGTGGGCCATGAAGCCCCCCGCCAGAAGACTCAGAAAAAGACAAGCACCTATCCCCGGGGAATCCTTCGCAAGACGGCTCGCAAGATTGATCCAGTGAAGGATCCAGCAAAGAGTCCTCCGTTCAAGCCGGGCACACTTCGCATTCTTACGCGCGAAGGTGAGAAGCAGAAGCGAAAGAAGATTCAGGGGACTCTGAAGAACCTATCAGACCGCCAGGTTCGCGAGAAACTGAAGAAGTCTAATCTGCGCGTGAGCGACCAGGCGCCGCCGTGGTTAGCCGCGAGTATTCTTGAGGGCGGTACGGAGGCCGGAATGATTTCGTAAGTTAGTACTAATGACGGCTGTTTGGGGCCCACTTGGTTGGATGGCGTTACATTCGGCCGCCTCGTTATACCCAGATACACCGACTCCTGCAGAGCAGCAGTTGATGACCAAGTGGCTGGATCTCTTTCGCGATACCATCACCTGTCCGTCGTGTCAGGCGCATTTTGTTCAGCTCTTGGCGAATTACCGTGCTCAGTTCCCGAACATGATGTATTCTCGCTCGAACTTCATGCTGTTTACACTTCGTGCGCACAACGATGTGAACAAGCGCATCAATAAGCCGATTTATGGATCTGTTCAAGCGTGTTTCGACGCTCTTCGTAATAACGTAAAGTTCAACAATGCGAGGTCGTTTAGGATTACCTATATTAACCACATCACACGTCATTGGAGAGTTCATCAAGATATGTCTGGAATGGCCGCGATGAAGAAGATTCATGAGATGAAGAAGATTGAGGAAGGGTACATGGCTCCACGAAGCAATGAATTCGACGTCATGATTCCAGAGGATGTAGTTGTCGTCAATATCGGCCACCAGGAAGAGCAGTCCTTTGCAGGTCTCCTCCGTCCTCGTCCGATTGCTGCGGCAAGCATGGGATCTAGGATTATAATGACTGCACAAGGACTTCGCTTACGGAGGTAAATGGACGTGCAGGATCCCACGGTAGTGAAATATAGGGATCGGTCTCCCAGGTATAGCGGCGCATCCAGGGATGGCGAGTATCCTTCTCCTCGTCGTACATCTCATCCATGAACTTGACTCGGCGTCTAGCTTTGCGAAGAGATGCTGAGGGCAAGATGAACTGTAACTGGTGTCCCACGTGAAACGGAGGCGTTGGATGCTCCCACTTGATCTCAGGTTGATCATACTCTGCGAGTGTCTGGAGCAGCGGCGCCTCAGCATACGGATAAAACCAGCACCAATCAGGGACTTCGGAGGTGGTGAAATAGGCAAGCGTCCATGCGTAAGTCTTCCAATACGCTTCGCAGACCGGTGCCCAGTCGATCACGCCATCAAGTAACAATCCCACACGCGCTTCCAGAGCATGTCCATCGATCGCAACAATATGGGCGTCATGCAGCTTCCTACGTTCCATCAACACTCGCGTCTCCATCTTGACTGCATGATCGGGCTTCATCCGCAAAGCTCGTCCATGACCGTCCTCTCGTAAGGAAAACATTGAAATCGCAGGCATGAAGTCGTTTCCGAAGTAACGGATACATAGTTTCACGTACTCGTCGACCGGAAGGGGAAGAACACTGGCGAGAGCATTGATTGAAAAGGCATCTTCATCTCGAAGAAGGAAGAGACGCCCGAGCGAACTCTGCGCCAGAGCGATGAGAACGAGGTCAGCGTCCAGGCCGTATATTGCAACAGTGGTTCGCTGTGATGCGTCAAGACTTCGCAGCCATCGAAAAATCTTATGTTCCCCTTCGCCATGCTCGTCTGTTCCTGATATCACCGCGCGCGGGAAAGCCGTTCGCAACTCCTTGACCAGCTCGCGCATGTACGGCGTCTCCGGAGACAGCTGATTCTTCTCCACGTTCTCTGGGTTCTTGAAACGGCGATAGCGTTGCTGGACAATCTTCGCATACGGAACCAGTCCGTCGAATGCGATATACACTGTCTTGACTCGCATTCGATCCAGGTACACTCGCAGTTCAGAGATCACACTACCAATCGGATCCTCTTCCTTGATGGCTTTGTGTAGGAAACAATTGAAGTCCATGCAGAGCACATCGGCTTCAAATGTTGTATACGGGACTTGAATCTGCTTATGAGTTCGTAATAAAGAGGCTACGTAATACGGGATACCCATTAGAGTACACACGTAAATCAACTGAAGACGGTTTAGCAGCACCACCACTTCCGCTTAGCCGCGTCAGAGATCACCGTCTCGATGCTCTTCACCGTGATGCGCGGCTGCTTGAGGAGGAGCGTCTCCGCCTTCTTCTCCATATCCGAAATCATTGTGGCCGCCGCAAGAGACGTGACCGCCGTCTCCACGACATGGGGAAGCATGGTCTTAATGAAAACACGCGCGGCATCCTTCTCTCCGTCCGACAGCGACGACTCGCCAACCACGTGAAGCAGGCAGCCCTGCAGCATCATCAGACGCTCGGCCGGAGACAGCATCGTAAGGGTCTCAAGGTGAGTGGCGACCTTGATCACACCCGGAACCGGGTTCTTCCAATCAATCGCATCGTACATGTTGGTGGATGTAGTCTGCGGAACCACGGGTGCAGGTTGCGGAACCACGGGTGCAGCGGGAGGATCAGCGACAACAGGTGCGGGTACAACAGCAGTCTCGGTGGCCATTTACTACTGTATACATCTTTGTTCTTTGCCTACCAACGCAATACAGGGCGGCGGCGAACACGACGGGTCGCGCGTCCACCCCTTACCATCGGTGCAGCAGGAGCCAGCGAAGGAGCCGGAACGGGAACCGTCGCTGTCGGTGCGGGCATCATGGGTTCACCCGGAGCAACTCCCCGCCTATTCTGCGCCGTCACGAGCTCCTTCGTCACCGCCTTTTCACGCTTCCGCTGACCCTTCTCCTCATCAGTCATCTTGACCCTCTTGGTCTTCGCCTTCGGTTCAGCCTTTGCCTTCGCGGTCTTCTTCATCTCTTTCATGTGCTTCTTGTGCTCGTCCTTGGCCTTCTTCAGCTGTTCCTTCAGATCCTTGACCTGGACACGGAGCTTGTCGGACACATCGACCTTAGCACCCGAGTCCTTGCAGAAGTGATCGACCTTTTGACGCAGGGTCGGCATTTACTACTAAATCCGAATATAAACACAATGGAGGTCTGTCCGTCGTGCTTTAACGATACATTGACGACTCACGAATCGCAGGGTCTTGACGTCTGCGATGGCTGTTCTCCCGTCTTCTGTATCGAATGCTATCATGGCGCTCGGTACTGTTGCGCGTTCTTTCAAGATACACCGCCTGTGCCCGAAGAGAACTGGGAGTGTGCCGAGGCGTACATGCGTAAGAACCCCACTACATTGGAGCGCGTAGTTCGATCTGGACCCCGCCGCAAGTGTGCCGTGATTCGTCTTGGAGATGATCTCTTTCGACAGGTCACATTCAACGGGTTTATTACGCAGGAAATCCGGTGTGAGAACAAGTAAATGTGGGAGTGGCTTCTTCTTCTGGTGTTGCTCGTAATCGCTGCCTACGTCTTTTTTATCCGGCCAACGATGGTACCGCCATCGGGATGCAAAGCGTGCGCAAAGCAACCTGAAAAATCTACAGAGTAATCAGTATGTTCGGGTTTATGAAGGCATTTATGACCAAGCCAATCGCCCCGGCTCCTAAGATCCCGAGTCCACCGCCTCCGCCGCAGCCGAAGTTTTCCAGCTAAGAGCTAAATGGGCACCCGTCGTAACCTCATCGGTCCGCTCAAGAAGGGCATGCTGCTGGGATATTCTACGAAGATGAAGCCGGCAGCTCGCCACAAGACCCTGCGCAAGGTCATCAAGAAGGTAGGACCTCTGTCCACGTTCCGTAAGTTGAATGCAGTCGCCGTGTTAACGAAGAATACTGCGCCCAAGTCGTCGAGGACCTTCAAGACTGACCGTAAGTGGGTGAAAAAGAACTTCATGTAAAGACAAATGTCGTTAAAATGGATCTTAGTAGGAGTGCTGTTCCTCATGGTGTTTGGATTCATCTCGTTCCAAGCTCCCGGTGTTCAGTGCCCGCCTTCGATGACCTACTCTCCGGGTGTCGGATGCGTGTCTAATGCGACACAGGGGAAGGAGCAGTTTGTAGACGGAAAGAACATGTACCCGAGTGTCCCCGACCTTAAGATCGGGCCGACACCTGTTCTGACTCAGTGTTGGAATGGTACACGTGCTCGCGATGGTCGTTGCCCGGAGTTCTGGGGGCCGTAGCCGCCTTAGCTCAAGCACAAACACTTCGGATCAGGAAGCCTATCCACCGGAGCCTGACGCGTCAGCACCTTAAACTTAATCCGCTCGGCATTAAAGTACTCCTCCACCGTCTCCTTCACAATTGTCGCATCAAAGTCCTTGCAGGAGAACACGTCCAAATACATGGAGTTGTTCTCTTCCACGAAGTGCGCGCAGATATTGGAGGTCTCGATCAGCTGAACCAGCGTGTAACCCACCTTGTCACCCGAACCAAACCGAACAACCTGCGAAGGTCCGTAAGGCACCATGTTGATGCGCTTTACGAGGGCGGCGCTAAAGTGGTGAATCCGCGTCGCGTCGCGAATCGTATGAGGAGCAACACGTGCAGCATCGAGGATCAGGTGCTTACCCCATGTACGAAGAGGCTGCATTGACTATATTAAATGGCTGCGTGAAAATCACCGGCGACGGGGACGCCCTCCCATCATCGGCTGCTGGGTCGGCGTATTCAGGAAGAACGCGTAATACGGGATGTAGATGGTTCCGAAGATAAAGTCCAGGAACGCCCATCCGTACGAGCCATACTTATCAAACGACAGCTTGGCGGCGGCGAGGTGAAGAAAGAATCCGAAGAGTCCTCCGGCTCCGGCGAGAAGTGCTCCGATAACACCCCAGAACGTGGTGGGGGCGGCGGGAGTCGTAGTGGTCTTGGCCTCTGGCTTTGTTAACGCGGGGTTGACTCCGGGGGTGCTCATTGTAAAGACCTACGAATAAAAATAACAACAAGGTAAATGGAGGAACAGCGCCTGTCTACGGCTCTTCTTGTCCGCGGGCACACCACATATGGAACGCACCACCAACGCGTTATGCGACTGAGCCGTTTGAGTGACTACGAGGAGCGGAACCGTAACCTCCAAAAGGCCTTCAACGTTCTGCTTGATCAGTACACTAACCTCTTTGTGTCTGGGGGCGACACCCGGTACCTCCGGGCAACCATTCTGGCCTACGCTAGAATTCTGAAAACGAAAGTGGATTTATCAAGAAAGAGGTAGGGTGCGGCGGCAACAATGACTTCTACTCACATCTACTTCTGCTCTCAACTCGACTGCAACATGGAGGTCTTCAACTACAACGACATCTGCGGCGATTGCCGCGACGACGCGATGTCGAGTGAGCCGAGCGAGTGCCCGGGGTGCGGTGAGGATATCCTCATCGGCGCCAATGGCTACTGCGCAGACTGCTGGGGCGAGCGGTTCGATTCGATCGAGCTCTCGTACTGCATGGGTTGTGGCGAGCGTTCTCCGTTCATCGAGAACCAGCACTGCCGCGACTGCAATGACCGGCGGGTCGAGGCCTCCCAGGCCATCAAGACGTGGTGGATGCGGCTGCGGTCCGCGCGCTACGACGAGTACGAGGGTATCTCGTGCCGCTGCGTGGGATTCGGTCCTCTGTGTGGCCACTGCCTGGATATGCTGGACGAGGCGCCGCCGAAGCCGCACTGGTGCGGAAAGCAGGAGTGCGAGCAGTGCCAGTCGGAGTATTACGAGCAGTGCGGGGGGTGCGGTACGAACTGCAACCTCTGGGACGATCGCTACTGCAAGGCGTGCTACGAGGATCGCTACGTGGCCAAGGTCGAGCCGCCGCCTCCGACGCTGGAGCCGGACTACCGCGAGCCTGCGGATGTGCGCGACGAGATCGAGGAGATCACGGCCAAGCTGCGCGGCACCAGCATGACGCCTGGTCAGCAGGCGGACTGGCGATGGCTGCTGCGCAACCGCCAGGAGGAGCTGGCGCGGATGGAGGCCGAGATGTGGGAGGGCTACGATCAGGATGATCTGCGCAAGATGGATCAGAACATGCGCATCCTCTAAAAACGGATCCGCACACACCAATCAATTTTTCAATTAATGGCGACTCCTAACTTCTCTCTTCTCGGCTTTGACGACGAGACCTCCATCATGCTTCAAGACATGCACCAGGCCTGTACGCAGGCGAAGGCGTGGGACTGGATCAAAACCTTCGATGAGAAGAGTTTCATGGACTCCGAGCACCCTATGATTGGTGAGATCAGCAAGAACATGAAGTATGACCATACACGAGCGACATTCGGAGTATGTATGCGCCACATGGAATCCTTCGCAAAGAACGGCGCAGAGGCCTATGCATGGAAGTTCGCAAAGAACGAGGAGCTGCGGATTGCGTTCCTCAAGGAGGCAACGGATTGCGAGTGCAAGCGTGTGGGTCGCGCAGTGGCGGCAGGACGCAGCTTCACAGGAGGACCGCGCGACTGGACAGTGCAGCCGTGCAGTTGCAGTGCGTAACTGTTATTCATCGGCGTGAACTATATAGGCTGGAATCGTTCGTTTGTGTTCTAAATAGGTCGCAACAATGCGATGAGCACCATCCAGTAAAGTATAGGTTCCCTTTTTCAATACGATCCATATGGGCTCTGTAGCCCCTTGTTGCCGTATTGTTTGCCTATGATGCAGAACTGAATCCAAATCTGCTTGCCCTCTCGGACGGTTTTCTTTGGGGTATGGATTGTTCGAAAGACGGTTTGTATCAAAGTTATCTAGGGTTTCTAGTTTCGACAATGGGAACCTCACATACCTACTATGAAAAATATGGTAATACATTGATGACTTCTTTGTTCTAAATAGTTTCAGAGTTACAGATGTATCCACCGAATCTTGCAGTGCATCCATTCTATCCTTACTACGGATTAAAACGGATTGGCGCGGGGTATACAAAATCAGTTTTCAACTGAGATGGAGTGCCCCTACTGTTACGCCTACGTGTACGACCAGCTGTCTCGACCCGTCCCCCATCATCGTACCTTCTTCTTCGAAATGTTGATCAATCTCAAACGGGGGTTGCGAGATACCCATTCGTTCGTACGTCCTTTCATGCGTGCGACAAGTGATCCCAAGGAAATTGGGTATATCGCATTGATGTTTGTTGAGGCTGGCGGCGTCTCGCGTCCGAAGCGAATGAAGGTCAACCCTCTTGTGATCGCGCACATGTTAGTTAAGAACAAACTGAAGGATATCGGTGACCTGGATCAGATTCACTTCCTTCACACAGTAGGGTTCGAGCCTGAGCCACCTGCCCCTCCTCCAAAGTTGGGGTTGTTCATCCGCATTCCCAAGCGGAGAAATAGCATCACCTAAAACGGAAAGAAAGAACAAAAGACAAGAGGTCGCATGGAGGATTGTTCCATCTGTTATGAGGGGATCAATGGAACCACGGGACACTGTACTCTTTCCTGCAAACACTCCTTCCACATTCGTTGCTTAACCCGCTGGTCATCGGAGAATCCCAATTGCCCGTTATGCCGTAATCCGTTAACCGAGAAAGAATCCCCCTCAAAGACTGCTCCACTCACGGAGAGTGAAGAGCGATTGATGATCTGGCTCACGGCTGCGTCGCGCCCGCACACGGAGGAGCATGTGAATATCGGAAACAATGTTCGCGTTACCGAAGAGGATATTGCGACCGTCATGCTTCATGGCGGGGTTACGCGTGGAGAAGCGGTGCGTGCTCTTCGCAGATACGAAGGCGACATTGTAGAGTCGGTTCTGATGTTGACGAACCCCGACCCTGTCCGTCCTCCCCGTCAGCGTCGAGAGCGTGATCCGGCACGGACATCTACAGATGATCAGGCCACCGCGTGGTTTCTACAGCGGATGTTTGGCGATGAGCCGGCGTTCTATAACACGTACTGCGATCTGCTGGGTCGGATGAACTATACGCTTCGACGGAACAAGAACTGGCAACATCAAGAACACGAAGATCTGATTGACCAACCAGGATATGAATCTGCGTAAACAACATGGAGGACACTCGTCAAATCCGATTCTCAATCCAGACAGTTGTCTACGCAATTGAGGACATGAAGAAGCGCGGCGGAACCCATCTTTTCTATTCCAATATTGTTGATGGCGACTGGCTACAAGGTCCAGGTGTTCTGTGGAAACATCTACTCATCGTCGTAATGGAACTACAAGATGCATATCGGGGTGAATTCGTCATTAGTCGGACACCAGGTGGTCTTGTGGTGGATGGAATTCTTTCTCCCCCTCTGATAAATGGACCTTAACATCTGGATCCCTATGCTGCTGTTCGTTCTGCTGTCGCCGGGTGTTCTGCTGTCGCTGCCGCCGGGTGCCGGCCGCACCGTGCAGGTTCTGACCCACGCCCTGGTGTTCGGCCTGGTGTATTGGGGTCTGCGCAAGACGTTCCCGCAGTACTACTGATGGAAGCTCTGGCTTCCATCGGGATACCATCATCCCTGCGCTAGAATGTGCTTAACTGCTGCGTGGTCCTGATGACGCGCAATCTCACCCCATGCAATAAACTCTTGAAACGCCCGCTCGTTTGCGGATAACGGAAACGAAGGATAACAACACCTCAACGCCTGAAATGCATCGGCCTCCGCATGTGCATTTTGCTGGCGTAAGAATCCCGTAATCTGATCCAGCTTCGCCTTGCGCTGCGGAATGGGTAAAGCATTGAAGTTAGAACCAAACTGCTCCATGTCCGTTTAGATGGGAGCATGTTAAAGCGGGTAATGGGGGCGTGTCTGGACAAACCCGCACTGACGATTGGTATCAAGACAATCAAGCAGAGTCGACTGAAGACGATCAAGACCTATCAGGACGCACTGAAAGCAGCCGGACATGAGTGTCACCCCAGTGCATCGATCATGATTATGAAGGGGCAAGTTGTATCCTTTGTGAGTGCGAGTACACCCTTTCAGATTGTTGACGAAATGGTGTTCAGAGGGTCGCACATTCCTATACGCCGACTGTATGGCCGACAGTCCTAATCGTCGCATCGCGTGCAGTGTAAATCTTCATAAGAGGTTCAAACTCAATGTCGGTGAGAATCAGGAATCCGCCTACCGACACGATGAGTCCGTCTTCCCAATCGAGACCCTTCGGCTGAAACAGCCAGAAGTAGATGCCGAGGAACAAGCCCAATGATACCTTGAATACGGTATCCACCACTGCGAATACAGGGCTTTCTGCTACCTTGTAACCAAGGGCCAGAAAGACGACTTGTGCAAGAACTACAATCTTCAAGAAGAAGAAGTAGATCTGGTACAGCTTCATTACTATTTATAGGCGTGGAAAAGTGTAAAGACATGGACTACGGAATCGTGCTGTTGGTACAGCATCGCACAGAGCGCTTCGTGCCGGTCAATGTTAGGAATGCGCCCAATATGTTTGCACACATGGTGGTCGATACGATGGTCGGGTACAACGACGCACGCGGTGGTGAGTTTGACCGCACCCCCATGACGATCTCATACTTCACCGATCGCATCTGCGTCATGCTGATGGGTAAGATCAATGATGACCTTTACGATCAGGTGAGGCGACGTGTTGAGTTCGAGATTAACCGGCGCACATTCGACCGGGATTAAAACGGATTTGTTTGGTGTACGAAAAGGGTGAGTGTGCGGCTACAATGGAACAACTCTACATCCTCTCTCTCACCTGCGGGAAGTGGTTCATCGGCAAGTCTAAGGATGTTGAGCACACATATGCATACTACGACTGCGGCTTCGGCCCGCAGTGGATTCGGGTCTACACGCCGATCTGTATCTCTGAAACGCGCCCTATCAAGGGCGAATACGACGTACGCGACACCACTCTGAAGTGGATGAAGATGTACGGGCTCGAGAATGTTCGCAACGTCGGATGCGATGGAATGAAGCTGGAGGATGACGAGGAAATCGCCATCCGCTTCATGATGCATGCTCCTCCGGACGCATGCGTGAACTGTCATGCGACAGGGCATTCGCACATCGGGTGCACTCAGCCCAAGAACACGAGCTGGGCATGTCAGTGGTGTGTGTCGGATTACCCGAACCGTCACGCGTGCGAGCAGCACGAGAAGGGATGCCGGCCGGTTGCGGCGCCCCTTCCGGAGCCGAAGAACTGGTGCACTCGCTGCGGACGCACCGAGCACGTTGCAAAGCGCTGCTTCGAGGTGAAGCACGCGGAGGGATGGCGTCTGTAAAACGGATCCGCAGCCCAACACCAAACTATTTTTCAACCATGAAGCCTATTACTCGTCGCGAACTCCAGACCGCACGCGAGACTGCACGCACCGAGAAGGAAGCAGCGAGCATCCGTGAACAGGAACTCATTGGACAAGTCTGGGCTGAACAGATCTACAAGCGTGTTAAAGAGACAGCTGAGCTAGGACATCCACAGTATCAGTGTCACTGGCCTTCAACCTTCACGGCGGTTGCCTACACGCAGGCAGTCCTGAAGCTGCGCGAATGGTTTCCGGATTCAAATGTCGATACCGTCTTACATGGAGTACTGACTGGTGGCGAGGTAAGTACGTCCGTTCGCATCCGATGGGGACAATCGGGAGATATTGTGAGTGAAGAGCTTATGCAGCGTCGTCTGGAGAAGGAGACGAGCTGGTAGAAAACGGAATCTTAATTACTTACTTATTTTACATTCAAGATGGCGCATATTCAGAAGTATCTCACCGACAACAACGTCGCAGGCGGTGAGCACGGCAGTCATCATGTCTACTGGGTTCCTCTTCATATCTTCAATGACTTGGGTATTGAGCGTTGGAAGCACAATCGCCCCCCTGATACTGATCGAGTTGCTGAGATCCATGCGTTTATCCAGCAGTCCGGGCGTGTGGACGGCATGATGTACTTAGCGTGCATCAATAAGAAGTTGTATTGCTACGAGTCCAATCACCGCCGAGAGGCATTGGTTGGAATCACAGAGGTTGCGCCGATTCTCGTGGACATTATGTGGGATGCAACACACGAACAGGTGAAGGCCGAGTTTCTCCGCCTGAACAAAGCAGTATCTGTTCCTGAACTATATGTGACGGACGAGCCTGTTGTTGATATGGATGCGCTCATCGCAGCGCGCAAGTCATTTGAGACACGGTACAAGTCACTCAAGGTCACCACAGGCCGCCCACAACGTCCCAACTTCAACAGCGAACTCTTACTGGATGACTTCAACGCCATCACTAAGGAGAACAAGATCTCGGTTGACGAGATGATGCGGCGATTAGATAACCTCAATGTAAAGTTATCGTTCAAGGGAATTGACGCGAAGCTGTCGGACAAGGTCAAAGATAAATGCACACAGTCGGGCATGTGGTTATTCGCATGGAACTCGCGTCTGAACCCGAAGGACTTCGTGGAGTAGAAAACGGATTCAATTCAGTTACTTACTTATTTTTTACAATGGATGAAATAGCATTGCTTCGCGGAAAACTTGCGGATCTCGAGTCGAAACTTGAAGAGGCTAATGAGCGAAAGATGCCATCTGTAACAAACGAATGGATCGTAGCCGAATGCAGAAAGAGTATCAATAAGATTGACCGGGCTCGACAGTTGTATCTTGACAAGCACAAGGTGGCACTCGCCGCAGCTGAAGAGCGAATCATGGACTGCAGGATCACTGTTCCACCAAATGAGTCAATTATGACGCCGTTATCACGCCACATAATGACAAATCCAAAAGGTCCATGGCGTGTGCAGTATCAGTTGTGGGACGGCACCAGTATGGGAATGTCTGTGCCACAACCGGAGGGAGAGCAAATCTATGCGTGTGAATTCGTAAAGAGAATGGTCAATAAATACCATTCGGACATGCTAAAGAAGACCTTTCCAACTGCGACGTGGGAATGTCAAGGTGGTAGTGGACCGATTATAATCTGGGTAACATTTCCAAATCCAGTTGATTCAATGGACGAGTATAAGACACCGCTACTTTACTAACCCTTTAATCCTCATCGTCTTCGTCAACGACGTTTGTAAATACAAATCTGCCCTGAATGTATTCATCTATATTTTCAGATGTAGCGACATTGCGAGCACGAGAGCCCGCGGCAACGTTGATCGACTTATACGAACACAACTCCCTAAGCTGACGAATTGTTAACACGTCGTCATATGCATCTTCAAAGAACCGCGTCCATTTGTTAATGAATGGTTGCGTATGAACGCCATTAACACGCATTCTCCACGAGTCGTGGATAACAGCACCGATAAACTTTTCGAAGCAGAACTTCTTACGCTTCTGATCGTAGTTCCCCGTTGGATCAACGTCTTTTATGACTGTCAATATATCACGCAGGTGATCGTAATCCACCGCGTTTGCAGGTGTCTCTGCGATGTATGTGCTTGCATTTGCCCATGTTGGGTAAAAATACTCCGATCCGCGAATTGACGATGTTAAGACCTTATATGCAAACGTAACCTCTGCGCGCGATTTAGTCTTCGCTATAGAGGGACTCCATACCCGGCGGATGAGATCTTGGAGCGGACCATGTCCGATAAGCGCGAATGATGCAGCAGCAATTGGACATGTTTTTCGGTTCTCTAGTTTCTGCCCGAATGTGAGCGTAACCCCCTGATTGAACTTCTCATAGTAATCAGACTTCTCTTCATCTGTTGCACCCTCTATCATCGTAACCGGCATCGTACATATATTCCAAGCTGCCTGTTGATCGAACGTCAAATCAGAAAAGTTATTACCATCTACCCTGAACCTGTTATTCTGATAGAGCCACAGCGTTGTGGCTCGATTCCCCCCATCAATGAGTTGATTGTTACAGAGGATCAAAGACGGCAGGGGATCTCCGTTGAGTACACTTCGAATAAGACCCTCTCGCAAAGCAGGCGGCCAAACAAAGTCTCGGTTACATTCGGCGATACTGTATCTCTTTGTATCATCAAACCCAGTCATACGGAATCGTCCAGTGAAATCAGCTACGAACTCAGGTACTCTCAGTTCTGTATAGTGTACTGTCGGCATTGTTGGTTATCAATCGATGTATGAAAACGGATCCAGAGCTTACACAAAAATTACTTTTTACCGTTAAGATGGATCAGATCAAGTCCTTCGCCAAGCGCGTCTTCAAGGCTCTCGGTGCCGGCTTCAGCGAGCGCGTCTACCACAATGCAATGGAGGTTCTACTCAAGAAGTACAATATCCCCTACAAGTCAGAACAGGTTATCCCGGTCATGTTTGAGGGAGTCGAAGTGGGTCAGGTGCGAGCCGACCTCGTGGTTAACGGGAACATTGTGGTTGAGCTGAAGTCAGTTCGGTCTATCAAGGATGACCACGCCACACAATGCGGAATGTATATGAAGCTGCTAAATATCGAGAACGGCATGGTGATCAACTTCCCATGCGGAGACAACGAGGATGTTGATTTCCAAGAACTAGAGACATCGTCCCCAGTGTGCAAACGTTGTGGTCGCGATAGTCATATGGCGTCTGGCTGCTATGCGAAGAAACATATCGAAGGATACGAGCTCTAACCCTTCAACCCCCGCTCTTTCAGCTCACGCTTCTGCTTACGAAGCTCGGCGTTCAACGCACGGCGTGTAGGGTTCCGCAGCACCCGGAACAGATGATGGTGTTCGCGAAGATACTCACTCTTTTTCATGCGGATGGTGTTGGAGCGACGGCGGGTACGACGACCGCCCTTGGGAACTACGGGGAGATACTGCTGTTCTTTTGCATTGTCAGCAATCGCATCTTTACGGTCTTGTATTTCCTTGGCTTTACGCGCCTCTTCTGCCGCCTTTGCCTTTGCCGCCTTTGCCGCTTCTTTGGCCTCACGGGCTTTAGCGATCGCTTTATGCCCGAACAACATCCTTGTCTACTCTGAATATTTACTTCAGCGCACGCACGGAGAGGATGTACAGGAATAACGCATTCACCACGCCCAGAATGAGCGCAGGAGCTGAGCGCAGAATCAGGGCGAATCCACGCTTAGGAGACACCGACAGCACGTACAGCTCCATGAGCACTACAAGAGCCGCAGAGATCGCCACCAGCCAGAAGATCACATAGTAATACGTCTCGATCGTATCGTTCGACACCTTCTTGGTGAATTCGGGCTCAGACGTCATTTACTTACGTGCACGACGAGTTTTACGACCGCGATGCTTGTGTTTACCAGTCTTGCGACGACCGCCGGCAGCAGCGGCAAAAGCAGTAGAGATTTTGAGATTTTTCTCTTCCACAGAGATACCGTTGTCAAGCTTATACATAAGCGGCAGGTTCCACCCTGGCTGGTCGGCATACCATTTGACAAACCTGGGTGGCGTGATCTCTGTAATAGTAAATACTCGGCCTTCCCAACCCTTTACTGTTACTAAATCTCCCACCTTAAACTTTGGCATTTACTTATGGCTGCGACGAGTTTTACGAGCGGAGCGTGTGGACCGTGCGCGGCGCTTGGACTTCTTGGTCTTGCGACGACGGCCACCGCTCGGAATCTTAGACACTGTCTCGTTCATCTTGGTATCAGCCTGTACCAAAAAACTTGTTACTTCATCATCGGTTGTTGTTCCAGTCTTTGCATTCTGCGCGGTTTGGTCAATAAACCTCACACCATCAGCGTAAACAGATCCGGCAGCACTAGCAACGTCGCGTCGGGGCGATCTCGCCATTCCATTTGCAATCTGCGCAAGCAGCTCCATTGTTTTTGTTCTCCACTCGTTAACCCGATGTTCCCTCCGAGCTCGGAACTCTGCGTCTATCTGGGACGGAGGCGGACTTCCTAGCGGCTCACGAGTGATTCCGGGTGGAAGACTGTATGGCGAGTTATGCTCAACTAGTGGGCGATCATACGTACTCTCATACCACGACGGCATTTATCTTTATCTAATGATGAAGTTTTTTACGCAGATCTCCGTCATGCTTCGGGTTTCCATCGAGGAATGAGTAGACCCGAGCCATAGCCCACTGCTCCTTGCTGAGCTTCATGCGGTACGGGGCATTCACGCCCTTCTTGAACGTACCCTTCATCCTCACTGATGTCGGATTGGTCTTATACGCTCCGATACCGCGATCGTACACTTGTTGCAGAATACTCCGCGACACGTGTGAAATCTTAGATAGCTCTCCGAGAGAATACCCGTGGACGGGAAGGTGGTGTTTACGAAAGAACCGCAGGCGGTGGGTATTCCGCGCAGTCGTCATTACTTACGGTTGCGATAGGTTTTACGGACCCGACCCCGTTGCTTCGACTTCTTGCTCTTCCGGCGGTTGCGGCGACGACGGCGACCTGCGGACTGAGACGCCTCCGAACTTGACTCTGAACCAGAGCTCGACACTGAGCTTTTGTCGTCCTCCTTCTCAGCCCGCGCCGGCAGGGGGTTGGCCAGGTAATACGCTCCAACACCCGTTGCTGCAACAATGCCTCCAAGAACAAGCGATCCTGCGGTGTCCATTACTTACGTGCACGACGAGTTTTACGGTGACGACGCTTGGACTTTTTGGTGCGACGACCACCCATGCGCATTCCAACATTCGCTAGACCCTGGTATCCAGAAGGTTCACTACGACGCTTTATGGCCTCCTCGTTCTTACGTTTTTCAGCTGCTTGAGCCTCTTCGGCCCTGCGGGTTGCCTCGGCTAACCTGTTACTCTGCGTATTGTTCCATAACCGCTTTATCCCCTCGATTTCCTTGGCGGCATTGGTACTGCTCATAACATCCAATTTCTGCTGCTCCTCGGGGGTTGGTCCAGGCCATACTGCACACGGTACTTCCTTGACAACGTCGGCAGGGTGCGAGTCTCCGTGTTGAAATATATTGTACTTACGTATTTCATACTTAAGGCGGTACTTCCAAACATATTCTTCTACCTCCTCTATACTTGCTACAAACCGACCGAGATAGAAGGGTTTACCTTGGTCTTCCCGACTATAACACTTATCTTTTGATAGCGTAATAGACATTTATTCATACGCTCCGAATGAATTTCCAGAACCTACATATATCCAGCAGCTTTTACCGCAGCCTCTAACTCTTCATCGGGGGTCGTTTCAACCGCAGATAGCGTGCTAGTAGCCATTTCTACGAATACGATGCCGTCGGCCAATCGGGTCGCGAACTTGACGGTATTCGTTTCAGTTAATTCATATACGTAACAGCTCTCCATGACTTGATTGACCGACTGCTGCATTGTGATAGCATATGTCTTACCGACCTCCATAGTTACTTCCGACAAAGAATCACGTTAAACCGAACGTGCACGACGAGTTTTACGGTGGCGGCGCTTGGTCTTGCGGGTCTTGCGACGACGACCACCTGCCGCCACGAATGGTTTTTCGGGGTCTATTTCTGCTATATATAGTTGCGGAGGTGGCTTACCATCTACCTCAATAAGCTCACGTGTGAATGGATTCCGTTTGGGGGTTTCCAATGAATCGTAGGTTTCTTCGGTGTAGTAGCGATGCCACTTGTCTCGTTCATCCAGAAAGTCAATCATACGCATACCATCTTGAATACGTTGATTAGTGATAATATCTGTTTGTCCCTTCGGTACTTTGACCGTTGGTATAGTTTGCAAAGGCTGGGCCGTCCCTGTCATTACTTCGTAAAGTCTTCGATTGAAGAGGTTCTTATCGTGTTGGTCTCCGGGCTGATTACGCATAGGATACAGCCAGTTGAGATTCTCCCAATTGGTATTAGTACTGTCCATGAGGGACAGCACTACGTTTGTACGAGGGTATTCATAGTCAACGTAAACATACTCATTCTGACCATAGTTACTTTTGTCTGTGAACTTCTTGCGGTTGCGTAATTCATAGTATACGCCCACAGCTAACTTTGAGGGGGATGTTTTACGCCAGAAATCATTGGTTTGAATGTCTTGATCATATATTGATCCAGCTGGCTTGTACTGACTCATAATGTCCGCCATCGTTTTCCTCTCCTCGGGCGTGAGTGCAGCCATTACTTACGACTGCGACGAGTTTTACGGTGGCGACGCTTGGACTTTTTGGTCCGTCCACCGCGTAGTCCGGCTTTGAATCCGTCGTTCTGGGCACGTTTCTTGGCTAGATTATAAACAGGTCCACCAGGTCTAAGAGACCAGTCCCCCACTTCTTCCCGGATTCGATTGGCTTGTGGAAGTGTCTTGATACACTTAATCACAGCTTCATGTGCATCGCCGATCCTTTTCGTGTAGTCGTTAATATTACTACGTAATGTGCGATTCAATCCGGCGGGATCTCGACCCTCTGTTGTAGACATGGTATACTTTTCGGCAATGATTTGACCCATCGAGTCGCGGAATCTTGTCGGATATTTCCAGTGTGGAGAGTCGATATACTCGATATTGAGTTTGTGGTTTATTTGTGCAAGTTCCTTGATGTCGTTTACAAGTTCTTCTTCGGAACTGTAATCTATCCTCCTGAAGTCTACTCCTTCTGGCATCGCAGGGGGTTTGTTCACCTCCTCTTGAAACTTCTTTTCAAGCTCCTTGCAATAGTCGGGGATCGCTGCCATTACTTACGGCTGCGACGAGTTTTACGGTGGCGACGCTTCTGCTTGCGAGTCTTTCGGCCTCGACGCGATGCCGTCATTATTCAAATCAACAATGGCGAGTTCCTTGCTTAAACAGATGTTATGAACTGCCAGTGAAGGTAGAGACAGATTTTTCGCCAGATTAAGTCATGAGCGATCAACCGGTCACGTGACTTCAAGAGCGGGAAATAGGGTAGATATTCGTCCATGTCGAGAAGTTCCATAAATTTATACAAGATATACGAATACGACAGGAAGTTCGTGCGGTCGTTGGGGCAGTACAGGAGGAATGGCGCTTGAATCTCCTGGAACATGGCGCGTATCTTCTCCTCAATCTCCGGAGTGATCGTCGGTGGAGGATTGCCGTTCAACCGCGAGAGAATATGAGCCGCGTGCTCGTAATACTTGGATCGCCCAAGCTTCTTCAAAATCTCACGAATCTCCTTCTCCGTCAGGTCAGCAATATTGTTGATACGACGCTTACGGATCTCGAGCACCACCTCGTTCATCACCTCCTCCGGAATCATGGTGGACTCCTTGGCCTGAAACTGGTTCAGAATCTCGTTGAGGTGGTTGATCTTCTTGTACGCGTAATTGTTCCGCTCCTTCGGCGGATCACGGAACGAAGGGAAGTCCGACACCACCAGCGAATACTCCTCCGACCCGCATTTCGGGCACACAAGAATGCCCTCAGAGCTAATCTCCTCGCGAGCCACGTTACATCCAACGCAGTGTTCCGTCATTTGCTGCGTCACCTCCGGTGCATTCCCCAGCTTCATGCGAGCCACGTACTCATCGAATATCTGCTTCTTGGTCATACCGGCAGAATCGACCGGAGTCGCGGCAGTGAAGAACTTCATGAACGTAGTGGTGTCCTTGGAGTTCTGTGCCGGCTGCGAGGGGCGATCGTAATAGTCCATGAGGATATCCATGTTTTTCATGTAATAGTCCTCCACCGGATTCGCCTTCGCGAGCTCAGCATCAATCTCACGAATACGGCCTTCCCATCCACTGCAACTCACAACGTCGGCAATCTCCCCTGACGAGCGAAGATCCTCCAAGCGAGTTCTCAAGAGATTCGCCTCCTCTTTCAGTGCTTCGGACTGTGTCTTTGCATCACGAAGTCCGGTCACAATCTCCTGGTGAACGGAGTCAAGCGTTCCCATTGACGCTGCTTCCGTTTCGCGTGTCTTCCTCACTCGGAACACGTCCATATAGTTCGTCCTTCACCTGTTTCATGAAAGCAGAATTATCGCAGACAATCGGTCGTTGCTTACGCACAGCCGAAAGCAACGTATTGAAGTCAATGCCGAAGTTGCGACACACAAACGTCAACACCAGGTACGCAGAGCGATTCACACCCGCCTTACAGTGAACGTAGACCGTTCCGTTGGATGACCGGAGAAACAGGCGCATCCAATTCTCAAACTCCGGATACCAATCCAGGATCCGCACCGCCATCGAGTCAATCGCATGAAGCTCTGCATACTGACCCGGATGCCGTTTCCTCCACCACTCTGGACAATCGTTTGCAAATGCGCAATTGACCACGTGGGTAATGTTATGTTTCGCCACAAAGAGAGGCGTCAACTGGTTACCTGCTCCGAGCAGAATGCGTGGATACACCCATGCGGGCGGTACTTGCATAGTGTATCGAGGCATCAACCCAGAAAGCTTGTAACTACGACATTTACGAAATGAGCCAAAACAACCGACGCGCCGCCCAGAACGGCGGCACCCTGGTAGCTCACCACGCCGTTACCCGTGTAGGCCGACGGAATGTACTGGAGCAGCAGGTTACGAGGCGTGGCGAGCGACAGCACGAAGGTCGCAAGAAAGAACGACACGTAGAGCTGGAGGTTGCGAAACATAAAAGCCATCGCCGGCAGCGTAGGCTTGAACGACGGCATCGGCGTCTGCATCGACGGAGGAGACCCAGATTCAGGGTAGACAGGAGGAGCCGACTGCGGTCCCTGCGGACTCGGAAGCAGAGCATCAAGAGAGGTAGCGCCTTCCATTGTTTATGAGGAAGACGGGATTTCACATTCGGCATCTTCCACGCGGTAACGGTAGCACTTTCCGTCCGCCTTCACCACATGGCTCGTCACATCACTCACAGGCATCGCGAGAGTCTTCGTCACATTGTACTGACGGTGGCACACCAGCACCGCCAGACCCAGTCCAATGATGAAGGAAAAGAACGGTGAACCGCGATTCAACACATGGGTGATCGGCAGCGAGATCTTCATTACTTTTGAGCTGCGAGGAGATTCAGTGAATCCGGCTCGGCGGTGCACGGAACCTCTGTTGACTCGAAACGGACACATCCCGTATCCGTGTGGAAGACCTCCGGGTTACCCGGTTTGGGAAGACCTTTTGTCGTGCGGGTCGGAGGTATGAACACGCAGCCAATGATCAGTCCAGTCAGAATTCCGATAATCACCCACTTGGCGTCAATCATTATTAATTCAGACGGACAAGAGTTTGAACCAGGGTGAACCAAATCAGAAAGTTGAAGAAGAACGAGCTTACCGGTGTGAGTGCAGCACAGAATGCAAAGAAGAACTTCACCGTCCATCCGGGTTCGAATGATGTGGGTCCAAGTGCGCGTTCGACGAGCTTCTGAATCGGCGGTTCAATCACAAACGACAGTCCGAAAATAGCCTCCGCGAATATAGCTACGTATTTCCCAAGTGTTCCAAACTTATCCTCGATGCTCAAGGGAAGCCTATTTCCATCCATCTGATCCTGCAAGAACGCCCACTGTTTGTATGACCATAAGACAACCAATGCCCAGGACATAATAAATATGAACAGAAACTGCCCCTTCGCAGCCGTAACACCGAAGTCGTACAGCACATCCCCGGGCTTTTGAACGAACTTGCCGAATGACGAGCGTTCACCGAGCTCGACCACCTCGCCGAGTTTCTTGGTCAAGGTGTGATGCGCACCGGCTTCGTCTGTGTAGGTGATGGTCAGAACCGGAGGTGTTAACTTCAGAGGATCCGCATCCTTTGCGAGCACGATCATATTCTTCCCACGAAGTTCGTCATCCATCTTTTGAACCGGAAAGTTGATGGCGCCGTAATTGGTGCTTTGCTGGGTCGTGATGTAGCTGGTCACATCGATATCCTGATCGCCCACCACATACTTGGCGCTCAGGATCAGAATCTCCCCCATTGTTAATTGGCGAACACGAGATTTGCAAGTCCGCTCACGATACGCAGGTAATTGATCGACTCCACATAGATACCCACCGAATACGTGTAGGAGAAGATGATATTGTTATTCGCAACCGTCTGTACCACCGTGATCAGCTGATCCTGTGGATAGAGGTACGTTCCATCTGCATTTTTGGCCTGTGGATCCGAGATCACCAGTGGGTTCTGACTCAGTGCAGTGGATTTGAGAACGCACACTACAGACTGCGATCCGGCACCGACGGAGGTCGGAAGGGGCTGCTGCAGGGAGATGCGTAGAACAATCTTGTTGAACATGCTCGCATTCAGAGCTCCACTCGGCTGATACTGGTCATTGTTCAGAGCGAAGGAATACATGTAAACACCCGGTAGGGCAGACGGCTGCTCGCCAGTCGTATGCTTGTACTGCTGAAGCATCGAAAAGTACTGCGTGGGCTTGGTAGTGAAGCGCTCATTGCCGTCGAACAACAGGACTCCGTTTGTAATCGCATCGCGGGGCGAGATTGATGAGATCTGATACTGACCGGATGAATAGAGAAGGTCTCCAACACTTGTTGTAATCCCCGAGAAGGGAGCACGGTTCGGATTCGTCCAATTCGTATAGTTATCCCAGTCGTTGGTCAGAAGCTTGTCTGACCTATGCGCTGCAAATACAATCCGAGTGACCATATTGAACATCGGAACCTGGATATCGGTATTCGGGCCGTACTGTCCTTCAACCTGGGTTAATCTCACCTGCTTGAGCAGAAATGTCTGATCCGCGGCCGCAAGCTGATTCATCTCCATGTCGGTCAGGTAGATGAAGTTGCCCTCCAAGTACGGGTTTGCGAAGAAGGTTGTAACGAGGGGCTGGGAGGACACTCCTGCCGTATTGGGTGCCGTAAGAAACATGCCCATCGGGTACGAACCAGTGGGCTGGATCCGCTGCCCATAGGTCAGACTGGTCGGAGCCACATCAATGATCGAATAGAGCTGATTCAGGGGACGGAGCGTGACGTTGATGAACACTTCGGAGTTTTGGAGGGACACAAGCGGCAGAGCCAGACCCGGATTCTCGCAGAACCAAAAGTGCAGAGGAACCACCAGCTGCCGCGAACGAATAGACGGCTCAGGTGTCGTGGTGAAGGGCATGGTGGTCGGAAGACTGATCGGAGTCACTGCGTGGGGATATTGGTTGGTGCGGTCATAGGCATTCGCTGGATCGTACACTTCCTTCACGTTGCCCACCATCTGATCCACTACGCTGCGTTTCGCAGCATCGTGCGTCATGTAGGAGTACATCTTGAGCCACTCACCCGTCATGGACTGAATGACCACGCCGTTCATCACGATATCCACGTGATCAATCAGGTTGTACCCGATGTTCTTGATCCACTGGAACTCATACCCCATGGCCGTGCAGTTCGCATCGTACCCCGAGGGCGGAGTTGTTACAGCCTTCATTGGCGACCAGATATCCGGAAGCGTGATCATAAGATAGGTGTCGTAGAGCAACTGCGCATAGCGATCGACGCGACAACTCAGCGTGCGAGTTTGGAGAGGATTGAAGTCAAGGTTAGAGGACGTAAAGTCCATGCGAATGGACTCCATTGCGAAGTTGGTATACCGCCGATAGACAGCTCTGAAATGGGTCATCGATGGATTCCCATTCAAGAGTTGGTTCTGTGCACCCACCTGGGTCAATTGAAGTAAGCCGCCCGGCATTTGTAGTATAGTACACTGATTGTTTAGATTAAAGAACCAGCTGCAACGACGCAACAACTATTGATGGTCGGACGAACGCCAGCCGTCACATAGGCGGGTCCAGGAGTCGATCCTGCCGCAAGACTGAGTGTTTGAGGATAGGGTACCTTGTTGTACTGCGTCGCTTTATTGGCCAGTACCGACAGGTAGACGTAGTTGTGCCTACGCTGAAGCGGGGGAGGATTCTGGGTGAAGGTCGCCGCAACAATGCGCCGCTTTTGCGCGGTCAAATAATCTTGTGCAGAGTTGACCTGCATCCTATTTATACAGTACTCAGAGAATACACTCAAATGAGGTTCGTTCTCATCAGCACCCACGTCGATCAGACGACCGGCTACTCCAAGGTGGTCTCCAATCTTCTTCAACAGGTGTCTAGTCTGTCTCCCAAGGTCAAGACGTTTCACTTCGGATTCCAGCGTCACCCGGAGCGCAAGAACATGCGGAAGACTCCGGAGGGTATTGTGGCGTACGACGCAGCCGCCAACGAGGATCCGAAGGAGGAGGGCTTTGGCTTCAACAAGATCAACGAGTACCTCGAGATGGTGGGTCCCGACGTGGTCATGATCTACAATGATCCGATGATCATTGCGCGCTTCATCCAGACCATGAAGTACAAGAAGGGCGAGTCTCCGTTCAAGCTGTGGCTCTATGTGGATCAGGTGTACACGGGTATCGCGCCTCCGCTGATGGACGAGCTGAACAAGGCGGCGGATCAGGTGTATTGCTTCACGGATTCGTGGGCGAAGACGTACACGGAGTATGGTGCAGGTATTCCGATGCCGAAGGTCATTGAGCACGCGGTGGATTCGACGATCTTCTCCAACCTGCCTCTGACCCAGCGGGCAGCTCTGCGCAAGAATGTGGGTCTGCCCACGGAGGCTATTGTGTTCCTCAATGCGAACCGGAACAGTCAGCGCAAGCGTCAGGACCTGACCATCATGGGCTTCGTGGAGCTTCTGCGTCGTCATCAGGATAAGCCGCTGTGGCTTCTCATGGTGACGGGTGTGGATCCGCAGAAGGGTGCGTACTACGACATTCAGCGTATCTTTGCTGATCAGCTGGCTCGTGCGGGTCTGGATGTGAATGTGTACGGTAAGCGCATGGCGATCGTGGATACGGCTCCTCCGAATGTGCTCAATGATGACGGCATCAACCAGATCTACAACATGTGCGATATCGGTATCAACACGTCGGATGGTGAGGGCTTCGGGCTGTGTCAGCTGGAGCATCTGTACACGGGTGCCCCTCAGATCGTCACGGATGTCGGTGCCTACCGCTCGTTCCTGCCGGCGAACACGACGACCTTCGTGCGCCCGGGTCCACTGGTCTACCAGGCTGCCGGTATGCCGCTTGGTCTGTCTGCACCGTCCTTCAACCCCGATGATGTTGCAACGGCCATGGAGACGACCGTCAATAAGTTCCAGACGATGCGTACTGCGATTGCAGAGGTGAAGTTCAAGACCTGGAAGGAGGTCTGTGCGAATTGGCTCGCCGACCTGCAGTCGCAAACTACCCCAACCAGTACTTAATCTGCGTATCCGAGATCTTGGTGCCGATGCGTAACAACCGCTGGTTATCCTCAAATGCCTGACCGTCGAAGATCTCCTTTGAATCAGGATCCATGAAATACACGATGTCCTTGATCTTCAACTTCTGCAACCTCCGCTTCTGACGCGTCATGTTGCGCAGGTACGTCGCATCCAGATCGTCCGTCTTGATGTTCGGCTTGAACGCGAGATCTTCTCCAGTGGCGGTGGTGTCGAACCGCATGCACGAGATCTGGGGCTTTTCACGGGAGTGGAGCTTGCGGTGAATCTCGCAGTCCACTGCCGACTGTTTCAACAACACACTAATCCGCTGATTGACCTTGTCTTTCTCATACACCTTCTCATACAGGTATTCATCTGTGGACATAAACGTTTCCACAGGCGGATCACCTTCATACCGCTTCATCTCCAAATCGGCCTTGCGGACCGCCACCACGTTAGGACCTTCTGCGGACTTTGACTGTGCGGGAGAAATCACCGACAGGTAGAAACTCACGCGAACGGTACGCTGATCCATGGGGAGACTTGCGTGGGAGCAAATACGAATCGCACGACCAATGACCTGGTCGTGGCGCGCAGGAGTCCAGTGCGGCTCCATGATGTGAACGTGGCGAACGTTGGCCAGCGTAATACCTTCCGCGCCACTTGATGTGGCCATCAGTAGACACAGTAGCTTCTTTCCGCGCTTCTCAATGCTGGTCTTCAAGCTGGGCGGGAAGTTGGATTCGTAGCGAGCATTGATGATCTGACGCATGAACTCGCGCAGTTCCTCCTTCTCTTCGCCGGAGAAGAAGGCGTATGCAGGCTTATCCCCCATCTCATCCTCCTGCCACTGTCCATTCTTGTTGGTGATCTTGTACGGCTGCCATCCATTCGCATCCAGAATCGCAGCAAACACACCAAGACCCTCCAGCTGACGGTACTGTGAATAGATGAACTGATTTGGCCACTCCGGCTGGGAGTTGCGGGTCTCCTCCACATTGGTCAGCATCTTCAATAGCTTGGGACTGTACGCCTCCAACGCTTTGGCCGACAGGTACTTTGCCGGTTGGGCGCGCAGAGCGGCGAGAATCTCCGGCTTGTCTGGGACGTCGGTCTCCTTGATCACGTCACGGTACTCCTTCTCCACCTTCTTGGTGATGGCCTTCAGCTCAGGAGGAACCGCGAAGTTGCACGCCAGGCGAGAAATCACACGGTACGATCCGCCATCATCGTTCATGCTCAACGCCTTCTTCGCATCGGCCTTGATCTCCGCGAAGCGGACGTCAAGATACTGCGAGAACTGCTCCGAGCTCATGTTCACCTTTTCCAGCATCTTCTCATCCTCCACACGTTTCGGAATCAGACGCTCATCAGCTCCCTTGAAGTACGAGACCAACCCCTGAATACGCTTGCCGAACAGCAGGGGATTCTTGATGTTCAGGCCGTCGAGGAACATGTTTGCGAACTCCTCGAACTTGGTGGGCAGACATTCGAGGTTCTCCGCACTCACACGTTCCAGCGCAATTTCTGAACCGACATCCGCTTGGAAGGTCTTTTCGAAGGACTTGACCCAATCCATCGCAATCGGAATGAACGGAACATCCTTCTTGTACTGCACGGCAATCCGGTCACCGGCCTCGTTGTACACGGAACGGAAGTGGGGAGGATTGCGGGTAATCATCGCGTACTTCTTGACGGCGTTGAACTCGATGGTATCGACATCCGGAATGGCCTTGAACGCTGTCTTCATTTTCTCCTCATCCCATGTCGTGGCCTTCGCAAAGGGAATGGTGATCCGCTCGATGGGTCCACGCAGCAGATTCATCAGATACGCAATCTCGTTGGGACGGTTAATCACGGGCGTGCCGGATAACCCGACAATCTTGCAGTCGGTGGCGGTGTAGATGGCCTCGTACAGTCGGCGCGCAATGTCTGACGAATTCACGATACGTGAAATCAAGTTGTGGACTTCGTCGATAATGATCACGCAACCGTTGAACGGGCTGGGCAACGGCTCACCACCTTCCGGCGCCTTCGGAACGTAAGTGTTGATGTTATCGGAGTTGAGACCGTTGTAATTCAAAAACTTGAAGCGCTGGGCAATGATATCCTCCACCTGTGCGTTGATGGTGTCCTGCACCGTCTTAGGCAAATCCTTGTAGTTCGGGTTCTCGCCTGCGACCGTGACGTAGAACTTTCCGGTACGACCCAGAAATCCCTCCGAAATACCCAGCGACTTGGCGTCAGCACGCGACTGGTCATTCAACGCCCGCTCACGCCAGTGCTGTTCTAACACATACACCGGCGCGCCACACTTACGCAGCTCGGACTTGTAGTTCTCGCGCAGAGAGGCCGGAGTCATGACCCAGATCGTCTTGTGCGACATCAGACTCTGGGCAACGGCGATGGATGTACAGGTCTTACCGGATCCCAGACCGTGATACAGCAGGATTCCACGATACGGCGTCTCAATCAGCAGGTAGTCGCGAATCAGCTTCTGGTATGGGAACAGTTCACGCGAGTTCGACTGCTTGGTACACAGGTCGACATCTTTGTCCTCCGCGTCGAGGGGATCGCGGTCTTCCTTACGGTACTTCAAAAAGATACGGGTCACGTAGTCCGCGAACGCTTTCCGGTTCGGGAGGACGAAGCTCATTATCATGTGGTGCGTTGAAAATATCGCGAAGGTTAAACAAATGGAGACAAGCAAGAAGGCAACATGGGATGGTCAGCCGGTAAGGGTTGTTGAGGTTTCGATGGGACAATTCGCAGTTGAATCGGATGCAGGAGTAACGCTTAAAACCCTAGATCTCAGTGGGCTGGTGAGTGCAGTGGAAACAAACCACTTGTCCTTCATATCGAGTGCTGGACGTCGCAAGACAGGACGCCGTAGCCGCGGCCGCAAAACTCGTCGCTACCGTAAGTAATGGAGCCGCTGACCCGGAAAAACCACCGCATCTGGATGGTGTCCATCTATCTGTTTCTGATGGCGGCGTTCCTCTATCTGAAGCCGTCCGTCGCCTTTGGGCGTGAGGGGCGGATTCGTCCGTTCGGAGTGGAGGATCGCGAGTCGACCGTCTTCCCGGTCTGGTGGTGGGTGTTTGTGTTAAGCGTAGTGGCGTACTGCTTGACGGTGTACTTTGCACGTTTTAGGTTTGCGTAGATACAATGAGCTGTCCGTACAAAAACATCTTCGGCGCACCTGGAACAGGAGCTCACTCAGTTAGGTTCATGGGACTAGCTGTTGCGGATACAACATTGACGATCCTGCTTGCGATGTATACTGCATGGGAGTTTGGAGGCAATGTGTTCGTCCACTTCCTGTTTTGGCTGGTGATTGGAGAGCTTTTTCACTATGCATTTGGAACACAAACTGCTGGGTTAACTATGCTCGGTATTACGGCGTGCTCTCATACGTCTTGATGATATTCTCCAAGACCTCCACCATCGCCGTTCGCTCCACGTGATGAGGGCGGATATATGCACGACACTCGTCGAACGTCTTCCATCCAATCCCCGAAATCTCACGGCGCTGCATGTACGTCATCTTCTGATGCACATTCACTAGATCCGGATCTGTTAACAAGGCTACAAAGTACACATGTCTGTAGCGAATACCGTTCAGACCCATGAAGGTCTCGTCAAGGCGAATGTCCTTCAGAATGGTGTAGGCATCACGAGGAATATTGGTCTCCTCATTGAACTCGCGTATTGCGCAATCCAGATCGGACTCCGTGCGAATCCGACGACCCTTCGGAAATCCCCACTCGGGCTCCTTGAACGGAGACATGTGATTCCGCATCATTCCATCTCGATCCACCTGAGCAAATCGATCACGTGAATACATGTACTCCGGAGATGAATGGTCGTCTCCCCACAACTGCCGCCACAAGGTATCGAACGGCTCGCAGACAATCGCAGTCTGCTCCTGCAACGTCATATTTGCGAACAACAGTCCAACGTACTCTGTATTGGTTGGATCGTACTTTCCCCGCATGAACTCCGCGAAACTCATACTATCCTTTCGGCGAATCATGAGAACCTGCGTGTTCTCCGTATCCACCGGGAGCTTTGGTTGGTTAATCAGCGCTAACCCGCACGACAGCACGGGCTCTGTGCACAACTTGAACACGTGCCCCTTCTCGCCACAATTATTACAAAACATTGGGACAGACTGTCGTGGTGGATTCAGGGTTCGTTTTTCCATTACTACTTGAATACCTTTCCTTTGTAAACATAAAGATGGGTTCGTCCGTCTCCCGCCCTTCGCCGACCTTTCAACTCTCTGGTCCAGCACCAACGACTGCGTCGAGGTTTCTTCCGATTGTCGGTGCCCTCGTGTTTATCGGTGTTGTCTTTGTAGGGCTTTTCTATGCAGGAAGTGCAGCAACCGCGTTGGGTGTAACACGCTCGGATCTGGCTCCCACTACGGTTGATGGAAAGGTTGGATCTACGGTCGCATCGAATGTATCTGGATCCAATACCAACCTACAGTTCTGGATGTACATCAAAGACTGGGACTATCGCTTTGGAGAAACCAAGGCGGTGATTGCGCAGACCAGCTCGACCAATCCCGGTGTGAGTGCCCCTGCGATTACTCTCCATCCGACCGATAACGCGCTGGACATCACCGTCAACGTCTACTCGAATGAGTCGAATCTCCAGACTCAGAACCGCGGTTCGGGAACCTCGTATACAGCCACGCTTGAGAATGTACCCCTCCAGTCGTGGTTTGCGGTGTCGGTGACGATTTACGCTCGTAACATGGATATCTATATCAACGGACAGCTGTTCAAGTCGGTCATTCTGCCTGGCGTCACAATGCCGGCGGCTGGAAACGTAGTCATCGGAGGTGGAGGCGGCTTTTCGGGATCTGTATGTACCGTCAGTACGGGCTCGGTGAAGCTGGAGCCTGCGGATGCCGCGAATTTCTACTCTGCGGGTACAGCGTGTTCGGCTTCGACTCCTACCACGTCCTCCTCTCAGCTCAGTAACCTCAGCCTCTTTGGCTATACGTTTATCTTCGGTGTGAAGGACAGTGCGGGTAAGCAGGTATCTGGTCTGTCGAGCTCGGATGTCTCGGGCTGGTTCTCTTCTTCCAAGTAAACATGCGGATTCTGCTCAAGTGTCCAAGCCGGTCGAGGCCACAACAGTTAGTGAACACACTAGAACGCTATGCATCGATGGCCGCCCATCCCGAACGTATAGGGATTGTGGTGTCCTGCGATGTCGATGACCCAACTATGACTGGATCGGATGTTCAACAACGACTGTTCCAGATCATGAGTAAATTTGAATGGAATGCGCTGTACTATGGAGCCAATAGCTCAAAAATTGAAGCGTGCAATGCCGACATTGAAAAGGTTGACTATCCGTGGGATATTGTGGTACTTGTATCCGATGATATGACCCCGGATGTGCGTGGGTACGACGATGCGATCCGAAGGGCAGCAACCCCCGATCTTGACTGTGTGATCTGGTTCAATGATGGGTTCCAAGGATACAATCTGAATACGCTTTCGATCTATGGTCGCAAGCGCTATGAACAGTTTGGCTCCATGTATAACCCGGAGTACAAGAGTCTGTTCTGCGACACAGAGTTAACAGATCTGTGTAAGGGACCTCTGAAGAACAAGACGATCTACAATCCCAACTGCATTATTCGGCACCGTCATCCGACACTTGGGTATCCGGTTGCGTTCGATGCGCTGTACGTTCGCAACCAAAAGTACTATGAAGCGGATCTTCGTACCTACATCCGTCGCAAACACTATGAGTTTGACCTGTCGATTCTGATTCCGACTCTGGTGGAACGCCGCGCAACGTGCGAGCGTCTCAAGGAGTCGATTCGTGAGAAGTTTAACCGTCTCTGCCCAGGGTTGCGGCTGGAGATTGCCGAAGCGTTGGATAATCGGCAAATGAGTGTGGGTCTCAAGCGCAAATCCCTACTGGAGAACGCGAAGGGGCGGTACACAGTCTTCATCGACGACGACGATGATGTGATGGATGCATATTTTGAGGATTTCATGGCGTGTGTCCAGGCTGGTCACGATGTGATGCGTATTCGTGGACAGATGGGCAACCATACCTTCACACATAGCATCGAGTTTCCACTGAACACCAAGATGTACGTGGATGGTGTCTTTGTACGTCCTCCGAATCACCTGAATCCGATGCTGGCTGAGATTGCGAAACTCGTGACCTTCGAGAACGCCACTCGAGGAGAAGATCTGAAATGGGCGCTAGGAATTGCGAGGACTGGACTTCTTCGCAGCGAACTGCGTTCAGATCCAACGCGAGTCCATTACAACTACAATCTCGGAGGCCGAACTGTCGACCCCCGTACAATCGACTTTCAGTCGAAGCATACCTACGACCAAACGTTACCTCTCGTCTATCTTGCCGCCAATCCCCCAGCGCCATCGGAACCAGTCCGCAAGGTGTTGCGTCTGACTTCGAGAGGCTTTGTTTCTACGTAATGAACAATGGGAAACTTTTGGTCGGATCCGAGTGCCGTGCAGATTCAAACAGCAACACAGAGTGGAGGCTCGCCGGTATCGTATACCGTAACTCTCCCTCGGTCGGATAACCAGAAAGAGGGTGCAGTGTTTTCATTCGAGGGATGGTTTGTCGTGAATGACTACACCGGCAATGGCTATGGTTCGCGTCGTATGATCTTCTCTCGCGCCGATTGTCCGGGATTGTACATCGACAGCACATCGAACTCGATCCTTGTGGTCGTCGATACATATGGTGCTCCGGAAACCATCATGATTCAGAACATCCCGGCTCAGAAGTGGATTCACTTCGCCATCGTAGTCTCTCAGTATGCGGTCGATGTGTACATCAACGGTATTCTTCGCCAACACCACACGCTGACCCAACTGCCCAAGCAAGAAGATGCGCCGGTTCGCGTCGCCCAGAAGCCGTTTGACGGACAGGTAGGTGGTCTCACGTATTATGCTCGTGCCCTCACAGCCCTTGAGGTTTCGACGCATGCGTCTACAGCGCCTCCTCCGTCTTTGGTCACTGCGCCCCCGTCCGGGCAGTACTTTGATATCAGCTGGTACACGGGGCGATAAAATATGACGGCTAAGTAAATGAGTTCCGGTAGCCAAAATGGTTCCAGTGTATTGGGTCTGCAAGCTATGTACATTCGCGATGCATCGGACGTGTTGATGCAAACAAAGCTTAAGCTGGCGTACATAACGAACAACGGCGCAAACTCTGGGTATACTGGTGTGAATGCCTATCGGTCGAAGGGCATGCAAAACAGTTATAACTTTCTTTTTCAGGTGCAGCAGGGACTTCGCGAGTGTGCAGCTGTTCAGGGTACTGCGATTAACTTCCTTCCTCCCGGGGGTACACTGTCGAACAGTACGATCCCGGTTACGAACTAGTGCGCGCCTTGCGTGTCTTCTTAAGAAGATCTCGGACCTTTGCACGTTCCGTCTTGGGAACACGCGGGTTGTACGTGAAGAAATACTGGATGAAATCGGGAGATGTCCGATCCTTCTTGACGGTATTGTACAGCTCGACCCGATCACGACGCAGATCTAATAATTCCTTCTGGTTACCAAGACACTCCGACGGAGTCAACAAGGCGAATCGACGCTTCGGCTTGTGATCGGCTAATTCTACCAGACGTTGTGCGACGCACAGAAGGCGTGTCACATTGTCCTTGGGCTCATCCGAATAGATCATTGCCATGAAGAACATCAGAAGAGTGGGGATACTCGCGATCTTGATTCCATCCCCCGTACTGTGGTAACTGTGACACGCTTGTGTCTCATAGAACTGATACATCACGTCTCCGTTCTCGTCAAGTACATCTGTACATGCAGGGAGGATCTCGTTCGCATCATGAAACTCCGTCTTCTTTCCGTGCACCAGCCTGTCGATGACTTCCTTCTCTGCGAGGAGTGTGACGGGCGTGTACCAGACCGCCTTCTTCTCATGCCGAGATACAGCAGAGAACCCCAGCAACACAATCGGGTTGTGCTTCAGCATATGGATCGTGTCCTTCTTCTGCTGCTCCGACAGGCGATCGGGGCTCGGAGGTGCGCGACGACACCGCATGGGGTAATGCTTATTCAAAAGGGTCAGGCGGGTGTACACCTTCTCCCAGCGAGACACATCGCCTTCCGGGCGCGACAGCTCCAGATACATGGACATGCGCAGAAAGTCCGGAGGAACATAGTGGAGTCCATTCTTTGTGATCTTCTCCTCCCAGAGGTGGGTGAAGATCTTGGGAATGATGAAGGTAATGTCTGCGACTGCGTGGTAATCTGCAAACACCTTGTAGGTTCCCAAGTGAACTCCGGGTTTCACTTCAACACTGTCGATACCCGCATCCGACAGCTGGTTCGCAAGCTCCATTCCGTGCTCCTGCGGGGTCTCGCTGAAGAAATCATAGTCCGGCGCCTCTTCGGGTCCATAGAAGCGATCCTCTTTGGGCAGAAGGTTGTTGATCGCAGTTCCACCGTAACACATCACCCGCTTAGACTTCAGAAACTGCTCAACGATCCGATTACCTGCCGTCACCGACGGGAGGTGGGCGTCGCGGGATGCGAGCATATCAATTTGATGCTCGGCGACAGCCTTGATGCTCTCAAGCTCACTCATTACTCTAAGCCTGCAAAAAACGAATGTGTTTTGTTTTTTTCCTTGTGAGGCAGCAAGATGCCTGGTCGGTATAATCTTCGTAAGCTCAACAATCGCACGACATGGGTGAAGGACGAGACCTTGAACCCGGACTCCGAGGACGAATCTGATAGCGACGATGAGGAGTACGTTCCACCGGAGGAAGAGGACGAAGACGAAGAGGAAGACGAGGACGAAGAGGAGTCAGAAGAGGAGAACGAGCCCACCATCACTCTTCCAAAGGGAGCGAAGGTGTCCGTCAAGCTGCACATCCACACGGTCGTTGGTAACAAGAGTAGGCTCGTGATCGGAGGCGATGAATCCGAGGAAGAGGAAGAGTCAGAGGACGAGTTCATCAACCATCTCATGAGCAAGTATGCAAGCGAAGGCGAGCGGGGTAGCAAGAAGCGCAAGGAGAAGGAGCCGGAGTCGCCTACTATTGAGCTGAACAACGACGAGGAGGAGTACTACGACGACCTGCCCAAGTCCAAGCGCCGCAAGCTCAATGAGCAGATGAAGCGTATCTCGGGGCTCGTCACAGAGGGCGATGTCCCGTTCAAGTTCCGCGTGCTGGGTCTTCCGATTCCCGATGCACTCAAGGCGAATGTGATCAAGAAGATTGATAACCTCAACGACATGGACGGATCGGAGGGATACAAGCTCCGTACCTGGGTCGAGTCGTTCCTTCGCATTCCTTTCGGAAAGATCGTGCCTCTGCCGGTCAAGCTGACGGATGGTGTGGCTCCGTGTTCCAAGTTCCTCTCCGAGACGCGCCAGACACTGGACAAGGCCGTCTACGGTATGCCTGCCGCCAAGACGCAGATCATGCAGACTTTGGCGCAGTGGATCTCGAATCCCGGCTCAGTTGGTAACGTGATTGCGCTGAAGGGTCCGATGGGCGTGGGTAAGACCAGCTTCGCCAAGCACGGTGTCGCTCAGGTTCTCCAGCGCCCCTTTGAGTTCTTCTCTCTGGGTGGTGCATCGGATTCTGCGAACTTTGTGGGCCACTCCTTCACCTACGAGGGCTCGATGTGGGGTCGTATTGCGGATTCTCTGATGAATGCTCGCTGCATGAATCCGGTCTTGTACTTCGACGAGCTGGACAAGATCTCCACAACCTCGCATGGTGAGGAGATTGTCTCTATGCTCATCCACCTCACAGATCGTTCGCAGAACAGCCAGTTCCATGACCGGTACTTCGCAGGTGTGGACTTTGATCTGAGCCAGTGCTTGTTCGTGTTCTCGTTCAACGACGAGTCAAAGGTGCACCCGATTCTCAAGGATCGTATGCAGGTGATCAATTGCGCAGGATACAATTGCGAGGACAAGAAGAACATCTTGTCTAAGTACATCTGGCCGCAGATTCTGGACCGCATTCAGCTGACGGATCAGTTGACCATCTCAGATGAAGCAGTGAGTTATCTGATTACGGAGTTCAGTAAGGACGAGGAGGGTGTTCGCAGTCTGATTCGCTCGGTCGAGTCGCTGGTGACGCGCATCAACCTCTTGCGGATTGCCGATGAGGTCACGGCGAAGGAGTACCCGTTCTATAAGAAGATTGTGCTCCCATGTAAGATTGATGTGGAGACAGCGCGCCACATCCTGAAGGATACCGCAAATCCGGTGAATGAGTCGTGGCGTCACCTCTACACTTGAATCCACTCCAGGCTGGAGACCGGAATCTCCATCACACGCGGATTATCATCCATCGTAGAGAAGACACATGTAAACGTCGTAAACGCAGCATCGGGCATGCAACCAATACAGTACTCGATCGTCTTACTCTTGAAGACGAACGGGCGGCTAATGCTTTTTGGCCTGTACACCTCATCCATGCGAACAAAGAGATGGAAATACTTGCGGGGCTGGGTGTACTCGACCGTGTGAACAAGTGCCCACGTCTCACCAGGATACTGCGTTGGCTTGAAGGCGACCGCTGAACCCCTGAAATGTTTGAAGTAGTATGGAGTCTGGTGCTCCGTATGAAACGCTAGCTCATCGTCGCGAATCCGACCCACGCGAAGAGGGTTCCAACCGTACAGAATATCGTCCGTTCCATTCACAGCAAGCCAGTTCTTTTCACAATCCTGCTCACCTGGAGACTTCAGCATACGACAGTTCGAATACAGACCTTGAATAGGGTCGTATTCAGATTGGAAGATCCGAATCTTATCTGTATACTCCCAGCTGGTTGCCGTGCAGCACAACGTACCGGCTGCATTCGTGTACATACGCACATCCTCCAGTCCCACAATGTGTGCACTCGGCTTCCGAGTCAGCGTAACGGACTCATCCCGCATCTTCGTCACCTCTCCGGTGAACGGATTATAGAAGGCATTCTGTGTACGAACAATTCCATTCTCACGAACAGCTCCATTCTCTTTCATGAGATAGCTACCGTTCTGCGGGTTGATCGCATAGTTCACAAAGCGAACATTGTGCATGACCTTTCCATCCTTCATACACATCGACACGGAGGTAGGATGATAGTCCTCGCCGAAGATATCGCGGTCAATCGGATGAGCCCTTGCAGCGTACGTCAGCGGCTCAATGTAGAAGGGCAGATTGGTGTAGACATTATCCTGATTCGGGCGATCCTGCAACAAATACTTGACTGAGAACTCCAGACCCTTGCGCGTCTGGCCAATGTAGAACATGAGGATCGTGGCCTCATACTCGAAGAGTCCCTTGTAGACATCTGTCTCCACGAAGAGCGAATCACCCGACAGTGGAATCGCCAACCCGAGCTGAACATAGTGATACGCCTTGTGATGCTGAGAGTTCTCGCGGAAGTATTTGGCGAGCTGGTACAGTGGCTCTGCACGAGATGGACGACGCTCGTGTGCCTTCAACATCCACTGCTCGAATTTGGGGATGTTCTTCGACTCACGCCAGCACTTTCCGATCATGTAGTGGCTGTACCACAGCTCCTCTTCCCATCCACCGGTCGCAATCCGCTTCTTGTACATGGCGATGGACTCGGGAAGCCGTCCCAGACTGTTGTAGGTCTGCGCAAGGTAGAACATGTACCGACCATTCTCCGGCTCATCCTCCAGGCCTTTCTCTAACAGCCGGGCATCGCGCTCAAACTTATCGGACTTGCATCCGCCGTCGTTGCGGTCGTCAATGTAGCACGCGGAGGCCGGGAGATGCTTCGTCGGACCATCCCAGTACTCGTGCGTCACACCGCGACACGACCAGTCGTAATCCATGCGAACTAGGCGTGTATTGGGATACTCCAGGCCACCGGCCTTTTGGATTACGGTATATCCCTGGTGGTCAAGGGGAGTTGTCTTGAGGTTCTGCGGAACAAACACCATGTCCGCATCAAGCAGGAGACCATATGTATCTTTGAGATCCCACCCCGTCTTCTTCAGGTAGGATTGGGCGTTCTTGAAACTGACCGTGCGGTTGTGACCAAAGTCCTTCCACGGCTCCATCGTCAGGCAGCCATCGTGGGTCTTGAGATACTCAGCTGCAATCTCTCGCGACGTGTCGTCGGATCCGGTATCGCAGATACAGAAGGCATCTACAACGTCGCTCACCGCTTCCAAACACCGAAGAAGGATCTTCTCCTCGTTGCGGATCATCAGGATTAACACGAAGCGCATCTGCGTCGGTTTAATGAAACTCATTGACTCGTCTGTAAACAAATGAGCACTGAGTTCGTAAAGTCCAGCCTTCGCGAGAACCTTACGCGCGTGCTCGTCCCGCATGTATCCGATGGTCTATGGAGCATCTATGATTCGGCCAAGCTTGCGTGCGAGCGCAATGGTCAGACCGATCAGATTCTCAAGACCTTCCAGAACCTTCTCACACAGATCCCGAAGTGGAGTCCGGAGACACTGAAGAAGGAGGTCGAACGTATCGCGACTGCGTCCAAGTGCACTTACATGGAGGATCTCCTCCTCGGTGTGTTTGTGAGCTACATCCGCGCATTTGCCGCTCTTCAGCAGTCGGAGAAGGCGCATGTGGACATTGAGTTCAAGCGCCCGTCAGTGGAGACGTTTGTTCACAACCTGTACAAGCAGGCCGCCCGTCTCTCGTGGTCGTCCGCTTACTTGTTCAAGACCGTCGGTACCACGTCGGAGCAGCAGGCCCGCAACCGTCGTGAGATTGAGACTATGATTGCAGATGCGATGAATGAGGTCATCGACAGCTTCATCCCCTGGAAGGATATCAGCAAGGCGTATTTCCAGAGCCAAGCGCCTCAGATCGCCAAGGAGGAGGAGCTGTCTGCTCCCGTCGCCGTTGCAGCCCCTGCGCTGGTTGAGACTCCTCCCGAGCCTCCGAAGGCCGTACAGTTCGACAAGGAGGAGGAGGAAGACGACGATGAGCCGCCGGCGATCTCCCTGGGTGAGGACGTCAAGCTCGACGATTCCGAGTTCGAAACCGACGACGAAGATGAGGGATCCGTGAAGGTCACGGCAGAGGAGACGGTGTCGCTGAACCTTTAAGGTGTTTCGTTTGAGACCAGGTATAAAAAAATGGAGTCCCAATAAATGTCGGAAGTTTACACGTACGGACTGATTGTAGGAGCGGTTGTCGCGATTGTTCTGATTCTCTATGTGATGGATCGTCGTGGAAAGAACGAGCCGGTTGATGTAATGGACGGCGCCAAGGTCGTTGGTGGCGCAGGTGCCCTCACAGCAGGAGTTGTCTACGCACTTGGTGGCGCGGATGCCGCAGAGCCGATGGTGGCGGCGGTGCAGGATATGTTCACGGGAAAGCCGAGTTTCTGAGAAACTTTCTGGAGTTAAAAACAAAATGTTCGTTGCTCTGTATGCGGCTGTTCTCTTCTTCGTTCTGACCCCGGGTGTTCTGCTGTCGTTGCCCCCGGGTGGCTCGCGCACGACGGTTGCGCTTACGCACGCGGTGGTGTTCGCCCTGGTGTGGTCGCTGACTCACAAGCTGGTCGGCCGCTCGCTGGGTAAGTAGATTCACTCCCCGATCGTCACAACCTTCGCAGTCGGTGAGACTGTTGTAACATATTGAGTGAACTTTGAAATCTCCTTCCGAGGTACAGCGCTCTCCTTGAGATAGCGCGTGATGGCCTTGTACAGGTCGAATCCATGATAGCGGTCGTGGTTGTCGCCCTTTGACCTAAAAACAACAGACGTTCCGTCCGGACGCGTCGCCCAGTGTTTGAACATCTCAAACAGTGGATGATCGCTCGTCTCGTTCGGTCCCTTCGGGAACATATCCCAGAATACACTCGCTGCAAACCGCACCAGATCAAACGACGGATTCAGTCCGATACGAGGAGATTGCGCATCGTAGAACGGCTCCATGTTGTACTGGCCACCGGCCTCCTCGTCGGGCTTGAACTGAGAACTCATGAAGAACCGGGGATCCTTCATACCCGTTACGCGCACCGAAAACGTCGCACGGTCAAAGTCAATGATCTTGATGAGCATGCCGTATGTGGGAACGCGGTACGTCACGCCATGGTGGCGGTAATAAATAAACTCCTCACTGGTCGGCACGTACATCACATTGTTACCGTGCAGATCGTTGTGAAGCAGGCCAAAGTTGCGCTGGGCAAACGCCAGAGCAAAGACAATCTGGGCGACCCACGCCGTGTGCTTCTCCGGATCATCAGTCATCTTGATCAGATCGTAGAAGGTGCCCGCACACTTCTCCATCACCGTCGTGACCACCGGAACCTCATTGAACGTCGCCCAGGCAAACGCATCGTCCTCCACACTTTCATCATCAGAGACACTTTCATCTTCGTCCTCGCAATCACAGGAGCGAATATCGAACACATCATCGTCGTCCTCTTCGGATTCCTCGCTGTACTCCGAGTCAGACGGAATCTCGTACTCCTCCACCACATCGCCAACCACCGGCTCATCCACCTTATCGGCCTCTACATCCTCCGTATCCAGCTCAATGTCGTCACCCACCTGAACGGCAACGCGCTGTCCACGCGTGTGCGTGAATCCCTCACCGCCCTCGCCCCGCAGACGAAGTTCAAACGTCTTTCCAATATTATCCACGAACCACTTGCGGTCGCAGAGATCCTCGTAGTCATCCGAGATATTCACCTCGTGCTTTGTGGCCATGGCGGCATACACACCGTACACACGAGGGAAGTTAGGGCATTCCGACGTCGACAGAACCGAAGACGCCAATGCCCCCACGTACGCCGCTGTGTGCGGACTCTGCATCTGCTCCGAATAACTCTTCGCAGTCTCCGCCGGCTTGGGAAGTCCGGGTGCCGAGTACTCGCCCTTCATGGTCTTGAACGGGCTGAGGATCATAGTGGTCTTACGGTGGATCTCGATGGTCTGTCCCTTGGTGGTCTTGATACGGTTCGCATCCACCACCGACTCCACCTCCTCGGGAAGCTTGATCCCATAATCCGCCATCGACGACAGCGTCTCTGTCTTGAACAGCTGCTCCAAGGACGGAATAAAGGGCTGTACGTGGGTCAGGTTCCACTGCGCAGCCTGTAACTTCGGGAGGCGGTGCAGGCGAAGTTCTACAGCTTGTGTGCGCAGATCCTTCACCATTGTGTTGGAGGTCAGGGAATGAAACATCGTAAGCAGACGCAGAACACTTTCTACCGGTCAGAACAAGATGAACTTCCAGCTGCGAAAGTTCGATATCGGAATGATCAAAGATCGGTGTGGAATCGACTCTCGCAAGAGTCCGATGATTGTCGCCATCGGAAAGAAGGATACCGGAAAGTCCTTCTTAGTCCGTGATATTCTGTACAACTGCCAGCACGACTTTCCAGTCGGCACTGTGATTTCCGGCACAGAGGTCGCCAACGAGTTCTTTCAGCATATGGTTCCCTCCAAATTCATTCACGATAAGTACAGCCCCGATATTGTGATGAACGTGATCAAGCGCCAGCTACTCATGAAGCAGAAGCGTAACGCGAACAAGGGCGGTGGATCCACTGTCGATCCCCGTGCATTTCTGATTCTGGACGACTGCTTATACGATTCCTCTTGGATTAAGGAAGAGTCTACGCGTTATGTGTTCATGAACGGCCGTCACGTGGATATGATGACCATTATCACCATGCAGTATCCGCTGGGTATCACGCCAAATCTGCGTACCAATGTGGACTTTGTGTTCATTCTTCGTGAGAATATCTTGGGTAATCGTCGTAGGATTTACGAGAATTACGCAGGTATGTTTCCGACGTTTGAGATGTTCTGTACGTTCATGGACCAGTGCACGGAGAACTTCGAGTGTTTGGTGATTTGCAACAACGTGAACTCCAATAAGCTGGAAGATCAGGTGTTCTGGTACAAGGCTGCGGAACACCCGCCGTTCAAGATGTGCGACCAGTCGCTGTGGGCGAACAACCAGCCCTTCCACTCCGCCATGTTAGCTGCGAGTGAGTACCAACCCGGTTCGATCAAGAAGAAGAATGAACCGTCTGTATGGGTCAAAAAGACAGGGGGTGATGGACAAAATTAACTGCGTTTAGACTAAATGCCCGGCAATAAGATCCGTCACGACACCACGGAGGCGCAGAAGAACACCCGTCGCAACCGCACGGCTCACCGTCACCTCACGTACCGCCACAAGCGTCGCGGACACCGCCAGCCGGAGGAACGCGCGAACTCTGCTGCAATGGCGGAGGCGGCTCACGAGCGTCACCAGCGGACGATGGTTCACAGCACTGGAAAGCCGGAGAACATGGCGAACTACGAGCCGGGCGGCATCAAGAGCAAGCATGCTATGGATGACGAGGATGAGTTCGGTGGAGGCCGCCGCCGTAGCCGCCGCCACCGCCGCCGTCACCACAGCCGTCGCCGTTAAATAGATTCTGTGTATGGAGTAATGGCTCCGACAAAGTGGCTTCTTTTTAAGTACAACAATCCCCCACCGGTCGATGCGTCTGGAACAGAGGACGTTGAACGACTCCAGACTGAGCTCGCGACTCTTAAAGCAGCCGGGTACGAAGAAGTGGCTGTGCGTAAGTCTGCGAGGTTGGCTGCTAAGAACATGGAGGATACCGTACGATTCCCGTATGGTTTCCGCGTGTTCCGAATCTTGAATTCTGCATACGTAGACAAGATTGCAGGAGACAAGGCGAAGAAAGCTGCTGCTGCTGCGCGAATGGACGAGGAAAACACAAGTGCACCTGCTGCGGCAAAAGTCGATGCGGCAGTCGCTTCAAGCAACACAGTTGATGAAGATGATCTTGCAGACCTGTTCTCTAAGATGGGACGTGGAGGCCGTCGCCGTCGTCCCACTCGCAAGTCCCGCAAGACTCGCCACCGCCGCACGCGTCGCCGCTCTACTCGCGCATAACACCCTCCGTCGGGTGCACGGCCTTTGACGCGTCCTCGAGCTGACGAAGACCATCATCCCGCGCCTTCTCCTCCAGGTTGGCCTTACGGCGGCGCTCGTTCTCGTCCTTCTGCTTCTTGATGGACTCCTCGCGCTGGTCCGCAAAGAACATCTCCTTATTCACCTCATTCTCCTTGTACTTGCGCATCAGCTCATTGAGCTCCTTCTCGGCGTACTCCACCTCAGGCATCAGGTGCTCAGAAGGATCCCAAGGCAGCCACGCACCGACCTTACCGATGAACAGATTGTCCTTCGGGTAGCGACGCTGGAGCACCTTAGCGAACATCTGAGTCTCCTCAACGGACGCAAACGCACGACGCACCTTGACGCCACGCATGTTCGTCTTGAACTCCACCTTGCTATCGTAGAGCTCCTGCAGATCCTTCTCGTTCTTGAGCTGGAAGATCGCGAACTGCTCCTTGATGTCCGTCTTCTTCACGTCCTCGTTGTGGACCTTCGTGAAGTCCTGCGCATCCTTGAAGAGGTCATCCACCTTGAGGGTGTACTTGGTGGCGAGGTAGGACATGAACTTCTCCATGCCCTTGATCTTCCACTCGTAGTCCATCCACTCCACAAAGCGCTCGAACATGAACTCATTCTTCTGCTTGATCACCTTCTCCGGACTGAGGAAGGAGATGATGCAGTACTTCTGGGTGGGGATCTCGGGATCCTCATCAAGATAGTCGATACGCGAACCATCGTCCTCAGTCTTCGGAAGTGTCTGGGGCTCGCTGGGCATTTATTGTTTGTGTCGCTTAGTTTGAAAGTCCTTTCTACGCAGTGAATAATGTACGATCTCCTCACGACTGGACTGTTGTTTGTTCTGCTGACTCCCGGTGTTCTGCTGTCGCTTCCATCGTCGGCTCATGGCGATATCATCACGGCGCTCGTCCATGCGGTGGTGTTCTGGATTGTTCTGCGCTTCATCTCGGGCTACATTCCGTGGTGGGTGATCTGGCTCGCAGCAGGCGTCGTCATTAGTTACAGGTCGTCGAATCCGGCGATGGGCATGGGCTAAAAATAATTCGTGTATCCTTAACAAACAAATGGACTCTAAGCCGAAGCCTACCTCATCTGGAGTGGATATGAGTGACCTGCTGATGCGCCTGGTAAAGTATTTTTTGGAAGGTTTGGCGGTTGCGATTGCCGCGTACGTCCTGCCGGGTAAGACCCTCAAGGCGTCGGAGGTCGGTATGATTGCGCTCGTCGCGACGGCCACCTTCGCGATCCTTGATGTCTACGCCCCGAGCGTCGGCTCGTCGGCGCGCACGGGCGCGGGCTTCGGTATCGGCGCCGGCCTGGTTGGCTTCCCCAGCGGCGGCCTTGCTTAAGACTTGAGGACTTCGACAATCAGTGTCGTCACCCCCGTTGTAATCGCAGCTGCATAGGCAGACTGCGTATGTTGTCCAACTACGAGAAGCGTCGCGCACGCAGGACTCGCGGTTGTAAACAAACTCTTCGCCACCTCCTCCAGCGTATGAGGGATACACATCCAATTGTGGGCGGTCATGCTCGCGTAATGAACTCCGTAGTTCAAGACCAGCGCCAACACCACCTTACTTACCGCTTCCATTTACCACTTAACTGAGAATAACAAGTACTATGAAGGCGACTGTTCGTTTTCGTGGACGCTGGGTGAAGATCTCGCCTCGTCCATATGAACCTGAGCGTATGACTACGGATGTAGCCTGGATTCAGCTAAAGGAAGAGGTGTCTCCAGAAGAGGCCTATCGATTGTGGTATGAAAGACAGCGTACAATTTCTCGCTTCTTTCAACAATGTGGATCGAAGCCGCAGTCCTCGTCCTGATCTTTGCACTTGTGTATCGCTTTTGGTGGACGTCGGGGCCGAAGCAGGTCGTCGCCCCCAACACTGCGAAGTTGTACTTCTTCTACACGACCTGGTGTGGACACTCGAAGAAGGCCATGCCGGAGTGGGATAAGGTCAAGGCAGCTCTCGGCTCCAAGTCCACGTTCGGAACCACAGTCGTCGAAGCGGTCGACGTCGATGCAGAGAAGGATCCGAAGCTCGCGTCGCTGTACGAGGTGAACGGATATCCGACCATCAAGCTCGAGACATCAAGCGGAGTCATTGACTTCGACCGCCACGTCACCGCCGACAACGTTCTCGACTTCCTTCGGAAGACGCTTGGCGAAGAAGCGTAATGCTTGTGCGTATCCTGCCTCAATCATGCGTGTCTTATCTTCGTCTTTCAGTTCATCGAGCAGATAGATTCCATCAATATGAAGGTTCAGAGAATTCGACGTTGCGCGAATCGAGCGCAGTCCTGCCCACAAAATACGAACCAGATCGAAGACCGACATGGATTCTAGCGTCGACGTGAACACCGGCTGACGAATGTGCGCAATATCAAAGATCAACGTTCCTTTGGGAACCGCATCCGTCATGTTCTCCGCGTAGACGCCACCATCCAGATACAGCTGATTATGGATCACCTGGGGATGGTAGATGAACGGCAGGCAGCAGGACGCCTTCAACGCCGCGAGAAGCGGAATATTCCCCGTGAGCAACGTCATCTTCTGCGTGGTAATATTGGATGCAACCAGGTACAGCTTCTGCGGCGCATCCGAGATGATCTTTCCGCGAAGATCAATCCCCACTGAATCAAAGATCCGCAGAAATAACTCCTCCATCAAGTCCATCGTAAATAGACCCTTTTTCTGCGTGAAGGCGAGAATCGTCGCATGCCGATAGGAAGGAAGAAACGCTGACGTGTTCACGAACTTATATCCGACCTCCTCCATCTGCTCATACGTCAGTCCGAATGCGATTGCTGTGGCGATAACTGCACCCACAGAACACCCGTATACTCCGTCTGGAAACGTGAGGTTTCCCCTCTGTTTTTGAAGAGCCTTCAATGCCCCGAAGATCAAGAATCCTCGAATTCCTCCTCCTCCGAGTGCTAATGCCTTGAACATTCTAGTTGATAAGAACAACGATGTTGAAAGCCAGAGACGTGTGGCAAGAGCAAGAGAACCAACGCGAACGTCGTATGGCGGCCATGCGCCCTGTATTAGCCCAGATCTACGCCCAGATCAAGAAGCAAGCCATTCACAATGTCGATGCACCGTACACGGTGTTCGAGATTCCTAAGTTCGTCTTCGGATACCCACTCTTCAAGATGACGGAAGCCCGTGAGTACCTGATTGGCGTGTTATCCGAGTCAGGATTCAACGTGTGGCCCGTCAACAACGACTACTTGCTCATTTCGTGGACGAAGCAGCAGATGAACCGCGGCCGGCCAAGTCTGCTCACGAACTACCGACCAATGCCTTATGATCCACTGACATTAGCGAGCATGAATATGAATCCAACTTGAAAACGAAACATCCTCTCACCACACCAACTCAGCCACATGAACTGCGACCATGCAAACACTACGTGCTCTGATGGCGAACATGTGTGCATCGATTGTGGAACGGTTATCGGCAGTATTGTGGACGAAGGTGCCGAGTGGCGAATCTACGCCAACACCGAAGATGATCCGTCCCGTACGGGGGGTATTACGAATGAACTCTTACCGGATTCATCCTACGGTTCGATGATGATGCGGCGGCGAATTCCCGGACAGTCGGAGGAGGCCAAGACGATTGCGAAGCTCTCGGCCTGGTCATTCTCAAGTCACGGTGAGAGGTCGTGGATGGGTATCTTTGACGCGATTCAAGCATCCTGTGCTCGTATTGGACTTCCGAAGGCGATCATTCACGATGCATGCGCACTCTTCAAGCAAGTGGAGGATGCTCGCAAGTCAAGAGGTGAAACACGGCGTGCTCTGATGGCGGGCGCAGTATTCACGGTCTGTCGTCAGCACAATGCGACACGGACACACGAGGAGATCTCCAACCTGTTTCGCGTCTCCATCCGCGCGATGTGCAAGGGTCTGAGTCGGTTTGATGGCGAGGTGTCTTCAGTCTTGAATACACAGCTGGGGATTGCTGAGCGGATCTGTGCAGATCTGAACATTGGAGACAGCGAACGTGATGCGATTCTGCTCCTGCTGAACAAGCTTCCCGAAATGGAGCATACACCCAAGACCATTGTGGCTGGGGTGGTTGCTCATGTAGTGGGCGGACGTCTGGCGGAGATCTCCACGTCGTCAGGTGTGTCGTCGGTGTCGATTCGCAAGATGACGGAGAAGCTCAAGGTTTAGACGACAGGAAACAGGGTGAAATTATACCTCAGAGTTTGGCCAACAATATCGGCTATATTTGTCACCAATATCGATGTTCCGCTACTTGTAATATTAAATGGACATGCCGGGCCCGCGTTCGATGTAATCGGAGTGGTCGCAATTCCAACGTCCGCGTTTACGTAGACAAATGTTGCCGTGTAAAAATAGTCAATATTCGTTGGGAACATTACCGTACAATACGCCAGTCCTGGTTTCAAGATATTGGAGAAAGCACTCGTACCCCCAGTTCCCGCGGGCTGATTGAAGCTTCCCTGAAAGGATGAATATCCACCGACGGATCGAGTAAGTCCGGTTACGACGGCTGTTTGGGTCGTAAGGTATCCTCCAATGTTTACAGCGACAGTACTTGCTGTATTGGCCACAGGTGCGATGCTGAAAAGGGTATTGTTACTCAATCCAGTGGCTCCGACTGCAGAATTGTTGTAGTAATTGGAGAGAGTCATCGACACATAGCCGTCGGTGACTCGCATATGACCACTCACGTCCAATTCGTATTTTATTCCGGTATTTTCAGTTGGATTCTCCGGGTCACATCCAATCGTAAGTCCCGAACTCATACGTGTCCATCCGGCGACGTCCAATGCGAGGAATCCATAGCCATTATCGTTGCCGTTTCCGCCATAGTCGGGTGCATTGATGGTCGAGACCGATGAAATGCTGGGATTGGAGGTACCGACCGTAAGAACGCCATACGAGAAGTTTCCACTCGCAACTAGATTGCTTCCACTCCCAATCAACAGTGTATTCGCTAGCCCTGCAGACAGTCCAGACGATACGTTAAGTCCATTTCCAAGGAAGAGATTGCCGCTTCCCGTCATACCGGTACCGGTTGACTTTCCGAGATAGATGTTTGAGTTTCCAGAACCACCTGCATTCGCTCCAATACTGATTGTATCAGACACGTTCGACAAGTCATACGAATTTGAGGTTCCGATCAAGATCGAGTTCGATATGTTCGATACCCCATACCCCGCCTTGAGACCGAGCGAGATCGATGAGTTGTTACTCATTGCGGAGAGACCTGACTGAAACCCGATAAATACAGAGTTCGATGAATTTGATAGACCATTTCCTGCCTGAACACCGATTGCGGTATTCGAGTATGCGTTACAGTTCGATACGTTTCCCGGAGGGTTACCAGCGTTGCTGCCGATGTATACATTGCTAAATGCATCACCGATATACAGAACCTGATACGTAACCGTGTTTGCGGTAAACTTATCGATGTTCGACAGGTTAATGGTGGTCGTGAAGTTCGATGTGGTAGGACTCCACGTATAGGCGGGTCGGAACACGTACGCCATTAGCGACTGTAGATTCGACGTACTGCTCATTGTGTTACCACTACAACTTTTCGTTTATACGCTTTCCTCGGAGTATAGTAATGGCGTCCTTCACTCTCTTCCCGATCAAGAGCACGGAGCAGCACCTCTACCGCAAGTACAAGCAGAGCTTGGCGGTGTTCTGGACCTCGGATGAGATTGACTTTAGCAAGGATGCGGCTGACTGGGCGAAGCTGACCGATAATGAGAAGCATTTTATCGGACGTATCCTGGCGTTCTTCGCAGGATCCGACGGCATCGTACAGGAGAATCTCGCGTCTCGTTTCCAGCGTGAAGTGGACTCTCAGGTCGTGAAGCTGTTCTACTCCTTTCAGAATGCGATGGAGGGCATTCACTCAGAGACGTACTCGCTTCTGATTGATACCTATGTGAAGGACGAAGAGGAGAAGGCGAAGTTGTTCGACGGTATCAACACCATTCCCTGCGTGGGTCGCAAGGCTCAGTGGGCTCAGCGGTGGATTGAGTCGTCGGATGATTTCCAGACGCGGTTGATTGCCTTCGCCTGTGTAGAGGGTATCTTCTTCTCGGGTGCGTTCTGTTCTATTTATTGGTTGAAGAAGCGTGGTCTGATGCCGGGTCTGACGTTCTCCAATGAGCTGATCTCGCGTGACGAGGGTCTGCACACAGAGTTCGCAGTGGCTCTCTACCATACGATGGAGTCCCGTCCGGAGTCCAATATTCACACGATCATCAAGGAGGCAGTGGAGTTCGAGAAGGAGTTCATCTGCGAGGCTCTGCCGTGCTCGCTCATCGGCATGAACGCGAAGATGATGAGCCAGTACATTGAGTTTGTTGCGGATCGTCTGGCTGTCCAGTTGGGCACGCAGAAGATCTTCGGTACAGCGAATCCGTTTGATTTCATGGATCTGATCAGTTTGGAGGGCAAGACCAACTTCTTCGAGAAGAAGGTGTCGGAGTATTCGCGTCCGATGGAGTCGACAGAGGTTCGGTTTGATGAGGAGTTCTAAGCGCCACCTTCCGTATACAACACATGGCTATACGGTGTAAGAAGCTTCTCGGGCTTCTCGGGCGGCTCGGAACTCGGGTACATGGTCGTCATCCGCTCACGGGCAAAGAACGCAAACACTAACATCACTGCGAGGAACCCGAGGGCGTACTTGAACCAAAGTCTCATTGTGATATGTTAAGTTAATTAACGCCGGGTGCGGTGTCGGCGACGACGGCGGGTTTTCTTGCGGCGGCCTCCTTTTTGGGATTGCAACGCACTCGTGAGAATACCCTTCATACATGTGAGTAGACCATCGGGTTGAAGTGTTCCATGTCCAAATTTACCATCAAATGCGAGAATCAGCACCCAGTCCTTCATATCGAGATCAATCCGTTTCAGCGGAGGCCCCCTGTAATAGCCGCCAGTGTCGTTGAGAACTGTGTCGATCACATATGTCTGTATCTTGGAAGCGTCGTAGTATGGAACGCGTGTGTCTGGTTTTGTTAACACAAGACCTCGGTCGTCTTCTCGGTTTGGATATACGATGTATTGGAATCCACACTCGTAGAGACCGTCTACAACGGATTCAAGCAATACCCTCGGTATGAACCCTTCGCAATACGCACGCTCACTGGGATCAGTTCCATCTTGCGAATCAACAGTAAAGAACCCAAGTGAATTCACCTCGCGGATTGCAGGTAATGATGAAGCACTCACATTGGACACCTTACCCTGTGTTTCAGCCGTGTATTTTTCGAACCCGGCGATTCGCTGTTGATTAATCTCCCACTGTTCCTTGAAGCGGGGAAACTTCTGTAGGAACAGACTCCCCATTACTTAGTTACTAGTAAAGAAGCGTATTGCCGGCGGGCGTAGTGAAGTGCTGATCGCCGGTAGACGAGGGAGACGTGGGCGGGAGCTTCACCGGCTTCGCAGCATCGGTGGTTGTAGAGACAACAAACGCAAGAGCCAGCAGAGCAATCAATACGTAGAGAATACGAGCCATTTGTTAGTGGCTGCTATTCTTTTACTCGTTCACATTGGAGCAATCCCGTCGCGTATCCATACAAATGGACGCACTTAGCTTCTTTAACGTTGATCCTCTCGTAGCCGCCGTTGGTCTTCTCGGCACTATGGTCTTTGCGCTTGTTGGCGTGGTGGCCTGGCTCTACTGGCAGCAGTCCAAGCTGTTCACCAACATGAACAGTGTCGTGGCCGCGTTCGCGGAGGTCATGCAGCAGTCGCATGCACAGGTACCCCACGCCGAGCCCGAAGCACCTCCACCTCCACCACCCACAGAAGATGATCGCGTATCAGTCGAGGAGGAAGAGGAGGAGTCGGGTCCGGCGCCCGAGGTGGTCGATGGCCCACCGGGTCCTCTGGACACGGATACCCTCGAGTCTAAGACGAAGAAGGAGCTGCAGGAGATCCTGACGAAGCGGGGGATCCCGTTTGGAAAGGGAGACTCGAAGACGGTACTACTGTCGCTGTTAAAGGCGACGGCGTAGGTCGCCGTAACCAACGTAACCTGAATGGCTGAACCGGAACATTCGATACACAATCACACGGCATTTATAGATACGCTTCGACATCTTCGTCTCAGAACCATATGAGCGCCAATGAAGTTGCCTCGGTGGACCACTCGTTTCGCAACCTTGAATCCATGACGCGTATACCACCTCACCAAACGGTCATCGCCTGCGGTGCTTAACCACGTGCTGCGTGCATAGTCAGAGTCCAACACAGATCTCAGAAGTCTGGTTCCAAGACCCGAGTTCTGAACATCAGGATACACGCAGATGTAGTGAAGGGTGCTGTGGGTATCCATCAGTGCGAATCCAATCACTGTGCCGCGATACAACGCCACCCGCGAATGCTCAGACCGCTTACGCCATGCGCTAACAAACCAGGGGATCTCGGATAGATCAAATATGTCGTCAAAGAGAGCCTTAGATTGCGCATAATGATTCCATCGGAGTGGATGAATGGACGTCATTACATTTACGAGATCAAAGGTTACTAAATGATAATGAAAGTAGTTAGCTTTGATATTGGCCTGAGGAATCTCGCCTATTGTGTGCTGGAAGGAACCACACGTGCAGATGTTCAGATCGTCTCCTGGAATATCATCGACGTCCTCGGAGAGTCAGCAGGTGTTGGTGCGATCAAGTGTCACAAGTGTGCAACCTCTGCTCGGTATGAGCATGCATCCAACGGAACGTTCGCGTGTGCACGTCACGTTCCCAAGAAGCAGAAGAAGGTCACCAAGACGGAGTTGAACAAGCAGACAGCGAATCAACTGCATGAGCAGATGAAGGAGCTGGGTCTGTCGACGGATGCGGAGAAGAAGGCGGATCTGGTGAAGCTCATCTACAATCACCTGAAACAGAACACCTGGAAGAAGTGTGTGTCGTCGGCAACTCAGGGATCGTGTTTGGATTTGGCGCCGGCGATCATTTCATGCTTGGACGCCCGTGCAAGCGAATGGAAGGGGGCTGATCTAGTCGTACTCGAAAATCAAATGGATAGGCGGATGTTTGGGGTTCAGGCAATGTTGCAGATGTACTTTTGCTGTCGGGGATTTCGCTGCTCGGGGGTTTCAGCGACTCACAAGCTGTCGAACATTGTGACAGTGGAAGATTCAACTGCAAGCTATAAAGGACGCAAAACGACTGGCATAATGCATGCTCGCGCACTCGTTCCTCAGGTGTGGCTGGAACACTTTTCCAAGCATCCGAAGAAGGACGATCTTGCGGATTCATTCCTGCAGGGCTTGTGGTGCTTAGAACATCCTACTAGTAAGTAACAATGGACCCCACCAAATCCTTCGTGGTTGAGTGGGTGCTCACCAATGGAAAGACCCCGGGGTTTACCATTGAAGGAGTCACATGGTCGGTTGTCGATGAACCAATGATCGTGTATCGTGGACAAGGAGCCCTCAGGCTTCGTATGCGCAATTCGCCAGATCCTCACACACTTAGCGCCGATGTGCGTGACGTTATTTCGACGAGCACCGATGAAGAGGCGGCCAAACAATACGTTGGAACAGACCAATGCTGCCTGTTTACGATAACGCTTGAAAAGGGCGTGCAGTATTTGAATGTTCAGAAGACAGTAGAAGGAATCCAAGACGCCGATGTATCTGCGATCATTGAGACACTCCGGGGGCGAATTCCATTGACTAAGTCTGGAAACCCAAACATGTGCTTTGCGCTCAACAAATGTGATCCTGAAAATTTGGTTAAGACGTTCCGCGACCGTGTTGCAGCAGAGCATGAAATCATGGTACGAGGTGGTGGTATATTTAGCGAAGTAATCGACTTCAAGACTACCTATTCTATGACGTCCGGTGGACGTCGTCGGACACTACGTTCCAGGCGCAAGAGACGCACTTATCGCCGCCGAGTGTAGCAGTTCTTGTACGGACGGCAGCTGGCCTTCTGCGTGAATCCCATGCGACGACAGGGTGTCTTCTTGCAGTATTTCCGCGACATCAGACGGTGCTTCTTGAACCGACGACGAGTGCGACCACCCTTCGTGGACGGTGGATTTCCCGGAGCTGGAGAGGCCAGACTAGCTTGAACGGACTTGTATTGCTCAGTCGCACCTCGAATGGGTGCAACCGACTTTGGCTTGTCTACGACAGGATAGGTTTGCGATACTGCCCACGAAGCCATTACTCCTCCGTTGGAATATTTACCGCGTTCCAGACTTACGAAACAGACCCGAAGGAGAAGTAAATGGATATCGACCTGCTCGTAAATCCCAAAATGGTGGGCGGCGGCGTCACCAACCTGGAGTCGGTGGATCTCCCCACTCTTGACTTTGCGGATATTAACGTCAACGAAGCCCCGGCGCCGGCTCAGGGTCCTCGCCTGGTACCGACCATTGACGAGACGGGTCCGATACGCGTCGGCGGTATGTCGAACCTCAATGCGGAGGCGTACATGACCCCGTCGGCGCCGTCTCGCATGTCGGATGACCACGTGCTGCGTGAGAAGTATGATCTTCTGCGCAAGTTTGAGCGTCTGGGCAAGATGGGCGTGCCGATGCGCAAGCGGTTCACCATTGATTCGCCGCTGGACGAGATGAAGCTGGAACTGGAGTTTATTCGCCGCGAGAAGTCGATGGATTCCACCATCAAGCAGTTCTCCGAGTGGTTTGTGACCGGCATGTCGGCCGCCGAGTGGGGAGCGAAGAATGTACCGATGGTGAAGGCGTTTGGTCTTCAGCTCGATGGTCTCTCGGAGGCGGCGCAGATGAACGTGGTGGATCTCGAGGATGACTTTGAGGAGCTGTACGACCTCTACGGTGACAACATGAAAATGCATCCTCTTGTTCGCATTCCTCTCCGTGTCTGCATGATGGTGTATATGGTGCACCTGACGAACCAGATGGCGCAGAAGGCACCGATCCCGAACATCCAGGATATCATGCGTCAGAACCCGGATATCGCGCGTCAGTTGGCCGGCGCGGCCATGCAGAACCAGGCACAGCAGATGCGTGGAACGGCAAGTGTTCCGCCGCCGCAGCAGGCCGCTAACCCGCTGGCGGGTCTGATGAGTTTCATGCAGCAGAGCGTGCCTCCTGCTCCCCCGCCCAACCTGGTACCCAAGCAGCCGGCAGCGGATAAGCCGGTGCGTATCGGTGTCCAGCAGCGCCCCCCTCCTCCTCGTCAGCAGGCACCCCCGCCTCCGCCGCAGGATGTTCGCCCGCCGCCCAGTATTGATGAGCTTCTTAAGGACATCAAGACCAACGTAGTCCAGCAGCCGGCAAAGAAGGGACGCGGGTCTACAGGCAAGTCGGTAAAAATTAGCCTGTAAGGGTAATGAGCTTCATTACGAGTACAAGTTCTACAACGACCACCAACCCACCGACTGAAAAGGTTAGCGCTGCATTGAAGAGCCTAAGCACGTCTATCTCTGAGATGAATACTGCGAACGATGCTCTTATGAAGAACACTGACGAGGATATGAAAGAACCTCTGAGACAGTCTGCGGAAAATGCAACGAATGCCTATCTCACAGAGTTACGACTTGCGAAGAGACTCTTCGGACATGGTCGGCGCACCCGCCGTCACCGTCGTAAGCACCGGAAAACCTTGCGTAGGAAGTAAATGCCCACACTCAAGGAGCGCCTGGCAAAGTTGGAGAAGAAACTCGCTGAGCTCAACGCAAAGCACCCCGAATCTCATCAGCAAGCGATGCTGCGTTATCAGGGTCGTACCAGCCGCGGAGAAAACCGCGCGGATACTCCTCGTTCAAAGGTTGAACTCGAACGCCGCGGGATCACGCAGAAGATCAGCGTGTTACAACAGAAACTCCGTCAGGGAGGGAAGAGGACTAGGCGCCGTCACCGCTGAAAATAGTGCGTCTAAATAAATGGTTGATACGCGCAGCAAAACATCAGGAAAGACTCCGAAGAGCTACGTGACGAAGAAGGCGGAGAAGGAGCTTTCCCACGCACATCACTTGTCTGCGGCCGAGCGTCGTGCGCAATCCAAGGAACTGTTGGATGATCCGAAGTTCAAAGGTATTAACCTTAGCAAGATACGCAAGATGACTGCGGCGAGGTCTGGACTCGATGCGGTTCGTGCCCTCAGGAGGTTGAAGGGAAAGAGCGGAGGAACCCGTCGCAGCAAGTCTCGCGGCCGCAAGTACACCATGCGGTGGTAAAACGGATCGTGATTCAATCAAGAAAAGTAAAGTAAAAATGCCTACACTTGAAGTCCAACTCGCCAAGGCACAGAAGGAGCTCGACAGACTCGAAAAGGGAAAATGGACGCTGAATGGTTGTTACCGCAAGCGTGCGGACCAAGTGCACGGAGACGACGCCGAAGCCCGTGGAGCTAGGGAGCGGTGGGGATACCTGCACCAGCGGCTGCAGGCGCGAATCGAGCGAGACGAGCTTCGCGCAGCTGCGAAGGCGTTAATGCTGTTGACGCATGCAGACTTGACCCAACACGCTGCCCTCCCAACTCACACATCTGAACCCACTGCTCCTGCGTAGTATTCTGGAACGTCTTCAAACAAATCGACACATCCTTCGGGGTCTTCTTCCCCATATGCCGACAATAGTCACAGTTCGTCATCACGATGTACTGTGCCCAGGGTCCTGTCCGTAACACCAACGCGTAGAACGTGGACAACTGCTTCCACGTCACTACATTTTTCTTGTGGGACACGTGCTTCTTGTATTTACACTGCACTGCGTAGTACTTTCCATCACTCTCCGCCACGATATCGATACCGACATCCGGGCGTTTGAGGCTGAGCTTCGTCAGCAGCTCCTCCGGAACATCCTTGAGCAGCCAGACGTTCTTCAGTTTGCGAACATGTTTTAGATACTTGACGCAGAACTCCTCGAAGACATCACCGCGGATCTTCTTGTTATCACGCGTCCGCATCTCAGTGAAGGTGTGTGCAGGTTCATCGTACCATTTCTGGCATTCGGAGAGGAAGAGGTCGAAGAGACTTACGCCATCAGGCCGCTCGCGTAGGAAGAGTGCGTGAAGATCCATGACGGCGCTCACTTCTTCTGAGTGGACTGAACATTTCCGTTTTGAGTAAACAGCTCGGGTTCATTCGCATACGGGCTCCACAGGTTATTCTTGAATCCCTCGATCGGGTTGGTTCGCGACACACCCATGGCCATAATCACGAAACCACCCGTCAGAAGTAACGCGTGTACAAAGTCGCGCGTACCCATGTAGCAGACGGCAAAGATCGCGACACGACGCAGGAAGATGTTCCGATCGTACTCGTACTCGTTTGGACTGAACTCGTCCACGATGTAACGAGAACCCACATTCATAAGCATCATCATGACGCCTAAGAATAGGATTTCGACTTTGATGACGGGTAGTTGTTTGAAGATTGTCATTACTTAGTGGTGAGAGAGTTTACATCGGCGGCATGGAGGACGTTCCCTTCTTCTTCGCATCCTTGACCGCCTTCATCGCATCCTTCTCCTCCTGGCTCATATCCGTCGCGTGCTCGTACGCAGGCGCGGCCTTCACAAGGGCAACGGCGAGGAGGAGGGCGACGAGCTCATTGTGCTGCTTCCACAGGAACGCGACAAAGCCGAACGCAACCGCCTTGCCGACCTGCGACTCGACAAGGAAACCCAGCACCTTGGGCATAAAGGCAATCAGACCAACGAGGACGACAACAACAGCGAGTTCGGTGGTTCCAGTAAGCTTCATTTGTAGTATCTGAGGCATATTTTTCTGAGGGGGGAGAATAATGGCACTGGTCGGAACGGACCTCACGGAAGCACATGGCTCACCCTTTAAAACCGTGAATCTCATGTCGACACCTTCGGCACCTCCTGGTAATGCGAAGAAGGGTGTGCAGTCGGTCGTGGAGCACATGGAGACAACCCTGCCCCTCGATACCAACCCCTCGACGTCGAACTTCACAGCTCCCCCAGTGGTGTCGGCGCAGGCGGCTATGAACGCCCAGCCGGATAAACTCAGTCGTATCCTGTCCCTTGTGGAGCAGAATAAGACGGGCTATGAACCGTCGTCCAATAAGGACATGTTTCTCTACGTCCTGACGGGCGTACTGTTTCTGTTCACGTTTGATACCTTCGTGACGCTGGGTAAGTCGATGCGTGGGTAGCCCGACAGGGCTACATAGGAACAGGGCTTGTCCCGATGCGTGGGTGAGTCATCGCCTGGTGACGTGTTAAACGCGAAGGCGTGTCTCGAATGCAGATGATTCATCGAAGACGTTGTCGATGTACTCAATCTCAAATGTAAAGGTATTCTCGCCCGATCCAAGCGTGATTGGTACAGTAGAGGTGTGGCGACGCACCGTAACATGCAGACGATCCAAACTTCCAATCGGAGGATTGTATCGCGTAATCTGCTCATCCGATACATGGTCATTGAAGTACAGAGTCGGTTGCGACACCACGACACCCGATGATCCACTTGTCCCAGTCACCGCGCTCGTTACAGTAAAGGTCGTAGGCGACGGAACGGATGCGATCACTGCACCTGCAAGATTATACGCTGGAGTTGTGGGGAGACCGGCAATCGTCACGATCTGACCCGCATAGAGCCCGTGAGCCGCCGCTGTTGTGTAGGTTACGACGGTTCCGCTTCCAACCGCACCCGACACAGTCGCAGTCACTACAGGGGGGAACGTTGTCCACGTGAGCTTTGCGAATGCAGAGTCTACAAATCCCGACCGATCCGCACCCGGTGCAGACTCGTCTATGCGGTTAAGTCCCTCCAGACCAACAAGGACATAGGTATCTGCGAACGAAAGTCCCTGAATCACCGCGTTCTTCATGCGAATGGCCGTAACGTTACTGAATACACGGGGAAGGTACACAGTGTAATCGCTGGGATCCGACGACATAGGACCTCCATTCACGCGGATAAATTTGGCCGTGTCGCGGTCGCGCGAGTCAATTGTTACAACGCGAGTACACTTACGCAGTGCAGGTCTCGCCTGGCTCGTGGAGACCAATACTCCGTTGCGGTCAAAGTTCATTACTCTTACGAACGATAGTTTTACTGCGTTTAAAGCAAATGGGCGACTCTGGAGCAACAGATATCGGACAGAATGTGACGTGGACGATTGTCCTGGAAGATTACTTCGCCCAGACCGGTGAAAAGGCGAACGGCTTAGCGATTATGCACAAAAAGGCGGAGAGCATTTTCACTCGCCGCAAGACGTACATTGATCTGCCGGTGATCGTGGGGTCAGGCGCAGTTGCTTTCCTGAACGCCGGTTCGTCCAGTTTGTTCGCAGGTAACCAGCAGCTCGCCGCGACGGCACTCGGCGTGGGGTCGCTGGTGATTGGTATTCTGAACACGGTGGGTACCTATTTCGGTTGGGCGAAGCGTTCGGAGGGACATCGCATGTCCAGCATTCACTATGCAAAGCTGTACCGGTTTATCAACGTGGAGTTGCGCCTGCCCCGTGATCAGCGCATGCAGCCCGGTGATTTTCTGAAGTATGTGAAAGATCAGTACGACCGGTTAGCTGAGCTGAGCCCACTGCTCCCGAGTTCGATCACGTCGGCGTTCTCCAGGCAGATGGAAAAATACAAGGATATCTCGAAGCCCGAAGAGACCAATGGTCTGAATAAGATCAATATCTTCGTAGACACTGCCCACGAACTGGATCAGGTGGTTAGCCCGCTGCCCCCGCCGCCGACACCTAAGAAGGCAGCGCCATCTTCGTAACTCTGTACTGTCGCTTGCGATACAGCGAATTCCGCATACCGAACTGCCTCTTGAACTGAGGGTCAACGATATCCACGATCAGGGGATGAACAGCTCGCCCCTTCTTCTCCACGCGTAGAATACGACCCACGATCTGATCGATATCTGGGCGCGGTGTAGCCATGAGAAGGGTATTGAGTGATGGAACGTCGAACCCTTCGCGACACATTGTGTACGTCGCAATGAGAATGGCTTTGGTTTTACAGTATTCTGCACGGAGCTCTGCCTTCACTGATGTACTCAGAATACACGCAGTCTCGCGCAGTTCGTCCGGTAATCCTGCGAGGATATCCAGACAGTGCTGCACACGATCCGACAACACCAGCACCTGTCGACCGCCTTCCGAGATATCCTCTAAGATTCCACACAGCCACCGCGTACGGTCTTCGCAAGCAGTCAGCTTGTTGACCATAATCGGCACCGAGACCATTCCCTGCGAAGACACCACAACCTCATTGAACTCGGGATCCTCGTTATGGTACTCGTACACCTCTACATTGACCTGTGTGTCGACCGAATCGCCCGTATCTGACTTATAGAGCAACGGACCAAGGAACCAGTGAATAGCATACATGAGTTTATCTTTGCGATCGGGTGTTGCGGAGAGGCCAAGCATGTACCTTGACGTAACTTTGGGTAACGCTTGCACAAACACTTCTGAAGCGATGTGGTGACACTCATCCACAATGACCAGACCGATCGGCTTGAAGAGGTCAACATTTAACTCCTTCATCGAAAGCGTTTGGAGCATAACAATCACAATGTCCTTGTCGACCACATCACATACATCCGCTTGTACTCGTCCAATTCTCGCATTGGGCAGGAACGCCTTTACACGGTCAATCCACTGGTCGCGGAGGAAGGTGTTATGGACAACCACGAGCGTAGGGACGCGTAGACGAGAGGCGATGTAGATCGCACACACGGTCTTGCCGCCCCCGGTGTGAAGTGAGAGAATTCCATCATGGGGTTCGGGAAGCAGGAAGGAATTGACGACGGGGAGTTGGACAGGACGCAGACTTCCAGTAAACTCCCAGTGGGTCTCTGGTGTAGAGGCAACGTCACGCGTTGACGGAGGGACACCGAACCGTTCGATTCCAAAGTGTTTGGGCACGTACAAGTGTGTCTTGGTTTCGTGATACACCGGGTACTTTGGCTGAGCCATCGGATTAACAAAGGAGAAGGGTCTGACTGTGAGGGCTTTTTTGAGCGCCAACTCCCGAGAGTCCTTGGGAAGTTGGTATCCATGGAGTGTTAGCATTGAGTTGTTTGTTACTTTGTGCACCTGAGTTCGTTTTTACTTGGGCACGCAGCGGACGATGGGGTCGAACGTCAGGTAGAGCATCTCATTGATCGACTCCACAACGCTGGGCCGGTTCAGCTCACGCACATCGTACATCACCGCGGGAAACACCGCGGAACTGATCTGCACACGGTCGAACGGCTCAACATCATCCACAAGGGCGCCGATGAGCGTACGCGCATAGTGCGAGCAACGCGAGCGGGGAAGCGAGAAGACATACGCAGACTTGGCGGGCGTCTTGTACTTCGCCGAGATCTCCACCACATCAGGGTAGTCAGAGTCGGTGCTGAAGGTGATGACGTCGTCGTCGTTGTGGACACCGTTGCGCGTGACGTGGATGGCGAGGAGGTACATGGTTTGATACTCTCCGGGTCGCCGCATTTAAATCGGACCGTCTCGGTCCATGTCGTCGGTATCCCGTTCACGATCACGATCTCCTCGTGCCGTGTAATCTCCGTAATCACCCGCATCTCCATTATCATCATCTGCATCCGGATCTCCGCGAGGGGCTCCCACGCCCACATCAGGCTCCACTTCATCGATCGAACCCAACTCACGCTCAAGCTGTTCAGCGAACAAGGTACGGTCTTCGTTGGTGATGATGAACGGGGCCATGCCGCGGTCCAACAAATCCTTGGTGATCTGGCGCTGACTGTCGGTCATTTCACGGAGGCGGTCTGTGAACGTGAAGCGCTCCTTGGCCTTGATCGAATTGGTCACTGCCCTCGCATCCTTAAGAGGGGCTAACAGTGCGAACAACGTCAGATCCTTCTCACGGAGCTCGTCGTACGTCTTACGCTTCACTGGATCCTTGAGAATACCCGACATCACATCCTTCAACAATCCTTCAGAGATATCGCGAAGTAAACTGGGCTTCTGGGTCACATCAAGTATTGAGAGATTCAGATCTAACTGAAACACATCTTTCAGTCGCTGCACAATCATCAGGTTCGTGCGCCAGGAATCACCTTCCGCTTTGGGAACTGCGGGTAAACGAAGACGACGCTGAATCTCCTTCACATCCGGAACCTGTAATTGAACCTGGGCAACCGCCACGGGCGGAAGCGGCTCTGTCGACGGACGAGGGCGCACCTTGTCTAATGGAACAACCGGTTGACGAACCGCCGGTGGAACATCGGATGCCCAAACCGACTGAGGATTTCCGCATATGGGGAACGATGTGACGGTGCCCAGTTCAGGAGGCAGAATAACGGGGATCAGACCCACCGCCGGTGCAGCAGGAGGATTCGCTGCATACTCTCCCTTCGCTCGCAACAGAGCAGCAGAGAACGCCGGCATCAGTTTCTTGATGCTCGCAATCACACCCTTACGGATTGTTGGTGCTTCACTGAGCACTCCACGCATCACCGCAACGCTCGGGCCCTTGAAGGAGGTAGGAAAGGACTCGAAGGTCTTGCGCAGAACCGCCATCAGTCCATCAACCAGTGTCGGCGCCTTGTCGGAGTCTGTGTCGCGGGGAAAGCCGTCGAGCTTCAACGGAAGAGGACCGAACGACCGACGGGGAATCAACTGCGGAAGATGGGTCTGCATGAGCAACACGACGCCGGCAATACCAAACATACCGCGGGCCTTTCCATCACGATCGCGAGTTTTGACTGTCTGCGCTAATGCCCGAACCTCTTGAAGAACAGGAAGAAGCTGATTCTGAGCAGGCAGTAACTGTAACAGCGAAATCAGTAAAAACATCGTGGAGTCTGCCGGGTCAGATAAATCAAACAACGTTTGAAGAGATCGGAGTTTGCTGGTGAAGGTAAGCGTGGACTGTCCGTGAAATGTCTGCTCTTCTAATGCATCCGCGTGCTTCAGCGCCCGTCCCTCCTCCGAGAAGTCCTCCTGGTTGACCAACACATCGCGGTTCACCTCTTCACCGCAGACCTTGCACACCCGCGATCCCTCCACGCGAACTGTCCAGGTCTCGTAGAACTTCAGACGATCGGTCGCCAGATCACCACCCAGAATCGCCAAAGTGTGATCACAGACTACGAAGGATCCCTCGGCATCGACAGTGATCTGCTTGGTATGCGGCGCATCGCGAGTGAGAAGTTTGAGCGCCTTCAACTTGTCTTCAGGAAATCGGTCAGTATCGCCAAGAACCGCCACCACCTGTTCACGGAGCTGGGAGACGGCGCGCGCTGCATACTTTTCATAGATGACCTTAGAGAGAACCGTTCGGGGTCTCCGAGCCACCACCAATGCGCGAACGTACTCATTCAGAATATCCTTGGAGGTGGACTCCTTCCACTGTTCGCGATTTCTGTAGCCGATCTGATGACGTTCCTGCTTCACAATGTCCAGGGGAATGCACTTGCGGTTGTAACCGGTGAACTTGCCCTTGTCGTCGTACGCCTCCCACTGCCGAATGATTCCATGGATCGCAAAGTCATTGAACGTCATTCCGAGCAACTTGCACTGGTCTTCATCCACATCGGGAAAGCGAAGCTCTCCGAGTTCAGCCACCGGAAGCATCTCTACGGTACCCGAGTTTCCGGCCAAGGACAGAATCATCTTGATCACCAGCCGACCACCGTCCTCCTGGCTCATCAGCCATCGACGCGCCGCCAGACCGGGAAAGTACTGATTTCCATACTGCTCCACAATGTTCGCAGACGGAGGTGGATTCTCGCCCTCCTTGAAGGGAAGTTCAATCGGTGGCGGCATGGTGTCGACCACCTCCTTCTTAGGGAACCGCTGCTTCCACAACTCCCAGGGAATCGCATCCAGAGATACATCGTAGATCCGTAAGAACTTGCGGCCCTCGCCATACGGATCCTGAGTAACCGGAACACCATGCATCATCACCGCATCCAGCTCTGGAACAACATCCGCCAACGGCTCATTTGTTTCAATGAACCTCGCCTCGTTCGACGCTAAAAAAGGGTGATCAGGAAGAGGATCCGGAATCGGAAGTGTACGGGCATGCAGCCAGTATCCTTTGAAGCCAAGAATATCCTCCGTTCCATCCACAGGTGCCGGCATCACGTCAATCCGCCCATCCTCGTGACGACGCGTCTTGCTCATCGTGAACCGAGGTAAGGCGCGCTGAGGATCCTTGCCCTCTTCATTCACGAAAGTGGTGGGGATATCGATCGGATACGGAATCGATTCGGTTGGAAGGAAAGGCCTCGGTAACGCCGTCAGCATGCGAACATATCCGTTGGGACGCTTAATGGCCTCCTGGGTGAACAGGGGTTCCCAGTCTCCCTGAAACGAATAACTGTTCTTCTCATTGTCTTCGTGAACCGGAGACACCCATGGAAACGAGCGCAGACTCTTCGGTACTCGGATATCATATCCCTCGGACGTCTGAGCAACATAAGTATCGTACAGATCGCGAATACGATCCACCTCCTTATCAATCTTTTCAATCTGCGCCTTGGTGGTACGACCCTTCGGAATCATGTGCTCAAACGCATCGGTGACCTGTTCGTCCAGAGTGTAAAAGCGTACCTTTTCGCCTCGCTGGACTTCCTCGTCGAATTCAATCACATCTCCGATGAGCTCCACATCGGAGGCCTCAAACGTGAGAAACTCGTTCTCCATTATACACCCCGAAGAACTGTTTCACATAGAGCCACCGCCTCTGTCTGGAAGCGCTCCAGTACGGCATCCGGCTTACCCTTCGTCCTGAACTGGAGAATCAGCTTGGCCGTGAGCGGATGGTCGATGCGATACGACACATAGTCCACGAGACCGGGCGCATCGTAGAGAATCGCCTGCGCCAGTGCACCAAGCGTGTGCCCCTCTGTCGTTGTCTCCACCACATACGCACCTGTCTCATCCTTGGAGACCGGGAGCTTCACAAACTCGAGCACCTTCTTCTTGAGAACCTCTGCGGCCGTGCGCACCAGCTCACGAGCAGACTGAACACCAATGCTCTCAACTGTGAAGTCAAAGTGAATCGGACGCTCCATCTCGTCACGGACGTAGAAGCGGTGAATGTGGTGGTTATCAAAGATACGCGGATCCTGTCCAGATGCGATGAAGGTATCACGCCCCGACTTTGCACGCGTCTCGTCGATGTGATTGCGGAACGTCGACACGCAGACCTGAGACGCACCGGTCATGGCCAGCCCCAGCCCGCACTCAATGTGCAGCGCCTCATTCGGCTTGAGGCTCAGAAAGTACAGAGGCGCACCCAGATCGCGATCCTTCAACAGAACACCGCTACGAGGGCCGCTGGAGACAAAGTCATCCGAGGTCACCTCACGTGCCTCCGGAGACGATGAGAAGCGAACCGTCAGCTTGGTGTCGCGAATCACATCACCCTCGGACGCCTTCACATTCACCGGCAGCATCTCCACGCGGTGCTTCAGCATCTCATGAATCATCTGAGAGGTGTTCTCGCGAATCACGACATCACGAATCACCACCGTAGGAATCTCGGCAAGCAGAATACGGCGAAGAGCATTCACGAAGGGAACAGGAGCCTTGATGAGCTCAAAGGTCAGACGGTAGCCGCTGAGTGTCTCACGAACGTTCTCGAGAGTCGCCATTACTTGTCTTAGTGTTTCGTTCTTTTAACTTTCGTTTTTTCAAACTCTCAGACAATGCAGCCGATCCTGTTCTACAGCACACGTGACGGAAACAGTAAGCAGATCGTTGATACGCTCAATGCTCTGAACAAGCAGAATCTCTTTCGCATGATCTCGATCGAGAGCGTAGACCGTTCGCAGCTGCCGGCGTTTCTGAAGAGTGTACCGACCCTGTACCTGCCCGACACCAAGGACATCTACGTGGGCAAGGATATCTTTGGATTCATCTCCAAGCCGGTGGCCGCTCGCCGCGATGTCCCGAACAATGCACCGGGCAAGCCTGGACAACAGTCCGCCACCGCTGCGACGGGTGACCTGGAGTCGTGGTCCTTCGCAACCGCCGGTGGGTTCTCTGATAATTACTCCAGTTGGGACGGCAAGGCGTCGACAGGAGACCAGCTATTCTACACCTACCTGGGTGGCGATGGGCCGACTGCACCCGGACCTCCGGAGCCGCAGACCAAGCAGAGTTATGACGGTGGAAAGGATGGACGCAACGAGGATGTGGCGTCGCGCCTCAAGCGCATCCAGCAGGCGCGTGATAATGAGTTCAAAGGAGTTACACGCCAGTAAGTAATAAACGCAATGGCTACGAAAACGAAGCTCTTGTCCTTGTTTTTTGACCAGTGGGAGGGGTTCTTTGATGAGCTGATTCGGGTCTTTCCAAACGACCCCGATTTCCCTCGGTTGAAGACATACCTTCGTCTTGGACGTACTGTGAATCCGAAGCGAGTGATTGCTGCTGTGCAGAAGCACATGTTTCCGTTTGAGGCGCTTGTCCGTGCGAAGAACGCAGACTTCTTTCTGAAGTATTCGTTCAACGAATATGAAGGCAAGGAGGATATTTCGTACGTGATCCAGAAGGTTAAGATGCTCTGGTTTGAGCTCTCTCCTCCGAATCAGAATGCATTGTTCGATTACATTATTCTGCTGGTTGATCTGCTGCACCGCCATCTGGAGACGCACTGAGGCGAATCAACTCCGCCACACCTGCCTCCACATTCCCAAAGTTCCTGAACAGAATCTGATTCACCTCTGCAGGTGACCACTTATAGTTCAGCGACATGTCGTCTACGACGGTCTCTGAATCGTAAAACGACCGCACCATCTCCTGCACAATCGTGGTACTGCACTTCTTGAAGTTAACAATCATGTCGATGCGTCCCGGACGAATCAGCGCACGATCAATCCGATCCGGGAAGTTCGTGGTGATGGCCAGAATACGACCATTCGCTTCCAGTGTTCCATCGAGCAGGTTCAGAATGAAGGCCAGGTCAATCACCTCCTTCTCCTCCTCCTTGCGATCAAACATATCCTCGTCCTTCTTTGAGGATGCGGGCGTCGGCTTCTTCCACTCACGGCGAAGTACCGTATCACCCATCGCATCAATATCCTCAATCACATACAGACGCTCCGACACCGGGATGGTGTACTTTTCCGTCTGCACGCCGTTATACACGTGAATCTCGTCATTGAAAAACAGGTGCTGGAGCTGCGCCTTGGTCTTGATCTCCGACAGCTGAACGTTCACGATGTGGCGCTTCCCCTCGTTGGCGATGGCCTTGATCGTCGAGGTCTTGCCGACACCCGGTGGACCGTGGAACATGAAGCCCAGTGTGTAGGGGATACCCTTCTGATCATACCAGTCGCGACGGTTCAGGAAGAAGTTCACACGGTCGCGCACATGATCCCGCTCCTCGAAGAACACATTCTTGAACGTCCGGTTGGTCGTAAACTTGGACTTGGTGTACACGAGGTGCGACATGGGCAGAGGGTTCTGCACGCCCTTGCTCTTGGTCTGAATCATCTGGTCAAAGTAGTAGCGGTGGGATCCCAGCTTATTCGCCATCCGACGCTCATAATCGGTGTTACATGTATCCACAAACTGTTGCAGGTGCTGAACATCGTGATCGTAGCAATACAGCTTGAACTTCACCAGCTCCAACTGTCCGTCGGCGATCTTCATCTCCTGCAGCTCGAAATACACGTCAGCCTCCAGGCACACCGGATCGTACTCGTTGGGAAGGTAATCGTGCTGCGAGACTGCGAGGAGACTGCGCATCGCCGGCAGAGTGGTCACATACTGAACCACGGCATCCATGCGAGAGGCGTAGATTCCCTGCACCGGCTGACCGCCACGATTCTGAGAGGTTACTACACCACGCTCGCAGGTGATGGAGGCACGAGGGGTCTTGAGAATGGACTGGGGAACTGCGGGACGAGTTCCGTTGCGGCGCGGGCACATCAACGCATTCATCCACGTCGACCACGTAGGGAACGTACGGACAACCAAGTCAAATCCGTTCAACGCGAACATATTCAGAAGGGGGCGCTGACCCACTCCCATCTGAAGAGTCATCTGAGCTTTCAGTAAATCGTTAATCTGCTGCATGTGTGTTTAACCAAAGGTCTGTGTAATACACTTGTCTAGCGTGGCTCCGGCTTGGTGAACGGGCTTGGTGCGACGGAGACGCAGCTCCTTTGACGCCTTCTCCACAGTATCCTGTGAGAGGGTCACATACCGCTTCACGTCACGCACGGGTCCCTGCACGTTCATCGTCGGAACATGCAGACGAATGGGCGGAAGCGCAACGGCCACCAGGTCATCGGAGTTGGCAAGATACTCGCGATACTGCTCGATGTCGAGCGGTCCACCGAACAGACGAAGAGTGCTGCGAGGCGGCGCAGGAGTCAGCTCCTTCTTGGTGTACAGGCTGCGGTACATATCCGCCAGCAGACAGTGACGAGTCCAGCGAACCGTATCGGAATGATGGGTGTCGGCATAGAGAAACGCCAACGCACACTCCGGCGAACAATAGTGTCCCTCGCAGGTGTACATGTTCTCATACGCATCGTAGCTCACCGGAAGAACACAGGCCTTCCAGCTGAATCCCGCACAGCACCAGAAGCACGCCGCGGAATTGTAGCTAGGAGACTTGACCCGCGTCAGAATCTCCTTCATGGTATCGGTATTGAACCTCTCTCCGACCCGCGATGTCTCGACGGCGGAGAGAATGTCTGAATAGGATGTCGACCCCTGTTCCTGGGGAGTCGGCGCCGTCTCCTCGACCGGAAGACGTAACGAGAACACCACAGGTGCATCTTGTACTTGCTTGCGCGGGGGCATTTACTTTTGTTGGGTTAGGGTGTTTAAGTGTTTATTGCGTCTTGTTCGGATATGTGATTACGAATTCGAGATGCGTAGCTACATCATCCTTCAATGTTATGACACGATCAGTAAAGGATGCCGTCTGCGATGCAATGTAAGCGTCAATATTTGGAGGAAACAAGAAATCGAGATAGACTTGTATATCGTTTCTGCGAACACCATCACTGCAGCGCCTAATAAAATTGAGGTTCGTAAGCACAGCGATATGCTCACCGGTGCACGCGTTCGCCAGAGTTTCATTGAACTTGGCGATATCCTCAAGCTCCTTTTCCGAGAACGTGGCCATTTACTATAGTATGAGTTTGACTTTATTTAACCGTTAAACGACCCAAGATACATCAAAGACCCTCTCGAGAAGGTGGCGCTTGTCATGTTTGTAATTGTCCACTTGCCACTAGCGGTCGCCGCAACCGACAGGTTTCCAGAAAAAGTCCCGGCGACAACGTATACACCCTGGGAGTTAAAAAACATAGGTATATTGATGTAATTGTCGTTATCCTGGACAAAGTTGAAAAGCACAATACCTGCTTTAATAGTAGTGGGAAGACTGAACACTGTCGACGAGGTGTATCCAGAAGAATATTGGTAAAATACAACCTGAAAACCAGGTCTGACCACTGGGGTGGCAGGAAAGAATATTCCATTCAGTACCAACGAAGCTGCGCCAGTAGTTGTTGCATTTGTTGTTGCAGAAATGGTTCCGTTCACATCTAATTTAGACCCCGGGGTACTAGTCCCGATACCCACATTTCCGGCCGCGAGGATGCGCATCTTTTCGCTTAACGACCCATCTGCCGGACCCATCGTTGCAAATGAAAGAAACCCCGAATATCCACCCGCCCCCGACGAGCCACCCGATATCCTTCCGAACGTCTGAAACTGCGCACCTCCTCCGTAATCTGTCGACCGACCTCCCAACCCAATCGACGCTCCCACGTCTGTACCAACTGCCTCCGTAGACATGACTTGTAGCGTAGCCACACCTGTAGTAGCCGATGGAAGCGGATTGTTGCTTCCGAATACAGTTAGTCCGGTTGAGACGCCGTTATAGAATCCTTCAAAGCCACCGCCCCCTGTAGTGTTGCCTACGACCACATTTGCACTTCCTACGTGTAGCATAGTGGCTATTCCGTTATAAAAGGATATACCAGCGCCACCGTTAGCGTACGATTGTAGTCTGATGGCTGATTGTCCATATCCAGCACTGTCCTTTGTTGCTGATACAATTTTATTGTAATAGCTCGCCGTGGCGCTACTCGTGGGCAATGTAATAGTCTGCATGTTATTGGTGATAAAGAAGTCTGAGTTATAGAGTGGGGAGACTGCCATATACGAACCGAACATTCTCGTGTTGGTGTTACCGTTTCCGGTCGCGAAGTTAGAATACTGTGCCCAACTAAGGTCTCCGTTGTTCATTGTTACACCGCCAATCACATTTGAACCCGTTGCCGTAATTGCGGCGCTAGAAATCGTACCGGCGTTCGAAATGGGGTATGTCTTCAGATCGAGTCCGGTTGTATTGAACTGGGCGTGCACGATTGCATTGTTCATGATGTTAAAGACACCATCGGATACCCATGCCAATCCAGTATCGTACCCGCCATCACCAACCCATGAGATCGTGTTGTTGGAGAACACCATGTTGCCAAGCTGGTGAGTCACACTTGTACTCGACGCCGATACCGTAGTCGCAGTGAGGGTTGTAACCGTAATGCTAGGTGAGCCTGTTAATCCGGCTGCGTTGCCCGTGCACGACCCCGAACTACCTGAACAGTTGCCGGTGACGTTGCCAGTTAATGCACCGGTGAACGTGGTTGCATATACGTTATTCCACACGTTTTCAGCCGTTCCCAGTGTATATGTGTTGGTTGTCGCAGACACATGGTTCCCCGACGTTATGTCGTTCGTACTTAACCCGAGCGCGCCACTCGACGTTATAGCACCGCATCCCAGTGTACCCACGCCAGACATGTTCTGATTTGACGGATTAATGCTGATTCCGTTAATTGTTGACGCAGCAGGACCGGTGAATCCACCGGAGTAGATTAACCCAGATGTCGATACCGTTGTACCCGTAAACCCCGCAGCCGTAGCGATTGTGCCGCTTGTATTCAGCGTACCCACGCCAGACATGTTCTGATTTGACGGATTAATGCTGATTCCGTTAATTGTTGACGCAGCAGGACCGGTGAATCCACCGGAGTAGATTTTTCCAGATGCGGTGATCGTGTTGTTGCTCAGTGTTACACCGCCAATCGAGCTAGATCCCGCAGCAGCACTAATCGTACCCACGCCAGACATGTTCTTAGTCAGTGGATCAATGCCGATTCCATTGATCGTATTCGCAGCAGGACCCGTGAATCCACCGGAGTAGATGAGTCCAGATGTCGACACCGTTGTACCCGTAAACCCACCCGATGTAGCGATTGCACCGCTTGCATTGAGAGTAGTGACTCCAGTAATCGCACCTCCTGCAGCAAGACCACCTCCCGACGAGATCAGACCAGATGTCGACACCGTTGGACCCGTAAACCCACCCGATGTAGCGATTGCACCGCTTGTATTCAACGTACCCACGCCAGACATGTTCTGATTTGACGGATTAATGCTGATTCCGTTAATTGTTGACGCAGCAGGACCGGTGAATCCACCGGAGAAGATTTTTCCAGATGCGGTGATCGTGTTGTTGCTCAGTGTTACACCGCCAATCGAGCTAGATCCCGCAGCAGCACTAATCGTACCCACGCCAGACATGTTCTTAGTCAGTGGATCAATGCCGATTCCATTGATCGTATTCGCAGCAGGACCCGTGAATCCACCGGAGTAGATGAGTCCAGATGTCGACACCGTTGTACCCGTAAACCCCGCAGCCGTAGCGATTGTGCCGCTTGTATTCAGCGTACCCACTGCAGACATGTTCTTAGTCAGTGGATCAATGCCGATTCCGTTGATTGTACCCGAAGAAGGGCCGGTGAATCCACCGGAGTAGATGAGTCCAGATGTCGACACCGTTGTACCCGTAAACCCCGCAGCCGTAGCGATTGTGCCGCTTGTATTCAGCGTACCCACTGCAGACATGTTCTTCGTCAGCGGATCAATACTGACTCCGTTGATCGTATTCGCAGCAGGACCAGTGAAACCACCGGAGTAGATCAATCCAGATGTCGACACCGTTGGACCCGTAAACCCAGCAGCCGTAGCGATTGTACCACTTGCGTTCATGTTCCCCGTCAGCGCCAATACAGTGCCGTTAAATGTAAGAGTGGGATTGGGATTTACGTGAACGCTATCCTGCGCACTGGTTAAGAGTTGGTTTGGAACTGTGTAATCGTTAATCTCCATCAATCCCTGGATACCGCGTTGTCCCTGAGGACCTGTGATACCGGTCGGGCCCTGGGTACCGCGTGTTCCTTGCTGACCCTGTACTCCCTGGGGTCCCTGGTACGCGCTGTAGAAGTACAGAGGGCTGCTTATGACTGTACCGGTGATACCGCCTCCCGTCACTCGAACTTGATAATAGTAACTTGTCGTAGGCGTACCATAGGTTACGGTGACGGTACCTGCAGTCACCGCTGTTCCCGTTACCTGCGTCGACGTAAGTTCATTGTACCCTCCCTCATAGTAAGGCGCAGACCAAAGCGATGCAGTCCATGTTCCAGTGACCGTGCCGCTGACGGAAAATGACCATGTAAGGGACGGGGGGAACGTGGATGACGCCTGTGGCTGATTGGCTATCGCGGTCGCCATCTTACTTTCTCAAAACGAAAAGAAGCCTGCGGAACCCAACACAGAACACGCAGAAAATGACCGACCTTTCTACAGCCTACCAGCGCAAGACGCATCGCGAGCACATCCTCTCCCTTCCCGACACCTATATCGGCAGCATTGAGACTACGCAGGAGGAGGTGTTTCTCCACACCGCGGACGCCTGCTTCAAGCCCGAGACCATCGCCGTCAACCCTGGATTCTACAAGCTCATCGATGAACTTCTTGTGAATGCCCATGACCATGCGATCCGCCTGCGCCAAAAGAACTCGACCGACCCGGTCAAGAAGATCAACATTCTCTGCGACACCAGTGGCTTCACGATTGAGAATGATGGTGAGCCCATCGACGTCGCGGAGCACCCGGAGCACAAGGTGTGGATTCCGCAGATGATCTTTGGCGAGCTGCTGACCTCGACGAACTACAACAAGGACGAGAAGAAGCTGGTCGGCGGTAAGAACGGCTATGGCGTGAAGCTGGTCAACATCTTCGCGAAGGAGATGAAGGTCTTCGTGCACGACAAGGCGCGGAAGCTGCTGTACGAGCAGAGCTTCGAGGACAATATGACCAAGATCGGCAAGCCGAGCGTGACGACTCCGAAGAAGAAGCCCGAGGTGCTGAGCGTGGCGATCGGATGGAAGCCGGACTTTGCGCGGTTCGGTATGACGGAGATTACGGCCGACATGCAGCGGTTGATCGAGCGCCGTGTGTGGGATCTGGCCATGACGCTGGGCAAGGATGTGAAGGTGACCTGGAACACGGAGCCGGTCAAGTGCCGCAGCCTGGTCGACTATGCGAAGGCGTTCCTCCCGGAGGGGGCGACAGTGGTCTCCGAGTCGCCGAATGATCGTTGGACCATTGTGATTGCCGACAGCCCAACCGACAAGCAGTTCGCGATGTCCTTCGTCAACGGCATCTGGACTTCGAAGAACGGTACGCACGTGGACGCCATCACCAGCCAGGTCGTGAATCACGTGGTAGACTACTTGGAGACCAAGAAGAAGATCAAGGTCAAGCCGGGTCTGGTGCGCGACAACCTGGCGGTCTTCGTGACGGCCATGATCGAGAACCCGAGCTTCACCAGCCAGACCAAGGAGTCACTGACGACCAAGCAGTCTGCGTTCGGCTCTTCCCCGAAGCTGAGCGACGACACGCTCAAGAAGATCGTGACCAAGCTGAATCTAGTGAGTACGATTGTGGAGGCGCAGTCTGCGAAGGATGCGAAGGATAACTCCAAGACGGATGGAAAGAAGCAGAGCAGGATCACGGGTATTCCGAAGCTGGACGACGCCGTGCAGGCGGGTACGAAGGACTCGGCAAAGTGTACGCTGATTCTGACGGAGGGAGATTCAGCGAAGGCCATGGCTCTCAGTGGTCTGAGCCAGGAGCAGCGCAAGACCTTCGGAGTCTACCCGCTCAAGGGCAAGGTGCTGAACGTGAAGGATACGAGCGATTCCAAGGTGGAGCAGACCAAGGAGATTGCAGAACTGAAGAAGATCATCGGACTCACATCCGGTAAGAAGTACGAGAACACCGCCGACCTGCGCTACGGGTCGATTATGATTATGACCGATCAGGATCTGGACGGCAGTCACATTCGCGGTTTGTTGATCAACCTGTTCCACGAGCTGTGGCATGAGCTGATTGCGATTCCGGGATTCCTGACGTACATGTCCACGCCTATCGTGAAGGCAACGAAGGCACGCGGAGGAGCCAAGGGCGACGTGGATGTTAAGGTGTTCTACTCGCAGTACGAGTACGAGCAGTGGCGTGAGACGGAAGGCAAGGTAGGCTGGAAGGTCAAGTACTACAAGGGATTGGGTACGTCGACGCGCGACGAGGCCAAGGATTACTTCAGCAAGGTGAATGCCGTGAAGTTCGACTACACACCGGAGTCCGATCCGGCAATTGATCTGGCGTTCAACAAGCAGCGTGCCGATGACCGCAAGGTCTGGCTCAAGGCCTACGACAACACGGCGCTGGTTCCGGCGGGAAACATGGTGAAGTATGATGAGTTCGTGCACAAGGATCTGATTCACTTCAGCTACTACAATCTGGAGCGCTCGATTCCGAATATGATGGACGGGCTGAAGACGTCGCAGAGGAAGATCCTCTATGCAGCGTTCAAGAGGAATCTGACGCAGGAGATCAGGGTTGCACAGTTCGCCGGGTACGTGTCGGAGCACACGGGGTACCACCACGGCGAGGCCTCTCTGAACGAGACCATCGTGGGTATGGCGCAGGACTTCATGGGAGCCAACAACATCCCGTGGCTGGTTCCGCAGGGACAGTTTGGTACCCGCATTCAGGGCGGTAAGGATGCGGCGTCTCCCCGTTACATCCACACCTATCTGCAGCCTCGCATCCGCAAGCTGCTGCCGGTGGATGACTTCGATGTGTTGAAGTACCGCGATGATGATGGACTTCCGGTGGAGCCGGAGTGGTATGCACCGGTGTTGCCGATGCTGTTGGTGAATGGTTCGCGTGGTATCGGCACTGGGTATTCGACGTACATTCCTCCGTGCGATCCGAAGGTCATCAAGAAGAAGCTGATCGCCAAGATGACGGCGGGACATCCACTGAGAAGTGATCCGCAGCTCGTGCCGTACTTTGAGGGGTTCAAGGGTACCTACACAGAGGATGGCGTGGTCGGCGTGTATCGGAAGGACGGTACTGACTTCGTGGTCACCGAGCTCCCGCCGGGAACGTGGACTGCAGATTACCGCGAGTGGCTGGAGAAGGAGCTGGCGGAGGGACGCATCAAGGATTTCAGCGATACGTCCACGGATCAGCAGATCAATATCCGGATCAAGGGGATTGATGAGAAGGTGCTCGTGAAGTCGCTGACCACCAAGATCAAGACCACGAACATGCATGCCTTCAATTCCAAGGGTGTCATCACCAAGTACGATACGCTAACCGACATTCTCTGCGAGTTCTGGACTGTCCGTATCAACCTCTACGAGACGCGTAGGGAGTACCAGATTGCGAAGTTGGAGAAGGAGGTGCCGTATCATGAGGATATCGTTCGCTTCATCGAGGGACAGTGTCTGGACAAGCCGGTTCCGGATCTGCGCCGCAAGACCAAGGCCGAGTGCGAGGCTCTGTTGACGGAGCACAAGTATACGCACCATGCAGAGATTCTGCGTCTGCCGGTGTCCAGCTTCACAGCGGAGGTGATGGCGAAGCACCAGGCAGATCGGGAGAATGTGTTGTACCGGCTGGATCTGTTGCGCGGTACAACGGCTCAGGCGCTGTGGCTTGCTGATTTAGAGTCGGTGTAAACAACAAGAGTAATGGATTACACCAAAATCCTACAACAGATGGACAAGTCGTCTGTCGGCGTCTATTCAAACACTCCTCCCGTGACTGCGCGTGCAGGGGTTCAGTTCCAAGGTGATATTCGCTTCGCGGGACCGGATGTTGGATCTCGTAACGATGCGAACGCAGTGCAGGCGGTTCCAACTACAAGAGAGGTGAAACACTACGTAGTCATCGATACGTCTCAACGAAATTTTATTCTTCAACCCAATCCGTACAGCAACTTGGTGTACAGTTTCGGACAGCAGTCTCTGAACGGGTATTCGCCGCCGGTCTATTCGAACAATCCTTTCATACCCACGTTTGGCGCCGACTCAACTGGTATTCTGAACACGCAGCCCGGTCTTCCGAATACGCGCGGATGGTACCTGTCCAACGTAGCATTCCCTCCGTACAACTCGTCGCTCCCAAAGGGCAACTTCCTTGCCTACGATACCGGGTACACGGTGAATCCCTCCGGTCTTGGATTCGGCAGTGTCTTTTTACCTTCGAACGTGCAGTCGATTCGTCTTGTCCGCGCCCTCCTTCCACAGCGCCAGTTCCTCAGCGTACCCATTCTGCTTACGCCGACCAATAGTAACGATCCCACCTTCGGTCCGTCGGGTACTGTGCAGTCAACACTAGTCAATACTGCGCATTCCAGCTTTGCGACCTATCCGTACCTGCTGTTCAATCTGAATGAGTATCAGGGTAAGTACGTGGGTGGAAATGAGCCCATGCGCCGAGCCTTCTCCGTCATGACGCAAAAGACGCGCACACAGAACAGCTTCGCATCTACAGGTCTCGGAGTGCAGCACTACGATTACGAGCCGTGGAATCAGGAAGCACTTATCTTCCAAAGTCCACTTACCACGCTTCAACAAGTGAGAGTCACAATCACGGATCCAATTGGTAGCGTCTTTATCCAGAACGATACGCTGAGTGTTGTTCTGATCCAGACGGACGCAGATGGTCTGTTCCTCAAGTGCATCACTGGAACAAGTCAGTATTTCAGCGGCAATGACCTTCGAGTGGGCGATCGTGTAATCTTCGATCCCGTTACATTGTCGAATATCATCAAGTCGCCGCTGTACTCCGGAAACTCGGATAAGGTACAGTTCGCAAATGCACTGAGCAGTAACTCCTTTCCAGTTCTTCAGCTGCTCGATTACGTGAAGGATAACATAACAGGTCAGTACGTAGCGCGAGCGGGGTCTACATTGCGAACAACCTCGTACAACGCATCCTACAACGGATTCATGATTCAGAACTTCTTGAGTACGAGTGCCGACGGTAGTGTAACGTCGACCTACTCCAATGCGCCAGATGCGATCGGAAGCATCTTCTCGTTTCCAGTCCAGTTCAGCTTCAACCCGAATCAGTTCTCCGGAAGCCTTCCGTTTATGAATTCATCGCTACAGCCAACGTATACGCTTGAGCTCACGTGCTTAGAGCCCGATACCGGATCCCTAGGCGGTAAGATCACGCAGTAATTTCCTCCCTCTACACAAATGTCGTCTCTGGTACAGTACTGGGTCAACAGTCTGTCGGACTTCTATACACAGTCCGCAATCCCAAACGCCCCGAAGCACACGGGTCGTCTTCCGCTGTCGGATAGCGAGGAGAAACTTCCTATTCCTCGCGGTACACTCTACGCCGTGGATGAGCCGCGTATGAAGTCTCAGTTGATCCAGGAGCAGATTCAGTACCGCCATAACAACACGCCGCTGAACACGGTGTTCTTCGGAGATGCGAATATGGACAATCTCCAGCAGAAGATCCACGATGCCGTCATGGAGATGAGCAAGGGCGAGTACAGCCTCAAGCCGCAGAGTGAGGCGGATCTGATCCTGATCATGCGCAGCTACTACCTCCAGTATGCGCAGAACAACCCCGACAATGTGGCCCAGGAACTCGATCAGCTGAACCAGCGTGTGGTGGCGTTTGCATCCAATCGCATCATGGTGGAGATCACGGCGTACAAGCGCTACCGTAAGGACATTCTGGACTTCCCCGAGCCCATTGCTCGTCCGATGGATATGCAGATCTACGGCACGCGTACCGGGGAACTCAAATCATTTCTGTAAAAGTCTCAATGATCCGGTACGGTGACCGTGTGTTCCTGCATGAAGGATCTCGGTGGTTTCTCTGGGAACCGTCGTGGAAACTCTATCGCCCCATCGACGGTCTGCGGTGGACAGGTACGAAGCTTCAACTTGATGATCACGCCTACTGCACCGATCCGTTGGATGACTTGTATGGATTTGGAACCGAGCGCATGTACAACCAGTGCTTCAATCTCAGTCAGAACTTTGCAGACGTAGACAACGCCAAGCCCGTGCCGTTTCTGACCATCGGCACGCCCGAATGGTTCCGCGATCGTCCGATGGCGTTAACGGTCTGTGCGACGCGTGACGTGGAGTCTTGGCGCCGACTCAACCTTCGCAGGAAAACGATCCGTCCCCATCCGCGTAAGACATTTACGAAACGGAACACCAAGTAACATAATGCGAGTCAATTTTATCGGAACCTTCGGAAAGACTACAGGTGTCTCGCAAGACGTCTCTATTCTTCACGGTCTCGTCGCCCACGTGCTGGACAAGGATGCGAAAGTCCGCCACATTCCTCACCGGATTCCCCAGTGTCCGCAAGCAGAGGTAAACTTCTTTATTGAGGTCATCAACCCGGCACTCTTCGCATATGCCGGCAAGAACATCTGGATCCCCAACCCCGAGTGGACGTACCAGACCTGGGAGCCGTATGCCCGCATGGTCGATGAGATCTGGGTCAAGACGCGGGAAGCCGAGGCGCTGTTCACCAAGTGGGTTCCTGCAGAGAAGGTCAAGTACGTCAGCTGGACATCCGTCGATAAGGAGTACCCTACACTGGGAAGCAAGGATCCGAATCGTGGTATTGTGCCGGTCGGTAAGAATGTCTGGCGTCACCCTAAGCCCATTCTCCAGGCATACACTCGCATCCTCACACAGACGCCCGATGTGTTTGAACGTCTTCCTCATCTTACGATTGTTCATGACCCTGACCGCGTCCCACTGGCGGAGCTTCCCGACAACCTGAAGTCCAAGATCACGGTTCGCGGAGAGGTCATTCCAGAGGAGGAGTACAAGACTCTTCTTCACACCTGCGGACTGGTGATCTGCACCTCGGCAGCAGAGGGCTTCGGACACGCGGTGAATGAGGCGCTATCGGCGGGTTGTGTGCCGATCCTGTCGCCGATTCAGCCGTTTCGCGAGATGGTGAAGAATGCACTGTGGGTCTCAAATGCGAAGGTCATGAACCACCCCCAGTGTATGGGAATCCTGGAGGACGTGGATGTCGATTCGCTGGCGGATGCATTGATCGGGTACACTAAGCTCACGGCAGAGGATCACCGCGCCATCACTATGGACAGTCGTGAGTCGTATGAGGATCGTCACGAGATCTTCGTGAAGGCCATGTTGTCTCGCCTGGATGATCTGTTCAAGACGATGACTCCGTACTCGCTGGAGGAGAGACTTCCGAAGGAGGCAGATCTGCCTCCGGTGTCCATCATCACCATCACCCGGGATCGGCGCTCATTCATTCCGCTGGCCAAGTATTGCTTCCTTGCGCAGACGTACCCTGAGCATCTGCTGGAATGGGTGATTGTCGACGATGGAAAGGATCCGATCAAGGATCTCATCACGGATCTGCCGAATGTGACGTATGTACTTGTGGACGGACCGCTCACGATTGGTGCGAAGCGCAACCTTGCAATCTCGAAAGCGAAGCATGATATTCTGGTGATGATGGACGATGACGACGTGTACCCGAACAACTCCGTGTTGTCTCGTGTGGCCCACCTCCTCGCAGAGCCGAAGAAGGAGTGCCTGTTTTCCACGGTGCTTCCGTGCTATGAGATTCATGAGACCAAGTCTTTCATGAATGTCCCGCCGATTACCCTGCCGATGTCGCAGCGTGTGTCGGAGGCGACGATGTGTATGACGCGCAAGTTCTGGCTCGATCGCCCGTTTCCCGATATCCAGATTGCCGAGGGTGACGCATTCCTTCACGGACGTGAAGACATGTGCCGGGAGTTATCTCCCCAGGATGTAATTGTGAGTTTGAGCCACCGCAAGACCACGTCAAGCCGTAAGCCCCCGCCCGGCATGGAGGTGAACGGCTCTCATTATGGATTCTCGGATGAGCTGTTTACGTTGATTTCGGAGATTGCGTTATGTATTTAACGACTTCCGTACCCAGGGTCGGTTCCGAACGGATAGTCGCCCACTCCGCTGAAAGGGTTACCACCGGTCAGTCAATAGCGGTAGCTGCGGTGACGGTGACGGCGGGAGCGGTGACGACGACCCCCCGTTACAGGGGCGGCCTCCGCGGCGCCCTCGGCACCACCGCGAACAAGGTGAGCCTTCTTCGCACGCGCGCGCAGGGTCGCCTTCTTACCCGATACCTTAAGACCTGCCTTCTTCAGCATGCGCTTGAGGGTCTTCGCCTTGAGTCCGCGACGGCCACCTGCTACAGCAGAGTAGGGGTTTGATGTGGGTGCACCCGAGTAGCCAACGAACGAATTACCTGCAGGAGTTGTGGACATTTATTCTTACGCGAGGAAAACCTTACGCCGACCCGAGGGGTAACGCCTGATCCAACGATCCCGACGACGCCGTGCCGCCGCGGATGAGGTGCGCCGACTTCGCACGCGCACGAAGAGTGGCCTTCTTACCCGACACCTTAAGACCCGCCTTCTTCAGAAGCTTCTTCAGGGTCTTGGCCTTCAGGCTGCGACGACCGCCCGTCGCCGGCGCGAACTGCTCCGTTCCACCTCCGCCGCGAATGAGGTGCGCCGACTTCGCACGCGCGCGCAGGGTCGCCTTCTTACCCGACACCTTGAGTCCTGCCTTCTTGAGCATGCGCTTGAGAGTACCAGCCTTGAGTCCGTGCATTTTACTTTTACGCAGAGAATTGTTTAGACAGTGGCCGGGCTGCTCGACGGAACCCCCGAGTGAGCACCGCCGCGAATCAGGTGAGCCTTACGGGCACGCGCACGGAGGGTCGCCTTCTTGCCCGACACCTTAAGTCCCTTCGACTTCAGCAGCTTCTTCAGGGTCTTGGCCTTGACGTGAACGCCCTTGGGAACGGCACGGAGCGTCTTGCGGTGACGGTGGTGACGGCGGCGGGAGCGGCGACGGCGGCCGCCATCCATATCTTCATCCTTGGCCTCCGCATCCCCAAACTCCCCGTTCAGCTTGGCCTTCTCGCGAGGGGGGCGCTCATCTCCATTTGCGTTCGCCTCCTCATCCGCGTTCACGACACCTGGAGCCCCCACCGCTGCGAATGCCTGCGACGGTATAATGTCTCCAGTGCATGTCTGTCCTACATTTTTTGCCGTAATCTCTGTACCGGCACCACCACGACGACGGTAGTGACGAGCCATTTTATTAAACACGCGATACAATTTCCACTACGCCGAGCAAGTAACGCACGCCGACGGCTCCACAGTAAACTGCTGAGCCTTTGCCGCTGCCTTCGTACGCAGGTAATAACAGCCCGTCTTCAGACCCTGCTTCCACGCATAAAAGTGCATACTCGACAGCTTCGAATACGTGGGGTCAGCGATGAAGAGGTTCAGAGACTGCGACTGGCACACGAACGGTGCACGGTCACGCGCCATGTTAATCACCGTCTTCATCGGAATCTCCCACGCCGTGCGGTACAACTCACGCAGCTCGCCCGGAAGACCGATCATCGACTGAATTGAGCCGTTGTTCGCAATGATCTCCGTGCGAATCTCCGGGATCCACATACCACGTGCCACCAGATCCTCCACGAGATACTTGTTCACCACCACGAAATCTCCCGACAACACACGGCGAGTGTAGAGGTTGGAGGTGAAGGGCTCGAAGCACTCGTTGTTGCCCAGAATCTGCGACGTGGATGCAGTGGGCATCAGAGCAATCAGAAGGGAGTTGCGCATACCACCCTTGCACAGGGTACGCAGCTTGTCCCACTGCAGGTACGTCGATACCGGCGTCTCGTTCCACAGGTCAAACTGCATCTTGCCCTGGCTCATCGGAGACCCCTCGAATGTCGGGTACGCCTTTCCATCGTCAAGACTGACGGTACGCCAAGTATCCGACGAGGAACCGAGCATGCTGGTGGTGGCTGCAGCGTAGTAGATGTTCTCAAAGATCTCGCGGTTCAGCTTCGCAGCACCCTCGGACGACCAGGGAAGTCGGAGCATCGCAAAGACATCGGCAAGTCCCTGGACACCGATTCCGATGGGACGATTGCGGAGATTGGAGGTCTTGCACTTGTCCGTGGGGTAATACGTCGTATCAATAACAATATCGAGGTTACGAGCCAAGATGGCCGTATACTTGCGAAGCAGGTCGAAGTTGAACCGATACTCTCCGTCGTGGGCGTAGCTCCGCTCGACGAACTTGGGGAGAGCCAAAGACCCGAGGTTACAGACCGCTGTCTCCTCCGAGCTGGTGTACTCGATGATCTCTGCGCAGTTTCCAGTGAGGATACCGTTGAAGGTTCCGGCGTGATTGATGGGTTCATTGAAGCAGTACGTATCATCGCGACGTCCTCGGTTAATCACTTGTACAACTGTGAGATTAATGACATCCAATGTGGAAGGCAGTTTATAGGGGAAGAGTTTCATCCCAGTCTTGAGATCAGACGCGTCGACTCGGAGCGCATCGGCGACAGATCGCTTGTCGGTATATCCCTCCGTGACTAAGAACTTGTGATAAGGCGTGCACGTAAGAACGCGTCCGTCGCTCAGCTCCACGTCGACCAATTCCTGGTCTACGCCTGTCTTGGTAATCTTCGCCTCCGAGAATACATCGCCATTCCACACACGAACACTCTCTCCTGCAAGTGTATGAATTGGAAACTGACCCTTATCTGTTAGAACGAGCGTCTCGGGTGCAACGCATAAATTTGAGGACTTGATGGTTCCGCGATTCTGCTGGTTGGACTTTGCATTACACGCGTCCTTGTACAGCAAATACGGAGTGCCCGTCTGAATCTGTGCATCGATAATCATCTGCCACAATTTCTTGGCTGGAATCTGTTTCATGAACTTCCGATCACGCTCATATGTAGTGTACAGTCGGTTGAACTCATCTCCCCAGCAATCCGACAACCCTGGACACTGATCGGGAGACATCAGTGACCACGCCTCGTCCTTCTCCACCCTCTCCATAAAGAGGTCAGAAATCCAGAGACCATAGAACAGATCGCGTGCACGATCCTCCTCAGCACCCGTATTCAGCTTCAGACGGAGGAACTCCTCAATATCGGCGTGCCACGGCTCCAAGTAGATTGCAAACGACCCGTTGCGCTTACCACCCTGGTTCACATACTTCGCAGTATCATTGAACACCTTGAGCATCGGCACAATACCCGTAGACTTACCGTTGGTGCCCTTGATATCCGATCCTCGTGCACGAATATCATGGATCGACAACCCCACACCGCCCGCCCACTTCGAGATCTGCGCACACTCGCCGAGCGTATCATAAATACCGCGAATCGAATCCGACTCCATCTCCACGAGAAAGCACGAGCTCAACTGCGCGTGCCGAGTTCCCGCATTGAACAGAGTGGGCGTCGCGTGGATAAAATAACCCATAGACAGGGCATCGTAGGTCTCCTTGACCTTCTCCACATTCGTACCGTGCAGCTGAATCGCCACACGCATCCACATGTGCTGAGGACTCTCCCAGATACGCCCATCCCGACGCCTGAGAAGGTAACCGTTCTCAAGAGTCTTGAAGCCAAAATACTCAAACATGAAGTCACGAGAGTAAACAATCATTGACTCGAGATCGAGATCCTGTGCAACCTTGTAATACTCCTCGGAGATCACACCCTCATCAAAGAGTACCTGTGCAGAATCAATCAGCCGAGCCGGTGCCTTCTTCTGATGGTTATCAATCACCAGACGCGCAGCAAGCTTACCGTAGTTCGGGTGGTGGCGAGCCTGCATCATCGCACAGACCTCCGCAGCAAACTCATCCAGATCCGAGGTCTTGATACCATCCTGAATCTGCGTGCAGACCTTCTGGGCAACCAAATCAGGGTTCACATGGGAAAGTCCATCAGCGAGCTTCTGAATACGAGTCAGAACCTCGTTGAAGGAGACGGGGACGCGGTCACCATTGCGCTTTGTGACGTAAATGTGATCAGACATCTTTGCTACTATATCTCCCATCCTTACCTCTAAGCGGGTAAATGAAAAATTAAGTAAATGACGAGTGTTTTGGGGTGGTTGTTCAGAACCGGCTGCCGATATCGAAGAGTGCACCGTTGTGCTCCTGCGTCGCACCCGTTGTATACGTGACGCGTCCATAGTGCTCAATGTCGTCCCAGTTGTCGATGTTCGCGTCCTCCTCCAGCTCAGAGTCAGAGCGAACGCGGTACATACGCGTGAGGCCACGCTCACAGTCGCGACAGCTCTTGCGACGGCAGTTCGTCGTGCAGCGCTTCACGGTGCGCCAGCCCTTCGTGTCGTCCTCCATCAGAGGCTGGCTGCTGCAAGGAATCTCACCGATCGGAGAGAGCACGTGGTACGCCGGCGTGCGCGCGCAGGCCTCGAGGCGGTGGATGTAGTCGGCCTGCATCTTGAAGTTGGAGGGGTAGCGCTGGGAAGCAAGGGAAGCGAAGTTGGAAGACATTTTGATCGGCGTACTTACTATTACCCTGGAACCAGCGAATCCGTTTTCAGACGGGCATACATTTTTTAGGCGATTTGTAGGTGAAGAGGCACAAAAGATACGGGCACTGGCGCATGAAGTGGCGGTCACGTTTGCATGCCCGAATTAGATCATCGACCTTTCCTGCATGTGTGCTTACAGCGAGACCTACCAAGAGCAATCGAAGCAACATCACTCTGTTTTTAATTGTACAGTAATGTGCATCGATTCTAACTCACGGGCGTACAAGAACATCGCATAGGGCATCTCCAGCTTATCGCGACTCACGTCTAACATGCGCGACTCACGATTGAACAATACCTCCGTCTTATCTGATCGCTCCATGAAGCTCTCGGTCAAGAACTTCGACATACCGTGCGCCATCAGCGCATCACGCTCCATCTCACCGATACGCATACCGCCTTCATCGGAACGACCTTCCAATGGCTGGTGAGTCATGGCCTTACGAGGTCCTGTTGCGCGGTAGTTGATCTTGTCCTCCACCATGTGCTTCATGCGCTGGTAATAGGTGGGTCCCATAAACACATCCACTTCCATCTGCTCACCGTTCATACCGTTGTACAGGATCTCGCTACCGAACGGCTCAAATCCCTGCGACATCAGAATCTTCTTGAGCGTATCCACCCGGTTCATGGTTGTACACGGTGTCGCGTCGATGAAGGCACCCTGCTTCAGTGCTAAGCGAGAGTACGATGACTCCATCCACTGACCGATGGTCATACGCGTGGGCATAGCGTGGGGGTTAAAGATGATATCGGGGCGAAGACCACGAGTTGTGAACGGCATGTCCTCTTCCGGAAGAATCATACCCACCGTACCCTTCTGCGAGTGGCGGCTTCCCATCTTGTCGCCTAACACGGGGTAGCGCTCTTCGGAGATGCGAATCTTGATACCACGAAGACCTTCCTGGGTTGAGAAGCGGTACACAGCGTCCACGCGTCCACGTTGATCGCGCTTCGGCATCATCGAGACATCGCGGTATCCCGTCACGTGACCGGTTGCATCCACAACCGGCGCCACTACGCCCACCAGAACAGTCTTTCCATTGACCTCGGTTCCGACCTTCACAATTCCATCGGCGTCCAGGTGTTCGTAATCTGCATCCTCTTTACGCTTCACATCCTCCTTGCGCAGGACGTTCGTAATCTCCGTGTGGAGCTGTGTCGCAGGATCAATCATATCCTCCTCCATCTTGTAGCTGTGGAAGTACAGGGTCTGGAACATTCCACGCTTCATGGCTCCGGCATTCATCATCACGGAGTCTTCCTGATTGTAACCGCCATAGGTTGTGATGGCCACCATCGCATTCTCACCGTACGCCATACATCCACCCGGCCCCATCATTTCGCGGTACATCCACGTCTGGGTCAGCGGCTTCTGCGGAGTTACGCACATCAGCGCAATGGTGTCGAAGCGCTTGGTGTAGTTGGTGTGATACCATGAAGCGGTCTGCTTGGTCTGTGCAATCGCAAAGGCGTTACGCGTTCCCGGATTGTGATCTGCGAATGGCGTGAGATTGGTCAGTGCCGACAGGTTGAACGACATGTGAATCTCCGAGCGAAGTGTTTGGTGGAACGGTGTCCAGGAGAAGCGAGAACAGTCTGACTCCAATGCATCCACGTAATCGAGATGAGTCAGAATATCCGTCCACGACTTGGTCCCTCGCATTCCATCTTCGGTGGTTCCCTCGCGATAGATCGGTCGGATCGGGCGCCCCGAGTCACAGGTGATCCGCAGCAGGTTGTTCACCGGACTCCAGCCAATCGACACCGACTTGCTCAGTCGTCCGCTACGGCGCGCAGTCACCAGCATCGAGACCAGGTTCAGCGTATTTCCCACGCATGCTCCCACCAGGTCAGAGTTCAGAAACACCGGTGTCCATCGAGGGTTCCACGTTGCGGGATGAATATCTTCCAGCGGACGAACCATGTTGGACTCGTTGAGGATCTCGCGCACAATGCCCGATGGAAAGGCAGTCGAGATCTGCGCCAACACTGCAAGTCCCTTAATGTATCCGATGTTACGACCGTCAGGAGAATCTACGGGGCACATCAGACCAAACTGTGAACCGTGATAGCGGCGAGGTTCAGGCTTGTTGGACGTGCGATCCATCGCCAAGTTCGTGCGGCGAAGGTGAGACACCACTCCGACATACGACATGCGGCTGAGCTCCTGCGCAATACCGTCACGGCCTCCCCACGCACCCTTGAACGACTTCAGGAACTCATTGAGCATACGGTAGGGGCGCCAGAAGAACCCCAACGTCTCCGGCTGAAACACGTTGACCAGGTTGGCTCCCGCGTAATTGGCGCGCTCGAACTGATTGACCTTCTTGTCCAGCTCCAGCAACATGTTCTTGGACAGGTCGCGGAAGATGCGACGGAACTCTCCGAAGCACAGATCACCGGATGTCTCCAGGCGCTTGTATTGGAAGTGATCGCGATCCGACGGTTCCTTGCGGCCAAGAATCACATCCATGGTACTCCGCAGCATCAGAGCCAGCTGATAGGCCTTGCGACGGAATAGACCACCCGTATCTTCGCTGCCTTCAATGTGAGGAAACATCATGTCGTGAAGAATGCGCACTACATCCGCCTTACTGCGAGTGCGGCTCTGATCCTTGAGAATGTCCATATCCGTCTGCTGGGTGCGCTTGAGGAAGGCATCGTGACTGATGATGAGTGTGGTGATCAGGTCGTCGTACACGTTACGCTCCGACTCCACCACATCGAACAACGCCAACTCGTAGATATCCTTGTCGGATGCGCAACCCAGAGCCCGAAACACACTGACCACTGGGACCGGCTGTGCGAATCCCGGCAGGGTCACGGCCGCCACGCGATTGTGCTGGGCAAAGTTCGGCGGTCCACCATCATAGCCGATCCGATCAGGGATCACAATGAAATGCGAATACGGTCCACGACTCGCATCCTCAGAGATGGAGCGGATTCCTGTGTAGAACTCTGTAGAGGTTTCCGGCTGGCTCTCACCAAGAAAGTCAAGGGCTGACGAACTCTCAACGGCACGAGACACCTGCTCCTGCGTCGGTGCCTGCTTGCGCTTACCAGAGTACATCATGTTGTTGCCCAGCTTCTCCTGCGTTAACAATACCTTCTCTGCGCCGTCAATGATGAAGTATCCACCCAACTCAAACTTGCACTCGCCCACTTCGTATCCGTCCATGCCCGTCAGGTAGCATAACCGACTGCGCAACATCAGCGGAATCTTTCCAATCACCACATCCTTGAACTCACGAATGACGTTCGCGCTTCCCGGAATCACATACTCGATTTCCAGGTCGGCAGTCAGCGTCACCGAATAGGTCTGGTCATCCAACCGGCAGGCGTGGGGCAGGATTGCGTTTCCCAGCTCATCGGTCGGAGACGTCCACTTCAGACGCTTCGCATCACGGCCACCGATAAAGACGCGAATGAACCGTCCTTCGGGAAGTTCAAGCTCGTGAGGATTCGACGCGCGAATGAAGACAGGAATGCTCGACTCCAGCATTGCATTGTAGGACTCCACGTGGTGTTGAATCAGTGGAAAGGCTGTGTCTCGAAAGAGACTTCGCAGAAGGTGCTGCGGAACATCCATTGTTCTTTCCACAAGCATTTTCTCATCTTGGTTGAAACTCAGATATGCTGAGTGAAACCCAACGCCCTCTCGTTCTCGAGCAGGTGGTTGGACACACGGAGGTGAAAAGTCGGTTAACAAGCTACTTGAAGTCAAAGCCATACTCGCGAGTGATCATGCTGCACGGACCGCCGGGTATCGGGAAGACCACGCTAGCCCTTGCCTCGATTCGTAGCTGCGGGATGGAGCCGTTAGAGATTAATGCGACACAGACCATGCGGAGTCATGAGGATGTGGCTCGGTTGGTGGCCAGTTACCGGAATTCTCGGAGTATTAGTTCGCTGCTGCGTGGAGATAACAAGTCATCGTGTTTGCTGTTAGATGAGATCGATGGATCAGACTCGCACGCCCAGCGCAAGTTGGTGGAATGGATGACGTCAGCCGATCGAACCCTTCCGGTCCTAATGACGTGCAACGAGGTTCCACGTACCTTCAAGAATCATGCGAACATTGACGTAGTTCGCTGTTACCCTCCGAAGCCGAGTGATTTGATTCCTCTGTTTCCCCAGCACGATGTACAGGAGTTAGCCCGCCAGTGTCAACACGATGTACGGCGGATGTTACAGCAGCTTCAGTACGGAGTTTCCGACGTACTACCGCCTCCTGCGCCTCTGACCAAGTTTAGCCCGGAAGTCAATGAGATTCTCAGGCAGAAGCACTGGGTCCAGTCGGACCCTCTCCTCGCGGCACTCGCACGTCATCGCGACACACGGGGCATCGCACGCTCATCGCAAACCAGTTCGTGATACAGTTGCGGTGGAAGGAGTGGCGACAGTTGCGCAGGCGAGTTCCTGTTGCGAGGGCATCCTGACAAATCGCGCAGTTCGTATCGTCAAGGACAACATCGTGCTCACAGGCACTCGCCACCTGCTCCTGTGTCGGAGTGACTATCACATCATCGTAGTCATGGTGACCTTGCTGAAGAGGAATGTTCACAACAAAGCGGGGCTGGGCGGCCGGTGGTACAACAAGATGGCGCATCAAGGCCAGGATGTCCTGCGTCATGCGCGAACGGTTCGCGATAATACGACTGCGCTGCGGCTCAGCCATCACAGCGGCTACACGAAAAAAGGCGGTGTCGGACTCGATGAGGTCGCGGACGACGGCAATCACGCCGTGCGACAAGTTAGACATTGGAGTTACATCTCATGGTTTCCGAAAGCTACTTTTTCAGACAGTAGAAGATGTAGTAGGTGTCGTATGGGTCAGGGTCAAGAAGGGCGTCCTCCCAGTCGCGCCGTGTCGGCCAGTCCTGTCGCTTCCCCACTCGAATCTCGTGGATGCGTCTCCATACCTCAAACGCAGCATCAAAGACCAGCGAAGTGTTCATCAAACAATACTCAATGTGAAGTTTGCGTCGATCAATCAGATCCAGGTCATCGTCCTCCTCAGCAATGACCTGAATCTCGGGACGGGGAGTCATCTCCTCCATTCATCTTGTTTACTTCCGGGGTTCCGTTTTCTTGATAAATGCGTCCATCGGACCTGTCGTTGTCCGTCGAACTTCGTTGGCCAGAGCCGATGATCGCAGGAACATGAGCGAGTCCACCTGCTTCTCCTTGTGTTTCAGAACCGCCAACAACGTCTCCTCTTCCAGGTCATCTGCGCTTAGGTCAGGCTGCTTCGCCGAGATCGTGGCCTTCAGCTTGGTGTACAGCGCCGGGTACGAGGGGCTGATCGGAGCCTTGTAGCCCTCCAACTGATCAATACACAATGCGAAGAGCTGGGCTACGGGGTTCTGTATCTGATTTGAAATATAGAAGTGGGTATCCGGCTTGAGGTTGTGGGCTCGCACGTAGTCCACGTGCTCGATACGATCGCCCTGCTTGGCCGCATCCTTATTCTCGGCAACGTACACATACTGCACACGGTCACCGACCTTCGGAGCCGTACCTGGATCGCGGGCAGCCATGCGGTCAGCCAGAACACGGTGAGCAATCTGTTCGGGATTCTTGTAGTCATCGCGCAGAGACTTGCTGAGAATGAACTTCTCAATCGGAACTCGGTTGTTCAGAATATCGGTCAGAATCTTCTTCGCAAAGGCTTGTGCCTCCTTCACAGTTCCGCGCGCCAGCAAGATATCCAGCGCACCACCAAACACGTCCTTCACGATGGGTGCGTTATCACGTCGCTTCAATACGATGCCCATCGACATGCGCTTGGCCTTCTTCGGGCTCGGATCCTCCTCATACTTCATGCCGACGTAGCGCTTGCGGCAGAACAGAATGAATGGATAGAAGGTCTTCTCATACGCGATCTTGTACGGTCGGCGACATTGCTCCGTGATCCGCTTTCCAGCCTTGATTCCGAGGTCGATCGACGTCGCGAGATCCTTGGTTGGGAACTTGATGAAGATAGAATCTGTGTCTCCATAGACCACCTCTGCCCCGAACTCGGACTCCACGATGTGTTTTGCGAGGAACAAGGCCTTACGTCCTGCAGCGGTGGTGCAGGCGGCAACGCACATCTTTCGGATGGGAGACGTACGACTACCAGTCTGCCCATACACGCTGTTGGCGACGACCTTGTAAGCAAGCTGAAGACCATTATAGACAGAGCGAGCAGCATCATCATATTTAGGATCTTCCATCATTTGTTTGTATTCCTTTCGTTTTGCCAGTAGAATCTCGAGTGTCTTGGGCAGCACGCCCGTCAACATCGGCTGATCTGCTTTGGGTTGGACGTAGGTACACACCGTCTTTCCACCGGTCTCCTTGTTGTCGTACTCCACCTCATCCAGAACATATCCCTGCGCCTTCAGCTTCTGCATCGCAAGGTGCGTCATCCCCTCGCACTGGGCGTCGATCTGCTTGTCGTTCGCATCAAAGACTCGCAGGCTCACCAGCGTGTCGGGCGAGATGTTGTATGCGATCATGTTCGTCGGGTACAGAGAGTTGAAGTCCAGAACCGAGACAGGCTGATCTAGGTACATTCCAATCTTCGGGCTGATCACCACCGCACCTTCGTAGCCCGCCTCATCGTCACCGAGCGCGTGCTGCACCTGCAGAATCTGGTTGCGCTGCGATGCATAGTACACGACAGCCGAGAAGATCTTGATTCCCTGACCACGCATCAGTACGAACTGCATCGGAACCTTGCACACGTCCGCCATACCACGAGCATTGACGATGGTATCTAGCTTCGCCATGAGAGTCAACACCAGATCGCAGTCCTGAATACAGTAGCGCGCAATCCGCGCCCGACCTGCTGCTCCACCCTCGCGATGGAGCCGGAAGAGCTCGTGTGGCTCTACGTCGTCTTTGGAAAGAGTCCACTCCAGATGCGCTCGATCCTTGTCGGAGAGTTCAGTAAATAGGGAGTGTCCTCCATCGATGGTGAAGGTCTTTCCATCAATCGCTGTAACACAGAACTTCTCTCCCTCTCGGTACGGATCCGTTGTGTTTCCGACCAGATCAAAGCGGACGTAATTACCAACCCGTAGCCCGCGAGTACTTTTTGTTGTAACGACATTGTTTGTACAACTGATAACCTTGTCGCGAAGAAATACGCTCGCAACGTTGTCTAGCTTGAAGGAGTCCAGACTGTGCTCACGGCGCATGTTCAGAAGCAGATCAATCGACAGCCGACCACGCAGGGAGAGAATGCGAAGATCGTACTTACCTGACGCTAGCTCGAACTTCTTGGTCTCAGAGAACTTGATGTCCCACTGGTCACCACGCTTCATCTTGGCGGCGGGGGCGCGAGACATATTCATCTCGTCGAGGATACCCAGACGCCGGCACCGATCCTCAATGTAGGCGTCATCGAAACCAAAGGTGTTGTAGCCGGATACGATGTCGGGGTTCTCGCGCCGCACGTTCGCAGCAAACTTGAACAGCATATCCGCCTCCGTCGTACAGGCAACAAACTCGGTCAGCGGATCGTCGGACTTGTCCACGCTTCCTAGCACAAACACCTTCTTTGAGGTTGGCGTCATCATCGCATCGGACCAGCGGTACGAGATTCCGATCTGGACAATCGGATCCTTCTCCGCCATTGGGAAGTTGTTTCCGAAGGTCGGACACATCTCCAAATCGTAACACGCCACCTTCAACGGAATATCACCCGTCGCCGGCTTGAGCGTGGTCCAGTCGCACTCGTAGAAGACATCCACCCCAAAGAACGGCTCCTCCGTCTCGGGGTCAGACGGAATATCAATCTCCTCTCCAACGAACTGAATCGGAGATCCGGGACCCAGATGCCGCTCGTGAAGAAGACGCAGGAACGGAGGAAGGTTGGACTCGTAGAGGATCTTCTTCTTCGCATTGAAGTCCCGCACCTTCGTATGGTACTCGTTCAGAGAGGAGCAGGTGACCTTCCAGACACCGATGGTCTTGAGGCAGTCGAAACCGGCCATCGCATCGTAGCGCTGAACCCGCTCGGCCTTTGCAGGAGCCTCGGATGAAGAGACGTAGAAGTACGGTTTGAATCCCTTGATTCGCACGCATGCGACAGACTTGTCGCGCAGGCGTCCGAAGACGTCGACAACATACTCGCCGCGGACGTCGTGTTCGTGCCAATCAGATGGTTGCATTTGAGCTGTGTATGTCCTTGTTTCCTACTGTCCGTTTTCTATGAAACTTTCTGGGTTTGATGATAAGAGATCGGTACGCGATGTCAACCAATACCGTAGACTGGTTTTATGCGCAGACGCGTGGTAATATGGATCAGTCCCATGTTGCTGAACAGAACTTTGCAAACGAAGCTGCAGCAGGACGTCAGACATCGTTGTTCGGCGGTGGCGACTGCTCGGGCGCACTGAGCCCGGCTGCGGCCATGGCGGATCAGCCCGGTATGATTGCCCGCGGTGGGTATGGTATGGGCGACAGCTGCTCGATTGATACCAATACAGACCTCCGGACAGGCGACCCGGAGGGGGCGCGCGTCAAGGGTCCGAAGCAGATGTGGGTGCGTCCGTTCTCGACCACTCCCAATCTCGGACGTGGACGCCAAGCCGACGCGGTGAATGATGAGTCGTCTCTGATTCATGCTCAGCTCCAGCGGTCGAAGAAAGAGGCATCGACCATCATGGACAAGACAATCCCGAACTACTACCAGCCGCTCATCCCGGTCAAGCAGTCGGAGTACGAGAACCCGAACAACTGGATCCAGACGTGGACTTGGGGAGGTGATTCAACACGCTTAATTAAGAAAACTCGAGTCGACGGTTCTACATAATGCGCGTTCTCTTCTTTGCGAATCGTATGCCCGATTTATGTGGAGCATTTCTCCACGATATTGACTTAGCAACTGAACTTCAGAAACGTGGACATTCGTGCACATTTCTGACGATTGAACGACCCAAGGAGGGATATGAGGGAGCACACTGGCGAGGATGGCGTTTCATGCATTTCTCCGCCGCGGGTCCACTGCTTGAGAACAGCGAGTTATGGATCTGTCCTCATGCACCCTGTCTTCCCTATGTGCGGAGACTGAACGCTCGCGGATATCATCGTCCGATTGCGGTGACTGCGCATTTTGATGGACAGTATAAGGTATTGACGCACCTCGCATCCACTAAGTGGGTTGAGATGCTGTTATTCATCAACCAAACAATGGAGGGACATTTTCACAGGGAGGTTAATCCGTTCCCACCGATGATCGCAAAGACAGGGGTTGTTCGGCCGCTCATGAACGAAGCGAAGATCCGCATGGACTTGCCTCCCGACGGGAATGCGATCACATTAGTCAATGCGAACGTCAATAAGGGAGTCCACCAATTTATTGAGCTCGCCAAGCGGATGCCGCATCGCAGGTTTCTCGCGGTGCGTCCGTACTACGGAGAGTTATTGGTACCCGCTGCTCCCCAGAATGTTGAATGGGTTCCGTTTGAGGACGACATCCGCACGATTCTTAAACAGACTCGTATTTTGCTCGTTCCATCCAATTATGAGAGTTTCTGTCGCATTGCGGTAGAAGCTATGTACAACGGTATCCCCGTACTCTATTCGAAGCCCGCGACCAAGAACGTGGGGATTGTTGGAACAACGGAAGGTGTAGAAGAGTGGATTCTCCCAGCAGGTATCGGATGTGAACGCGATGTACCCGAAGAGTGGATCTCGGCCATCGAGGCATTGGATGATGCAGATACGTACGCAGCCAAGCAAACAGAGGTCAAAGAGCATGTTCAGTCCATGAACATCTTTACGGAAGCCAACAAAATTGCCACGATGATGGAGACCTTCCAACGTGAGAACCAGGTTATGATTCAGACACAGGTACAGTCAACTCCTTCTGCTCGTCAGGAGCCTGCGACTCCAACTTCGCTACGCCCCCCGCCAGCTGCTGCCCGGATCGGATTTTCGTCTGGGCGGCTGAGGATAGGGCGGTAAGCTTGTCCATCAGCATGCGACCCTTTGCACAGCGCTCCTCCTGCTCCGGATTGTTCGGATGGAGAACACGAGGAGGAGGAATATACTTCTCGCCGCCCACAACCGGTTTGACCATCAACGCGTCCACTGCGGCTTCAACCGTCCCATGCTCGTTCAGTGCAAGGATCGCCTCTTCGGATGTGCAGTTCGCAAGTGACTGAATCATATCGACATCCGTCATTTTTTATATGGTTTACAATAAGTACGTGAATATGCGTTTCATCGAATCGCTCTGTCCTCCTGCGCTGCTGTATCTCATCTTCCTGGTTGTTCAGCTGGGACTCGACCTGGCTCTGGGCATGTGGGTCACGTTCGCCATCAAGCTTGTTCTTGGACTGGCGGTGGTGAAGGTTCTCGACACCTTCTGCGGTATCGGGCTCAGCCCGGTCTCGTGGTTCCTTGTAGCTGCGCCGTTCGTCATCACCGCTCTGGCGACAGCGATCTCGATGGGCTGCAACTTCGACCAGACCATTCTCCTTCAGTTCCAGCAGGGAGGCTCAAAGGAGACGTTCACCAATTCAGCGGGTGATACTGTACGCCAACCGAATCCCCCTGAGGCAGGTGGCCCTCCGGAGCCCGGTATCACGCCGGCCACGCAGTCGTGGACGGAGGGTGCGATGGGTAACAAGTGGGGCACGGAGTACGACCCGAAGTGGTCGCGCAGTGCGGCGGATCCCAACGGCGCAACACTCTGAAAAACGAATGCAGACCCGCTTACGTAGAATCTGTTCACTACAACAAAATGTGCCTCTCCCGCGTCTTCACCGCTCTCGACCGCTACCTCTCTCTTCAGCGGACGGATCGCGGTATCCTTGCTCGCAAGTATCTTCTCGGCGAGTATGATGAGTGGGATGAGTCTATGACCCATGTCCCCGAGGGCTGTATCTACGTGGAGGAGTGGGTGAAGGACAACCAGATTCGCCGCCGTATCGTCTACGAGCTTGAGGAGGTCACGCCCTTCATCGGCAACCCCTTCGATCCGGTGAAGATGCCGTGGGGATGGATCGGCGATGCCTCGACTGATGTGGATATTACGGAGGCGGTTGGGCGTTACGTGATGGCGGGTAACGAGATTCGCCTTGATCTGGTTCTGTTGTTCTTGTCTCCTCACAATGCGATGGATATCCGGTACGTGACGGCGTCTGGACGCGAGGTAGTGTTTCCCGCTAGTGGAGTAAAGATCATCCGGAATGGATCTGCCTAAACATCCATTCAAGGATGCTGAACGATTTATTGTCCTACGCGACATCTGTCTACCGCGGACGTTTGCGGCTCAAATGCAACGAATTAACGACATGATTCTCATGCCCTTGATCGCGTTGTTTATGTTTTTTACGTCCGGTGATCTCTGGATGCTGACGTCGACGGCGATTACGGCCTATCGTGTGTGGTCGGAGTGGTTAGAGTTTGCGGAGTTAACGTATACGATGCAACGGATGCGACTTCGTATGGCACAAGTACGGGGTCCGTTCATCGCAACAAACAATGATAAGTACATGCCTTACGTGTGGGCAGATGCTGTAGTGCGAACTCAGAGGGCGCCGTTGTAACCGGCAGCATTCGCCTCATGACTTGTCGTATATCCCGGCGTGCGATCCGCAATCGGCCAGGGTGTTCCGCTGACGGATCCGCCGAACCCATACGAAGACCCGATGCCACCCGTACCACCGCGCATGCGGTGACGCGACCGACGGTGACGGGAACGGCGTGTCCGGCGGCGGCCGCCAGAAACCGGCTCATAGCTGCTGGCCACAGCGTTCGGTGTCGACACCGTGTATCCCGCACGGACATCGAGGTGGCCATTCGGATGGGTCTCGACTGCACTGAGAGACGGGAACTCGCCACCACGAAACCTGCGCTGACGACGAGTGCGGCGTGTCTTCTTAGAGCGACGGCGGCGGCCGCCTGTTGATCCACATTGGCTACTCATTTACCTCTTCACGCGAAAAGACTCCAATGCTACCCGGCATATCATCATAATACTCATACCCACGAACTAGCGTCCCCACCGGCGCGTCCGCGAGTGTGAATAATGCTGTTAAGTCAGGCTGATGAAACAGACGCAAACATTCCGCAATCCACTCCTGTCGCTGAGTCCAGTTGGCGAAGAGATGGACGGATGTACCGTTCATCACCCAAATATCATTCACAACAAAGACATTCTTGGAGAGCCGGGTTGTCCGAAAGATGGTGTCGCAACACATACGCTCATCCATCACAATCGGAATCTCCTCCTCATGCCCACCTTTCTCATCGATGCTGATTGCGACGCATTCACTCGAGGGTTTTTGGGTCAACAGCAACCAGCCAGGAAGGCCGTTCAGCTGCGGCACTCGGTGCCTTCCCGGTGTCGGTTCCCCCTTCCTGACGAGGGGCTTCCACGGATACAGGCGGCGCATACGTGGGTACATCGACTTCCTGCTTCATCTGCGGCGGCTCTGTGAAAGACGGAGGAGGAGGTGCGCGAACCGGCGGCTCAGCGAAGCGAACCTGGGGCGGCGGCGGCGACTGGGGCGGATACATCCAGCGAACCACTCCAAAGACAGAGATGTGAATGACGATCAACATGACTAAGGACGACATCGCAGTGACTAACACATCGTAGGCCTCCATTTGTTTTGCTTCCGCCTTTTCTTACTGTGGAAGCTTACGCAGCTCAGTAAAGTACGTTGTAGCACTTGGAGTCTCTTCTTTCCAGAGGCGAGGACTCTTCGAATAGATTGTGACGGTTGCGAATTCTACGGTGTAGACCCGGGACACCACTCCACCCTTGAAGGGACGCTCGAACAGTAAAAAAGGAGGACCGTGCTGGAAGGCCTGATACACCTGAGCCTCTGCATCAATGCGACCGGATCCCGTATAGAGGAACTTTGTTTCGTAGGAGGTTCCATTACCGTTCGCCCATGCAGGCGGTTCGTTTGCTATACTAAGCTCCATTCTCCACTGTATTTTGGAAGACGAGATCCTCTAAGCGAGACGCATCTGCGAGGATCTCCTGCATGCGGCGCGTGGTGAGGCGCAGCTTGGCCTCAATGTCTGCCCAGATCTCCACATCATTCTCAAACACCGTATTGCGCTTGGTTCCATTCGGAAACCTCTCCACCAGCTCGGAGTCCTTTGCATCCATCATGTGCATGTAGACTCGCAGCTGAATCTCATCGTAGACCGGAACCGTCTTCCAGTACGTGGTACGATCCTTCGAATCGACAATGCGATTCTGCTCCGCGACAAAGCCGTCTGTGCGGCCAACGAGAACAAACTCCTCCTTGTCCATCCGGAGCATCTTGGTGTTACGCTCCGTGACCACCACCTTCTTATCGGCCTCGTAGGTGTTAAGGATCTTATCCTCGTTCTGAAGTCCACGCTTCTTCGCCACCTCACCGCGTGCATCGGCCAGCAGCTGCGTGGCCATCTCCGGCGTCATGTTCGGTGTCTGCGCCACCACCTTCTTACACGCGGCCTCGACCGCATCGAGACTTGCTGCAACCGACGGCGCCGCCGCAACCGCCGCAGCCGCGACCTTCTGCGCCTCGACGGCGTACAGAACTGCAATATGCGCCGCAGCCTTCTCCATATCAGAGACCTCGATGCCCGCAGCCTTCTTGAGGTCGAGCTCATGACTGCGTCTCTCGGCGTCAACCAGCACCTCCTTAGCGGCAAGCTCGGTTGCGATGGCCGTGTCGGCGACCTTGCAGTCGTCCAGTGCTGCAAAGACAGACCGCTGAATCTCCTTCTCCTTCAGAAACGAGCCCCGGAAGCTCTTGCTGGGCTTGCGCTTGTTAGCGACCTCGATCGCGTTGATGATCTCTGCAGCCTTTGTATCCTTCTTGAAGACCTCGTACATGACCTGGTGAACGGGCTGGTAGGCATGGCGGCCGATGGCGCCGGCGACTTGAGTAGCGGAGAAGCAGGGGCGGAACATTTTGACGGTGACTGGATTCCTTGTGTCTCTGCACGCTTCCGTTTTATGCAAAACTCCGCTGCATCTTTACGATCGCGTCAATCCATCCAGGCATTCCGTTGAGGACGTTCGACACCTGCAGCGTCGGGGCACAGGGCGTAGTGTCGAGGTTACCTTCGCACAGCAAAGTGACGGCGGTCACCAACAGGGCCCGCTTGCTCTTGTCTCCAGGTGTCCAGCGCAGGGAGTGAATACGGTACAGCACATCGGTGTACTCGCGTGTTCCCGGAGGGCTGTTCTTCTTAATGGCGTCCCAGAAGATCCATACCGGATGCGTACTATCGCTCCCAGACACATACTCGTCGGGGCGAGGGGCAAATAGCAGATTGGTTTTGGTCTGCTTCTTATGTTCACGGCAGAAGGTGAAGATCCACGACATCCAATACAAGGCGCGCGTCAGATCACGCACGTCCGAGCGAATACAGTAGCAGAACTCATTGATAGGAATGGCGGCAGGCATCGGGTCGTTGGGCTTCAGCACCTGCGAGCCATACAACCGAGATGGAGACTTGAGACTCTCTTGGATGGTCACCGGATCAAAGTCGTGAGCAGGCTTCAACGTGGGAAGAGACTGTAGCTTGTTCTTGCGACATAACGCGAGTGTGGCCGCCACTTCGCACACCATCTTTCGCACATCGGTGTGGTTACGAATCTGCGTCATGTTCTGGATATCGAACTTGCCCTCGATCGGCGCATACACCTCGTACGCCTTCGCCAAATACAGAAACACGTTGGGCTGGGCGCGATTGATGTGAAGGGCAGCGGCTTCGAAGAACGCTCCCCATAAACTATGCACAAGACCGGAGCAGAGAAACTCCAGTGTCCAGTAACATGCGTAATCTGCATGTCCCATCTGAATCGTCTGAAGTAACACCTTCCGCACGTGTACACGTGGATGTCCACAAAAGGTTGTTTTTTGAAAGTCAGTTACGGGACGAGGATCTGTGATCTCCATTACCCCTTTCGGTTCTTTTAGCGAGGTGGGTTTGACGCGGTTAAACTTCGGAAGAATGCTGCAAGTTTATCGCTTCCGTCGCCAAAGTTCGGAGACGAGGCGGGGTTCGACGGAAGTGTTGGGTTGCGGAAGGCGCGACGACCCACGGTAAAGATCAAAAAGACAAGCGCCAATACCAGAAGGATGTTCAACCCGATGTTCAGCCACTTTCCATAATCCATCGCAGCAGCTTGTGTCTTGCGGTTGATACTGATCTGATTGCGAATGTCGCTTATCTGCTTACCGAAGGTTCCTACTGAATACTCCATATCATCCTTCACAGTTCCAATATTGTCCTTCACGCTATCCACCAGGTCAAGTGTCTGTTGCTGCTGCATGGCCTGGTTATTAAGAAATTGATAGTCACTGATAAACTTATCGGTTTCCCGCGTAATCATGTGATTGTAGATCTCGTTGATCTCATCGGGGTCACTCGTGAGCGTTGCGTAGTCCATGTTGGCGGATTCATCCACTCCATGTGTCTCGAGTACCCTTCTCGCAGCAGCGTCGACTTTGGCTCGGTGACTCACTCGTAGATTCGCTGACTTCAGGTCTGCGTCGAAGCGCCTCTGCTCTGCGGTGAATCGAACATACGCGTCAATATCCCATTCCTTGAGCTCTGCAATCGTAAAGACGGGGTTCGGTGGTTTGTCTCCCTCCTTCTTTGGAGAACGGTTCACGGATGATTGTGGAATGAGCTGAACAGTCGCGCTCGGGTCAACCTTGTTCACGCAGCGAAGAGCTCCGTTGACGCTTCTCCGTTCGTAGTCATCGGGACAGGTCATCAGACACGAAAACGGTGTCTCGCCGAAGCTTGTCTCCGACGGACACTTCATCACACCCAACGTATTACCCATTACTTATTGGAGAGATAGATTGCTGCACCCAACCCTACACACAACGTCATAAACGCCACACCGTGAACGATCGATGAAGGGAGGATGAAGTACTCGAGCAGGGCGATCAGAACAAACAACAGACAGATCTGAATAATGCGAAGGTTGATAGCCTCGAGACTACGGATGTCTAAGCGCGCGTTCGAAATGTCGACATGCGGCTGGGTCGGAGGGCGCAAGGGCTTGAGAACTTCGATTGTTTCGGCATAGGCTCGCTTTACACCATCGTGTGCCTCTGGGGTACTCATTACTTATTCGCAACAAACGGTCGCAGGCCGCCGAAGATTGTGCTAACGAAGCGGGAATCTAAGTTGGCCGACTGGCTCTGTCCGTTGCGAGCAAACGGACGGTTGAAGGTGGTGGCCGGATCGATGTACGGGGCAACTGTGGCCGCCATGCGAACAAAGCGAGTGTACTCGGAGGCATCCACACCACGCATGTGACGCTCAGGCTGCGAGCGACCGGGTTCAAAGAAGGATTGCGCGACCGGCATTTTATTACTCCTACAAGATAATGCTCGGGTGGCTCACTGCCCTATTGTTTACGCTGGTTGCTCTCGTGACTCTTAAGGTTCGCGAGGGCGCAGACGACAAAACCATTGTACCCGACCCGAGTGGAGACATAATTGTAACAGGTGTATCGAAAGAGTACCAAGAGTTACTCGATGCATATGCACGTGCCTTCATGGCGGCCAAGGCTACGAAAGACCAAAAAGCTCTCACGCAGGCGACCGTTGCGATCAACGAGTACCAGGATCACATGCAGACGCAGATTCAACGGAACCAGATGTATATCCAGACCTTCCTCGATGACTACAAGGATATGAACCCAGAGATAGATAGTTTGCATGAACAGGCGCAGGTCTTCCGTACCGAGGGACCGAAAGTGGCGGATGAACTTGCGGCCTCCGTAGCTGCGGCACCTCCACGAGTTGAGTACGGTGGATTGATTGTTCGCGTTATAGCGATTGTCCTGATCCTCGGAGCTGGATTTGCTCTCACCTCGTTCTGATCGCTACGGCAATCAGTGCGAGAGATGTAACGGCAAAAAGAACACCAAACATTTTCAGACCGACACCATTCTGAACATCCATCGTCTGGTGAATCATGCGAAGAGTCTGAAGCTTATCTGTCGCAACCAAAAGACCGTTATAATCACGCTGAATCTCCATGATGCGGCGAATGAGCTCGTTCTGTTGGTCATCGCCATCCTTCCCCAACTTAACAGTTAGATCCAACACCTTAGAGAGAGCCTCACTCATCGCCTGTTTTGCGGCCATAATCGCGCTAATTTTCGAGGCATCATTGTTCGCAAGAGCATTATCAACGAGATCGTCGTAGATCGCCTTCTTCCGATTGTACTCAGCCTGCAAGTCCGCGAGGTTTGCTGCTGCCGTTGGATCAGCCATTGTGACTAGGCAACATTTACGTCCGCCACACAATAGCGGTAATACACACTCTGCCCTACAGTGTCGCTGTGGCGAGTGATCTCAACGATGTTTCCGGGAACGGCTCCGATCAGTCGAGCCTGAATATCCTGCGAATCAATCCACGGCATCTGATCCTCCGGCTTCAAGATACGATTCCTGTCCAGGACATCCTTCGACTCGTCCGGGGTGAGAATCCGATGAGGAACCGACATGCGGTGAGTCGAGATATCCATCTGGAGTTCACGCAGGTGGAAGAACTGGAGCTTCTCCTTGATGAACGTAGAGCGGATCAAGTTCAACAGATTCTCCGACGGCTTCGACATGGAGACCACCACCATTCCGTTCTTGTAGTCATTCTCATTCGTATAGTCCAGATAGGTCTTGACGTCACGCTCCAGCATCTTGTCCTTCTGGCTGAAGACCACGAGAACATCGCCCATGGTGTACGCACTCACATCCTTCAGGCCGGTCACGACAGCCTTGGTCTCGGTTGCGAGCTTCCTGCGCTCAAACAGGATACGAAGAGTTGCGAGAGCCTTGTCCTCCATTGTGCCCTTTCTACCTACAATGGAAAGAGTTCGTTTTTTATACCCGAGTAGAACAATGCTTCACATCGTCGCTCTCCTTGCCGGAGCGGTAGCACTGTATGCTGTTTTTATGCTGATGGGGAATGTGAACAAAGTCCAACCCGAACTGTTAGACCGTAGCCAGATCGAGCGCACGCAGAGCAACGAGTATTCGTCGTATGCTCAGACGACGAACCACATGCCCCGTACCTCGTTCGTTGAGCCCGCCCAGGGAATGTCCACACCATTCCGAGTAAATGGATATACAGCCGTGCGGTAAATGTAGTCAATGAAGATACCGAAAGCTCTTCGCGAACAGGTATGGATTGCGAAATCAGGTGAAGTGTTTCAGACAAAATGCAAGGTGGTCTGGTGTAGGAATACAATCACGGTCTTTGACTTTCAGTGCGGACACAACATTCCCGAGAGTAAGGGTGGCCCTACGACGATTGATAATCTGATCCCTATCTGTTCGCGATGCAATGTGAGTATGGGAAATCACTACACAATTGATGAATGGAATGCAAAGTTCGCAACGCGTACGTGGTGGAGACGGGTGTTCAGGTGGGGGTGTTGAACCTTGACTCGGCAAGTGCTACCAGATCCAAACGACCCGCCCGTCGTGCGTTCTCAATGAAATGTGTACGAACGGCAAAATGGTCTTCTACATTCGAGTGGTAATTCGTAATGGACGAGTAATAGTCTCCAAAGTACAGAGTGAACAGCTCAGGGTGCTTGTCGTATAAATACGTGAATACTTGTTCCTCTGCATGCCCAAGCCCATGGGATATCAGTTCTAAAAGGATCGAGAAGGCTGCAGTGTAGACGCGATTAACATATGATTTTTCAATTGTAAATACAGTCGCTGCGATTCCACAACATCCAGCGAGACCATTCCGGGCGTCCATCGGGTACATCTCATCGTGCGAACGGTAGTGGATGTAACAGCATGATAACTTGGGATTCGGGCGTTCGAGCATCTCAGGAACGGCTGTTGAAAATGATCGAGCGATATGACTCGACCCAAAGTCTACCCACGCAAGATGCGTCCCGGGAAACGTATCCTTTGCGAGATACATCCCCTGAAACTTGAACATCATGGTGAGTAGAAAGGAGGCGGTGTTTCGCGGATCTGGACTTGGGCGTGTCTTACGATTTTCCACAATTATAGGCCAGAGCATACGATAAAATTCATACTCGGTTATCTCTTTTTCAATATACACCGTCGGATGTTTGCGGCCAGCCTCCAGGAAAGGACGAGTCTCTGCATCGCAGAAGATCACCATTGGGTAGGGGAGATCAAGAGTTGGCTTACCATTCTTCACATAGAAGTCTAGTGGGCGAGTTGACTGTGTTGCATCAGGCAGCTTCTTAAGATTAAAAAACATCGTGACCACCGTTGTGTGAGAAGACATTTACCTAAGTCTGCATGTAAAGTGTAAACGTCATGCACGGTTTCTACATTAACCTTGACCGTCGCCCAGATCGCCGCGCTGAAGCCGAGCAGGAGTTCGCAGCCAAGGGACTGAGCATTGAGAGGTTTCCGGCGGTCGAGTACACACCGGGTGCGATCGGTTGCAACCTTTCGCATATTGAAGTCCTCAAGCTCGCAAAGGCGCGCGGTTACGAATCAGTCATGATCTTCGAGGATGACTTTCAGTTTCTGGTGAGCAAAGAGGAGTGGGATCAGTTGATCGCACGTCTCCCGGCGAGTTATGATGTGGTGATGGTATCGTACAATATGGTCCGGGCAAATCCTCACGATGATACGTTTGACCGAGTACAGGATGCTCAGACAACAAGCGGGTATATTGTTCATTCGCGATTCTACGACACGTTACTTGCACGATGGGAGGAAGGCGTAAAACTCTTTATAGCACATCCTCACCTTGATTGGGTCTACATACTGGATCAGTACTGGAAGAAGCTTCAGCCAGAATCCGAGTGGTTTGCTTACAAGGTTCGAATTGGTAAGCAGCGGCCGGGGTTCAGCGATCTACGAAACGCATTTGTTGAGTTTGCATGCTAAGTGTTCAGTCTTCAAAGAGGAACTCCATATACACGTATGTATCTCTTCGCGGAAGACAGCTCGACATCCGATAGCCCGTTCTTCGTCCGTCTCGAGAAGAGTGTCGGTTCTCGTCCAACTCTGTTTTTCCCTGAGAAGTCTGTGGCTCAATGGTTCTTTGAGAAGGGGATCGCTGAGAAGCCCCTCATCGATTGGTTCTGTTCTACGTTCGTAAAGTCTGATAAGGTATTCCTGGACATTGGAGCTCATGTTGGAACGTATACGCTCACGTGTGCACACACTGCACGTCATACGCACGCATTTGAGTGCAATCCCAAGGTATTCTGCTATCTAGCTGCGAACACTGCACTTCATCAGCTTGAGTCGAAGGTTACGGTGCATTCATGTGCATTAGGGTCTGCGCCAGGTGTTCTCCCTTACTTCATTCGATCAGAGGACGGTGGAGGTAACGGGATTAAGGTTCTTAATGCGTCTGATTCAACAAGAGTATCCATTCCAGTTGAGGTTCGAACGCTGGATTCATTCAATCTGGAGAATATCGGGTGCATTAAGATCGACGTTGAGGGGTTCGAGAAGGATGTATTGATGGGAGCCCGCGATACACTGCGTCGCAACGGATATCCTCCTTTCATCTTCGAGAGCTGGGGTGCGTGGAAACAAGATGTATCTCCAGACCTGCGTGCTGAGCTATTTGATTACATTCGGAATGACCTCGGATATCAGATTGTTGAATTATCTGGCGCTCAGGATATGTTTCTCGCATCCAGAATCGAGTCATTGTGATCGGCTCTGTACCAATGAAAACAGTCACTCATAAGAACCCAGTAGTTTACCTCCCACGTAATGCGAGGAAGGTTTGCTGTATACACTTCAGTCTGGCGTTGGTAGGCCCTTGCAAACAAACTGCGATGACCGACCATAAATCCACCGCAGTATCTCCAGCAGATCTTGTTCCAAATATCATGTCGACTCCCTTCCCAAATTCCCGGTACGATAATCTTATCCTGTCGATACGTCTCAGCGGAGATCTCGCGAATCCGTTGGATGCACCTGTCTGAATCTCGAAAGATGGCCGACAGCCCGAAGTCAACCCATGCTAGAAACTCCGCATCTATTTGATCAACGGTCTCGGCCAAAAACTTCAACTTCATCAATTGGATCTGCATATACTCTGCAGAGTCCTTGGACAGGTTCCGATTCGAGGGAAGTGTAAAGTCCACATCTGAAAACGTGGGCGTCGTAGGAATTACAGTGACGTTCGCAAAAGAGGATTGCATAGATAGGCGACTGTCGATATATGCAATGATCTGTACGCCAGTTGCAGCGAGTTTCTCAAATGCTTTGAAATAATGGTCAACAGATCGAAACATCGGTCCCGGTGGGAGGATCATCGCAGTCACGAACGTTACGGTCATTGTGCGACTTGGTTTTTCATCTGAAAATAGTAATGGGGGCTCTCACGGTGGACGTGGTAGGCGGTCTAGGAAACCAACTGTTCCAGCTCGCTGCTCTCCTTTACATTGCACGAAAGACGGGGCGCACTCCGTATTTGACAACACTAGCCAATCCATCTCCTCATTCGTCGGTGTCGTACTTTGATACGATCTTTTATCGGTTTCGCCCCATGCTCATGTCGACAACGGAACCTGTTCGCATCTCTGAAACCAATTGGGCACAGACGATTCGCTTCCACACCAATGTTCAATTGACTGGGTACTTTCAAGACTGGCGATATGTTGAGCAAGAGTTCATTAATCTGCTTCTCCTTCCACCGGGAGGCGTGGAGCGTCACCCCGGAATTCACGAAGGTATCTTTCTCCACATTCGCGGAGGCGACTACGTTGGGAATTCGTACCATGATGTTGGGTTGGACGCATACTACACACGGGCCGTTGCGATGTTTCCCGGTGCTCATTTCTTCTTGGTGACGAACGACGTGGACTACGCATTGAGCAAACCCTTTCTCAAGGATCTACGCTACACGCTCGTGAAAGAACCCGAGCTTGAGACACTGTACTTGATGAGCCAGTGTGCCGGTGGTATCTGCGCAAACTCGTCCTTCTCGTGGTGGGGAGCGTTTCTGAATCCGCACCGAAAAATCGTGATGCCGGATCGGTGGTATCCACACAACGCAGTCCCAACGGAAGGCTATTACTTTCCAGGCGTGATCAAATGTCCAGTGTAGGGAGAGTCTTCGGCGGCGGTGGTGACGGCAGCGTACCAGCGGCCCGATGCAGAACAACCTCATCCCATGCGGTCTGGAGATCACCAATATGACGCGTAATCCAGCCATGATCCTTCGGAACAAACACCTTCTTCTTCGACAGCAGAACCCAATACAGGAACTGCGCATCGCCTAGGTTGTTGACTTTGGTTTGCCACTCAGCGAAGTCTGCAGCAGCGGGCTTGTAGTTCACAGACTCATTCTCAAGGACAGCGAATACTCCCTTCGTAGCGGTTGAGCGCATCCACTCGGAGGAGAACACCTGCTTGAACCTGAACTCTGCATACTCGCACTCATCGATTCCCGTACACTCCATTTGCATCTGCATTTGGTGCATGTAGGCATCTGGGACGCCCTCTGATTCTCCGCGAGAGAAGGGGCACTTGAACTCCACCAGACGACCGCGACGACGCACATCGTTCGGATCCGTTGGGAAGATGATACCGTCAGGCGACGCACCGAGAAACGGGTAGACTGGGTGTTGGACGCAGGAGACGTCAGTAATCGTGCATCCCGTCTCCTTCTCGTAGATCTCTTTCGCAATACATTCGAAGCGAGTTCCCCAGATCAGAGGAGCTGATGTGAACCCAGTGGGTGCTTGAGGTGGAGACAGCTTACGAACAATCAGACCTCGGCGCGTCTCTCCGCCAGTGAAGACCTGTCCGACCTCGGAGGCCGTAATCATCTCGCCTCGTTTGGCGTGCCATGCGGAGGTGCGCTGGTCGTTCATGCCGTAGACGCGAATGGTTCTCCGGACACAACGGTCACGCATCCAGACCAGTCCAAGCTCTCCCTTCATCGCCAGTTCAAATGCGGCAAATACGTTCCGCCGTGCCTTGGTATAGCTGACGTTACCAATCACAGTTAGAAGCATGATCAACGGCTTCAGGCGCTTCTTTGCCCGAGTATACGGGGGTTCACGCAGCCATTCAGTTACGACTGCATCCATGCGTTTCTTTATGCGTCTCACTCGAAAACTCATTTTCAGTGCTGGAACACAGAATCGGTATGGAGACCATTCAGAGTAAGGAGCAATGGGTTCTGCGCCGCCTTGAAGGGTTCTACGCGAATCCCGAGAACTTTAGCCGTATTGAGGAGGTGCTGTCCGGCAAGTCAAGGTTGAGTCTGCGGCTATTGGATTGGTTTGTTACCAACTACTCAAAGAAGTACAATGTATCTTTCATGGCTAAGGGCAACCGTCACGTCATTGTGTACCTGGTCTACAAGTCGCACCTCAAGGCGTACAACAAAAAGATGTTTGACCCGTTCTGCCGATGGAAGCGAATCCAGTTCCGCGGGCTGGATACCACAGTGGGGCAACTGAACTTCTTCGAGTGGGCGATTCAGGATGAGGTGCTCGACTACCTGGACACCCACTATGATGAGATCCACGCGGATATGGAGTCCTGCTCTCAGGTGATTCAGCCGAAGGATGGTGAGCGTCGCAAGCGTCACGAGCTGAGCCGGTCGGCCACAAAGTCCGTGCGTATCCACGACGTGACGGTAAAGGTTACATTTGATTAAGGATGCAGTCGAAGATCGACCGTTCCATTGTGTACCCCGTGAGCCTCGACATTGTTGAGCATGACGTGAACATCGTCTCTGATCTCTGGACTGTGGAGGGCCGTGAAGTCTTTCGCGGGGGACGTGATCCGAACTATACACATGCGAATGTCTACTGGCTGTACGATCCCGAAGAGCTCGATCGCGTCGGTGTGGCTGAGCACAACAAGGAGACTCCTGCGGACGTGAACGTACTGTGGCATCGCGACACACCCTTCGGTACACTCCTTCAAGAGGATGGCTGGGAAGAGCGCGACTCGTTGTGGTCTCGCCTTCCGGAGCACGTCTATGACCAGTTCCTCTCGGAGGAGTGGAGCACTCCTCCAGACTTTTTAGAGCGGTGTCTACGGGGGACGACGCGCATTGTGACTCCAGATATGCTGGTAAACATGCCGGTGGTGTGGTCCTGCGTGAACTGTGGACGGTCATTGAAAAAGACGGCATGCGCGACGGAGGGTGCTCTGGACTTCCCCGAAAAGGAAAAGGTGTTTTTTATTGATGAACGAATGATTGTGTACGCGCCGCCTAAAGGCGGCTCCCTTGTTTGGTCTTTACTTGGCTTTACGACACCGCCTGAGCCTTCCGAGCCTTCTTCACTGCCGGAGCCGCCACTGGAGGTGGAGACGATGGCGGAGTCACAGCCCGAGCCTTAGGCTCCTCAGCCTCAGCCTCAGCATCCAGCTCCTCCGTCACCGGAAGGTCAAGGTTCTCCTCCTTGTCGGCCACCGGCTCATCAGGCTCCTTGATGTCGGCGAACGCAGCCTTCGCACCGACACGCGAGGGCGGGAACACCTTCGCATGCACGACACGCCACGTCACACCGAAGCCCGTACCCGTCACATAGATACTCGGCGTCAGAACCATGCGAGCCTCAATACGCTTCGCAAACACCTGCTCGAGATTGGCCTCCGAGAGCTCAATCGTCGCGCCATTCGCATCCACCGCGTCCATCCCGACCTGGCCATCCCAGATCGAGATCTTCATGCGGAGCGAAGGCGGGTACTTACCGTTCGGCACCCACTCACCATTCAGCTTCTCCACACTCGGCGTAAGGATCGGCTTCATCGTCTCGCGAAGCACAGCCTCCGACTTCGACTTGCCGAACCACTTGCCGCTGTTCGAGATGGAGTGCTGCACGATCTTCTCAGTCAGATCGAGAAGGAAGTTGTAGAACTGCCCGACATCGTTGGCCGGCTCAGCACGCTCCTTCGCGTACGAGTCACACCCCTTGAGGGATGCAAGCATACTGTAGTTGCGCTGACCGGACTTCTCATCCTCACGGACGACAATGCCTGCAGGGTAGTAGATGCGAGGAATACGAACCTGAAGTGCCTGTCCATTGTACTTGATGGGAACGGTCTTACCCCCAGCCTTGTTCGGGCGAATCTCGCCGATCATGACGCGGTTGATGTCCAGGTTCTCAGAAGGGATGATTGCGGAGGTGGCCATATTGATTGTTGTGAGACTGTCTGGGGTGCCGGTCATCGGATCCGTTTTTCGCGCAGGTTTCTAGTTTTCAAGACTCGACACAAGATAAGCAATGGCGCAGTGTGCGTCTGTGAAGAACAAGACCTCAACCGATCAATGTAACGCACGTGCAATACTTGGGTACACTGTGTGTGGACGTCATGCGAAATCAAAGGTTGTGCGGCTCTGGGCTGACGTGAATCGAGAGAAGGTGCGGCGCTTCACGAAGGTACAGGCGCTATTTCGTGGTTGGCGCGTGCGGAAGGTCTTGGTTCTAGCGGGACCCGGTGTATTGAAGCGAGCTGGGTGTGTGAACGATGAAGACCTTGTGACCATGGAAGCGAAGGATCGACAGTACCCCTTCGACTACTTCGGCATTGAGGAGGCCGGTAAGGTCTGGTGGTTCGATTTTGCGACTGTATGGGAGTGGACGATTCGTTCGGTCACACCCTCCAATCCGTACACCAAGGTTCTGTTTGCGCATAGTGATTTAGCTCGGCTGCGAAAACTGCATCTCTATCGCAGACGGCACAAGCTAGCTGTTCCATTACCCTCCCGTGATCTGCGAGAGAATATCGTTCGCAGGTGGACAGTCTTGACCCACGTGTTCCGCAGTTTTGGGTTTGATGACGCCCACCCCGAACAGTTTGCGAATTTAGACCACACGAACCTCCGCATTGCCTTTCGTTTTTTGATGGACGATGTTCGTCATATGGCGAAACCCAACCACCGGTTGTGCGCGATCGTCCACCGCGGCTTCACTGCGAACAACTTGTCCAACTCCGGGTACCTGATCACATCTCTCAACCTACTCACCATTGCGCTAACGGATTCGCGGTCGTATGATATCGTGTTCTTGCTGTTGTCGGCATTGTACCGGTGTTAAAATGGATTTACACACGGCACACAAGGATTCGTTCGCCGTCATGAATATCTTCTTCTTATCTCTCGACCCCGAGGAAGCGGCTCGCTTTCACTGCAACAAACATGTAGTGAAGATGATTCTCGAATCTGCACAATTGCTGTACACGTCACACTGGGTACGCGAGTCTCCGCTACCCGAGGACGCCTACAAGAAGACCCATCCTAATCACCCATCGTCTCGCTGGATTCGCGAGTCTCTGAGGAACTACACCTGGCTGTGCCGGCTGGGCTTGGCGCTGTGTGCCGAGTACACCTTTCGCTACGGAAAGATCCATGTGACCCAGCGTCGTCTGACCTGGTTGTCGGAGAACCCACCGGTTGGGCTGGTGGACATCGGGTGGACGTTGCCTCGACTCGCCATGCCGGTTGAGTATCATCATGCCGACCCGATTATGGCGTACCGAATGTACTACGTTGGAGCCAAGACGCGTTTGTTGACCTACACAAAACGTCTTCCACCAGAATTTCTTGGCGAAGCGGTTTACATGACCGCCGGAGGTAAGAGTATACCAGCGCGTTAGAAATGTCCTCTTCTTCTGCTTCCGTTAAGTCAAACAAGATGCCTGCTAAGAAGTCCACCGTCGCCCCCGAGTCGGCCGCCCCTGCCCCTGTTGTCGCCGCCGCTGCGCCGCCTGCCCCCGTCAAGGTCGTGAAGGCCAAGGCGGTCAAGGCTGCCGCCCCGTCCAAGGCCGTTGTGACGGTGCCGACGGTCGAGGCGCCCTCTGCCCCTGCCGTCGTGGAGGCGGTCGAGCACTCCGATGTGATCCTCGCCGGCCTTGCTGAGAAGCTCAAGGCTCTGTCGGTGGAGCTGACGACCCGTGTCCGCGAGGCCACGAAGTCGGTCGCCGATGCGATCAAGGCCACCAAGCGCGAGGCGCGCGAGATCAAGAAGAAGAAGAAGAAGAACCCGGAGGACATGACCCCTGAGGAGCGCAAGACGTGGGAGGCTCGCCGCGCCAACAACGCCTTCCTCGTGCAGCGCCCGCTGACGGATGAGCTGTGCGCGTTCATGGGTCTCAAGTCGGGTGAGAAGCGCTCGCAGACGGAGGTCACGAAGTTCATCTCGGGCTACGTCAAGCAGCACAGCTGCTTCGACCCGAACTTCAAGCGCCGCATCCTGCCGAACTCGGCGCTCGCCAAGCTCCTGCGCGTTACGGACAAGGAGGAGGTGACGTACCTGAACCTGCAGTCGTTCCTGAAGGTGCACTTCAAGAAGGCTGAGGTCAAGGCGTAGGTTCCTTCGGAACCTCCGACGACGTAAATATTTCTGTGTGAAAGATAAATGCCCACTGTCGCGCCTACTACGACATATGGAAAGCCGCGTTACACAACGCATCGTAATCCGTATGCCACGCGTCACTATCACGACAAGGGCACGCGCGCGAGTCAGCCGTATTATCTGCATAAGTATGACGATATCAACAAGCAGTTGAAGTTTGAGAAGAAGATGATGAAGGCTCACGAGGAGAAGGCGGCAAAGCTGGCAAAGAGGACCGCGGAGCTCAAAGAGGAGAAGATGAAGGCTTGGCGGGAGGCTCGCGGAAAGACGGGTGGCCGTCGTCCCCGTCGCGGAACCCGCTCCACTCGTCGCCGCTAGACCGCTAGACTATTGAACTAAACATAAAAACAATAAAAATAACCTGGAACCCCAGGTGATTTTTAGTGTGTAGATACAATGTCTATTAGTTTGGATCAAGCACTTGCGTTTGACCCGAAGAACATCACTCCGAAGGGACAAACATCCTATCCCGGTAGTCCTCCGGACACAGATACCATGCCCGTTGAAGTGAAAGTCGATGATGCTGCAATTCAAAGGGTCAAACGTGAGGCTGAAGCGGAAGAGCTCCAGAGAGGGTTTACAAAGCGGCTGAAGACGGCCGGGCGGCGGCGCAAGTCAAAGAAGTCGAAGCGGAAGACTCGCAAGCCTAGGCGCCGCTACACTCGTCGCCGTTAAACAGTTGTAGTGATCAGCTCGTGGGGCATTTCCATGTAAAGCACCGTACTGAAGAACGGCGATAAACGCTCATCCAGGACTAATGCGCGCTGCTTATCGTTCTCAACCAACGTCTTGGTCAACCGACGGAGAACCTGTGTACGATCAACAGAAGAGTCGACCTTAATCTTACATACACCTGACTTCCACCCACACAAGGATGACGTATTGCATGCGTCCTTTTGTTGGAACTGTCCACACGGAGTCCGTACTTTGTTCACGAAGGCGCGAGGACCTTGCGTAGCATCCCAGTGCGATTCCTTCTTTAACCAGGAATCCAGTTGCTTGTATAGATTCTTACCCCGAGATGCAACACCTTCGCGAAGAGCAGAATACTCCTCCGTCTGAATGTCTTTGGACAGCGAGAACATGAGAAAGTCAAACACTTCCGCTGCGTAGGAAATGGAGTTGGCATGTACAGCATCTTCGCTATTGGGATCTCCGTCCGTCAGATCCCGCTCGGAGTGACGCTGCATGGTCGACAGCACTTCTTTCGCTGTAGTCGGAGTGCTCTCTTCAGGCTGGAACGGCGCGCGGAACTCGGAGGATAAGAGCGATTCCACGAACTGTCCGCGTACATTCTGAAGATCTTCGACCCACTTGAATCCCTTGTGAGTTGTCGCATCCAAGAACGTGCGTAACGCCTGACGTGTCGGAAGTTCTTCGGGCTTGATGTCGGAATATCCAGTCCGAGCACGCACACCGGACAGAGCTTCGTATGTCGCGGGCTGAACCGGTAAGATCACCGTCTTCGGTACAAACACTGCCTGCGCACGGTTGAACGGATCCAGAATCACCTCAAAGCTGAGTCCCTTGCTCTGCAACTCACTCAATGCGTCGGATAAGCGAGGACGGTCAGACGCACATGCGCGGCCGTGAAGCGTGGTCAGAGTGGTGAGCATTGGCTTCGGAAACAAGGGGTCGCGAATATTGACGGTGTATTTGTACTTTGCAAATCCTTTCGCCTTATCTGTTCCGCGTGCAACATGAGCAAGAATATCATCATCCATCAGTACGATCGTCCGATCACGAGGACTGAGTGTCTCTGCCCAGAACCCACACTTAACGGTCGAGGTGTGGGTATCCACGCGAATCACGTTGCAGCGAATAACTGAGGTCACGTATTCCAGCTCATCCAGGATTGTGAGTCGTCCTTCGGAGTAGGCGCGCTGGACACCGGAGACGATGCGGTCAATCTGCGTCTCGCCTTCGCCCATGTCTGTCCACGAACGGGCAAACGAGCAGAGCATCACACTCTTCGGCGCATCCTTCGGGTCGGGAACTGCCTCCTTTGAGTTCAGAAAATGGGGAAGAGTCTTGGAGGGGCGACCGAGTCCTACGCGGAAGAAATCAGCTGCTCCGATATCTAACCGGCTCTTCTTGATGGACTTGTCGTAGTGGATGGGAATGCGAAGAGCTGCGGCCAACGGTTCGGGAAGGTAACCCATACGCATCGAAGGAGTCTTGGACGAACTCAGCACGTAGGAATCCTCAGTCTTCTCGGAGTTGCGAACCATCAGCTTCTTGAAGGGCTGTTCGGTCTTGTAGCAGCAGGGTACTTGCTTATCCTTGATGACCTCAATGTACTTGGGAAACACCGCAGTCTGATCACGCTTGATGACGGAAAACTCATTGATGTCTTCGTCCTTGCCCGACCGTACCTTACCCTTGCACACGGGGCAGGCGTTATCGACCAGCTGATCTTCGCGCAGAGGAAGCTCGTCCTTCATGCACCAATACTGTGGGCAGGTGGCGATTCCCTCCTTCGTCGCAAGCGGAATGATATGCACATTGTAATTATCAATTCCTTCCTTATCCTTGTTCGCCTCCTTCACCTTGACCTGTGCAGGTGTCTCCGGGTAATTGCGAGGATTGTACTCGGCGGGAATGCGTGTCTCATCTTCTGGAGTCAGTACAATCGCTTGACGGTTCTTGTCGCACTTTCCGGTGTACGCGCTATCGAAGGTTTCTGGGTCAAACTCCTGGAGACGCTTGTTGAAGTAGTTGTAGGTCGACGTGGAGGTATCTGCTACACGAACACGCTTCTTCGGCTTTTCGACCGGAGCCACTGGTGTTTCCTCGACAGGAGCGGCATTACTGAGTCCAAGATCTGCGAAGAAGTCATCATCCACATCCAGTTCACCGGTCTGTACCGCCATCATCTGTGGAGCTGCAGCCGTGGCTTCAACCGCTTCGACACGACGAGGACACACCGCATCCACAGCCGCATCGTCCGATGTGAGCACATGACGAAGAATACTCGCATACTGCAGAGCCCGTTCTACTGTTGTGACGGCCGAGAGAATCACCTCCTTGTTGGAAAAGCGAACAGTTGGAAATCCTTTCATCACACGTTCAAGATCCAGATCGTCTCCGAGATTGATGAAACTGCGAAACATATCCTCCGCATCCTCTTGACTCAGTCCGATATCGACAAGGGTAGAGGGCGAAGGAACATCTGCTTCTTGCAGAGCCTGGTAGGCCTGGACTTGTAATGGTGTGAAGTTCTCCGCCAACCGATCGGCGCGCAGTAAGCGAAAGGTCTCGTCCTGGTAACTGAACAGGCTCTGTAAGCAGGCAAACCTACGCATATCAAACTCCGTGACCTCCTTCGGGTATGCGCCCAACACACTCATGTCCTGCAACTCCCACCGAGATATCGCAAGATCCGCCGGCTGAACAAACGGAGTCACTCCGTCTAAGGTGAGGAACCAATCATAGAGACTGAGCCGAATGTCGTCGAGTGACTGCTTAGAGTCCTTTCCACGTACAATCGTGAACTGAATGTCCTTCGGGGTCATGGCAATACGATCAAAGGATGTGCGCGACGTTCCGCGGTAGAGCAACAGAGTTGGAAGACGGCGCTGCGGAAGAGTTGTGGACGTCCACGCCTTCCACATGGCCACATCAACGCTAGGAACCTTGTTCTCCGGATCCTTCACATAGAACTTGTGACGCGTCTTCTCCTGCTTCGACGTGAAGAATCCAACGTAGGGAGTCTTGGGAGATAACGTCAAGCCGTAGAACATCTGTTCAAACCGAGCACGAGGCGCAGTGAACTCCGTCTCCACTAATGGGAGGTACCACTTTGCTCGCAGGATGGATGCCTGCTTCGGTTCAGGGACAGAGAGTGCTAACAGTTTGGTGAGCTGATCCGCGTTGGAGCGAAGAGACCGAATAGCCGAGTCCGTCAGCCGGTTGGGTGTTTGATCCGTCAGAGATGGGTAATATACGCGGCGAATGGCGGGAGTCAACTCGTCCGTCACCTCGGTCGCACGCACCTCGCCGACATCCGTGTACAAGGTATCAAATAACAGTTGGAGGTTACCGATCGGAATCCGCGTCGACGGAATCGCAACTTCACGGGGAGGAAGCGGTAACACCACCGACCGCTCGGCGGGTACACCAAACACTCGCCACTCCGAGAATCCCGCACCAGGAGAGTGCAGGTCAGCCAGTGCCTCTGGCTTGGAGTTCCAATCTTCACGCGACCACGCAGACTCCTTGACTCCAGTTCCGTGACGTGTGTGCTCCAGATAATACTTGAACAGCGACACATCTAACCGCACACCGTCGGGAGACATGCGAAGGAAAAGAGCATCCCACGCACGGGGATCTGCGTAATACTCCTCCGAGAGCTGGACATGGACTTCAATGAACAAACGATCGGGGTGGCTGTTCTTCGCCACGGCGATGTGTTGACGCACAGTTTCGAGTGTATCGTCCTCAAAGAACGTTATACTCGCACCTGTTCCCGCGACGGGTACAGTTTTCATTATAATTGACGTAGGTTTTCTGGCGGCGAAGACTACAGTGGTGAGTCTGTAATGAGCATGCCACAATACGGTGTCGGTTGGCGCGAGTAGTTCACTGGCGTATAGATTCCAACCTTGACCGCATCGTGGAGGATGCGCTTAAAATTACCCCAGAACTCAGGTGTGTGTCCAATACTTTCGGTCATCAAGTGCGCCATTTCATGCAGCATCACAAACATGATCGTATTCATCTCGATCAAGGGATACTGCGGAGGCTTGGTTTTATCGCGTAAACATACGACGATTCGTTGTCCTTTATTCTCGGAGTAGGACGTGTCGCCCGAACTCATAGAGTTCTCGGAAAACACATCAGGCTGAAAGCGAGCAACAAAGCGGGCAACGGGTGGGTCGTTCAGTAACGCTGGCTCCTCTGCATAGGAATCGTGCAACTTGGTGAGGTTGGCTCGGATCTTCGACATGAGTTTCACGGCTTCGTCTTTATTAGGAAGCTCTTGCATATCGTACTCGTGTCCATCTGGTCCGGTCATACGTACGGTGTTTCCCGGACCCATCATCTGGGCGACGATCGCGACCCCCACGAAAGCGGCGGCGACCGACAACATTATGTACTACTACGAGTTTAACCACAGAGACCGTCCAGCGCCCGGTTGGCGCGGAAAGGATCCGGGTCAATCGTGGTCTGCAGGAACGGACCCACCTTCGACTGCGGGTTCGGCGTCTCCGAACGGATGTCGTACGTCGGGTTGCGGTTGTTCTGCGAGATGCCGATGATGTTGATGTTGGCGTGGTAACCAGCCTGGAGGAAGTTCTGGCCGTCCATGTCCTTCGAGCCGACCGGGTTCACGGCAGCCCACGAGGCGCCAACCTCGCCCTTGGGGAGAAGCTCGCTCGCCGACAGAACGTTCTGGGTGTACGTCTGCTGCGACGACGGCGTGCGTCCCTGCATATCGCCGGCGGCGGCGGCATTACCACCCAGCGACGAAGTACCGACCGACAGGGGACCCTGGTCAGACATGGGACCCATGGAGCCAGAGCCGCCCAGCTCCGATGACTTATCCAGGACGGCGGACTTGCCGCTGGAATAGGACGAAAAAAGGGAATAGACAACGACAACACCTACCAGCACGACTCCGAGACGGACAACCTTTTGAGAGGAGAGCTTCATACTTTATTCATGTGGTCAGACAAATTCTCAGCTGGGAACAGAAGGTCGACCAGTTGCTCGCGACGAAGTGTCCAGAATCCACGTACCCCCTTTCTCTTTGCCTCTTCACGAAGCTGGACAATCGTCATCTTCTCAATGATAAAGGACTTGGGGAGCTCGTCGAGCTTGAGTAGCTGAATGAGTTGGGCACGCTTGAGGATGTAATACTGCTTGATACGGCGCTGCTTGGCGAGCTGTTTGAGTTCGACGAGAGACAGGGAATCCATGGATGGCTCTCTCCAGTTGTTCGCCATCGAATCCGTTTTTTTCCGGGCATCAAGTAATGCTGCGTACACCTGTTATCCTTGCCTTTTTCCTTGCAGCTGCCGTGGTAGGGCTCGCGATCCGATTCACAGACATGGGAGCGGGCGTAGAGACGTTCAAGCTCCCGAGCGATGAGATGGCGCCTCTCGACACGGAGATAACCGGATTATCAGGAACCTCGTCGATCCTCGGAAGCCAAGCCAAGCCGGTACCGGAGCTGCCCTACGATGTCGCGGATGATAATGCGATCGGGCAGTTCATGAACAACAAGATTGGTTCTGAGTGCTGCCCCTCTCCCTTCTCGACCGGTGGTGGCTGCGTGTGCCTGACGGAGGGCGACCGTAAGGGCTTTGCGTCCCGCTTTGGAAATAAGACTCCTATGTAAAGTAACAATGGATCACCTTCGCGCCTTCATCAAGTGTCTGAAGGACAAGCACCCTGACCTCAACTTCCCACGTGCGTCCGATGAAGTCTATACCCATCTGACGGACGCGCTGACCCCCCACGGTATGAAGATCATGCAGCGGGATAACTCGCTGTTCCGTGGCCCCGATGCCCCTCAGCCTCTGCCTGGTGTAGACATTCGCATTGCATGGGACAGTAGCGAGGAGTCTTGGAAGGCTCTTCACATGACCATGATCTTCTCGTTCCTGCGTGGTGACCCGAAGGAGAAGGTTGCGCAGATTGTGGAGGCGATGAAGCATGTTCTTCCGGAGACGCACGGCGACACAAGCGAGATCCTCAAGGTTCTCGGCACCGAGGAGACCAATGCATCTCTGACGGAAATGTTTGAGCTTCTGATGAAGACGAAGCTGGCGTCGATTGTCGGAGATATCGCATCGTCAATCAAGCTGGAAGATATCGGTATTGACTTTGAGCGCCCCGAGGAGATTCTGGAGGCTCTGCAACATCCTGAGCGTAGCCAGGCGGTTCGCACGATCATGGAGCAGGTCAAGACGATGCTTGAAGATCGCATGAAGACGGGCAAGATCAACCAGCAGGAACTCATTCGTGAGATTGAGACTCTCAAGGCGAAGTTTCAGTCTAGCTTCGGAAAGTACATGAACGACATGGTGGGTATTGGTCGTGAGCAGCCGGCGACGGGTAACACTGCGCAGCAGATCCTCTCGAACTCGCCCGAGGCTCGTCGTGCTCGGATGCAAGCTCGTCTCCAGCGTAAACTCCACGAAAAAGGTCGCAGGTGAAGATAAGAGATGCCGTTCTGGTTTTCCGATCCGACGATTTTGTTCCGCTCAGACACGTGGTATGCATTTGTGCCGACCGCGGGAATGAGTGTGGACGATGCTCTCAATTCGGTGGTACGCTTCACCGTTTACCTGAGCTTCCTGTTATTCATGTGCTCGATGGAGGTGAAGTACTTTGTATATGTTCCTGTTGTGATGGCGATCACCGTGGCGCTTCACCAGCTGTACCCGGGTGCTGCGAAGCGAATCACCGAGCCGTTTCGGATGGGAACTGCGGTGAGTGGATATACTGGAACGGACTTGACGTTGCCGACCCAGGAGAACCCGTTCATGAACCCGACTCTGGTGGATATCAATGAGAACCCGAAGAAGCCGCCCGCCGCCGACCCGACGGATGTGAATGTTCGCGATAAGGTGAACCAGCAGTTTGCGCAGACCTCGAACGTGTACATGGACACCACCGACGTCTTCCAGCTCATGACGGCTCAGCGCAATTTCTACACAGTTCCGGCGGATGACCACGAGGGACTTCTCCAGTTTCTTGGTAAGGGTGCGGCCTCGGGCAAGCTTCTGAATGAGGGATATGTGGTAGCAAAGGGATCAATGCCCAAGACGCCTGCGGCTAACTCGTCGACTCAACCGACGGGGACGACGCCGGGTCAGACCGCGACGCAGACCGAGCTTCCTCTCGATCTCACCCGCTGAATGCTGCTCACCTGAAATCGTGCGATCATCGCCGTGCTGAGGCTTGTACTTGAGTGTCGGGAAGCCATTCACGCCTTCGGTACTCGGAACATTCGCAGACTCCACATCCATCATCATGCGACCGTACTTCTTCTTCAACTTATTCCAGTGGGGCTTGGTTACTTCGCAGTGACTACATCCATCCATGTAAAAGAACACCAGCAGCGGACGACGCTTGAGTTTCTCCTCAACGTTGCCTCCTATAGGTTCATTCACAATTCCCGTACGCGGATACCTCTCGCCGACTACGTCCATCTATTTATATCCACACCTAGAAAATGGCGTGCCTGGATGAATTGAACCAAGCGGCGAATAAGCAAACGTGGATTGGACTTTCGCGCACAACGGGAGATTCGAAGACCTTCGAGAGTATCTCGCAGTTTCAGGAGTATCAGGAGGCGCTGGGCTGTCCACCGGTTCGTCCGGCGCCTTACGTGGAATCCATCGCAGGGAAGAACACGACTCACACGGGATTTCTTGAGTTCAAGCCCCGCGACAAGGAAACACAGGCTCGATTTGATGCGACATCAGATCAGTGGGAAGGAGTCAACGCATCGGAGAACGCTGTGAAGCAAGGTCTGTATATCGAGGATAGCGCAGAACCAGCTGGAATGCGTCAAAAGAAACCCACGCGCGCTGCTGCACCTCAGCCTGCGCCGACAAACGATATTTGCTCAATACAATGAAGTGGGCTCTGCTCGCAGTGTTTGGCGTCTTATTGCTCTTGGTCTTTGCTGTGCAGCGTGTTGAAGAGTTCACAGATACTGAATTTACTAACGTGAAGCGCCCATGTGCATGTCCTACGTCCGGACCCTGTGGAGATTCGAATTGTTCAGCATGGGAGAGCAAGGTCGACGCCGCCGCGCCATCGGGTGCTGTAAGTGCGGATTACATCGGAGTCCTCGCAGCATTCTTTGATCAAGTGTACGTCCCTGCAACTACAAAGCCCACAGAAGCGCAGGTGAATACCTTTCTCGCGTCGCCTGCTGGAACTGTGGCGGGTGTGGATCTGCCCTCTGTAAAGCGAATCCTCATGGATGCCTTTCACATCGATGAAACTGGAACCGCTGCGAGTCGCGAAGAGAAGAGCCAAATGTTCAAGCCATCCGAACAGAACCTTGCACCGAAGATGGGTGTCGATGAAGTTCGTACACGCACAGAAGACAAGTATAAGGGCGCCAACCCAAATCCCTCGATACGGTTCTCAGAGGGGAACTACGCTGCCGTCACGCAGTCTAATCCACTCAATCCAGGCGAATGGGATGATGGATCAAAGAATTGGAAGGGGCCTCGTCCTGCGTCCGTGTGCGCGTGTGCTGAAAATGTTATGTAAACACAATGAGGAAGTGGATCTTAGTTGCACTTGTCGGACTTGTGTTACTCTACGTATTCAGGCTGCGTGAGGGTGTTGATGAGAGTCTGAATACCCCCGCAGTGGCGAAGTGCAATACGTATTGGACATCGGCAATCGCGAGCTGGGCAAGTGGAAGCGCCGCGGGTCCGACACCAACTGGAGTTAGCTGCATGCAGTATGCACCCTCGTGGATTCAGACTGCATCAACGGCCGGAACTCTGACAAACAGTGACGGTACACCAACCGCCGACACAAGGACAACTGCAAGTGCAAACGCCGCTCGTGCCGCTGCGAACGTAACTGCTGCGACTCGGGAAGATAACTATGCGACGGCATCTGGTTACTCAGCCCTTGCCGAAGCGGCTGGAGGTGGTAGCAGCCAAGGCCCCCTTCCGTCAGCGATTGACGCCCGTGCGAGCAACACGGACTCTCCGGCTTCACGCCCGTCGACTGGCCCTGTATTTGAAGACAGTGGCCCCTTCTCCGGGAATGCGGGTACGGGTCAAGGAACCGCATCGGGTGCAGCGGGTCCTCTCAATGGTAACAGTACATACGGGCCTCCTGGAACGACAACGACGCTGAACCCGTATGACTTCTGGCCTGGAACCAAACAATCTGGCTCCGCACCGCGAGCACCGCCTGGAACCAAGCAGCCGGTGAATGGTCCGACGTTCGGAGGCACGGGTGTGTCTCTGATGGGTGGATCAGGGAACACTCCCCGATCGGAGCCTGCATTATACGGACCTGGTTCCGGGTCGGCGGGCGGTTCGGCGGGCGGCTTCGGTTGGGGTGGTATGAAGAGTAATAGCGTCGACATGAGTATGCTTCCTAGCTTTACATCTGCGGGATCGGAACCTGAGAATCAATATGCAGGAACCTCGCGTGCACCGGGAGATCAGGATTTTTACCCTCCTACATTCGCGCAGTCATCAAGCTATTCATTGGCCAATGCATCAATGAAAACGGATCCCGTTCCATTCTTAACAGATTTCTCTGCGTTCCAGAATTAAGATGTCGACCTCCTTCGGACTTCGTAACCAACGCGGTTCCTGCTGGGTCAACGCAACTCTTCAAGCCTTCTTCCGTATTCCTGATGTCCAGACACGCTACATTGCAGACGCGGCTCTGGATACCTCTCCCGTCGACAAATCTCTTCAAGAAATCTGGGCAAGCAAAGGCGACGAAGGTCTGAAGGCCTTCTACGAATGTGTGCGCACTGCAGTCATGCCCGCCGGTGAGGGCATCGGTGATTCTCACGAGCTGCTCGAGTACATGTGCGACAAACTGCCCTTCCTTGATAAGCTCTGTCGCTTCAAGGTCGGCAACACCATCAAGTGCAATTCGTGCTCGTACAAGGATGTGCGCACGGACTCGATGATTGAGTTCTCCGTCACGCCGACGCAGCGCAAGCAGAGCCTGACGGACTGCGTGATTCACTCTGTGACTCCGGTCGTGGTTCCGGACTGGACGTGCGAGAAGTGCAAGGCGAAGGGTTGCACGAAGCAGCTGCTGATGTCGTCCTTCCCTCAGATCTTCGTGTTCCACGCCACGTCTCTGAACACGTCCGTCTCCTACTCGACGCAGCTGGTGATGAACGGACAGAAGTATGCATTGATGGCGGTGGTCTGCTTCAACGGTGGGCACTGGTGGACGTACGGCCGCGACATGCCGCCGGGTAAGGATTGGGTCGAGCATGATGATTCAAATATTCGCAACCGCGGACCCCAACACTTCCCGTTGTCGGACCACATGCGTCTGCTATTCTATTATCGCCTCAATGAATAAGGAAATGGATCCTACCGTCGCCTTTGCGGTGGGACTTGGGGTCGTGCTATTGTTAACCTTTTTTACCATTCTCTCGACTGGCTCCGTGCTGGCGGTCGGGGTTCTGTGGATCATGCTGATGATGATGGGCTTTCTGCTCTACGTGTACGGGATCATCACTGCAGATCTCTTCAAGGTGAGTGCGGCCGTCACAACACCGACGCAGCCGGTCGGTGATGCAAAATCGACGCTTCCCGGTGCACTAGTGGGTAGCGAAGTCTTCCATATCTCCGATAATCAGTTTACCTATGACGATGCGCCTGCGGTCTGTGCAGCGTATGATGCAGAGCTAGCGACGCTTGAACAGATTCTGGATGCGTACAATCACGGCGCGGAGTGGTGTGGATATGGTTGGTCGGCGGGAGGCATGGCGCTGTACCCGACACAGAAGGGAACCTGGGATGCTCTGCAGAACGAGTCCGATCAGAAGAAGCGCACCGCATGCGGTCGTCCGGGCGTGAATGGTGGCTACTTTGACCCGAGCTCAAAGTTCGGCGTCAATTGCTATGGTATCAAGCCCCAAGGTGATGTGAAGCTGCCGCGCCCGCTGCCGGGTACGGATCCAGATGCGTTTAACAGTGCCGTTGCGCGCTTTAAGGCGATTCTGAAGTCATTCAACATGAACCCGTACTCTCGCTCGACCTGGTCTGGGGCTTCAACGGCACCGCTCTCGTCCGCCATCTCCTCTGGACAGACCTTCATCGACCAGGTCACGACAGAACATTTTTCCATGCGCGAACATCTGGATAACTACGAAGTGATGCCTGGGGAGACGATTGCGAACTCTGGGCTCCCCCTTAACTCTCCATACGGACTTCGAGGATCGCCAGGTGATCTAGGACCGACGGGACCCGCTGGACCTGTTGGAGCCGATAGCACTGTACCTGGACCGGACGGTCCTACAGGTCCGCGGGGAGTCGCAGGATCCGCAGGAGCCGCAGGAGCTGCCGGTAACCCGGGTGCAGACAGCACGGTACCTGGACCCACTGGACCGACGGGGCGCAAGGGCGACACGGGTAATCCGGGTAAGGATGGCGCTGCGGCCGCTGCCGGTAAGGACGGTCTGAACGGCAAGGATGGTCTGAACGGCAAGGATGGTCTGAACGGAAAGGATGGGCAGGATACTCGTAAGGCAGCGATTACAGAAGTCCTCTATGGGGCGAATGGAAAGTATGCACCGGTCGAACCGGCTAAGCAGGCGATCATCAATGGAATGCAGGATGGACAAGGGTTTCAGATGCATCAGGCTCCTGGAGTTGGAGACCCTGCCCCCTATGTCGCCAAGTCATCGACGATCAAGTGGAATGATAACGCAGGCCAGCCCCACTCGGCATGGATAAACGGCAACGGAATCGGCGGAGACACGCTCGCCGCGCTTGTTCGTCGGTTCACAGTCCCGGGTCCAGCGCAGGATCTCTGGTGGACTGGTCGCGAGGTTGTCTAATCACCAAGGATAGGTATACTTACCAAAGAAGCGGAACAACGGCGGTGCATTCCCGGCTCCGCGATCATACGACAACTCACCTCCCTTGAAACATAAGTACGGCATACCCGGCACGTGCTCCGGGTAATCCTTCGGACATTTCTTGTAGCACATTCCATCAATCTTCTCCGTGTGCTTGTCGGTTCCAACCCTGCTGATATCATCGCATGTCTTGTGGTTGAGGGCTATCGCCTGAGCTGCGGTCTCGATCTCTTTGGTCTTTGGATCAATCACGGGTTCCCCCTTATCTGCGGATTTCTTCCAATCCTTGTATTCTGCTTCAAAATTACCGAAATCTTGGGGTCCTGGACACACGCCACCGTTGTCCAGGCGTCCATACATGTCGCCGTCCAGTCCGCCGATACATCCGATAATCGTATTGTATTTGCAACTGTTCCACCTGAGATTGCTGCAGATCAGGCCAACGGTTTCGTATCCGTCGCGACAGGGTTCCAGACCGATCACCGTACCCGGTCCAATGCCTTGGGTATCGGCATAACACCGGACTCCGAATCCATGGTATCCAGTCTTACAGTTGTTGTAACACAGTCCACCTTCAAGCGAGCTCTTGTTTCCAACGCAGGTGTTCGGAGCTGATGAAAAGATTTCAAGTCCAAAGAGTTTCACAGGTGATAATGACCATGCGACCGCTAGGAATATCGCAAACAGAACGACAACCATCCAGAAGATCACCCAAGGGTTCCATGCACCGGGAATGTTCTTCGTCGACTCGAAGTACAACAGAACAATATAGATAACGAAAACGATCACGCCAAGAGTCATCGCGACCGAGAGGCTTTTCGACATCCATTCGCTAAGAGGTACCCAGATGTCTGGTGGAAATAAGAATGTCCAAAGATCAGGTTCGGACGACATCCAATTGTTTCTTAGGAAGAAAACAATGGACTCGCTTTTGCCTTCGCTTACAACCTTTTCACGCACACGCGCTCAAGAGCAGGTGAGCGTACCCCGCACATCGGGTCAGGAAATCAATCGCTTCACGTGGTTGCTCTACCGTCCGCAGTCTCACGCGATTCGTCCATTCGAAACCGATCACTCGGCTCGCCAGGATAAAATCGTACATACGGATCCAAATAAACTCCGCTAAGATACGTAAATGGACGTCGTCCTGTTAATGGGCCTCGCAGCTCTCGGATATGCGATGGCTGTACCGAAACGTCGTCGTGACGCAGCCGCCTCTGAGCAAATCGTTGGGAAAGAGTTGTATACCCCGCAGGATGATACCGAGATGTCGATTATCCAGGCGGCCACTGGACATAATAACATGGTTCCGTTCTTCGGGGCGAACCGCACACAGACCACCTACTCGGATGGACACGAGAGTCTCCTCGATAAGTACACCGGCATGGGTGCGAATACGTTCTTCCGCAAGGAGGAATCCAGCGCATTCTTCAGCCCGGAGGCGGGTCGCGGTAACCCGTGGAAGGCACCGGTCGAGACAGACTTCGAACAGTCTCGCCAGGTCACGAGCATGTCGATGAAGAACGTCGCGCCGATTGACCGTGTCCAGGTGGGCCCTGGCGTGAACGACGGTTACACGAACCTGCCGTCCGGCGGTTTCAATCAGGGTATCGAGTCTCGCGAGTGGCAGATGCCCAAGACGACAGATGAGCTCCGTATTGAGACGAAGCCGAAGCTGACGTACACCTCGAACCCGACTCCGGGTAAGCAGCGATATGGTCTCCAGCCGGGTCTGCAGGCACCGGTCAAGAAGAATAAGCCCGATCGTTTCCAGGTTCTCCAGGGTGCAGATGGTTCCCTGCCGCACTTGAACACCACGATTGGACAGGAGAAGGCGTCCGCCATCTACCCTGAGTTCGTGATGAAGAGCCAGAATCGCCCGGAGACAGCTGCGCAGTTCTTAGGTCCTATCGGAAAGAGCACCGGTGGTAACGAGTCGTACATCCGCGCCTTCACGGAGCCGTACCAGCAGTTCATGAAGCTGACTACCGCAGGACGCCCGGCACCCGGAGGACCGGTATCTGGAATGCAGTCGGTGAATAACGGTCCGGAGGGCTACAGCGCCATGACGCACCGCGACGAGTCGACTCACGTCAATTACCGCAGCTTCGAGGTTCCACTTCTTAGTAGCGGAGGACAGGTTCCGACAGCGGCTCTGCGCGGATCCGTCAAGTACGACGAGCCGGTTGGACAGAGTGTGCAGCTGGATCGCGTTACGGTACCCGGTCTCCTTGATGCCTTCGCTAGCAACCCGTATACACAGAGTCTCCAGTCTTCAGCGTAATGGACTCCTCTCTTCTTCGATACACTACAACACAAGACGTTTGCTTAGGACAGTCCTCGCGCCGTGAGATTCATGATGTCATTCGCTCGGTCGCCGTGCATCCCCAACGGATTCGCGTCTGTCGATGTGTCGCTGATTTTTGGGCTCGATCTGCTCTGTCGTTTCTTCACGTTGTTTGGATTCCTCCGGGTGAACAATGCAAACTCTTGCAGACCTCGGCAGAGTCGAATCCGTCCTCCTCGCCCGCCGTTCCGAACTTGTTCAGTCAACGTCCTTCGCCTTCAGCGCCATCGTCTTGATCGTGGTGCTCGGGGGATTTGCATGGTTTCTTCAAGTACAGTACGAACTGAACAAGGAAAAGCCGCAAGAGAAGCGCATTCCCTTCGCACCGACTGTCTGGTATTCTGCAACGCGAAACCTTCGCAGTGAAGAGTATGCAGGACAACTCCAACCTTTTGAGATTGAAGTTGGACATGGTGTACCGGGATCTACCGACGGAGGTGTCCCAGCAGAAATTTACCGAGATGACTACGGTGCCCCCACCAACTGAAGTGATTGCGGCTGAACCACCGCCCGCACCAAAGCCTAAACGAAAGAAGTTAGTGAAAGGTAAGTAAGAGGGAGCATGTCCTTTGTGGTGACGAGTAACGGGACTACCGTTGCATTCCCAACCACATTTTACGAATATGAACCGTTCAAGTATTCATTCTCGAATACAAATAGCTCGCCAATTACGGTGTCGGGAACTTATCTCGCATTCTTCACAGGAAGCGGGACGCCTGTTGTTACGATTGATAACTCGACGACTGGGTTCCTCACACCCGGCTCCACAAATGGCGAGACAATTATCCTTACCGCAGGGGCATCGACAACAACGTACAGGATTTTTGTTCTCAATGGCCGGTTCCAGGTGTCTCCACCTGTCTCTTCGATCGTGTTGTACAGAAATGAGCCGTTGTCGATCACTCTGTCGAACCTTGGCTATACAGAGTTAACGGGTATCAGCTTCACATCGTCACCTACATTGACTACCGTTCCCTATACGACGCCAACACTTCCGTCCTCTTTGCTAACGCTTACGAACACAGGTGATTACCGTACGTTTCTTCTGTCTGGATCCTGCCCACTCCTCTCCGCGAGCAGCAACTATTACTTCGTCGGTTCGAACTCGAGCAATGGATTCGTCGTGACCACGCAGTTTGGTATTCAGGTTGCCGGAGAACGCATGATCTTAATCCCATCGAGCTCATCCAATGTATTGACCATCTCCACCACTCCGATCACCCCAATCACGTTCAAATGCTATGTTCCAACCAGTGTCGTGGGGAATGTGACGTTTACTGCGTCGAATCTTCCCCCGGGTCTCTCTCTTTCAGCAACCTCTGTGGCGCCTGTTTCCAACGTTGCAACGGTGTCCATAACCGGGACGCCTGTGTATCCATCATCGGGAACCACATCGTATTCGACAACCCTGGTAGCCACATCTCTAGGTGTTTCCGTTCTCACCACGTCTTCGGCATTATCCTTCTCCTATACACCGTCGATCATCTTTGATGCGCAGTCGACAGACTTTTATGTGAACATTGCGGATAGTTATCAGCTAACTGCGAATGTGTTTCCGACAGCTGAACTGGTAACCTTCAGTTTTGAGACAGCTGTACCCGGACTCTCGCTATCATCAAGCGGCCTTCTCACCGGTACTGTCTCGTCTACAACCACTACCAATGTGATTGCGACTTCAGCAGGAGTCTCGTCTGTTACGAAACCCCTTACCGTAACCGCAGTCGTCGTGCCTATTTCAATCGTAGTGTCTCCTTCCCCAGTTCCTACATATGTTGGTCAGCCAATTCCTACTACGACCGTCACGTTTTCCTCTACGGCGTATCCGGCATCGTGTAATTTTATCGCGTCAAATGGAGTTAGTATCACTGGCCTTCCAGAGGGATTCTATTCTGTTTGGACATACCCGTCGTTAACCGCGACTTTCTTTGGGACTGTGTATTCGAACGTAGTTCCGTCTCCGAACAACAGTGTTGTTGTGCCCTTCACGATCTCAGTGACCACGGTTGATAACGCTGTTGTTACAAGTAATTTTCCCTACACCTTTTTAGCCGACAGTTGTACATTCAGCACGACCGCGACGTCCTTTTCATGGAAACAGAATGCACCGATCACTCCAGTTATCTTTACAGGAACTCCCGCGAGTCGGCTACCGATCGCGTATTATTACGCAGATACGAGTCTTCCGGCTGGACTGTATGTAAGCCCAGGTGGAATTCTGCAGGGAACACCGGCGATTGTTACGACCGGATCAACTCTTACGGGATTGAATGCGACAACAGGTAACAGGTTCACACCCTTCTTGAATATTTTAGGATCTGCGTACACATACTCCGTCTCGAAGGATTCTGCACTTCTGTTTGCAACACCCTCTTCGGTTGCTCTCGCGGTGTCGTCTGCGATACCTCCGATTACTATAGGCAACCAGACCGTGAGCGGTGTCCTTTTGAGTAATACATATTACAGTAACGGTCAAGATCTCGCCAATCCAATGATCTTTACAACGTATTCATATGGACTGACTGCGTTTCCACTCTATATTTCGGGATCTTTGGGAACATGTACGTATCCTAACGATGTTGTACTTCCGGCATCCGTATTTGTAAACGGTAGCTTCAATCCAAATTCAATTCCTACCTTATTTGGTCTTAGTAATACAAACCCCCAGATCATTAATCGCTTCATAGCCGCAGCAAACGATAACACATCCTACACGATCTTCAATGATAGCGGAACGTATCAGTTCTCCCCTATGTATACTAAGCTGTCTACAGGCGTTCATAGTTTCCAGATTATCTCCAATGCAACTACATCGCTGTCTGCGTGGTCGGGATCGTTGGTCATTGTAGATGGATCCTCATCGATCACTGTCTCTACGAGTGTGTCTCCTCCCGTATTTTCACCTGGAAGTCCGGTCGATACGATTGCATACTCTACTTATGCGTCCAACCTTGGATCATGGATTGCAGTAACAAGTACAGCGACCAGTCTTTATTTTACACAGTCTGTGGGCGGAACGTGGGTGAGACGCGGTATATCTTCATCTCCTGGAAGCGCGCTAGTCGGATCTGCATTGCCACCACTCGGCACTTCAATCAGTGGATACGTGATTCGAATGTTTGGTACCACGCTTCTTTTAGGAGGTGCGGGTATTGACTATTGTCCTATGTCGACAGTACCTACGGGACCTGCGATCTTTACAGACGCAACGGGTGTAATTGTGAATGGACTTCCGGTCTACGACATTGCTGTAAGTCCGTCTACCGCCGTTGCTGCAGGGGTTTTAGTAGGATGTTCACTTGCCTGGTCATCGGATGGTATCGATTGGAAAGCCACCACAGGGTCATTCTCGTTGGCGGCATTCAGTGTTGTCTACAGCGGCCTACCCGCCCTAGGGTGGTTCGCGCTTGGTTACAATGGCGGTAGTCTTTCAGCTCCCACGAGTCCGGCGGTTGCGTGGTCTCTCGATGGTAAGGCCTGGACACAGATTCCATTCGGCTTTGCGGATACGGTTGCGCTGGGACCGGTGCAGTTTGATGGAACGTATTGGTCTTTCTTCACTACAGTGAGCGGTGTATTCACGCTCTATCAACACGATGCACTCGTTTCAAACATCTCAACAACGTCCACATGGTTGCCTCCTCGCACGATCTCGCTTCCAGGTATGACGAAGGTATCTGCATTCCCAACACCAATCTATACGATAACTGGAGTCCCTCGACCCAATGTCTTTGTCGGAGCAACTCCAACGGGTCCGGTATTTACATCTCCAACGGTTACACTCTACGAGATCTACCAATATGTTAAGATTACACCGATCCTCTTCACCGCCACGTCTCCGACTGGCGCTTCACTCGTTTACTTTTTGACGTCCTCGATCCCACCTGGTATGGTATGGGACGGCGTTTCAACCTTGTCTGGGCTCAGTGTACAGTTGGGCACTTTCAACGTGTCTGTATATGCGCAGTCGACGGACGGTATCACTCTGCAGACAATAACATTTGTAGTGTCGCGTACACCTATCCTCCCAACGCTTCACAGCGCAGCGGACTACACGTCCTATGTACGTGAAAAAGTCGCGGCCGATGCGGCCACGTCTGCGGTCAATAACCATGCAACACCGTTTGAAGTAGGACCCTTCGCATTGGAACGCCCTCCGGTTATCACCTTAGCACCCGAACTCTGCTGCGACACAAATCAGTTTAAAAATATTCGGTAATTTGTTGCGTAACGATCTGCGTTTACTCCAGCTCCGGCATAAGCATGCCCTTGAACTCATTCAGCCCGACCATGCCCACGAACACGTGCGCATTGCCGCGAAACTCGTAGACGCGCTTCGTCTTGACCCCCACGTCATACGTGCGCAGGTGGAAGCTGACCTCCACCAGATCCTCATCCTCATCCTCCTCCGGCATCGGAAGAGCCGGCATCGGGTGCTGGAGGAAATCCTCCATGTGCTCGACAAGAGACACAGACTTGAACGTGTTTCCATCGAGACCGTTCACATAGGCGAGAAACGCCTTCTGATCGTGACCACCCATCTGCTCCAGGCGCTGGAGCTGCTGGCGGTTTAGCTTCTCGATATTAACTCCCCCCGTCACCATCGGAGAGTTGGGCGGTGGCGTCACGGGCCGCCACAAGTATGCGATCGTCTGATCGCGGAAGGCATCGGAGAGTTGAAGCTTAGCGAAGGCATTGGAGAGTGCGAAGTTGATAGTAGACTGCATTTTGACCGCCGCACCCGGACTTTTTGTGAGGTCTATAAATCCGTTTTTCGCGCGTTCAGTTAAAGGATGTCGGTAGACCCACCGTTAGAAGAGACCAGGAATGCCTTAAGTGAATTCGGAACCCCAGAGACGGTTGATGCGTATATCGCCGCGTTAAGTGAGCTACAGACGATTGCCCAAGAGCTGCGAGCCGCAAATGATTCAAATAGGGCTGGTATACTGACGAGACTTACGGCAGCAGAGAAAAATGAGAAGGCTGCATATGATAAAATACTGGAGGCAGACGATAAACGAATCGACAACGGTGAAGTAGGAGGCAGTCGCCGCCGCCGTACTCGCCGTCGTCACACACGTCGTCGTCGCGGGGGACACTCTGACCTCAAGACCCGGAAGAAGGGAATGGTCAAGGCTCTGTTAAAGGAGGCGCGCAACCAGAAGGAGCGTAGTGCGGTCATGTCTCGTGTTCACAAGCAGGGAATGGAGATGCTTGCACGTAAGGCTGCTCTTCGCGCTAAGTACAGCTCCTAAAAACGAATTCCGTTAACGGCAGCCAAGAAAGACGCACACGATCAAAATGCCTCGCAATATGACTGGAGGCTCCGGCCACCGCTCTCAGCGCAACTCCGAATCCAACAAGACTAAGCAGAACAACAAGATCGGCGACAAGATGCTAGATGACCTCATGGACAGCGAAGATATCGACGGCGCGTTCGTCGGCCGCGTGATGCGCCGACTGGGCGATGGCCGCATGGAAATCTTCCACGTGGTCAAGGAGACCATTGAGGGAAAGGAACGTAACGTCGACAAGCTGATTCAAGCACCCATTCGCGGAGGAATGCGTGGGCGTGGAAAGAAGGACGTCTGGATTGACGTCGGTAGTGTGGTACTGTTCGAGGAGACGGGGCTCGGCGGAATGGCGACGCATCGCATTCTATCGGTCTTCACACCTGTGCAGATTGCTCGCTACAAGACGATTGTGAGTGACGCAGATCCCCGCCTGTTCCTGAAGACAGGTGCGGCGGATGCTGAGCCGGCAGACGGCATTGAGTTTGCAGAGGATGACGAGAAGGAGATCGATATCAACGACATCTGATGCAGAGTCTACGCGAACAACCTATGAAATCTTTTACATTTCGAATACAACAATAGGATGGCGCTCTCGACCTACGTTCCCGGAAAGGGATTGATTACATGTGCACCTAACATCGCACAAGGACCGCGGGGGTTTCAGGGTCCAACCGGTCCAACTGGTACATCGGGTCCTACTGGTCCTACGGGTCCGATGGGATTGGGAGGTACAGCGTTTAGCACAGGTCCCACTGGATATACAGGACTCACGGGTTGGACAGGGTGGACAGGTAACACGGGTAACACTGGTCAATCGGGAACCACGGGGCCAACGGGACCCACCGGTCCAACGGGTCCCACGTTCACGGGTCCTACAGGATTTACTGGAAACACAGGTCCAACGGGAAACACAGGCCCAACGGGCCCAGTCGGATTACCAGGAACTGCGCTGAATACTGGACCAACAGGACCAACGGGACCATCTGGATTCACCGGACCAACGGGACCCACGGGACCAACGGGACTAACTGGATACACAGGTCCAACAGGTCCAACAGGTCCAACAGGTCCAACAGGTCCAACAGGAGCATCGGGATATACGGGTGCAACTGGATTTTCTGCTACTGGATACACGGGGTATTCTGGTTATACTGGAATAACCGGACCCACGGGTCCCACTGGAGTGCGCGGACCACCGGGTCAGGTTGGAGATCGCGGCCCCACGGGAATTACAGGTCCAAACACCGGTCCAACAGGTCCAACAGGTCCTAGTGCAACGGGATACACCGGTCCTACTGGATGCACTGGACCTACAGGTGTTATTGGTCAATCGGGGTGGAGTGGAAATACAGGTAACACTGGAAATACAGGTAACACTGGAAATACAGGTAGTACAGGTCCTACGGGAAATACAGGTAACACTGGTCCCACTGGTCCAACGGGACCGACGGGTCCAACGGGACCATCTGGTTATACGGGTACAACGGGTAACACGGGGCCTACTGGAATCACCGGTCCGACAGGAACCACGGGACCCACTGGGCAAACAGGTGTTCCGGGACCTACGGGGCCTACGGGGCCTACGGGTTCATCCGGATATACCGGTACGACTGGATATCAAGGATGGGCAGGATTGGTGGGACCCCAGGGACCCACGGGTCCGACTGGACCTACCGGACTTCAGGGTGTACAAGGAGTGCAAGGCCCATCGGGTAGAACAGGTTGGACGGGTTGGACGGGTACAACAGGACCGAGTCGACCTGTATTGCCTTCGCCGAGTATCCTAGCAACCGCAACCTTCCCTAGTTATTCATTTCCCGCTGGTACGATAACAACTCTTTCAAATGCAAACTTTACCATGTCGCACCCAGTTCCGGTTTCACAGTATGTTATCACGCAGGGATGGGCGTTCGGTACCCCAAGTGCATATTTATCGATTATTAATCTAACCTGGACCAATTTCGGTGGTACTTGGAGGCCCGAGGTCAAGATATTCAATCGGCTGGACAATGCTGCACAAGTATCGACATTTACGGTGTATTATTACTATCAATAAGTAACAACGGACATGTCGTATAGCGCACCTCCAACTGGTGTGGCTCCGTACATAATTCCCCTTCCTGCAAGTGTGCGCCAAGTTCTTGGACCAACGGGTCTAACCGGATTTAGCGGAGAGCCGGCTACGTTTGGAACGGGTTCGACAGGCCCAACGGGACCGGATGGAATGGATACCCCCACCGGAGCCACGGGTTATAGTGGGCATCGTGGAATAACCGGACTTACTGGTACGACCGGACCCACGGGCCCGACAGGAATCAGTATGACGGGTCGTACTGGGTGCACCGGACCCACCGGTGTGTCGGGTTCAACAGGAAACACAGGTCCAACGGGTATGGTAAGTACGGGATCAACGGGTACAACGGGACCAACGGGACCCACCAGCGACACGGGTGCAACCGGACAGACCGGGCCATCGGTCATGACGACTGGGTTTACTGGTCCGTATGGACGGATTGCGCCCACTGGTTCAACTGCTTCAACGGGCCCAACTGGACCAACGGGGATTGACGGAGTTAGAGGGACAACTGGAGTCACGGGTCCAACTGCTTCAACGGGTCCAACAGGACACACTGGAATGACCGGGTCTACTGGGCGGCGAGGGCCTCTCGGTGTACAGGGTCCTCAGGGATTGAAAGGACTGTCCGGATCGTGGAGCGGACCCACTGGACCCACTCCGTCGCCTGGACCACCTGGACCATTTAATCCCGCGATGAGCGGATCGACTGGTCCTACTGGATGTACTGCGATGACTGGTCCTACTGGTGGGGGAGACCAAGGTCCTACGGGTATCACCGGATACACCGGACTATCGGGCCCCACTGGAACAACGGGTTCGGTGGGACCGACGGGTATGACTGCGACAACTGGATTTACCGGAACTACGGGACCGACCGGACCATTGGGAGATTATGGTATCACAGGATCGACTGGACCCACTGGACCAACGGGTACGCGCGGAGCCACTGGATTCACGCAAGCAACAGTTGCGGATTTTTCAGTCATAACGACGAGTGCCGGAGGAGTCTTTGTATCCAGTAGAAATCCAACAACAAGCTGGACATACTATGTCGCCGCGAACGTGCAAGCGAGGTCGGCAATTGCATGGAATGGTTACTATTGGCTTGCTGCATACGAACGGATTGCACGTTCATACGACGGTCAGACGTGGGACTTGGTTAATGGGTCGGTTGGGTTTCCACTGTCCTCTCTCAATTGTATCGCGTGGGGAGGGAATCAGTGGGTCGCAGGAGGCCAAGGGTACGTGTACACATCTCAAGATGGTACGACTTGGTCTTCACTAATCTCCACGGGAGCCAATCTCTCAGACATTGCGTGGAACGGAACCGTATGGGTAGGATGTGGGGGCAATGGAATTTATTCAAGTACCGATGGAACTACCTGGACACAGCGGCAAACTGGTCTCGTAACGTGCATTGCCTGGAATGGTACCACCTGGTTGGCGGGTGGAGAGACTGCAAGACTCTATTGGAGCAAGGATGGGTTTACGTGGACGTATGTTGCATATCCTTACGGAAACCCTCGTGGAATTGGATGGAACGGACTATCGTGGGTGGTTGCAGGCACAGGCACACCGAGTCTCGTGAACCTGCCGGTTGGGGTATCCGAGTTTGTCCAGGGGCAGGGGTCTATGCCCACAATCGTAACCACCGATGCAAGTGTCGCGTGGACCGGAGCCTATTGGATTGTAACAGCGAAGGATGCATTTATCTACACGAGCATCGACGGTATTACATGGTCAAGACAATCCACTCCATCTAGCATTGATACAGATGCAGTCGCAACGCGCGCCGTCTTGCCCTTTATTTTTGGTCCATATGGAACCACGGGTCCCACCGGGTATACTGGACATCGGGCAGCTGCAAGTGTAACGGGTGCGATGGGTCCAAGTGGTCCAACTGGATATACCGGACCAACGGGACCTGCTGGAGACTATGGTACAACCGGTGCAACGGGTCCAACTGGAGTTACAGGTATTACAGGATGGGAACCGCTGGGCCCGACGGGGCCGTCCGGAACCGTAGGCGCGTATTTCAGTTTCTACCAGTTGAATGGGCAGCAACAACCGCTAGCTGGAACGAATCAACTGTCGCTGGGATCTGGCTCGTTCGATACGAATATTCCAACAAGCAATGCGATTACTCTCAATGAATTCACCGGATCGATTGGTTCAACTGCCTGTACATTGACCTCTCAGTATTTTACTGTGAGTGTATCGAATACATGGGTCTACAACTATCGATTCATACCACTCAACAACAACGTGACTGCGAATACTGTGTTTGATGCGCCACCAAAGTTTAACGTCTATAATAACTAATGGATCCGTGGGTTGAGAGTGTTCGTGACCTAAAAGATTCGGCGCCCGATGCATATGAAGTCGAGACGATCTGTCGCGACATTTTGTACTATGTACGAACCAAGCGCATTCGTGATACGGGTAAGTTCGTCCAGCATCTTGGACCTGAATACGAAGCATTCATCGCATCCCTTCGCACTCATAATCCTCGCATGGTTGAACAGGTCGTACAAGATGAAGCCTTCTGGACAGCCACGCTCGCTTTCGTTCCTAAAACGAATACTTTGCAAAGAACAGTATAAGAAGTACACATGGGAGACACAATCACCGGAGTTCAGTTCGGCATCGCAAACCCCGACGACATTCTCAAGCGGAGCGTCGTGGAGGTTACCACCGACAAAACCTATCAGTCTGGACAGCCTGTGCCGAATGGTGTCTTTGATTCTCGCTTCGGAGTCATTGAGAATGGAAAGGTCTGTCCCACCTGCAAGCACACGAACCAGTTCTGCCCCGGTCACTTCGGTCACATCACGCTCGCTCGACCGGTGTATCTCTACCAGTTCTTCGACTGGATTGAGAAGCTGAGCAACATCATCTGCCTGAACTGCTCGAACATCATCCTCCAAGGTGCTGCCGAACAGATTGGTGCGCTGACGTCGAAGGGCATTGAGCGGTTCAAGGATGCCCGCGAGATCGTTGCAAAGGTGCGCTCGCAAGGTCTTGAGAAGCCGACGGAGTGCAGCGCGTGCAACACCTCCTTCTTCCGCAAGATCGCTCGGGTTGCAGGCAAGGCTGCGAGTCTTGAGGGCTTCCCGATCGGCAATCCGGATGAGCCGCCGCCCCCTGTGCCGATTCAGGTGGAGATGATCCTGCGCGCCTTCCAGCGTATGACGGATCAGACCTGCGACTTGCTTGGCTTCAATCACACCTTCTCTCGCCCGGAGTGGATGATCTGCACGGTACTGGCGGTTCCTCCGCTCACGGTTCGCCCGTCGGTTGTGATGGACGATAACCAGCGCATGGAGGACGATCTGACTCACAAGCTCATTGACGTTCTTCGCAACAACCAGCGCCTGCGCGACAAGCTCGACAAGGGCGAGTCTGCAGAGATGATCGACAAGTACACCGCCATGGTGCAGTACGACGTGGCGACCTACGTCGACAACGACATCAAGGGTCTCGCTCCGGCTGCTCAGCGCTCGGGACGTCCTCTCCGTACTCTGAAGTCTCGCTTCGGTGCGAAGACGGGTCGTGTGCGCGGTAACCTGATGGGAAAGCGCGTGGACTTCTCGGCTCGTTCGGTCATCACGCCGGATGCGAATATTGAGCTGGACGAGCTCGGTGTGCCGGAGGAGATTGCGACTAACTTGACCTTCCCGGAGATCGTGAACGCCTTCAATCGCGATCGTCTCATCAGCTACGTCCGCAACGGTCCCGATACCCATCCTGGTGCGAAGTCGGTGTTCTTGAAGCAGGATAACCGCGTGGTGAATCTGCGCTTCGTGAGCCCGGACACCATCGACCTGCGGGAGGGCGACATCGTTCACCGTCACCTGATTGACGGAGATGCGGTGCTCTTCAACCGTCAGCCCTCTCTGCACAAGGCCTCGATGATGTCGCACCGTGTCCGCGTGCTTCCGTACTCGACCTTCCGACTCAATGTCTCAGCGACGAGGCCGTACAACGCTGATTAACCTAGAGGCTTTCACAAAAAGTCTGCGTTATATATAATGGACGTCCACATCTATAAAGTCACGTGCCTCCAAACAAACAAAATCTACATCGGTCAGACACAACAATATAAACATAAAAACGGCAAGCCATACTCATATGGAGTTCTCGGAAGGTGGTGTGATCACGTGTCCTCGTCCAAGCGTTCCGATTCGCCACTTCACTCGGCGATCCGAGAACATGGACCCGGAAACTTCACACAGGAGTTAGTGGAGACGACAACAGACGCTCTTGCCAACGAACGAGAAGCGCACTGGATACATCTTCTCGGAACAGCCGTGCCCAATGGCTACAACGTCAATGTTCACTCGAGGTGCAAGCACCGGGATTCCGACAATCCGGCAGCTATTTATCTTGACACGGCAACTGACGTCGAACTCAAGCGCGTGAATCGTAACGGAACGCCGACACTCGTCTACGTGTACGTTACAACACCAGACGGAAAGGAGAGGCTCACATTTGGGCAATCCAAGACGTCAACCTTTGAACAAGCACTTGCCGATGCAACTCGATGTATCGAAGTGTTCAGAGAACATGGTGTTCGCGTGAAGGACAGCGACAAGCGCTCCGAGTTCGAGAACCGAGACATTCAAAAAATACGGCTAGTTCCGTTCAATAAAACAATGGTTGCCGTCTATCTGACCGTAGATGGTAAACAAACAAGAATATGCTTTGGAGGCAAACATGTGACCTACGATAATTCCGTTAATAACGCAAGAGAGTTCGTGCGAGGACTCAGGACAAATGTGATTGAAGATAACCTCTCAAAAAGTCAGCAACAGGTGGCTACCTTCTCGGATGAAGCAAATCCCGAGTCGGAGAAATAGTGTAACTGCTTCCGCGTGTTCAGAGCTCCAACTGAATATGCGATATAACCATCTAGTCTGAGGCGACAGCGAGGTCGCCGACGGCAAGACCCCCAAACTCAGGGAAACTCCTAAAGCTCATAGATACGAACCGCGCGCAGTAATGTGCCCGGGGCCCAGGGGAAAGCCCGAGGGATATCGTGAAAACGCTATGAGATCCGAGTCATGCGAGACAAGGAATGGACGATCCTGACCCAAACCGCGCAGTTTACTGCCGGGAGGAGCAACGACTTGACGGGGGTCGGTTTGCAACATGCAGGCTTAAGGTAAAGTCTAGTCCCACTCCGAAAGGATGGGTAGAAACGTTTGATGGAGACGAGATGAACATGCACGTGCCGCAGAGCATCGCTTCGGCCACAGAGCTGAAGTACTTAGCAAGCTTATTACGAAATATTATTAGCCCTCGCACTAACTCGCCGATTATCCAGCTGTTCCAGGATACTATGACCGGTATCTTCCGCATCAGCCAGCCTGGCGTGGAGGTTCCGGAGGTGATCGCGATGAACATCCTCGCTCGTCTCAAGCGCGTGATTGCACGGAAGGGTCGCAACTGGACAGGCGCCGAGCTGATCTCCACCGCCTTCCCCATGATTTCGCTCAAGAGCAGCGTGACCATCGAGAACGGTCAGTTGACGTCGGGCATTCTGAAGAAGTCTGCATGCAGCAACCTGATTCACGTGGTCTACAATGATTTCAGCCCTGACCGCTGCGGACAGCTGATCAACGACATCCAGTCGGTGGTTACGCAGTTCAACCTGTTCACAGGCTTCTCGGTCGGTACGGCAGACCTGATTGCGAATACTGAGACTCAGCAATTCGTAGCCGATAAGCTGAACGAGGGACGCACGGCGGTGTCGAAGATTCTGTCGGCGGTACACGGTGGTATGTTTGCGAATATCTCGGGCATGTCGGATGGCGAGGAGTTGGAGGACCGCATCTCATCAGCCTTGAAGGCGGTTGCTGCGAATATCAACGATGAGGTGATCAAGAGCCTGCCGAAGGATAACGCGATCGTTCAGATGGTTGACTCTGGATCGAAGGGAGGCCCGCAGAACATTACGCAGATGGTGGCTCTTCTTGGACAGCAGCTGATTGAGGGCAAGCGTGTACAGTACACGCTGCAAGACCGTACGCTGCCTCACTTCGCTCGCTACGATGACGGCGTGGAGTCTCGCGGCTTTGTTCAGAACTCCTTCATGAACGGTCTGCTGCCCGCGGAGTTCTTCTTCCACGCGCAGGCTGGACGCGAGGGTCTGATTGATACCGCAGTCAAGACCTCGGATACCGGCTATATCCAGCGTCGTCTGATGAAGACGATGGAGGATCAGCACGTGGAGCACGATGGTACGGTTCGCAATGTGACGGGATCCATCATTCAGTTCAGCTACGGCGAGGATGGAATTGACTCGATCTCGGTGGAGGCACAGACCTGCGAGCTCGGCACCATGACGCTTGAGGATATCTACCGCAACTACGGCATGAGCCCAGCGGATGTGAACCCGTTCCTGACTGCGGAGGTAGCCGAGGCACCGGATATGGTGGAGGAGATTCTTGCTGACCGCGACATGCTGGTGAAGAACGTGTTCCGCTTCAAGAAGAATGACCAGGTGCTGGCGCCGGTGAATCTGAAGCGAATGGTGTCGACGTACGCCAACAGCTACGCGACCAAGACAGATCTCACGCCCCAGCAGGTCGTGGCGAGCATCGGTGCATTCGTAGCCAAGTTCCCCCAGAACAAGGTGTTCCACGCACTGCTCCGCTACAACCTTGCACCGAAGAAGGCCATTCTCGTTCACCGTCTCACCGATGCACTGTTCAAGGAGCTGATGTCGGATATCGAGTACCGTTACATGAAGGCGCAGGTTCACGCAGGTGAGATGGTGGGTGCGCTCTCTGCCCAGTCTATCGGTGAGCCGACGACGCAATTAACTCTAAATACATTTCATAGTGCCGGTACCTCGAAGGCCAACGCCACCTCCGGAGTGCCCCGTATCGAGGAGCTGCTGTCTGCGTCTCCTAACCCGAAGCGCCCCGGTAACACTGCGTACTTCGCTGGAGATGTCTCGGGTAATGAGGCGATTGCGATGATGAAGCGTGTGCAGCGTACGACTCTGCGCCACATCACCAAGTCGGTGCGTGTTTACTATGACCCGTACCCTCTCGAACAGGGCACGTCGGTGGAGGAGGATCGCGATACTCTGGAGCTGTACCGCCAGTTCAGTCTGGAGAATGAGTCTGAGTGTGGTTCGCCCTGGATCATGCGTCTGGAGCTGAACGACGTGGAGATGTATGCTCGCAACGTGCGCGACCTGACGGAGGTGCAGGCGAAGCTCTCGAACAACAGCCAGTTGAAGATCATGAAGTGCATGACGACCGATACCTCTGCGAAGAAGCTGGTGATGCGGATTGCCTTCGATGGATCTGTGGTCAAGACACCGACCTACCTTCGCTTCCTGGAGGACAAGGTGCTGGATACGGTGCTGACGGGTGTGGATGGCGTGGGTCGTGTGTTCCTTCGCAAGGTCAAGAGCGAGCAGGTGTTTGACGACACGGTCGGCGGCTACGTGACGAAGGATCAGTATGTTCTGGATACGGAGGGCACGAACCTTCACGACCTGCTGGTGTTCCCGGGACTGGACGGCAGCCGCACCTTCTCGAACGATATCCACGAGGTGAATGATGTGTTCGGCATTGAGGCGGCGCGTACGTGCTTACTGGATGAGTTCAATGAGGTGTTCAGTACGGAGAAGGTGAATTACCACCACCTCAGCGTTCTCATCGACACCATGACCTATTCAGGTCGCATCGTGCCGGTGAATCGCTTCGGAATGAAGAAGAACGAGACTGGTGTGTTGGCGAAGTCCTCCTTCGAGGAGACGTCGAAGACCATGTTTGATGCCGCAGTGGTAGCCGAGTACGATACCATGCGCGGTGTGTCTGCGAACATCATGTTTGGTCAGAAGCCGCCGTGCGGTACGGGCTTCGTGGACATTCTGGTCGACGAGACGCGTCTGCCGGAGGGAGCGGATGAGATTATTGAGCCCAATGCGTTGGAGCAGGCGAACAAGGCGATTGCTTCGGTCACAGATTCCGAGTGTCGCATCGAGGACATCCTGATGGCGTGGTAAGGATGTTCTTCAATAAGATGATTCCTAGAAACGCAAACGTAGCCGACGTCATTCCGTAAACAATCAAACAGAGACGCTCAAACGGTCTCACTCGCTGCACCTCAAGGTCATCGAGAGAGGTCATTATTTTTTACGCGCGGCGTGTCTGAAAGTTGTGTGGAGAAAGGGTAATGGATAGGCTGTTCGGTGCTCCGTCTCCTGTGGCGCCTGCTCCGGTTCCTCGCGAACAACAAGTGGGGTTAGTTCGTCAGGGTTCAGTCCCGGTAGACAGGGCTTTACCTGTACAGACGGCGGATAGTCTGTACGAATTAGTGGATAACGAGAACCCCGAATATAGTCAGGCTGATCTTGGAGACGTATTCGATGAAGACGATTTCGAGGCTGCACCGGCTCCGATGGAAGCGATATCCGAAGAAAATGAAGATGATGAAGTTGACATACAGGAGTACCCTCGCGCAGAGGCAGCGGCAGAAGCACTTGCAGATGCGAAGGTAGCCGAAGCCATTCCTCCTCCACAGCAAGCAATAATTGAAGAAGTGAAATCTGCTGCCGTCCGAATCAAGCTGATCGCACCCAGAGCAGTCCCCGTCGCATCTCCGAGACTTCGGTTAGTCCAGCGCAGACAAGGCAGTATATGGAGTGGTCCTACGGTTGCTCATAAGTTTATCATGAAAATTCGGCTTGAAAAGTCGACCCCTGATAGCCAGGCACTGCGAATTCATGGAGCTGTTCAATTCAACCAGAAACAGAGTCCTGACGCAACGTGTGCATTGTGTGGATTTGCGTTCAGGGATCGCATGACGTATAGGAAGACCACTCCGGGTCCAGCCGTGAGCTATGATCATTTCATACCTGTAAACTTCGCAGCCACTGTTCTCCGTATCGTATCACCTGGTGGAACATATAGTCAGGAGGAGTTTGGTATATTGGGTAAGATCGGCGACATGGTCTGTTGGCATTGCAACTACGAGAAATCACAGCTTATGTTTATTACATGTCCAAACACTGGAAGTTTTGACTCTCTGATGCCCAATAAAAAGAACATAGAGACATTCTATTTTAATATGCTTAGCAGTCAACATTCGTGTGGGTTTTTGAAACAAGGAGATGTTCAGACAACACTCCGGAAAAAGCTCTTCACTTCGCAGTTGCGAAAGGAGTGGCGGGAGTCTCGGATTGCGATAACAACGGCAAGGGCGCAGAATGTATGCGATACAATACGCAGCTTTGTTGATTACGATACAGCACGACTCCGGCTGCGTGCTGCGCGTAATATCATACAGGCTATCGATCGAGCGTTGCCGACAGACCATACTTACATCACATCCGAAAAGAAGGCACTCTACCGAAAGGCACTCATTCAAGCGCAGTATGCAAAAGATGAACTTCTATTCCCGAAACCATGGAAGTCAGGTATAAATATAGACAACCCTCTTGCAGCTGCGGCGGCTCCCGTACCTTTTAGTATCGTTACACCGTACGAACCTAGATTCAGAGGTGGTAAACGCAACAAGACCCGTCGCCGTCGTTGTCTGCCCAAACTCGTCTAATCCCTACATAATGGTCAATCTGACTCACCCGGAGTTGGCGGAGATTCGCAATGAGACTCTCCCGACTGCCTCACTGGATGCCCTGAAAGAGCTGCGGAATCGGTTATGCGACAGTGCGTCGTCCGATTACCAGCTTCAATCTCACCAGAAGTTTCTGCGCCGCGTTCTGTCTCCCGACGATCCGACACGGAATCTTCTGATGGTGCATGGTACCGGTGTGGGTAAGTGTCACGGCCGAGGTACCTCCGTCCTCATGTATGATGGTTCCAAGAAACTTGTCGAGGACGTCGACGTCGGGGACATTCTTATGGGCGATGACTCTACGCCTAGAACAGTTGAGTCCCTCGCACGTGGTCGAGATCAAATGTACCGCATTACCGGAGTCAAGGGTGATTCATATGTGGTGAACAGTGAACACGTTCTATGTCTGCAACACACGTCTACGCGGAATGTTGTAACCGAACTTACGGTCAAGGAATTTCTGAAGAAGAGCAACAAAATACAGAGAAATCTGAAGGGGTACCGGACATCTGTTGATTTCATTACAAAGGCAGTTGATTTTGATCCGTATATACTGGGTGTGTGGCTCGGCGATGGTTCTCAGCGCGACCCTGTGATTACATCACAAGATGCAGCGATCCTTCATTATCTCCGCGACTTTTGTCAACGAAACAATTCAGTTCTTACGTTTCAGAGTCGTTACACGTATCGTGTATCAGCAGTGTCTGGGGAATACGAGAATGTATTTCTGAACTTTTTGAAGAAGTATGATCTTATCAATAATAAGCATGTCCCCGATGACTATAAGATTAATTCTCGTGAAATACGTCTACAAGTCCTAGCCGGGCTCATTGATACCGACGGATATCTAATCAACGGAACATATGAAATCATTCAAAAATCTGAACAGCTTGCAAATGATATTGTGTTCCTAGCGCGTTCGGTCGGGTTGGCGACAACCACTCGACTTGCGGAGAAGTCATGCATCTACAAAGGAGAGCGAGTGTCTGGTCTTTACTATAGAACATTCATATCTGGAGATACTGATATGATACCTGTGAAAATACTGAGGAAGAAGGCATCCCCCCGTACACAGATTAAGGACGTACTTCGGTATGGAATTACAGTATCTGGACTTGGAGAAGATGATTATTTTGGATTCACGCTCAATGGTAATCATAGGTATGTATTAGGTGATTTTACGGTAACTCATAACAGCTGTACTGCGATCCAAATTGCCGAGGAATACATTCTGCGCCCCGAATTCCAAGAGAAGAAAGTACTGGTCGTCGCGGGTCCGGCAGTCCAGTCCAACTTCAAGACTGAGATCTTCGACATTAACCGCGTATCACTGGATAAGACAGAGGCGCTGCTGTCGTCGAAGCAGTGCACGGGTCGTCGCTATCTGGATATGTTGTTGCGCATTGAAGCCGATCCCAAACAATGGAAGGTGCCGGAGACTCGCATTCGTCTCGGCACTCTTGCGGATCGTATCATTAGCGAGTTCTATGAGTTCGCTGGATACAGCAGCTTTGGCGCGATGATCAACAAGAAGTTCCTCGACTTGAAGCCCGCCGATGCGGAGAAATGGGTTCACGACACCTTCGATAACCGTCTGTTGATTGTCGACGAGGCCCATAACCTTCGCGAGGGCAGTTCCGAGATGAAGACGGTATCCACTGCATTGGAAACACTGGTCAAGACCGCGGATGGTCTGGTACTGGTGCTTCTGACTGCGACTCCGATGTACGATACCCACGATGAGATCATCTTTTACATGAACCTATTCCTGTGGAATGATCGCAGGCAACCGCTGAATAAGAAGATCCTACCCGGCGAGTTCCTGATGGCGGATGGATCCATCAAGGCGTCGAAGGAGCAGGAGTTTCGCGATTGGTCGCAGCGATATGTCTCGTACGTCAAGGGAGAGAATCCCTTCACGTTTCCCTTCCGTCTCCCTGCGCCGGAACTCGGAGGTCTTCCGGAGCCGCTCACGGGATTCACTGGGCTCGAGATTGGTGCCGCATCGCGTACCAAGTATCTGACTGTTACTGCGTCGACTGTGGCGGGTGGGCAGAAGAAGGTGATTGACGGATCCACTGGAAAGGACGAAGACGAAGAAGCTCGCAAGGCACTGATCATTCCGACCATCAGCGTGTTGCCGGGTAACAAGGCGTACGGCGAAGTGTTACGCGCGTCAGGAACCCAGTGGCAGTACACCGTGGAGCCGTTTCTGACTCCGGAGGCGTTGCCCGGAGTCTCCGCAAAGTTCGTCACGGTGATCAAGCAGATTGAAGCGTCAAAGGGTGTTGTGTTGGTCTACTCCAATTACGTGGAGCGCGGTGCACGGTTGTTTGCGATGGCGCTGGAAGAGCACGGGTACACGCCGGCCAGTGGGCCGAATCTGTTGGAGAACCCTGCATACAAGGGCAAATCAAAGGGCGAGTACATGTTACTGAGTAGCGAAGTCTCGACTCCCCAGACGAATGCACTGTTAGCCTTAGCTCGTTCGGAGCGGAACGTGAATGGCGAAAAGGTTCGCGTGATTGTGACCACACCTCGCATCTCGGAAGGTGTGAATTTCCGTTACGTGCGTCAGGTGCATCTTCTCGATCCCTGGTGGAACATGAGTCGCATTGAGCAGGTGATTGGTCGCGCACTCCGTACCTGCAGTCACCAAGCTCTTCCGTTCGAGGAGCAGAATTGCTCCGTGTATCTCCACGTCTTGCGATCCAGCTCGGAACATGAGTGCTTTGATGAATACACCTACCGCACCAAGGTTGAAGAAAAGGGTGTGAAGATTGCACGTGTACGTCGTCTGTTGGAAGAATCTGCGATGGACTGCACAGTGCAGACCAGTCTGAACACATTACCGCTGGATTGGAAGAACTTGGAAGTTCCTCAGAGGCGCGCAGAAGGTGCCGAAGAGGTCAAACTTATGCTCAAGGATATGATGGCTCCGGTGTTCTCTGACGGTGAACCTGCGCAATGCCGCGTCAAGCCGTCAGAGCCGGAGGAGGGATACGTGCGTCCGTTGTCCACGTACTTCGACGTGCGCGACGAGGTCTTCAACAAGCTGGGCAAGCTATTCATCGATAAGCCTATTTGGGATCGCGAAGAACTGTTCAGTGCACTCAAGTACCAACGCGAGGTCGTAGTGTTTCTGCTTCAGAACGCCATTCGCACAGGATTCAAGTTCAAGGACTCCTTCGGTCGTCCGAGTTTACTGCAGTCGCGCGGTGATCTGTATTCGCTGACCCCGGTAGAGAATGGAACCATCGTCGAACGCACCACGCAGCAACCCACTCGCCGCGACGCACCGATTGAGGCAGTTGCACCCGAAGAGGTCAAACAGGTGGGTGAACTTCCCGATCTTGCGAAACAAGTGGCCAGTCTTGACTTCAAGGACACCTCGCTTGTCGAAGCACAACCTCCTGAAGGAGCGGATGCGAAGTCCCGGGCAAAGATTCGTGATGCAAACAAGAAGGTGCAGGAACAGGCACAGCTGGTCGATCAGTTCACTGAGCGGATGAAGGTGGATTTTGCAGCGGTGTTACCTGGATACATGTTCGATCGGTTATCACGTGAGGACAAACTTGCGTATCTTCGCTCTCCGGCTTCGAAGGATCTGCCCTTTACTGAGCGACTCCGTGTTCCGGGTACAGAGATTCTGGTCATGGGCAAGGACGACTACGATCCTGCGGATCCGATTGGCGATGACCGCACAGCTGTGCAGGAATGGGAGAAGGCGCTGAATGACCGCTACGCCGTGGACAATGATAAGATGGTGGGTACCATGAAGGACGGCAAGTTCTCCATCGGAAAGTTCGAAGAGAAGGAGGGTGTGTTCAAGCGCATCCACGGAGTGAAACGCGATGTACCGATTGTGTGCGGAACGGGAAGCAACACTACCGAGCAGGTCAAGAAGTTGGCCAAGTATACCGACATTCGCCAGCGCGGAATCCCCGACATCCCCAAGAAGTGCACATGGACACAGTGCGATGTTATGGAGCTACTTGCACGCGAACAGAACAATATCGTCTGGTACACGCCCGAGGAGATGGACGTGTTAACGAAGCTTAAAACGAAAACAAAGGCTAAGAATAACGAATAGCATGGATCCCGTGTTTGAGCGCCGCGAGTTGACTCGCTCCGTTCACATTCACGCCTCTAACCTTCAACGTTCCATTCATGTGAGTCTGCTCGCACAGCTTCGCATGAACTATGAGGGCATCTGCACTCCGGAGGGATTTATTCAGCGTCGTAGTATTACCATCGTCGAGCACTCGCTGGGTCGCATCAACCTGATCAAGGGCGGTCTCGACTACACTGTGAAGTTTCAGGCCGATGTGTGCATGCCGCACCCGGGTCAGATGTTCCGCGGAACCGTGACTCTGAAGAGCAAGATTGGTCTGCACGCCGAGCTGCTGCCGATGAAGGTGCTGCTGCCGCGTGATCTGCACATTGGTCATGCAGAGTTCGACGACATCAAGGAGAAGCAGGAGATTGAGTTCAAGGTCGTCGGGTCTCGCTTCCAACAGGGCGATGATTCCATCGTGGTCTTGGCGACGCTCACCACAGTCATCAATCCGGCTGCCGAGGTGGCGCTTCCGACGTCAGAGCAGGCTGAGCCTGTGATTGCCGCGGGACCCGGTGATTCCTCTTCCTCCGAGAAGCGTGTAGTGACGGTGGCTGCAGAAGTCGCCAAGGCTGCCGAACCTCCGTCTCGTCGGAAGTTGCAGAAGAAAGCTAAGGCGGTGGAGATAAATGAACCGGCTTCGGAAGGAAAAGTTGCGTGATCAGCTGGATACCCTGGATATCAACGAACATGCACAGGTGTTTGACGTGATTAAGCGCTACACAAATGAATATACCCGCACACAGGCGGGGGCACTGGTGTCCAGCGAAAGTCTGCCCGAGGCATGTATCGTGGAGATGGAGACACTTGTTGCTTTTTATTTGGATCAGCGCAAGCGGATGGATGCGGACGAACGGGCGAGGAAGAGTCTGCGGAAGGAATAAAATGGACGTTGCCCTGGACGTAACGGCTGTGCCCCTGAGCAGCGAAGACATTCAAGCCATTCTGACTACACACGATGCTCTCATCAAGGAGGATGTGACGGGTGATGTTCGGGAGAATGTTGCGGTGGCCACGTCGGTCGCCTTCGGCGAGGAGAAGCGGTTCGTACTCCCAGGTAGCAGTGACGAGTACAAGGAGTATGACTCGGCGCAGGCCATGATTGCCGATCAGCCTCCCCTTCCTGACCCGGTCTTTTTGCCTGGTCAAGTGGTGCCTTGCACGTACGACGCGGGTGCCCAGCTGAATTGCTTGGACGTCCACGAGTCTGGCTTCAAGCAGATGATCAAGGAGATGTTCGAAGCGGGTCCTGAGCTGAAGCTCACGAAGGAAGGAATGGATGCGTTGGTCGGACAACGGTAGAAAACGAATACACATTCTCCGACGTTTTAATAAGGCAAATGGAGTCTCTTCTTTCGACCGCAACTCGGAAGGACCTTGACGCACTTGCTTCGTTTGTGAAGCACGCCAACGCCGAACTCGAATGCAAAGTACTCTCCAACCAAATTCAGACCAAGGACATCGCCGACCGCATTCTCAAGCGAATTGAATCCTTCTCCTCCGGACCCTCTACGGAGTCTATTCGCGGCACCTTCAGCTACCCCGACAACCTTCGTGTTGTTGTGGACGGTGCGGAGAATATTCACAAGGTCTGCTCCACTAACGGCTTCAAGGGTACACCGGTGAAGGTCGAGCGTAAGTCGCCTTACTTTGGCGACAACCGCAAGGACCGCATCGAGGTTCCCGAGGCCGGCGTGTCCTTCACTCTTCGCAAGGAAGAGGAGGTGCGGCGCGACTTCACAGGCGCAGCGATGGACATCAAGTCTCACGTGCGCATACTGAACCGCAAGAGCTGGAAGACACAGGACGGTCTTCTGCAGATTGACTTCTCGCTGGTCAAGTCCAAGACGCGGGGCATGCGCTCCATCTCCGAGGTTCTGCGCCAGAACCCGACGTACGAGTTGGAGATTGAGGTCATCAACCGCGAGGCCAATCCGAAGGACATTGTTGACTCGATGATCGTGCACATGGAGCTTCTGCTGGCGGCCTTCTACGGCACTGCCTTCCTTCTGCCTTCCTCTGATCTCAAGCGCTACGAGATGGAGTTCAAGGGTATGGGTCAGAAGTTCATCAACCCCGTCACCATGAAGCGCCGTCACCTGCGCGCTGACCGCCCGCACAACATCCTGAGCGGCTACACGGTGACGAATAAGGCGGATGGACAGCGGTGCTTCCTGGTGGTCATGCGCGACAAGCGCATGCTCATGATTCGTCCCAATGGAACGATCACCTGGACGGGTATGACGGCGACGAAGGACACTCATGTGAATGACGTGGTGGACGGCGAGTATATTGAGTCTCTGAACCTCTTCTGTATCTTCGACGTCTACTCGTTCCGCGGATCGAACACGACTCGCCTGCCGCTGATGACGACCGACACGGATGTGGATGCGAATCCTCTCAAGTCTCGCCTCGGCTGTGCGCGGGAGTTCGTGGCGGATCTGCGCCGGGACTTTGTGACCCAGATGACCAGCCGCCCTCTTCGTGTGGAGACCAAGCTGTTCCTCGCAGGTGACGGACCGGCTATGGAGGAGGCGATTACCACGATCCTCTCCACCAAGTTTGAGTACGAGACAGACGGCCTGATCTTCACGCCTCGCTCGACACCGGTGGCTCCTCTTCCCGAGCGCCGCGGAAATACCTGGACAAGCGTGTACAAGTGGAAGCCGGCTTCGCAGAACAGCATTGACTTCCTGGTCAAGTTCAAGCCGGGCAACGAGTACGATACGGTGATGAAGCGCTCGGTGTTCCTCGGTCAGCTGTACATTGGTCGCACGCGCGGCTTCGACATTGTGTATCCGTGCGAGACCATGACCGGTGAGTATTCGCCTCCGAAGATGGCTCCTGAGCTGCAGGTCATTGCCGAGACACGCGACCGTGTGCCCGGGGTGTTTCAGCCGTCCGTGCCGCGCAATCCTGATGCGTACAAGATCATGATTCCGTTGGATCCGAAGGGTGTGCCGGTCGATATCACCGGTGCCCGGATCGAGGACAATACCATCATTGAGTGTGTGCGGAATCTGGAGACGGACCGATGGGAGATTCTCCGGACTCGCTACGATAAGACGCATCAGTACCGCGTGCTGCACCAGCCGCAGTTCGGTAATGACGTCACAACTGCGAACTCTATCTGGACGAACATCCACGTGCCGGTCACGGAGGAGATGCTGGTGAGTTGCGTGTCGAATCCTCCGGACGATACCTTCGAGGATGATCTGTATTATCGCGATGATCTGGGCTCCCGTGACCGTGTGCTGAAGGATACGTACGCCTTCCACAATAAGATCAAGGCCATCCTCTTCACGCAGAACGTGAAGCCGGGCACCACGTTGCTCGAGCTGGCGATGGGTCGTGGCGGTGACCTTCTGAAGTGGCGCGAGACCAAGCCTAGCCGGGTGGTTGGCTTTGATGTGTCGGCGGGAAACCTGAACTCTCCTGTTCAGGGTGCATGTGTTCGCTACGTGCGAGAGCAGGGCAAGATGCCGCCTGCGCTGTTCATTGTGGGCGACATGACCAAGCCGCTCTACGAGCAGGAGAACCGGTATGTGCGGATTCTGGCGGGACTCGAGCAGGCACCGACGCCGTACTTGCAGCAGTTCGCGGGTCTGGTTCATTTCGATGCGATCTCGTGCCAGATGGCGCTGCACTACGCATGCACGTCCGAGGAGACCTTCAAGGTCTTCATGAAGAACCTGACGGATCACGGAAAGGGCGTGTTCTTCGGCACCTGCATGGATGGAGCTGCGGTCTACGCTGCGCTGCTGGGTAAGAAGAGCAATCTGTTCCGCGCCGACGGTCAGGTGTTCGGCGAGATCACTAAGGGCTACGATGATGGCGATACGTGGCGCGAAGAGTTTGGTCAGATGATCTCGGTCAAGCTGGAGAGCTTCGAACGTGCGATGGATGAGGCGCTGGTTCCCTTCGGAAAGGTGACCGAGATGATGGCGGAGGCGGGATATGAGTTGACGAGCACCGACATGTTCTCCGAGTATTATGCGAAGCAGACTGCGATTACACTGACCCAGGAGCAGCAGGCATTCTCGTTCCTGCACCGCACCTTCGTATTCAAGCGTGCCGCACCGAAGGCGGCAGAGGCTAAGGAGCCGGAGTCCGATTCGGAGTCCGACACGGAGACACCCAAGGCGAAGGACGAGGTGCAGACGGTCGATGTTCCGGTGATGGCGGAGTCCACGGAGACCGCTCCGGCTCCGGCCGAGCCCACGGAGGCCGCTCCGGCTCCGGCCGAGCCCACGGAGGCCGCTCCGGCCGAGAAGCCGAAGGTTGTGCGAAAGAAGCTGATCAAGGCCAAGCCCGAGGAGGCGAAGGAACCCGATGCAGAGCCGCCCGTTCTGTTCTACGGAGCGGATGAGAGTAAGGGTGACTATCGCTTCATGAGCAACATGTTCGTTGCACCGTTTGAGATTGATGGCATGACGTTCCCCACGGTGGAGCACTACTTCCAGTGGTCGAAGGCGATGATGTTCGAGGGTAAGGATTCAGAGCACGGCGCCAAGATGATGAAGCCGCCTCGTAACAAGGAGTTCACAGAAGCGAAGTCCGTGAAGGCACTCGGTCGCAAGGTGAAGGACTTTAGCGCCGCTCGTTGGGACGATGTGAAGATCACGATCATGAAGAAGGCAGTGCGCGCCAAGTTCGTGAACCCGAAGCACGAGCTTCTGCCCAAGCTGCTGGCGACGGGTGATCGCGTGATTGGTGAGGCGAATCCCCGCGATAAGTACTGGGGCATTGGAACGTCTGTGGACACTGTGGATGCGAAGAATCCTAAGAAGTGGAAGGGACAGAATCAGCTCGGTAAGATTCTCATGGAGCTGCGTGATGAGTTTAAAGAAGCAAAGAAGGAGTAGAAGTGGGGAAGCGGTTTCCTGGTGCTGAAGTATGACCACTGCGCGGCCATACTGCACCTCTCCTATATAGTCTAGCGGTTCAGGATAGGGCTCTTTCACAGCCTTGGCCCGGGTTCGACTCCCGGTATGGGAAGAATGAGTAGCTCAGTGGTTAGAGCGTCTCCTTTACACGGAGAAGGTCTTGGGTTCAATCCCCAACTCGTTCACACGCTGATAGTTCAGTGGTAGAATGAGGGTCTTCCACACCCTTGACGCGGGTCCGATTCCCGCTCAGCGTATCAACTTTTTTGCCGTATTAGCTCAGTGGTAGAGCACCGGTCTTATGACGGCGAACCCAAAGGTTCACCTCCACACCCGCATCGCATTAGCTCAGATGGTAGAGCACCGGCCTTTTAGTGCAGGTGAGCGAGCCGGTAGTCGCGGGTTCAATCCCCGCATGCGGTATCTTCAACTTTCATTTCACATAACGAGCGTGTCCGAGTGGTTAAGGAGACAGGCTTAAGATCTGTTGGTTCACACCTCGTGGGTTCGAATCCCACCGCTCGTACTTCACTTCCATCGTCTAGTGGTCAGGACACGAGCCTTTGACAGTCGGATAACCTCCTTCAGTTAGCTCGGAACCTCGGTTCAATCCCGAGTGGAAGTACATTCCATTTCATTACACTCCAACCCCCCATGCCGTCGTAGCTCAGTGGTAGAGCACCCGCTTTGTACGTCCTCGAAGCAGCGGTAGGTCGAAGGTTCAATCCCTTCCTGCGGCACATTCCGTTTCAACCCAATTTCATACATAAAAAACGAATCTTGTTGCGAAAGAGAGTATTCCCTCTCACAACACGATGCACACTCGCTCCTCTTCGTCGACCACTCGCCCCCAGCGCACTGCCCCCGCATCTGCTTCCAAGAACAATCAGCGCTGGACCATGATGGAGGAGCGGAACATGGTTCGCCTCCGTCGTCAGAAGGATATGACCTTCGACGAGATCGCGGTCGAGATGAAGCGTACCCCTGAGGCCATCAAGATGCGGTTTGAGAAGCTGATGATGGAGCACAGTGACGGTCTCTCGGATGTGTCGGAGGTACTGCGCTGGTTTAACCTCAGTGAGGAGTAATGATCAGTCTCAATTTCATAGGGACAACGCTGTTGGCGCTGATCGTAGCAAATCTATTTATCTCCGCATCTGCGAATGCACCTAGTGTACCTGAGATGCATTTCATCGCTCCACCCATCTCAGTCGGAAAACAACGCTCTTTTTCATCTGGGCGAGATGCGTCGATGTTCACACAGCAAGTGCGTCGTCAAGCGATTGTGAACACGCACTACGGCAGCCCTGGGTACATTTTACGCGAGAGCAATCATACCTCTGGATTCACAAACGGTGTTGTCGAGATCTATTCGATTATGAGTGTCTGCCAGCGCGTATGTGTTGCTGCGGTGAATGCAGTGTGCAATCCGATCTTGGATGGTGGATTCTCGGGCGACGAGGTCTGCGAAGTGTTGGATGGTGGAGAGGACGGCGTGGTTCTGGATGGCGGCAACGCGGAAACTGTTGTCTGTTAACAATGGCAAACTGCGGAACGACACAGGTCAAATTTCAACTACGACGCGATACCTTAGCCAATTGGATATCTAGAAACACTGTTTTGGCGTTGGGAGAACCGAGCGTAGTCTCCGATACAGGTCAGATGAAGGTGGGAGATGGTGTAACAACCTGGAACAACCTTCCATACGTTGGACCGAGTGCATCCATCGTATTTGATGGTGGAGATCCATTTCAAACGTATTCGCAAGGTCCCGTCTTAGATTGTGGCAGTATTTACTGATAGTAACACAAGCGTAGATGCCGTTTATTCAGCTCCAGTTTCGACGGGGCTTGGCGTCGCAATGGACGGCGGCCAACACTCTCCTCGCAGAGGGCGAGATGGGTATTGAAACCGATACGGAGTTGTTTAAGATTGGAGATGGTGTTACGCGTTGGAATCAGCTTCGCTATGGCGGCATTCGGGGATACACCGGCGGCACAGGTCCAACGGGGACAACAGGTCCAACGGGGTATACAGGTAATACTGGATACACGGGTACCACGGGTCCAAAGGGTGAAACGGGACCCACGGGTATCTCAGGACCCACGGGATACACAGGTACCACAGGTCCAAAGGGTGAAACGGGACCGACAGGCATCTCTGGTCCGACAGGATACACGGGCAACACGGGTGATACGGGCAACACTGGACCCACCGGAACATCAGGTCCAACAGGATACACAGGAGACACGGGACCGATTGGAGTTCCAGGTACTGCAACGAACACAGGTGCGACAGGATATACTGGTAACACTGGGCCGACGGGTAATACTGGACCGACGGGATGCACTGGACCGACAGGTGAGACGGGTAACACGGGTGATACGGGCAACACTGGTACGACTGGATCAACAGGTATCACTGGACCCACAGGTCCGATCGCGCAAGGTACAAACGTCGCATCCAGTTACGGATATTCCCAAACGATCAGCATCTCTTCATCTGGAGTCGTCTTTCCATTTGACCAGACCTATGTAGAACAGGGCACACATCGCGAAGGAGTCAATAATACGCGTATTGTGTTTGAGACAGGAGGTGTCTACGAAATCATTACCTCGATTCAGCTTGCGAACACAAATCCAACTCCGACGAATGCGTATACGTGGATTCAGAAGAACGGTGTTTCAGTTCCGTCAACGACTGGCGGACTGTTAGTTCCGCCGAATCTATCTGCGGCATCTCTGATTTCCGTACCGTATATGTTTACATTCGCTCCGGGGGATTACATCGAGGTGGCCGCATATTCTCCATCTGCTAACGTGTTTGCGGTTGGATTTCCAGAGGGAATACATGGTACAGCTCCGGGTGGTCCGTCGATCACGATAACTGTGAAGAAAATCGCAATCGATATCGGAAAAACCGGACCCACTGGACCTACTGGACCGACGGGTAATACTGGTCCGACGGGAATGACGGGTCCCGCCGGTATGACTGGATCCACGGGTCCGACGGGAACCTCCGGTCCTACAGGATACACGGGTAACACTGGACCCACTGGACCTACTGGACCGACAGGACCCACGGGGATCCAGGGTCCAGATGGATATACGGGTGAGCAGGGTGTACAAGGATTCCAGGGGAATCAGGGGATCCAGGGTACCGCGGGCAACACGGGACCGCAGGGCGTGCAGGGAATTCAGGGAGTCTCGGGTACTACGGGAACCACCGGTCCTACGGGATACACGGGCAACACTGGACCGACAGGAATCACTGGACCGACAGGCACCTCTGGTCCGACAGGATACACGGGCAACACGGGTGATACGGGCAATACCGGAGCTACGGGACCGACAGGCACCTCCGGTCCTACGGGATACACGGGCAACACGGGTGATACGGGCAACACCGGCGCTACAGGACCCACTGGACCGACAGGCACCTCCGGCCCTACGGGATACACGGGTGTTATGGGCAACACCGGACCGACAGGACCTACTGGACCGACAGGTATGACTGGACCCACCGGTCCCACGGGTGATACGGGCAACACCGGGCCGACAGGACCTACTGGACCGACAGGAATGACGGGTCCGACTGGTATGACTGGTATGACTGGTATGACTGGTCCTACAGGACCTACGGGTATGACTGGACCCACCGGTCCCACGGGTGAAACGGGCAACACCGGACCAACAGGGCCTACTGGACCGACAGGAATGACTGGTCCCACGGGTGAAACGGGCAATACCGGACCAACAGGACCGACAGGAATGACGGGTCCCACGGGAATGACGGGTCCCACTGGGCCAACAGGACCAAGTGGTATTACGGGACCACCTGGTCAGGGATACGCGACACTGGTTCCTACCGGAACGTTTGTACTGTCTCCTGGGCAAATTGGGTACCAGTTGTCGGGTGCATTTTACCCCATTCCCACCATGCAGATGGGTAATGTAGCCCGTGTGGATATCGTATACGGCAACGACTCCACTGCGTATATTGGTGGTCTTCCGTTCTTAACCATTCCCGCCGCGATTGCTGCTATTATTGGAACAGGATCCGTTGCGGCGCCACAATTCTCCAACCGTTCCATCTGGCTCATGCCCGGAGTCTACGAAATTCCTCCCACGGGAACCAATGCGACCATTACCGACTCCACCGGAGCAACCTTGTATCCCTTGCTGCAGCTTCCTGCGACAACTGCCTTGCGAGGTCTTAACACGCAAACCTGCACGGTTCGATGCTCTGCTCCTACCCAAAATACGGCTCTGTTCTACATTGCCCCAAATACTCGCATGGAGGATATCAGTATGATTCTAGGCGGTTCGGGATATACGGGGTCCAACAACTTGGTTGGGTTGTATTTCAATTCCACCTCCACTGTGACGGCAAAAATACGAACGACGGTGCTTTCGCTCAGCAATGCCGCCATGCCCTACACGTCGTCGAACAATCTGTACGGCGTTCAGTTTGACGGCACGGGTGGTGATTATTCAACCTTTTCCTTCAACTGCTTGAAAGGATCCACCATCAACGTCTACGGCAACGGATCCGGCAACAAACGCGGAATCATTGTGACCAATAGCAACATTGCGACGTTGCGTGATATGAACGTGTATGTCGACCATCCGCCCACCAACTCCAACTTTGCCGGTTCGTATGTCGGCATTGAAACGAAAGACAGCAACAATCTCGGATCCATCCAACTACGCTCCACAACCGTTGGATCTATCGCAGCAACGGGGGCACAGACCTACACGTCCTCCGATATCTTGCAAACCAATCCGACGACGATTATCAATCCCACGTATTTGGCGTCACCCGGTATTCAAGTGGGTCCCGGTGTAGACTTGGTGACCAAGAGTGCCGGAGGTAAGGGGTTCTCTGCATTCATTTATCCGACAACGTTGTTCTACGGTGCTATCGGAACATTGAATACATCGGGCAATCCAGGAACGGGCACACCTGCGTATTTATGGCCGGGAACGGTGATTGTACACGGATCAGGTGGACAGTTCATTCAATATCCGGATATCACGTCTCCTGCCGCATCGTATCGCATACAGCAGCCCACGATTTTGTCGGGTATGAACCTCACGTGCGTCGTTGCTCCAGGAACTGGTCATACCACTACGCTTACTGTACGCAAGACACCGGTCGGAGGCACGATTGCAGATACAGTGTACACACTCACATTGAGTAACGCGATCACCAACCTTTCAAAGTATGATGCGTCTGTAAACTTTGGTGCCGGCGACTTGCTCCATCTCCGGATCTCGTACGATGCAGCTGGGAATACAACCCACGACGTTTCCGTTCAGTTAGATATGTTCTAGAGATTACGTAATGGCGACGTTCGAATACGTGAAGATTGGCGACGGTGTGACGCCGTGGTCAGACCTGCCGTATGTTGCAGGATTTCCAGGTCCGACAGGAATACAGGGCGCAACGGGAAGCCAAGGTCTCGCAGGTGTGTCTGGCGGTCTCGTTCTGCAATTAGATTACCCGACCACAGTGAATCCATGGACGACCACTCTGACCGGTAGTTTGTTAACGGCGTTCAATGTGGGAACCCAGGTGGATATCGTGGTTCCTGCGAACACGGCAAATGCCTACGTCGCGTCCTTTACGATTCCCGCCGGATCGTTGCCGGGAACGGTGGCGGTTGGTGGATTGTGGGACATCAATCTGTACGCAACGGCGAGTGTACCGTCGTCTCCACCTACGTTCTATTTCAGCGTGTACGATGGTGCAACTGCGGTCGCAACCGGATCAGGTGTAGGTGCAACTGCGGTCGACCTTTCTCCGGCCATGCAGCAGTACACCTATACGCTCTACGTTCCTGCGCACACTTACTCAACTGATCTGACGATTCGGTTGTACGCCACGACTCCCTCCGGAAGCTCGCTGACGATTGGTCTTCGCGACAACACTGCAAGCCACGCTCACACCACGCTTGTCGCAGTTGGATCAGTGGGTCCAACTGGACAAACGGGTCCGACAGGAACCACGGGACCGACAGGGTACACAGGTAACACGGGTGCAACCGGTGCAACAGGTACCTCTGGACCCACTGGCTACACAGGTAATACAGGACCAACGGGGTTCACGGGTGAAACAGGACCCACTGGTTACACAGGTACTACAGGGCCCACTGGGTTCACTGGTAATACAGGTGCAACAGGACCGACAGGCACAACTGGTTCAACGGGTGTAGCGGGGTCCACTGGATCCACAGGACCAACAGGAGCTGTAGGTGCAACAGGACCGACAGGCACCACTGGACCCACTGGCGCTTCGATCACGGGTCCAACGGGTACCACCGGTCCGACCGGCACTTCAATCACGGGTCCAACGGGTCCTGCCGGCGCAGGGATCGGCGGTGGTTCTGTGACGATCACCGGATCCACTGGCTGGAGCAGCGTGATAACTGTTGCAACCGGCGGCACCGGATTGTACGGCAATTCCAACTTGACGTTCACCGAATCTGTATTGACGGTCAATGCCCTGCAAAACATGTGCAACAACACCATCTCTAACGTGAACACAGTGAACATGTCGTATACAGCTCCCTTTGCTCCCACATCCGTTGGGAACTGCGTGTTGTGGCTGGACGGATCGGATACGACGACCTTGACCCTGAGCAATACCTCCAACATCACCGCATGGAGGGACAAATCCGCTCAGAATTACTTGGCGTCCAACTTCGGAGTTCCCACGTATCTTGCGAATACTCAGAACAGTCGCGGTGTCGTCTCGCTTGGTGCCGCGGGGCGTGGATTCAGTATTCCGTCGTTCGTGTTATCGCCTCAGATGAGCGTGTTCATGGTGCAGTATCCGTTCAACTCCGCCAACGGTCCTCCGATTGAGCAGTCCACCAACTCGGCCTTGTATCCTGGTTTCCTTGTGGAATCGGGGATCAGCAATTTCCTGATCCGCACATCCATTCCTGCTCCTGCGGGATTGTCCTTCACCCAATCGGGAACAGGTCTTGTGGCGAACTGGACGGCGTATACGGGAGCCACGAGTTACGTGTATACGGTCTATTCCAACTCCATCTACGCCACACCGGGAACCGCAGTGGCTGGAGCAACGGGGACGATCACTGCACCGACCGCGACGTTCACCTTCTCCTCTCCGGTATCGGGAACGTATTACTATTTCACCCTGAACGTCACAACGTCCGTAGGAACTTCGCAGTTGGCTTCAAGCGGGATTTTGCAGTATATCACAATCTCTACAACACCACCAGTGATTACAAACTATACAACCACGACAACTGTGTCTGGAACACCTTACTATTACTTCAAAGCAGCTGGTAGCACTGTCTCAACGGCCATCACGAACTCTGGTGGTTATTTATTTAACATCTTTGTCCTTGCTGGTGGAGGCGGCGGCGGCAACTACGGCGGCGGTGGTGGTGGTGCGGGAGGACTTGTTCAACTGTCGTCATATTTACAGTCTGGAACCTATACCGCGATCGTAGGTAATGGGGGCAATGCGTCATCTGGACTGTTTTCATCAGGAACAAGTGGTTCTAACACTGTGTTTTCTAATGCAACGACAGCACTCGCAACAGCAATTGGAGGCGGTTACGGCGGCAACGGCGGCGGTGCGGGAAGTAATGGTGCAAGTGGAGGTTCGGGTGGTGGTGGTGCGTCATCGGATCAATCTACTATATCACTCGGAGGGTTGGCTACAACTGGTCAGGGATATGCAGGCGGTGATGCAAGAGGTGCTGGTGCTGGCGGCGGTGGTGTTGGCGGAGCGGGAGTTGCGGCCACCGTCAGTGACCAGGGAACGGTTGGTGGACTTGGTATTACATATTCAGACGGCAACCAATATGGCGGCGGCGGTGCAGGTTCTAGTCAACGCTCAGGAACCCTTGTAGTTGGATTATATGGAGGCGGTTCGGGACAGGCCACATCTGGCCCTGCAAGCAAAGGCAGTAACAATACTGGAGGCGGAGGCGGAGGAAACTGGAACGGCACCTCTGATAATTCTGGTGGTTCGGGAATTATTGTCTTATCGGCATCGCCTTCGCTGCAACCCGCCGCAACCAACCCGACTCTCGCCATCGCCACGGGCACCGGCACATTGTCGTGGACAGCCGCAGCAGGAGCCACCTCCTATGCCTGGACGCTCTACAACAACGGATCCAACACGTCCACCTACACGGGAACCCTGGTGGCGGGATCCAACGGAACCACGTCGGCACCCACTGTATCCACGACCGTCTCGGGGTTGGTGTTGGGCAGCAATTACTACTACACAGTGTCGGCCTCGAACGCGTCGGGTGTGTCGCCGGTGGCCGCATCGCCTATCGTGAAGTACCTCCCGAACCCCTACAACTTGACGTTGGCGGTCACGAGTTCCAACGCGACCTTGACGTGGTCAGCCGTAGGAACCAGCCCGACGTTCACGTATACCCTGTTTCAGACCACAGCCTTGTCCAGTAGCGGCTCCTTGACGACGATCTCGGGCCCGACAACCACTGGAGTGTCGAACGCGACCGTGACGTTCACATCGGTGAATAGCAACTACTACTATTACACGATCAACGAGACCACACCCGGATTCGGCGGCGTGTCTCCAACGTATACGAGCCCTGTGGTGCAGTATCTGTTGTCGTCTCCTCCAACAATCACAAACTATACAAATACAGCAACCGTATCCGGAACACCATATTATTACTTCAAAACAGTTGGATCCACTTCGTTTGCGATCACGAATACGGGTGGAACCACTATCAACGCACTCGTCATTGCCGGCGGAGGTGGTGGTGGAAGCCACGGCGGTGCAGGTGGCGGTGCAGGTGGTGTTGTAATGCTATCGTCCAGTCTGACAAGTGGAACCTACACTGCATACGTAGGAGCTGGCGGTGGTGGTGGTAATTCGAGTACGAGAGGTACAAATGGTACAAATTCCGTTCTTTCCAATGTCTCGACTGCGTTGGCAACAGCAATCGGCGGCGGAGGTGGAGGTGGAGGGTTACCTACTTCATTGACAGGGTTAACGGGTGGTTCAGGTGGTGGTGGTGGTGGTCAAGGCGGTAATACTAATATAGCTGGCGGATCAGGAACAGGAACCCAAGGAAAAGCCGGTGGAACAAGTTATACTCCTAATAGTACTGCTGCTGGTGGTGGTGGTGGTGGATATGGCAGTGTAGGATCCAATGGAACATCAGTAAATACTGCAACTGGAGGTGCTGGTGGTATTGGACTTCTATACACCGATGGTAATCAATATGCTGGAGGTGGTGGTGGAAGTGGTTGGTTTGCAGGAGCAGCAGGTTCATATGGAGGCGGTAATGGTGAAGGTTCTGGATTAAATAATGGCACTCCTGCCACTGCAAATACTGGCGGAGGCGGCGGAGGCTATTATTACCAACCCCAAGCCAATCCTTCGGGTGGCTCGGGTATCGTCATTCTTTCTTATGCTCTACCCTCCCCACCCACATCCGCCGCACTCGCCATCGTCTCTGGAACCGCAACCATGACCTGGACATCCGCAGCGGGAGCCACCAGCAATGCCTGGATTCTCTACCGGTCGTCGAGCTCTAACTACGCGGGAACCTCCAATGCTTCGGGAGCCACTGCGGGAGCCACGGCCACTGCGACTGCAGCCGGACTGACCACGGGCTATTATTGGTATTTCGCGGTTTCGACATCGAATGGACCCAGCTCCATCTCGGCAGCAGCCGTAAGCAGTATTGTGTCCTACTAAATAACAATGGCGACCAGCGTGGGGTCAACGAACTTAACAACTGCTTCGGCATGGGAGTTGTTGGAAGCCATCAATCCAGATCCATCGCAGTCATCCACGATGGCGGTGTATCTGAATGGAGCGTTGCAGGCGTCAGGTGTTGCACAAGCAGGCACAACACCCGTGACCGCCTCCCTGTATATCAACGGACAAGGAGGCACGTCCACCAACTCCTTTCAATCGTATGTGGCGGAAATCTTGGTCTTTAACACGGGCTTGTCGGAAACCAACCGTCGCTTGGTGGAGGGCTATCTTGCATGGAAATGGGGCATCCAAGGATTACTTCCGAATACACATCCTTATTACGCGGCAACCCCGTCGGCGGGCGTAACGACTGCAGGTAATCTGACGGTCGATGCCGTGGGCAATATCCAGGTAGTTCCGTCCGGAAACTTCCGCATTCTGGGTCCCACGGAATGGCGAACGAACATGACCACGGTGTCGGATACATCGCTGACCATCCCCACGCCGACCGTCGGTGCACCCGCCACTAATTCTGCGGGTCTGTATACGATCACCAACACGGGATTCAATGCCTTGACGTTGCCTACATATACGGCTGCGTCTCCTGGCGTGTTTTGGACGTTAGCTAACGCCACGGCCTCTAACTTGAGTATTGGTGTGACGTATACATCAGGATCCGGATTGGGATCTACGCTTGTGTTGAATGCTGGGAGCTCAGCGAATATTTACTGGAATGGAACTGCATTTACATCGATCAGCGGTCAGGGACCTACGGGGTCTACGGGGAGGACGGGTACAACTGGACCGACGGGTGTGGGTGGATCTACGGGTACAACTGGTCCAACGGGTGTGGGTGGATCTACGGGTACAACTGGACCGACGGGTGTGGGTGGATCTACGGGTACCACCGGTCCGACCGGCACTTCAATCACAGGCCCGACGGGTCCTGCTGGCGCGGGAGGCGGCGGTGGTTCCGTGTCCATTACCGGATCCACTGGCTGGAGTAGCGTCTTGACGGTCGCAACAGGTGGAACGGGTCTGTTTGGTAACTCCAACATGACCTTCGACGGGTCCACGCTCAGTGTTGCTGGAACCCTGAACATGAATACGAATCCGATCAGCAACATCTTCTCCGAGACCTTTTCCTCCTTCGGCCCGTGGACACCGACGTTGATTTCCGGGCTGTCGTTCTGGTTTGATATTCAACAAGCAAGCACATTAACAATATCCGGTGGATCGAACGTTACATCAGTAGCCGATCGTTCTGGTTCGGGTCTGTTTACGGCACTCACAAATGTTGTCGGCTGTAACTCTCCTACGATTGTTTCAAACGTGTATGGAACCAATAAAGGGCTCCTTTTTGGTGCATCCGGTACTTTTGATATGCGAACATCTTCATCATCTAGGGCTAATTATCAGGGTACAACGGGAACGACCATGGTATATGTTCTTACACTCAATGCATTGAATGGATATCCCCAGCTATTCACCAATTCGATGTTTATAAATAACCAGGCGTTCACTCCCAGCGTGTATACAAACTACGATGGAACCATTAATAATATTATAACCAATAGTCTTGGTACAACTTTTATTCTCATAACCAATGCTTCGTTTTCAGGAAACACCGTGACATATACAACAAGATATACGGTACCAAACACACACGTATCGTGTAATGTCACGTCTACTGGAGTCATCTCCACTGTGGGGTCATTTGATTTTGATATACGTGGCGGAGGCACTGGATCCAGCTATACGTTATCCGAGATCATGTCGTTCAACACATCTCTGCCACTTTCGAATGTCTATCAGGTTGAAGGCTATCTCTCGTTTAAGTATGGTATTACTCTCTCGAACACTCATCCTTACTATTCTGCCCCTCCTTCAGGATCCAGCATCGTGACCAACGCGTCGGTCTACTCCGATGCATCGTATAACTTGGTGGTTGCCCCCGTGAACACGCTTCGACTCGCGGGTCCCACCGAATGGCGTTACATCACCTCCAACGTCGCAGGCACCACAGTAGACCTGACCTCTGCATCTGTATATTACGCCACCACGTTCCGACTGACGGCCGGACCTTCGAACACCATCAATTTCCCCACACTCAGCGCAGGAACATCAGGTGCCTGGTGGTCGTTCTCAAATGCCTACAGTGCCCCACAGACATTGACGTTCAGCGGAACAACTACGGGATTAACGTCTCCTTACACACTCGCCTCCAACACGACGGTGACCGTGTATACCAATGGAACTTCGTATTACCTCGGAACGTCCGCGGGCCCCACGGGCGTTGCGGGTTCAACGGGCACAACAGGGCCAACAGGAGCAGGGGCAACAGGACCGACGGGTGATGCATCCACCGTCACCGGTCCAACGGGTCCATCCGTCACAGGACCCACCGGTCCCGGCACGAGTATCACTCTTACAGGTATTTCGACGGAGGGTGGTGTGTTAACCGCGACAGGTCTCGCAGGAGGTCAGACGGGATTGTTCATGAACAATAACTTGACGTTCAACGGAACCACCTTGAACGTCACTGGAAATGTGACCACAAGTTCCGCAACATCGAACTCAATTGGCGGCACAACACTCAGTAACACCATCGTAACGGTTGGCGCCGCAACGACCGGAGCCACCACATCAGGATCTGTGAACGTTTCAGGTGGGTTTTTCATCAACGGTGTGGCGTTCACGGGTGGCGGTGGCGGTGGTGGCGGAACCATTGCAAACTACTACTCCAACGGCGCGGTGTTGTTGGCCGACGGCACCACGACAGGTCTCCAAGGCAGTTCCAATTTGTTCTACGACACCACCTCCAACTTTCTCGGCATTCGGACAACAACACCTGTAACAGCTCTCGATGTGAACGGTGGCGTCACCATTCGCAACGGATTACGTCCATTGTATTCTAACGTGTCGAGTGGTACGTCCTTAGCGGTCGCCGCAAACGCGTACGGGTTTCACTTCAATATCACGACCACATCACTGAACGCCATCACGATTCCCACGGTTGTGCCGGCAACAGACTCGAACGCGTACTGGGTGTTCCGCAACAACACTGGAAACTACCTGAGCATCACGTTCACCTACACGACTGCGGGCACCACCTTCCCGACCAACCCGGTGGTCATTCCTCCTGCGAATTCCACCACAATGATGGTGACGTATCCAGGTTCAGTTCTTGGGTATGTTTTGTTCTAAGAATACAATGCTCGGTACGTCCAAGAGCATCTGGGGATTTGTGCCGACATCCGTTCCCGGATGCACATTGTGGTTGGATGGTGCGGACAACAACAGCATGAACTCTACGTCAGCCGTCACACAATGGAACGACAAATCAGGGAACTCCAACAACGTCACAGGAACTGGAACGTGGTCAGGGGGCACCATGGTGTTTAACGGAACAACCAATGCCTTCTCCAACACGGCGTTCGTGTTTCCGGTCAGTGCGTATTCCATGTTTGCAGTGTATTCCAATACGACGGCACCGGCATCGTTGGCGTATATGAATGCAGTCTATGGTAGCAACGGGTATCCGATGTTGGGGACGTATGATACGGGGAAATTTGTGACGGCCAGGTCGGTTGTGGCGAATACGGGGGCTTTATCAAACGTGGGGTGGGCGGCGAGGATTGCGAGTGCATCTACGACGAGCAGTGATATCGGATTTGGAATCGCCACCGACTTAGAGGGTAGCGTGTTTGTTATCGGATACTACGGTCCTGGAGTGCCAACTGTTTACAATCAAGGTGCATCAGGAACAAGCAATGTTACACTTCTGGCTACAGGCGGTGATGATATATTTATCGCCAAATACTCATCGGCTGGCGCTGTGTTATGGGCATCTCGGATTTCGAGCACGGGTTCAGATAGAGGTTTCGGAGTCGCCACCGACTCTTTGGGAAACGTGCTTGTGATTGGACAATATGCTGCTGCATTGACGGTATACAATCAAGGTGCATCAGGAACAAGCAATGTTACACTTCCATTTGCAGGTGTCTATGACTGTTTCGTCGCCAAATACTTACCTGATGGAAGCGTATCGTGGGCGGCGCGGATCTCGGGCACAGGCACAGATATCGGACAAGGAATCGCGACCGATTCGTCTGGAAATGTGCTTGTCACCGGATACTATGATGCCGCAGTAACTTTCTACAATCAAGGTGCATCAGGAACAAGCAATGTTACACTTCCGTTTGCAGGTGTCTCTGACTGTTTCGTTGCTAAATACAACTCGATCGGAGATGTGCAATGGGCCGCTCGGATTGCGGGCACAGGCACAGATATCGGACAAGGAATCGCGACCGATTCGTCTGGAAATGTGCTTGTCACCGGATACTATGATGCCGCAGTAACTTTCTACAATCAAGGTGCATCAGGAACAAGCAATGTTACACTTCCATTTGCAGGTGTCTATGACTGTTTCGTCGCCAAATACTTACCTGATGGAAGCGTATCGTGGGCGGCGCGGATCTCGGGCACAGGCACAGATATCGGACAAGGAATCGCGACCGATTCGTCTGGAAATGTGCTTGTCACCGGATACTATGATGCCGCAGTAACTTTCTACAATCAAGGTGCATCAGGAACAAGCAATGTTACACTTCCGTTTGCAGGTGTCTCTGACTGTTTCGTTGCTAAATACAACTCGATCGGAGATGTGCAATGGGCCGCTCGGATTGCGGGCACGGGTGGCGATCAAGGAAACAGAATTGCCACAGATATGTCTGGAAATGTGCTTGTCACTGGACAGTACAATGCTGCAGTAACGATTTACAATCAAGGTTCGAATGGAACCGGTGCTGTTACCCTTCCGTTTACAAGCGGCGACTCTTTCGTTGCTAAATACTTACCTGATGGAAGCGTATCGTGGGCGGCGCGGATCTCGGGCTCGGGCACTGACATATCACGCGGAATCGCATCAGATCAGTTTGGAAATGTGCTTGTCACTGGACAGTACAATGCTGCAGTGACATTGTATAATAGAGATGGATCAACAGGTGCTACACTGACCCACGTAGGTAATAATGACGTTTTCATCGCTAAATACGACAAAGACGGGTTTATCACCAAAGCGCCCACTCCTGCTAACTCTAACGTCTTAGTCGACGCTACGTATGCATCTTCTGCGATGTCTGCTTTTATTAATGGCACTTCTGCTCCCGCCATTTTTGGCACAACCCTAGCCGCCACTGGTGTGTTCGTGGGTGGCCCTTCCAACTTTTTTAACGGCACCATTTCCGAAGTCTTGATCTACAACAATACCTTAACCGCCACCCAACGTCAAGCCGTAGAAGGATACTTGGCGTATAAATGGAGGATCCAGTCCAACTTGCCGACCACCCAGCTGTACTATTCCCGCCCCCCATTCAATCGCGTCTTTACACCCACCGACATCGCTACCTGCTCCGTGTGGATGGACGGAGGCGATAACTCGACCATGAACTCCACCACAACAGTGACCACCTGGAACGATAAGTCAGGGAACGCGAGGCATATGACGGGATCCGGAACCTGGTCGGGGAGCAACATGGTGTTTAATGGGAGCACCAACGCGTTCTCGAATACAGGCTATGTGTTCCCGATCAGTGCGTATTCGTTATTTGCAGTGTATTCCAACACCACCGCTCCGGCGGCAGCGGCGTACATGAACGTGATGTATGGTGCGAACGGGTTTCCCATGCTGGGGACGTATGATGTTGGTAAGAGTGTAACGGCACGCTCGGTGGTTGCGAATACGGGGGCTTTGAGTGTGACGGCGGGATGGGCGGCTCGAGGGTCAGCTGCTTCTAGTCAAGGAAATGGAGTCGCCACAGATTTAAGCAAAAATGTATTTATAGTAGGTGTTTGGCCAGGATCGAGTATATTTACATTGTCTAATACAGATGGAACTCCGGGCGTGACATTTGCCGCTGGCGGCGGCGGAGCAGCGAGTATTGGATTTCTCGCAAAGTACTCATCAATTGGTAAGGTAATATGGGCTGCTCGATTTGGAGACGGTAGTGGCGTTATGAGAGCACAGGCTGTCGCAACAGATTCATCGGGCAGTGTATTTGTAGGCGGGTTGCATGGAACTACATTCGTATTATCAAATGCAACAAACATTGGAGGAACGTACGGTAGTCTAGTCGCAACCAATGACTGTGTTTTCATCGCCAAGTATTCGTCAAGTGGCACAGTCTTATGGGCAGCTTCAATTTTGATCAACGCGGCGGCTCAGATTCGCGGCGTTGCAACAGACTCGACCGGGAGTGTCTTCATAACTGGTTTATATGGTGCGACGGCTACACTATCAAACGCCACATCGATCGGAGGAACATACAGTTCCACGCTTCTTTTATCGGCGGGAGCAAGTTGTAACGCCTTTGTTGCCAAATACTCTTCTACTGGTACAGTACTATGGGCAGCCGCCTTGACTGCAACTGCAGTGATTGGGTGGGGAATTGCCGTAGATCTGAACGGCAACGCATTCGTATCTGGATCTTATAATTCAACGATGACACTATCAAACGCCACAACGGTTGGTGGAACATACAGTTCCACACTTACATTCACCGGTGTTAATACGAATAATTTTCTTGCTAAGTATTCTCCAACCGGAACAGTTATCTGGGCAGCCGCAGTAACAGGCTCTATTGGAACATCCAACCAAGTGGCTGTCGATTCAACTGGTAATCCCTTTATTTGTGGATACTATGGATCAGGTGCAACGATTACACTTCGTAATGCCACAACAATTGGTGGAACATATACTCCGGCACTACCGGCGGCAAGTGGATATGATATATTTGTCGTCAAGTTTTCGTCAAACGGATCAGTTTTATGGGCAGCTCAGATTGGGGGTACGGGTACCGATACCGGATACGCTATTGCGACGGATCCAAGTGGAAACGTATTTGTCACCGGAAACTATAACACAGATGCACTGACTGTATTCAATTCGACAGCCATTGGTGGATCATATAGTCCCACGCTCGCATATGCAGGAGGCTCCGGCAACGACGCTTTCGTTGCCAAATACTCATCGACTGGTACAGCATCGTGGGGGGTCAGAGTTGTTGGTAGTACTGGATTTGATAGTGGATTTGGTATTGCCACAGATACGGATGGTAATTGTTTTGTTACTGGATATTTTGCTGGCACTTTTACAGTAGGAGTAACCCGAGGATCGGGTACATCGTTTTCTAACCCAGCGGGTACATATCTTGTCAAATACGCTCCAGACGGCAGCTTCTTAGCCCCCGTCCCAGCCAACTCCAACGTGCTTGTCGACGCGACCTACCTTCCATCCACCATGTCCCCCTTCGCAAACGGAACCGCAGCCAACACCCTCGCAGGCACCACACTCGCCACCACCGGTCTCTACTTGGGTGGCCCTTCCAACTACTTCAACGGATCGTTATCGGAGCTGATCATCTACGCCAGCACTCTGACGTCGGGTCAACGTCAAGCGGTAGAGGGGTATCTGGCCGCTAAATGGGGATTGAGGGCGTCTCTGATCTCCACGCAGCCGTTTAAGGTGATTCCGCCGGCTACTTCTGTTTAAGTCCGACTCACGTGAATCCTCAACACAGTCCCCTCAAACGAGTAAGATACCGTAATCCCCGTCAGCAGAGACTGGATCTTTACAATGACCTGGCTAATGTCTGCACCCAGCAGATACCATGCATACGCCACCACATCACGCATCACACCGTCCGAGCACACATTCGGCGGCGTGAAACTGAACGACTGCACCACATAGATTCCGGGAAAGCCCGCAGCTGCCCACGCAAACAGCTGGGGACGGTATGACTCGCGTGTAGGGTTCAACAGGGGAAACAAAATCGCACGGTCGTTGGTTTCCTGTGCGAGAACTGCTGCGCGGCTCGATAGCAGCTCGTCCATCGTAGTAATCTGCGGAGCCGCAACCACAGTGGTTTCGGCCGTCGGGAAGGTGGGGCCGGTAGGTCCAGTCTGCTCCTCCACAGTTCCGGTAGGTCCAGTCTGCTCATCCGCAACAGGTTCATTCGTTCCAGTAGGTCCAGTCTGCTCATCCACAACAGGTTCATTCGTTCCAGTAGGTCCAGTTTCGCTCATTTACTACTATCTAAGAGATAAGGATGTCGACAGGTCCGCAAGGCGTGCAGGGGATTCAGGGAGTCAAGGGAGATCAGGGGATTCAGGGGCCAACCGGATATCAAGGACCGCAGGGTCTGCAGGGTGCGCGAGGTGGTCCAACAGGTCCGACGGGTCCGACAGGCAACACTGGACCAACGGGACCAACTGGGCCGACAGGTACATCAGGACCCACGGGTTACACGGGTAATACAGGACCAACTGGACCGACTGGGACGACAGGTCCTACGGGGACAACTGGATACACGGGCGAAACGGGCAACACTGGATGCACGGGACCGACTGGGATAACCGGATTCACCGGCAATACCGGATCTACAGGGCCGTCATTCAGCGGAACTCTGACGTCAGCCCTCACCGTACAGCAGATTGCGGAAACAGTGATACCAACGGCAACTCCCGGTACAACACCGACAGTGAATTGGTTGAACGGCGGCATCTACTACTGGTCAAGTCTGAGTGGTAATATCGCCCTAACCATCTCCAACGTACCGACAACTGCGAACCAGAACTATACGTTGGTATTTTATCTAATACAGGGCGCTACACCGTACTACATCAATGCGCTGACGGTGAATGCAACGTCTGTGACCATTCGGTTCCCCGTAGCGACTGCGCCAGTACCCACCGCTAACATCGTGGCCACTCAAACGTTTAGTTTGTACTATAGTGGCTCTGCATGGACAGCGGTGTCGATCTTCACAAACTTTGCCTGAGAAGAACAATGCCGTTCGCGGCCTCTCTTGCAGAGATGACGCTGTTCCAAGTCGAGCCGCGTCTCTACATATTTTCAGGAACCTTAACGTTTACACCAGCTGGCGCGACGGGCCCAAGTGGACCAACCCTTTCACAATGCAGGACAGCCTATGCAAGTTTTGGTGCATGGGTGTCCAATTCTGAGTATTTCAATATGACGACACAAGGAAACCAAAGATGGACTGTACCGCAAACACGAGTTTATACAATTACGTGCGCTGGCGCAGGTAGTGGTGGAGCTGTTATTACCACATCTGTTACTTTGTTGAAAGGTACTGTATTGAACATTGTATGTGGTCAAACGACGACCGGTGGTGGAGGATATGGTGGCTCATTTGTTCATAATGCGACAGCGTCAACGCTGTTAATTGCGAGTGGTGGCGCGGGTGGTAATAATGGCTCTGCAAGTTTAACAACGACTGGTAGTGGTACGGGTGGTGGTTCAAATGGCGGAAATGGTACTACGCTTGCGAATACAAATAGCGTATCGTGTAGTTATAGCTACAGTTCGCAACAATGCATAAATATTGGCCTGAATTCAACAGGATCGACATGTCAAGGTCCTGTTTACAATTACGGACAAGGAGGTAAAGGGTACACCTCATCCGGCGTATATCTTGCAAATAGTCCTACATTTGGCGGTGGAGGTGCTGCTGGTTCTTCTTTTTATCAAAATACTTCAAGCGGAGGTATTTATAGCTGGACTGGAAGCACACCGGTTTCATCACAGAATTGTATTTTTTACCCTTTCAATAGCAACAATACCACTAATAATAGCAATCCTCCAGGAGGAGGCGGCGGGTATTCTGGTGGCGGTGGCGGCAGTGGAGGCGGCGGCGGCTCATTCTGTTCGACTACAATCACTTCATCGTCTGTTACGAATTCAGGAGGAACCGCTTACGTATCTATCACTTAAAGATAAATAGAGATGAGTTGGGGCCCATCGTATTGGAGGTTTATCCACTACTTCGCAATGTATGAACAGAGAGATCTCGTTACCCAAATCAAACAGTTCATACCATGCGAAGACTGTAAGTCCGAATGGTATGACCCAGAACCCTCTGAGAACTTGCTTGATTGGTCTCGAACCCTGCATAACAAGGTCAACCAAAAACTTGGACGGTATGCGAACTGGGATGATACCGACCTCCGCATAACACATAAGCCCGAATGCGACGTCTGTACTGGAATGGAGTTTCTCCATAGGTTTCCGTGGGATTTCATGATGATGGTTGCATCCCGCGCGAATTCAATGGAGTTCTTGAAGACCTTCAATGCGACCTATCCGTGCGACGTACATCGTGGGACGTTCTTGGATGAACCTCAAGCCGAAGAGTCTACACTTCACTGGGTTGGACGGAATCGCCAGAAGGTGGATCCCACATTTGTGCTACCAACCGAATCGGTAGAGCCATGTACAGACTGTCCCGCCACATAATCAATCTGACCCTCCAAACTTCTTGTAATACTCCGCATACGACATCGGCGGAGGACCCGAAGTTGGAGCGGTCTCCGGAGCATAGCGCTGAAACAGGCGCTGACCCACCGCAGCTGTGGCCTGCTCCTCCGTGAGTTCACCCTTCTCAATCTTACGCTTCATCGCCAACATCTCGAAGAACGTGGTATCCAACCGATCCTCCGAGTGCATCTGCCACAACGACGGGTAATTGAAAAAGAGCTTCTCATTCTCATTCTTGAGCTTGTCCAGGTACTCCTCACGGCGCAGGTGACGCCACTTCTTCTTGGAGTGATCCATGTTGCGAACAAGAGCCTGTAACTGTGTGGCGGTGAGTTGCTCGGTGTTGATGTGACGCTCTGCCTCTGCGACCTGCTCGGGAGTCAGTTCAATGGGTCGCTCCGACATTATTCAGAAGAGGCATAGAATGTATAAGTGGCTGTAACGCAGTCATCAACCGCCCGCACTCGTCTTGCGTAGTCATTCCCGTCAGAATGATGTTCCCCGTACGAAACACTTTCGCGATCCACTTCACATCCGGGAAGTAAATCTTCACAGCCGGATAGACTGCGGGCTCATACTCCGTACGAACACCCGACTTGCGGAGATTCGCGTACAATGTCTCGCGAGACAGACTCTTGGTCTCGGTTAACCGTGTCTTGTAATTCATCAGCACCACACGCCTCACCTCCGTTGTCCACTCACCGGTCATGGCCTCTGGGCAGGTGGCCGTGATATGCGACCGCAGCCGATTCATGACCGACCGATCATACCGCTCATCCAGCACGCCCGTGATATGAAACACGCCGTTCTGGAAGATCTTGACCGTAATCTCCTTCTGCTTCAACTGTCCATCACCATTGTCCAGACTGACCAAGGTGATCGAATTGTGTCCGAAGCCGGTCGTACGCTTCGGTGCAGCTTTCTTGGCTCGTCGCTTAATGAGATCTCGCTTCGATGACCCGCGTGCAGGAACACCTTGCTTCTCAATCTTGATGATCGAATCCGTCAATGGGAGGGACTCCAGAAGGAGGTTCGTGTTCAAACGGACGTTGACTGTGTACAGCACCACCATGGTTGTGAGTGTGGGGGGCTCCATGAGATGGCTGTAAGTGGATGACGTACATTTCGTTTTTCCACGCCTGTGAAAAGGACATGGGTTCCTTGCTGACGACGTGGCATTCGAAGGTACGAATCACCGCCCGCATTCGGGTCTCTTCGGCGGCATCAAGCATCCATCCCTCAAGATAGCCGAACCAGATAACGGCTGTCTTGTGATGGGTCAGAATCGCGAGGGCTGCATCGGCTAACCCCGTCATGGGTACCAGCGATAAGTCGAAACAACCGGGTGGCTTTGGCGTGTTATATAGATAGACCGTCAGCATTAGATAGTTAGAGGAAGATTTGATTAAGTGACTGTGCGGGGAGCGGTCGCACATCCGGAACAGCCTGCCGCAAAATTCACCTTGCCGCACGCGACGCAGCAGTTGTTGATCGACTGACGAGCCGCAGCGATGATGTCCTCCTTGCGATAGTTGGGATCCAACCGAGACAGCAGTGTCGACAACACCATCTTGTCGCCAATTTCCATGAGCTGGTTGACGTAGGCAGGTCCGACGAGAATGTTCTGGGACGGAACCAAGACCTGTCCAAGGCAGACCTCGCTCATGATCTGCGAAACACCTGGCGCGATCTGCCGGGCGAATGCCTTGTCGTTCTCGGGTTTCCGCATCACAGCCGTCGAGCCAGAGGACGCATAGGACACGTAGGCCGATGCATCCTGTACACGGTGACCACGGGCGATCGTGCGGGTCGACTCCGAGCGAGTGCTCGGAGCATTGAGAGTGTTCACGCAGGCCGTCGCAGGCAAAAACTGTTCATAGACCACGGCGTTCGCCTGCTGACGCTGGATCTCGGTCGCCTGTCCACACGTCATCCTTTGACGAGTGTCGGTATACTTGGGAGTCCTGAGCTGCTGCCGGACAAGGTACTCGCTACACGAGGACATACTTGTTATGAGCGCAGAACTAATTCCTTCAAACTCCAGGATGCGTCAACAGGTGACGACGGCAACACTCTCGCGTTAGCCCGAGGTCATTGAGTGCGCGACCCTCTGCGGTGATCTTGATATCGGTGGTGAGGTACATGATCTCTGAATCCGGAGCACGGCCATCTTCGCGGCGATAGGCCTTGATGAGTCGCTGGTACTCCTTCCACTTACCGGCGATGGGGAGATTGCATGAATAGCAACGTAGAGGAATTGGGAAATCCATGCCTCTGTTCTTATTTGTGAAGGACAGTTCGTTTTTCGCAGACTAGAACAATGAAGGGAAAGTCCAAGGTCGTCTACCTGGCCACGGCCGCTGTTGCGTTATTTGTTCTTTACCTCCTGCTCGTACCCTCGACACCGGTCTTCGTGTCCACGTTTGGAAAGGATGTGAACCGCTTCGGCTCTGATTCGGTGGATGTGCAGATGGCGATGGGAACTATGCCGTTTGACCCGCCGCACATGATCGGACAGCCTCCGCCGATGAAGCCGCTGCTTCTGTTCCCTCCATCGGAGACTGACCTTGAAAAACTTTCAGGACCCGCGGCGAGTATGTAGGTACTAACAAATGAGTACGTTCAAAAAGTGGTTGTTGATCGTGATTGTCGCGTTAGCACTGCTTCACATGGGATTCGGTAGTGTGTCCGATATCCTGCGTACTGGACAGCTCACCCCTCAACACGGATGGACAGAGGCGCTGATTCTCATGCTACTCGCGATTGTCGTTGCGATTGCGGTGAGGTAGCCCCTTGAAGCCTTTGGGCTTCAACGCTTACCAACTACCAAGAAAGTTCCAACTCCTGTGCACTCCAGAACTCCGCATTTCCATTCGGCATGCGGCGCTGAAACACATACGGCAACTTACGCTGCTCAATCTCACGCTTCACCACCTGATCCAGAAACTGCGGATCGCTTGTCCGGAGTCCATCCAGACTCACAAGCGGTTTCGCACCCTCGGCAATCTGCTGCTGCCTCGATGCAAGAAGCACCGCATACTCGTACTTGGTAAAGTAGGGCTTGGTAACCCGCGGTGTCTCCATGGCCTTCACAACCTCGGAACGAAAGACGGGCTTCACTTCGGGGTGGTCAGTCAGAGTGTGCGAAGCAGACCCAGACGACGCGGTAGTGGAATTCAGGGTGTGCGAAGCAGATGCAGACATGTCCTTCTCTTGTCTAGGAACATACTCTTTCGTTTTCAATAAATGCCGATCATCCGTGGCGCTGCGTCAGATTTCACAACTCTAGCACGCGTCAATTCCACTCAGACAACGGATCCTGAAAAGAAGTCCCGGACATTCGTGGCTCCGAACAAGGCGGTGATCGCTCCTATTGTGAACGGATCCACTATGAGCATGATACCTCTGACCGGAACCATTACGTTTGGATACACTGGCGGAGTTCAGCGATTCACAGTTCACCCGCAGGTCACGTCCATTTTCGTCACGCTGCTGGGTGCAGGCGGTGCCTCTCACGGTGGCGGAAGCTATGTGAATGGTGGAAATGGTGGGCTTGTGTCTGGTCGCCTCGGAGTGTCTCCGGGTGAAGCACTTGATATCCTAGTTGGCGGCGGAGGCAGTGGAGTCACCGGTGGGTTTGGTGGAGGAGGAAACGGAGTCGACATAGCGGGACTAAACACACCTGGCGGCGGTGGCGGGCGTAGTGCGATCCGGCGGAACAACGCGGATATTGTGACGGCAGGTGGTGGCGGTGGTGCGGGGCGCGGCGTATCTGGACGATCTGGTATCGGCGGCGCGGGAGGTGGGCTGACTGGACAGGATAGCCAAATAGATCCAGATTTTCCATCTGATTCGACGGTTACATTGGGAAAGGGTGGAACACAGACTGCAGGTGGAGCGGGCGGAGCTAACGGTGGATATCCGGGATCTCAGTATCAAGGTGGTAACGGTGCAAACGGTACATTTACTGGTCTCTCTTTATCGAACAGTGCTGGTGGTAGTATGACGATCACCGGCTTTACAAACCTCGCTGCCGGTAGCGGCTCTTTCACCGCGACAATAACGGGTTCATCGAATAATAACCTCAACGGTACGTTCACCGTCACCTCGTGGGGAGCCAGCTCAGTGGTGGTTACGACGAGCTATCTTGTCGCAGTCTCGGGTATTACGGGTGCAACAATGCAGATTGTTCCAACGGACGATACGGGCGGCGGTGGCGGTGGCTGGTATGGCGGTGGTGGTGGTGGCGATACGGTTGGTAGTACATACGGCGGTGGTGGCGGTGGTGGTTCGTCCTATGTTGCGCGTCTGGATAGTGCGGATTCGATTGTAAACACTCAGGGTGGAGGTGCGTTGGGCGGAACAAATCCGGGAGATGCCGCCGCCCAGCCGGGAGGCAATGGATCGTGCATCATTCGCTATACGATAAACCCCAACTACCACAATTGGAAGAGCCTGCCCTTCAATGGTCGCATCTACATCACGTGAAAAATGTTAGCACTAGACAATGCCTACGCGCTCCGCTTCCGATTATCTTAGTTTTGTGAAGGCGCAGGTCGTTTCGAATCCCAATGCGAACAGTGCAGCAGTGCCTCAAGCTCGAAACGTTCTTCGCTACGAAGGTGCCGGTCAATATCTCAACGCCATGACGCAGATGTCGGACATGCGATACCTCACGACGGGGCGGCTGGTTCCGGCGCGCGTGGCTCCCCGTCAGGTGGTCATGAATCGGTCGAACCCTAAAAGTTTGTCGCAGGTAGGCTTTCTTGGCTCTTCGGGTGTGTTAGGTCAGGTGGTCAACACACCGCAGCCGAGGACGTCGGGTACGAATAATCTCATTGTTCTGCAGACCAATCTGATCCAGAACGCCAACGCCTCTGCGAAGGGTAGCACGACCTTCACTCGCTAAGCACGTCGCTAAGCTCCTCCACTCGGTCTTTTCAAGACCTCGCGTTCTGCTTCCACATTGCATCACACACCGCACACTGGTACATCCAGACTACATTGACCGAGTCCAACTTCACACCCACAATGTCCGACTCCTTCCCTTGCGTAGCGCAGGTGGGATTCAGACACACCATGTTCTTGAAGCGGGGCAGCGTCGGGTCATGCTTCAGGTACGGATTGATCGAGTACTGCACCGATGTATCCTGCTGCAGATCATGCTCGTAGATCACCGACCCCGACTCCTCCTCGTAGGGGCAGGCCCGGCACTTCAGGTAAGCCTTTCCCTCACGCTCCGTGATATCGTACAGAAAGTTAGAGCACTTGGTACAGAACTTCATTGCCCACCGTTTGCTATGAAAGGCAGGTTTCGTTTTAACTATCAAAACCCAGTTTCCTGCGTTCAAAAGGAATTAGCCGCCGGCGATTAATCGAGCTATTAATCAACGATGCAGCCTGGACACCTTCAGAAGTTTACGGACGCTCACCGCGCGGAGACCAAGAGCGGACTCGAGACTCACCAGCTGTTCGGCCATGGAATTCTCTACACGATTCCCGAGGAGAAGATGGACGAGTTCTATCGCCTCTACTGCGCCTACGTAGCAAACAATGGTCCTCTGACCATCACGGAGAAGATGACCCGTATTGGTCCTCTCCGTGTGGATCTCGACTTCCTGTACGATGGACGGGTTGAGGACCACAAGCACACGCAGGCGATGACGATCAACTTCGTCAAGGCGTACATGTCGGAGGCTGCGAAGTATATCGAGATCAACGACATTACAGATGTCTATGTGATGGAGAAGCCCGAGCCCACATTCTATCCTGGCAAGAAGGAGTCGAAGTCCGGTATCCACCTGGTGGTTCCGGAGGTGCGAACCAATCGCAATGTGGAGCTGGCGATTCGCAACACCTTGCTTCCTCGGATGGACGAGTTCTTCCCCAACCTTGAGCTGAAGAAGGACTGGCGCGAGACGTACGACAAGTCTCCGCTGAACCACACCAGCTGGTGGGCGTTGCTTGGTTCGAAGAAGCCGGCAGGTGAGGGCGCGACGCCTCAGCCCTATCAGCTGAAGTATACGATTGAGTGGGATCCGAGTGATCCGGTGGTGGCGATTGACGAGGAGGTGAATCGCGAGGTCAAGCCCGACAATGTGCGCAAGTTCTCTGTGCGGTCTCCGAACAACTCCGAGTCTCCGGTCACTGAGATGGGTAAGGCGTATGCGTTGAAGGAGGAGGAGGTGCGAATCTCCGGTGGAGCGGCACTGGTTCCGCAGCGTGGACGCCCTGCACAGCGTGGTGGAGACCCCGGATCCCGCGGTTCATCGCCGACTCGCGCGATCTATCTTCAGCCTCTGTCGGAGTCCATGATGAAGTACTATGAGAAGCACGCTCTCAATCTGAGCGCCGACCGGTACAACAGCCACGACGAGCGGACGAATGTTGGACACTGTTTGAAGAACATCCATCCGGATCTCTCGGATGTGTGGTATGAGTTCTGCGCTCAGCGTGCGGACGGCAAGTACGATCCGCGTGAGGCGATGGGCAAGTGGATGGGCTTCAACTTCCGCAACGACGGTGCGAAGCTGGGTGTGGGCAGCCTTCGTCACTGGTCGCGTACCGACAACCTCGACGGATACATTGAGATCGAGAAGAGCAACATCGATCGCCTTCTGGATGAGGCAACGGATACGCAGACGGAGCACGATATGGCGCAGGTTGTGCATGCAAAGTTCCGCGATGAGTTCAAGTGTGCGCGTTTCAGTGCGTCGGCGTGGTATTGGTTCGCTGGTCACACCTGGCGGGAGACAGATAAGGGTGTCTCTCTGCAGTGCCGTCTGTCGAGTGATGTATTCCGTGACTTCCTGCGAAAGGAGAATGAGATTGGTAACATGATGACGGCGGACGGATTCCCTCAGTGCCCGGAGGGAAAGCACGATCCGGCGAGCTGTGATTTCTGCAAGGCCGAGAAGAAGAAGCATGCGTACGCTCACATGCGCAAGCAGCTGCGCATGACTCGGTTCAAGGAGAACGTCATGAAGGAGTGCCGCGAGCTGTTCCTGGACGAGGAGTTTGCGACCAAGGTGGATGAGAACAAGAATCTGATCGCATTCGCGAATGGCGTGTTCGACACTCTGACCTTCGAGTTCCGCGATGGTAAGCCGGAGGATTACATCTCCTTCTGCACCAACCTGGAGTTCAATCCTAACCAGCCGCATGATGCATACTCCTGCTGGGCGGAGCTGAACAAGTTCCTTCACGATGTGCTGCCCGACCCGACGGTTCGCGAGTACTTCCTTGCCTACCTGGCGACGTCTCTGTCTGGAAACAATGAGGCGCAGAAGTTCCATATTCTGACGGGTACTGGATCGAATGGAAAGTCCATGCTGATGAATCTGATGTCGACGGCGATGGGTGATTATGCGTGCAAGGCTCCGATCTCGCTTCTGACGCAGGCACGTGCAGAGTCCAAGGCTGCGGCTCCGGAGCTGGTTCGCATGAAGGGTCGTCGGTTTGTGACCATGCAGGAGCCCGATGAGCAGGTGCCTCTGAATACCGGACTGATGAAGGAGCTGGCGTCCTCCGAGAAGATCACGGCTCGCGACTTGTATGCGGGTTCCAAGCAGATGTTGGAGTTTGACCTACAGGCTCGCTTCAATCTGGCGTGTAACGAGAAGCCGAAGATCAATACGCAGGACGGAGGTACGTGGCGCCGTTTGGTGGTGATCAACTTCGTGAGCAAGTTCGTTGCGGAGCCGAAGCTGTCGCACGAGAAGCCGATTGATGAGTCGATCGTTCAGAAGTCGCAGAGCAAGGAGTGGGCGGAGGCCTTCTTGAGCTACCTGGTGTTCCTCTACACCAAGGGCAGGGGGTTCCGTAAGCTGGTTCCGCCGGAGAAGGTTATGGAGTATACCAGCGAATACAGGGAGGACAGTGACGTGATCGCCAAGTTCCTCCGTGAGAAGATTCATACGGTTGTGCAGTCGGAGACGGGTGAGGTTACGATGACTCTGTGGAGCAAGGTTTCGACGGCATTTGTGAGTTGGAGACGAACGAATGAACCGAATAGCAAGGCGACCACTGCGGATCTAAAGAAGCAGATTGAGTCTACTTACGGAAAAGCCGTAGGAAACCGATGGACGACCTTCCAGTGCGAGGACGCTTAACCTTGTGATTACGACGACGGTGGGTCTTGCGGCGGCCACCGAGTATACCCTGCTGTGGAGGAGGTCCACCGAGCCACGTAGGACGCTTCGACCAATAGTCACTCGCAGTATTGGTTGTGGTTGACCATGCAGAACTCAAAGTTGCCGACGCAGAGTTGACGTAATCCATTGTTGTTCAAACTCTATTTTTTACTGGCTACCGCCACGGGACGCGCCGATGCGGGTGAGGACGTACGCGCGGAGCAGGCTGATCGTGAAGACCACCAGGGCGAACGAGATGATCAGGTTCACCAGCTCCGTGACGACCTGGCCGACCTTGAGGTCCGCCGAGCCGACCTTGATGGAGAAGCTCGACAGACCCTTGCCCGCCGACGCGGCCGGGGCGAGGAGCGGTACCAGGATACCGTCATTCAGCGCCTTGAAGAAGGCCGCGACGACACTTCCGAGGTAAAACGAGGCCGTGAGGATGATGATATCCTTAGTATCGAGCATTTATTGAGAGAGATAGAATGTTTTTCAGCGAACGTCATAATGAGGATCCAGAGCGAGGCTCTGAATCAAGTGGCTGGCCACGCCACTTCGTTACTCGCGTTTGATTGCGAGTTCTGGCACGTGGGCGACACCTTTCTACCCCGTGAGGTGGGTGGCTATCGGTTGACTCGCTCCGGAACTTCGTGGACTCGCTCCGAGCCGTTCTTTGTGGTGTTACCTCCGCCTCCGCGCCAGCTGAACCGCGTCTCGTCCAAGTTCGCAACGGTGACTCCGGCTACGTCGGTTGTGCTGGATATCATTGAGGAGACCGAGCGGTCTGCGCCCGAGTTTCTGCACGATGACGACAGTGTGAAGGCATACTTCGCAGATCCGAAGGTGAGGCCGTACTTGAAGCCGACCGCATGGCTTTCGGGGTTCATGAAGATGGTGGGCGAGTCGACGGTGGTTGTGAAGGGAGACATGGATTTGAAAGCGTTGCGGTCAGCGTGCAGTCGCTACGGGATTACGTACCGTTCACCTCTTCGCATCTTTGATATCGCGAAGAGTAACCCGCTGTTCAGTAAGCGGTGTGGAACTGCGAAGTTAGATGGAACGTATCACTGTATCTCCAAGGAGTTGAGTCCTACACTGAAGACTGCGTTTCCAGTTGGAAAGGCGCATAATCCTGTGTCGGATGCCGCCATGACGATTCAGGTCGCCGCGTGGTTGGCGGAGAGGTCTTGATGGGCCTTTTTCTTCTCACGATAACGCTTTGTTTGTTCCTTCCACTTATCGGGATTATCGAGTCGCCATTGGTTTAGGCGGTCGCGGTGTGCCTGCTTGTCTTTTTCACGATAAAGACGAGAGTATTCTTTATCCGCGGCCTTCTTCTCTTCGAGTGTCTGTACTGGAATGCTCTTGTTTAGACATAGAGGATTAGAAGTGTATTTCATAATTTCTTCTTTTTCTAATCTGAGAAGCTGATCTGGCGTTACATCGCTCTGTTCACAGATTAATTGTATACTTGCATGTTCCCATCCACATTCATTGAAGTGGGCATACAGAGGTGTCTTCTTGCGACACTCTTCTTTTGATTTTGATCTGTGGTTATTAATGCGCCGCGCAAGTGTCTGCGTTGTTGACCCAATATAGAACTTCCCTTCGATATCGCTTTCAATTCTGTAGATACGACCAATCATTATGTAGCGTATATACAATTGTGTATAAATGGATACAAGATTCTTTGGCCCCTCGGGGTGGCAGTTGTTCCACCTTATCGCTGAAGGATCACCGACACCCAGTCGAACCCTTGTGCATATGTCTCGCATCCTCCCCTGCAAATACTGCCGCGAGAGCACAGCGAACTACGTGGCTGACCATCCCTTGACGAAGGGTATGAATGCAGGGAAGTGGTTGTTCGAGATTCACAATAGGGTCAATCATAAGCTGACGACACAATCGGAGACCGATCCGAAGGTTATTCTACCTGAACCGAATCCGACGTATGAGGACGTGCATCACAAGTACGCAGAGTTATTGAAGCACGCTCCGCACAATGTGCCCGGACGCGACTTCCTGTTCTCAATTGCCTACAACTATCCGAACAAGCCGGAGCTTGACGATGTGAATACACAGCAAGTGTTTATCAAAAGCCTCGCAGTCACATACCCCTTTCCTCAACTGCGAACGATCGTAGCGTTGTACCTGCGCACCCATCCCATCGCTCTGAAGTCCAGAAACGCCTACCTCCACTGGATGTACGGCTTACTTCACCAACTGTCGGCGAAAACGAACTCACCGATCCGCAGCTTCAAAGGGTACACGCATCATGTCGCTTACTATAAGGCTGGGTGTAACAAGCCAACCTACCATGGAAAAACATGTCGACGACTTGGAGATGGGAGCTACACGAAACAACGTGATCATAAGCGTACTCGACGGATCGCTGTTGGAGGTTTACTCGCGTAAACACGTGTCTGAAGAGACAGGCATGTGTATGCAAGTATATGTTGTGGTTGCGGTTGTTGTGACTATGTTGTTTATGTGGTCACTCGTCGCTTAAAAGAACGACTTGCGAGACTTGCGGTGACGGCGGGTGTGACGCGCCTTCGGGCCCGCGACACCACTGCGCTTGTAGGTCTTCTTCGCCTCCAGGATCACCTTCTTCAGGCCGTCGCCCTTCTTGTAGGTGCCGCGGTGCTTCATCTCCGACATCGTCTTCTTAACGTGAGTGAGCCAAGGGTTCGCCATTTTTGTTTAAGCACGCGAAATAAACCCACAGTCGCGGAGGCTCCCTCGGCGCAGTCGCAGGAACTACTCCCTTGGGATAAACCCCGGACGCCCCAAAGGAGTTGCGCAGAGATTCCACTGACATCCGTACGCATACACGTCGTCCATGACCTTGAACTTAGAAAAGGCCTGGTCAGGTGCGACAATCGCGATGTGGGAATGAGTAAAGGAACGCAGCTCCTCCGCTTCACGGGGGTGAGCGGCTTGTTGGTACGATAACCGGCGAAGATGACTGTCGTTCCAGGACAGGTTGAGCAAGGGTTCAAGATCCGTTCCACGCGCCTCGTTACCCGAGACAAGTACAACCCGCTCCGAAAGCGAATCTAACGTCCGGTCTTCAATGGATCCGGAGAACAGCTGACGACGAACCGTGGTGTTCAGGTGGTAGGCAACCCGGTTCGCAGTGAAGCTCTTATCGGTGTGGAGTACCAGACTGAGAATCAGCGGGTCACGACTAGGGAACGCCTTCTGCAAAATGGCGGTACAGCACGACTCAAAGGTACGTGTGGCGATTCCGTCATAGTTCGGCTTCAGCGAGACGATAGGCTCGTCCTGGGCGTCGGAATAGACATGGAGCTCAATCAGACGGTACCCACTCGTAAGCGCAGTCTCGAGATCCTCAAAGCTGCTACCCTGCACGTAATAGTCGACCAGTGTCTTACTACGGTCCTCGACTTTGAGATCTACCTTGTCGGATGCGAGAATGTATCCGGCCGCAACCAAGGCTCCAACCACAAGAAGCGGTTCCATTACGTAGTGGCCTTACTTTTTTGGAGCAGAGAACAACGGATTCACCTTCGCACCCAACACCGTTTCGCCTTCAAACCGAAGCAGATTGATCTCCTCATCGGTGATACGCCGGTTCATCGGAACTTCCATCAGACAGGCGTAGTGGAAGTACAGGCAATACATTCCGCATTCGGACTCCTTGAACTGGTGACGCGTAGAGTTGTAGGTCAGCTTCATCGGTGCTTCGCCACGCGCATCCCACTGATCCTTCCAGCGGAACATCAGACGCTGAATCTCCTTCTCGGGCTTGCGAGCATAGGAGTCAAAATAGGTCATGCGCGGATATACCAGCTCCGGGCGCATATCCAGGAACGCGGCAATCCAGTGCTGACCGGGTCCATCATGTACATCGGTGTTGAACACAATACCCACACGCCGAATACCCTTCGCATACATCGTATCCAGCTTCATAGAACACAACGTCGACACGATACACTTCGACATCTCCGACTTCAAGTCAAAATCAATCGGCACACACCCCACGAAGTGATAGTCTGCGAACACCCGCTGGTACTCGTGCTCGACCTTGTCGATATCATCCGACGACAGCCACTCCGTCGGGTTCTTCTTCCAGGAGGCCGGAGCACGCGGCCGCTTCATCATAGCCCCAGCAATGCATGTCGGTTCACCCGTCTTACATTTCGCATGCAGACGTTCGCGTAACGTAGACCAGACCTTTTCAGGGGTTCCTTTGGCGATCGGATGAGTTAGGTCATCTTTGTTGTGGAGTGTTCGAAGATTCTCGATCTCTCTCGGATCGAACATACCCTTGCTTAAAACGGATACTTTCCTTATGAAGTGAAATCATAGCACAATGGACGCCCTCACTGCGATTCTCTCCAAGTATGTTCGCGTCAACAAGCGTATCACCGAGCTCAACTCCGAGACCTCCGAGCTGCGTGATTCTCGTCGCACAGTCGAGATGGATCTGGCTGCACTCTACGCAGCCCGCGAGCTTCCCGACCAGATTCACCTCAAGGAGTCCGAGATGATGTTCAATGTGAAGCGCCCCAACAAGTGGAAGAAGGGCTGGAGTTTGTCCAAGAAGGACCTGGAGATGTATCTCAAAGACATTCTGGGCAATCGCGGGGATGATGTGATGAAGGAGATTATCAAGCGCCACGAACCGAAGCTCGTCGCCGACGACTTTGCTTTCGAGCTGAAATCGATGACCGGCGGCGAGTGATGCGACGCCTACGCCCGCCAGTTAACTTGCTCCGCTTTGCCGCCCGTTCGTCTCGGTCGTAATTATGCCGCTGCTCAATTGGTAGTTTACGTATGCGTACAGCATTGGCTATCTTCGTATCAATGTTCATGAGGTCTTCGAATGTTGGACGTGGAGATCCGGCAATTCGTTCCATATCGATATCATCAACTGCGTGTATGAGAACGTATTGTTCCACGTCATCGTACTTCGCCGCATCTTGATACAATTTATCTTTTTCACTGATCTTATATCCATTTCGCATATGAGCAGTGGCTACCTTTAGTTCGGGGTCGACTACGGCGTGAAGGAATACCTTTGTACCAGCTATGCTTTTTTCGAACTCTTCGTTGATCCGTTTAAGAAGAACTCCACCCGTCCGTTTAACGCAGACAAAGCTCCGCATAATTGAGCCATCTTCATTTTTTGTGTAGAGTATACCTCCAACAATTGTAGCAGCTTTATCTTTTGTGGTCAAGATACCCATAATGAGGTTATCTCCAACATTTGTAAAGTACCCGCTAACATTCATACCCTTTCCCGCTTCGGGAGAACAAATGGGTTGAAGAGCGTTGATATACCTATCAAGCTCCTCTTTCCGTAATTCAGACACTTTGTACACCGTATAGACCGTGTCCGGTACTGGCGCCGGTACCGGTTTCTCCATTATATAGTTGGCGCATTTATTTGGACGGGTTGTTTGAGGGAATCTTCGAGTTCACGAAGAAGAGCATTGATTTCACGTAGCTGCTTGGACGCTTCAAGGGTGTTCTCCGGAGCCATGAACCCGTGCTGGACACGAGTCACCGCAACAGAGAGCAAGCGTTGCCGTTCGACCACTTGAAGCGCCAGAGTTACGAGCTGTTTGCGCATCAATGTACAGATATGTAAGGGACGGAGAAAATGTTTAAACCCCGTCATCCTCTCGCGAGGTGAAGTACTCGCGCATCTTCGCCTCGACCTTCTTGTCGGTCAGCTCCCAGATGCCGTCTTTGTTGGTCTCCACAATGGATCGCACGTCGCGAACACCGTCCAGGATGCGGTGACGGTCAACATACTTACGATTCTTCGCAGATCCGTGCCACAGATGATACACGGTGCCGGTTGCACAGGCCAGCTTCGGCTGGACTAGATTACAGTACTCAGAATAGGACGGAACCAGCGCCGTGTGTAGATAACCCGCCGGGAACTTGATGTTCATCCACGCAGCTGTCGACATGGTATCACCGCTACCCGTGATACCGTGCTGATAAAACCCGAAGTCCTTGAACCACTTTCGCTGGAAGGCCCATGCGAATCCTGGGTGGTAGGAATGATTGTAGAGGTTCACACGGCTCATGTACGCAACCGACAAGCGGGTCTGAACCATCTTGCTGTACGTGCTATCAAGCCAGACACATGACGAGAACGGCTGCACCACCTCGTATGTGCCCAGCAGACGCGAAACCTCACCATACCAACTTGGCTTTCCAAAGATCACGTCTGCATCCATGAACAACAGCTTCGTGTACCGGCAGGGAATCCTCTTTTCCATCAGGCTGCACATCACTTCCTTGTGGAAGAGCACGCTGTTGCCTTTCACGTGAAACGCGTCCGCAATCTCCGGCGCATGATCGCCAAAGGTAAGCTCCATCGTATAGTACGGAATCTTCGCAAGTTTCAACTTCTCGATGGTATAGAAATAGTTCATCAACATCTTCTTCGAGCGCGCGGGATTAAAGAACACAAAACAGACCGCCATATCTTTGCGGGGAGGAGTCTCATACCGGCATGCGGCAACGTCTACAATACAGGTCTCAAGAGGGGGTGCAGTCTCTGGGGTGCGCACTACATTGTAGGCGAAGGATTGGATCTGTCCCATTATTACTAGGAAAACGAATTTACCAGGCAGCTGAGCATGCCGTCTCATGTACTCGCCGTACAACCCTGCAAACCGAACCTTTACCGAAGATGATATCCACCGCATTCTTCGTCGCCATGGACTTCCTCATTATCGCGTCTCAAACCGCAAGGTATTCCAGACAGCTATGGTTCACACAACCTACGTTCGCCGTGCCGATTATACCACGCCTGATGGAGAACCAGCAATGCTCGCTCCCTGTCCATCCGGTGTTATGCCCCTCCAAGACGAGAGCTACGAATGTTTGGAATTTGAAGGCGATGCAGTTCTCGGTGCATGTATCGCGACATACCTACGTAAGAAGTTCCCCGAGAAGAAGCAGGGATTCTTGACGGACGCCCGTAAGGAGCTCGTCAACAATGACCGTATCGGGGGGCTGTCGAAGGAGTTGGGGCTAAACCGGTTCTACGTGATCTCGCGCCATAACGAGGATTCGGTTGCGATTGCTGGCCGTTCCAACACCAAAAAGCTCGGAGACATCTTCGAGGCATTTCTCGGAGCATTATGGACAGACTGCGGTAACCGGTTCAACGTGGTGTACTCCTTCGTGACTACTGTGATGGAGGCGTACCTGGATGTGGACGAGATTGTGAGTTCAGCTACGAACTTCAAGGATCTCTTTCAGAAACACTGTCAGCGAGAGTTCAAGTGTACGCCCGACTATGAGATGCGATCCAACGACCCGAAGAAGAATGAGATCGTAGTCGCGGTCATGGTGGCTGGGAAGGTCTATGGGATTGGATCGGGGACTACGCGCAAGAAGGCCGAGCAAATGGCGTGTAACCAGGCACTTACCGCAGTTGGGGCAAGCGTCGGTGGCGCGTAATCCGGACGCCGCCTTTGGGCGCCTTGTCGTCGAGTAGGCCTTGACCCTCCAGTTCCTTCGGCATTATTAGCTTCTGAGCTTCCAGAAGCTTGTCGCTCTTTATATGAACTACTTTTGCAGTTTTTGCCTGCAAATCATCCGGAGCGAGAGCATCTGAATCCCATGTATCAGCTCCTCCGGTTGTTGGTGCAGGTGCTGCGGGCACAGCTGCGGGCACAGCTGCCGGTGCCGCGACTGTCCACGTCTTCTCGCGAGGAAGATCGGTTTCCTTTGCCTTCCAATACGCCTCGCCCTCTTTGACCTCTTCGTCCTTACTCATGATGGGCGGACTCTCCCCGGCTTCTGCACATGCGGCCGTTATACACTCATTCACCACTCGTTCAACTTCAATAGCGGAAGCGGCAGGGATCATTCCGTACTCCTTGAACTTTTCATGATTTCCGTGTATAAGCTGTAAGAGTTCACGGGCAGCCTTAGTAGCAGCTGTTTTTCCGAAACCAGGTCCGAAGATGTTTAGAACCGACAGGATATCAAACACCCGCGCAAGCTGATGATAACGAGTCTCGTAGATCGGCTCTAAGTAATACTCTGCGATCGTATCCGTAGGGTTTGTGGTTGTTTCGCATTTGCTACCAGAGTCATAGTCGAGTTCATCTTTCTTCACATAGACGTTGATCGGAGCAAGTCCAGCTCTCGCCGTCAGCTTCACCGGCCGACGAGGGTTTCGGGGCGTACCGTCTTTACCTATGTAGCCATCGGTCTTTATCTTGTTCTGCTCGTTGAGCTTGTCGACCTCTGCACCTTCGGGATATTTGATGTAAGAACTGGTCTTTAACCATTCCTCAATCTTATCATTGCTGTTGGGATGTTCTATCTTAAAGTACCTGACGATAAAGTAGTACTGCTGAAAGACTTCTAGTGAGCCAAACCCATTGTTGATACCGTCCAAATATAGAGTCGTCAACGCATTTCTAAATATGAGCTGGTTTACACTGCTGGGATGGGTTACGGCATAAAATGAATCGCGTTGCAAATAGTCACGGATACGCGCCTCTCCAAAATCATGTAACACCGCGGTTCCATCTCGCATAATCGCAGCGTTATTCTGGTGGAGATCGTAGTGGACGAAACGCCCATCAATGTGGAGAAGAGTGCGAAGAAGGTCACATAACGGCTTCACTCGCTGTTTTAGCCATATCTTGTTATCATCCCCTGATTTGAAGTACCCGATGTCTCTTAGTTGATAGCGTGTAACGAAGCCATACCATTCTCCACTAGCGCAGTCTGCAAAGTTATCGTAGTGATCCGGTTTTCCGACTGCATAGATACCATTGGCCGCCCAGAGATTCATATGCATCTTGATGAACGGATCGAGGTATGGACTCTCTGCACGTGTCCATGATTTAAGTGTCTTGTGGATGATGTATTCAGGTTGACCCGTACAGACCACGCGGACGACAGCCTTATAGTCTTTGATTAGCTTCATCATAGAGTCCTTACGACTGACGTCCAGAGGAACTGGATACTCTTCCCAGATTGTATCTTTGGTCGGGTTCTCTGCATAAAAGACCAGCGTATATGCGCCAGAGTTTATCTGCTTTCCGCCCTTGACCCGCCGGCGGTTGGTCTTGCGTCGCGTATGTGTACGCCTTGGGCGAAGGGTCTTGCGCATTGTTCAATCGCAGAAGAATATATCCTCGCAAAAGATAAACACAATGGGCGGCGGTCTTCTTCAGCTCGTCGCATATGGTGCTCAGGATGCCTACATCACTGGAAATCCCCACATCACCTTCTGGAAGGTGCTCTACAAGCGTCATACGAACTTCGCCATGGAGGCTATGCGTGTGAACTTTACGGGTGCGCCTTCGTATGGTCAGCGCTCGGTTGTGGTCGTGAACCGGAATGCTGACCTGATGTTCCGCACCTACCTCGAGGTCACCCTTCCTGATACGCGTGCCACGGCCACTGGTGCTGCTAATGATGTGCTCTGGACGGCTGGTGGCCGTCGCCGCCTCGGTTACCTCCTGATCCAGCAGGTTGAGATTGAGATCGGTGGTCAGGTCATGGATCGCCACTACGGCGAGTGGATGTACCTCTGGGAGTCGCTGTCGTCGCCGTATGACCAGTCGGTTCGCCTCGACCAGATGCTTGGCGCCAGCGTCCAGGGCACCTACTCCACTCCGGCGGGCTGCAACGGTCGCCCGGCGGTTCTCTACATCCCGCTCCAGTTCTGGTTCTGCCGCAACCCGGGTCTGGCGCTGCCGCTCATCGCCCTGCAGTACCACGAGGTGCGCCTGAACTTCATCTTCCGCCAGGCCACGGACCTGGTGCAGAACATCACGACGAGCGGTGCTACCTGGACGGGCGGTGTTGCCGCGGCTGCCCAGGCTCTTCCCCGCTTCAAGGATGCAGCGGTCTACGTGGACTACATCTACCTCGACACGGACGAGCGCCGCCGCTTCGCCCAGCAGACGCACGAGTACCTGATTGACCAGCTCCAGTTTGGTCTTCAGCAGTCCATCACCTCGCAGACGGTTCGCCTCGACCTGACGCTGAACCACCCGGTCAAGGAGCTGGTATGGGTCTACCAGGATGCGCGCATGCTTGACTGCTCGGTCGTTGGTCAGGCCTTCGGCTCGGTTCCGGCGGCTTCCAACACCCAGCCCTTCCAGTACGCCGACATCGCGAACCGCTGCCGCCTTCAGCTCAACGGCCAGGATCGCTTCGATGAGCGCTATGGTGATTACTTCTGGAAGGTGCAGCCGTACCAGCACCACAGCGGCGGCGCCTTCGAGGTGCACGCCAACACGCAGGTCGTGGATCAGACGTCGACGGGTTCTACGTTCATGACGTTCACGGCGACCACCAACGGTACTACAGCGCTTTCCGCATTTTCACGGACTGGAGGAGCCCCCCAGGCTAGCGTGGCTGGGTTGACGTTTACCATCATTAATGCCACAGTTACGTCCTCCGGTGCTGTTTCGGCAATCCCGGGAACTACATTTACCATGCCTGCGGTTGGAACCACCACGACCGTACTCACTGCAGCCGCTATTTCGTCTGCGGCTTCTACGTTCTACGCGGTCTATGACCCCAACGTTGCCCTGACCGATCCGGTCACGGGATTCTCTCTGGGCTTCCAGCAGGTCAACTCGTCCGGCACAACGTCTGCGCTGGTGGATGGCGCAGTTGTCCCGGTGTCTGGCGTTGGCTACACTCAGTCGATCAACCCGATCAACGTGTACTCGTTCTCGCTCGCCCCCGAGGAGCACCAGCCCAGCGGCTCGTGCAACTTCTCGCGTGTGGACACCACGACCCTGGTGTTCGACTCGATCACGGGTACGGACGGCAAGGCGCTGGCTCCGGGTTCGTTCCCGAGCAAGAACTACCCGTACCTGTTCCGCATGTACGCCGTGAACTACAACATCTTCCGCGTCATGAGCGGCATGGGAGGCCTGGCGTACTCCAACTAACAAGGGTGACCGTTTATATAGAACGTATAGTAAGTGATTAAATGGCCAGACACTGTCATTCGTCTATGTATACCTCGCTCATTGAGATGGGAATGGACGATCGTTGGTCAAGATACAGAGGCGGTGGATATACGGAAGCGCATCAAATTGAACCTTATAAAGTTGAGATCGCAGACGAAGGGGTCGACACGCGCATCTTGCTTTGGAACCCAGTGAAACCGTGCGTAGCTATGGTTATTGAAAAACAGAGCAAGGAAGCAGTACTTGATTTAGTAGAATATGATGCCGAATGCGCAAACCCGCAGATGACCCGTGGACGTGGAACTCGTGATATGATCCACTTTGCACTGGATCTTTTAAAACAACAAGGGGCGACCAAAGTTCAGCTGACGGATAAATCACGAGTACGATGCGGCCGCGGTAAAGTCAGACTGGGGCTGATGTATTTCCTTAAATATGGACAGACGTGGTATGAAAAGTATTTTGGATTTCATCCTAGAGATCATCTAGATGACTATGTCGAGTTAAAACATAGACGATTAGAACTTGATACAGAGTTTCTTGCAAAACAACCATGTGAATATTTCACAGATGATGTTCTTCAAGCTCTTCTTTCGAGGATCGGTTACAAGTTTCTACAAACAGTTGTATGGGAAAAGGAACTATAATGATGTACGCTTCAGATACGGAACAATCAGCAGACCGAGCAGAATAGCTAATACGATGGTATCCGTTACGCGAATGATCTTCTTATACTTGACCGGGAGCTCCTCGTATTCCTTCTGAACATCCTTCGGTTTCGCCCAACTCACAAACGTACCGAGTAAAGTAGGTCCGAGCTTATCCGTGCAGTCGTAAATGTAATCATACCACGCCATCAACACATAGGCAGCCATAGCGAGAACAAACGCTAAGACCGCCTCATGTTGCCACGCCTTCTGATGCGGCATCCAAAAGACGAAGAGAATGAATGCTGCGAAAGCAATACACTTTTCGTTCAGGTAGAGAGGAGTACCGAAGAGTCCACCGCCCATTTATACTTTCAGGTCGGTTTTTGTAATTGCGGTGTTGGGGGTACAGTTTCCGATGGACTTGGTCTGCTGCATCATGACCGGAGCAGGATTGTCTGCACCCGGACACTTCGCATGTTCATGACCCAGGATGTGACCCATCTCATGCGAGACAACATACTGCCGGTACCCATCCAATGTCTGTCCACTCTTCGAGGAACCATGAACCCACCTCATCGCATTCAGGTACATGTGTTTCCCTCCCACCTCTGCACACGACAGATCATCGGGGAGACCACATTTCTGCGTGATGGTAGCGGGTGACGACAACCGAACAATCACGTTAGGCCGTGTCTTCACCTGTTCAAACCGGTAGCCCTGCGCCTCCCATCCGTTGGGATCCGCTAAGTAAATCTCAAGCAACTCTGCAAACTCCTCCTGCGAATACCGGACATCCGGATCCACACGAGCGACGTAACGGATTACCCTCATTGCTTCTAGGAAACGAAAAGTCTAACAGCGAGGTAAGTGTGGGTGCCGCCATGCCCAAGTGTACTCATTGTAAGAAGAAGACCCACCTCACCTTCACCTGCTGCTGTCCTGGATCCTTCTGTGTGAAATGTCGCATGCCGGAGATCCATGAATGTAAAAGTTATGTTCCTGCGAAGATTGAGCTCATCAAGGTGGAAGCAGAGAAGTTCACACGATGTTAAGGAGATCTGCGAAGACATCCATAATCTTTGTGACCTTTCGCGGTGTGAAGACGAATTGGTTGAGAATCGACATCACGATCGCCTCGTCGCGGATGATGACCTCAACGTGAAGGAGCTCGCTGTCGAGCCCCTTGAACACCACGAGCCATCGCGGCTCGTCATCTTCTGTGTTTGTTAACTTCGTGTGGAGGCCAGTGATGTTGGGAAGACGCTCGTGCAGGTCGGAGAGTGCGTTGTCGATATTGAGAGCCATGATATCCACTGATCTGTCTCTCGTGATGCGTAACGAATCCGTTTCCAGAAAATGGAATCGGTTGGTGTAGGATAGAGGGACGTGCGGTTACCATGGAATCTAAGTCTCTCTTCTTCGCTGACTTCGTGGTCATCCTGCAAGCCATCCTTCCCTACGATCTCTTCGGCATCTACTACACGCAGTTCTGCATCTCGTTCCGCGACCGGCACGACAGCCGCATCGAAGTCACTGAGTTCGTGACCTTCCTCGACTCCACCACGTGGAATCGCGCAGAGCGTAGTTCAGTGTTCGCTCGCCTGGTTGGCCAGCTAGCCATGCGCGTGGTGGGCGCGTACGACCAGTTGGACCAGTACCTCCGCCGCACGTAGACCTGAGACTATAAAACAGAAAACGGAATTTTTTACCCCACAAACACCCCAGGAGTGGGGCTGTCCACACGATTCTTCTTCTAGTTCTACAACAACTTCAAGATGCCCCACCCCTGCAACTTCATCAAGCGCGCTGACCACCAGCCCTGCACAGTTATTGTCCACGACGGCGCCGACACGGCGTGTTGCAGAATGCACGCACCCATCGCTGCACGGATGCCCCCTCGCGTGGCTGGGCAGTGCGAGCATATCATCGGCGCGGGCCTCGCCGAGCACTGGTGCGCCCGCGCAGTTGTCGCTGGTGACCGGCTCTGCGCCATCCACGTTGACCGCCGCGAACGTGAGGCGGACACATTGCGCCGCCAGCTCGAGGCGCATATCGCCGCCGTTGAGGCCGACCGCCCCAACGTACTGGCTCGGGCGGAGGCCGCACGGCAGGATCTCCAGGCGCGGATCGCGGCCGCACGAGCCAATCCCGGCTACTACGGCGACGCTCGCGACGCTCAACAGGATCGTGCCCGCGCCTTCGTCGCGGAGGTAGGACACGGAGTTCGCGTGCCTCCTGCGCCTCCTGTGCCGGCTCTTCAGCGGCTTGCACAGGACAATCAGAATGTCCACACGGCGGCTGTGGCGAAACAGACCAGCGAAGGCGAGGCGAAGCTGCTGGCGGTAAAGACCGATGGAAAGGGAGTCGGTCTGAAGGTGCTGCGAACCTTCGCTGCGCGCGGAGGCACGCTTCACCAGGTGCTGCACGTCATGAACGACGTTGATCACTGGTACCGGCAGGTCAACTGCCGCTCGATGGGAGATCGGCTGTATTCGCGTGTGCTGGAGGGGCTGTGGACGCTGATCTCTGAGCAGAGCGCAGAGCGGCAGAAGGAGCTGTATCAGCGGCTGTGGGAGGAGATGAACGAGTCGGTAGGCATGTGCTGCGATGGGCACATCTCGCGTCTGGTCAACGTGATGGTTGGTTTCGATGACGCGTTTAAGGCTCCGATCTCGCAGGGTGAGATCCTTCAGGCCAAGATGGCGGAGATCGCGGGGATGTCGGTCGAGACCGATGTGAAGCTGACCTACGCGAGAACCTTCATGACCGAGCTGGGAATGCGTGCAGAGGAGCAGCTTACCTGGCTGGAGGCGTTGGAGTAAACGCGAGTAGAGACAAAACCAATCTTTTCAATTTATGAAAACGAATTCACAACCATCACGAATCATCCAGAAGCCCCGCCACAACACGATCATAGCTAATAACTCTGATCTCTTCTGTGACGGGGACTCGTGCTCTCTTCTGTGACCTAGCACCTCACACTTCTCCGGACGAAGATGTCGTCTGTGCCCGCGCGTAAGGTTCCGCAGTGGAAGCTTGATATGCTGAAGGACGCTGAGGTCGCTGCAGCCGTTATTGTGAAGGCTGATGAGGCCGCGCAGAAGGCCGCAGTCGAGGCGGCTCGTAAGGCTGAGATGGATGCAAAGTGCAAGGAATGGCACGCATCCAAGCCTGAGTGGACCATGCAGATGGTTGAGGTTACTGCGGGTGTTCGCGGTAACGAGCGCGGTTGGGAGGTGGAGCCCAAAGTCGCAATGCGTAAGGTCCACAACAAGGCGCTCTGCCCCTATTGCAACAAGGCATAAACAACTTACTCTTTTTCAATTTCGAAAAACGGATTGCACCTCTCGCAGTAGGAGAGAGTACGCCGTGCAAAATGACTATCCTTTCTTCCTCCGACATCAACGAGCTGACGACTGCATGGAACCTGCGCCGCGACGCTGCCTTTCGCGAGAGAATTGAGGATGACTTCGTTGACCTGATGCTGCGCTATGTGCCCGAGAACCTCAAGGAGCAGCTTCTCTGGGCGGTTCATCGCGCGACCAATCCTGCTGAGCTCAACGTCAGCTACGGAGCGCAGTTCGACATTGACCACACCTTCACGGCGGAGGGCTGGGGTGACCGCAGATGCTCGATCAAGCACGTGGTCTTCCACTCGCGGGCGCTCGCGCGGCTCGGTGAGGCGATTGGTCCGAACATCCGAGTGACCGGTCACGTCACGCATACCAGCGTGTACTTCACGATTGACTTCTGGCCTCCTCGCGTCTACCCCCACGTGATTCACAATCCTGAGGAGGAGCAGGATGACGACATGCCCCCGCTGGAGACGTGAACACCAACCCCAACCAACACCAACCACCAACACCAATCTTTTTCAATTAACAACAAATCCACTTTCTCTGAAAACGAATTGTCCACCATCACAAACATACCAAGAGTGGGCGCTTACCACACTATCCTCCCACCAACTCTCATTCTCAACACTACAGAATGTCTTCCTCCTCCAACTCCAACCTCAACA